GGGTTTGCTTTGATGGACTCCCTGTGCCTCTTTGCCTGTTCTGCTGTGATCATCTTGGTTTGAGTGTTAAAATTTGGTGTTCGAGTTTTTGCAGTGGCGTTTTCTTTGCTGTTGCCCTGAGAAATTCTTCTTCATCAACCTCATTTGGGTCACCCAAGTAGAGGTCACCTGCATATGCAGGAAGGCCACATAGGTTTAGTATGTTGGCGAGTGCTTCAGCCTTTTTGCGTGCGTCAGGGTCAAACAATACACATACTTCTGACGGTTCCAAGTCCATTAGCTGGCCGAACTGGCTGTTGAGTGGGTGCTCATCTTCAGACGGGAATGACAAGGCTGTTCCTTGTAGTGAAGTTGAGTAGTGACCCTCACCAAAGTTCTTGGTAAGGTGCCTTTGTGCTGATATGTGGTCTAGGCTGCCTTCAACCAGATATACTTTTGACCTTTTTTTGATCATCTCCCTGCGATAAAGCCAGTGAGCTTTTCCCAATGGGGCGGTGTTCTTTGGAGGGTTTGTCTTCCTCAACAGTTCAGGTAATGCTGCCCTACCCTGCCAGTAAACCACCTCATCATCTTCTATGAAGGGAAATATCACATACCCTTCGTACTTACCCTCTGGGCAGTAGTGTATCTGATACTCTTCAATCTCTTCAGGGAGAATGTTTTTTCTCATGAGAGATTCAGAGTAAACACCTTTTCCCCAATTTGATATACCAAGTGGCTTGGCTCCTGCTGGTAGGCCTATCTCCTGACTGATCAGAAGTACTGGCTCTGTTGCCCCGGACAGCTTCTTTTTCAGGTTCTGGATGTCTGAACCAATTCTCCTGACATCCACTAGGTAGGGCATGTTGTGGTACTTTTTCAACCACCCAACTAAGTCCTTTATGCCTCTGTCACACCTTACACAGTGCCCGACATTTTTTCCAAAGTTCAGTGCCAGATGCCCGCTCAAGTCCTCTGAAAGGCCTCGCATGACACAGAAAGGGCACTTTACGTTGATTTCAGAGCCACCCGATCCAACCCACACAAGTCCGAACTTGTCTTCCAGTGATTCAATGAGGTAGGCAGATGGCAGCATGATTAGGGCATATCAATACCCTTATAATATGGGTAGTCCAAGGCTCTTTTCAAGTCTGCCATATTTTGAGGCAGCGTGTACTGTCTCTTTTCTTCCCACGGACTCTTTTCAGTATCGAAGTTTGGACCTTTGGCTGGTATTGTGGGGGCACCTTCATTGAAGAACACACCTTGGGCACCGTCTAAAGTGAGTTTACCCTCACATGACATTCCCAAGCTGCCTTTCACCTTCACTTTCAGGTCACCTTCAGTAAATAGTTCACCATCACCTGAAGCGTCATCAAGGCAAAAGTAGCCTTTGTTCGTTTTTACCTGAAAACCACCGTCATCTGCATCATCAATCCAGAGATGTTTTCCTTTGGCAGTTTTTAGTATAACAAATTCGTGCTCCTCGTCAATGATGAGCTTGTTTCCTTTGTTGGTCCACAACTCCAGCCTTTGTTTTGTGCTGCTACCGTCCTCTGACGCCGTTTCGATCCTGAATTTGTGACCTATTGGGGCGCACACTTCAAAAGTACCCTTCGGCGCGTCTATGGTGAGCTTCCAGCCTTTGAAGGTGTACATCTGAATGCTTTTCAGGTGTGATGAGAATGTTATTCCCTGTTTGAAGTAATCACCATTTTGGAGACCCCTACCTGCTTCAAGAGTTAGCACACCTTGTTCGGTGTTGATATAAAGCATGTTATCAAGCTGGTCGGCAAATATTGCTCTTTCACGACCTTTCCTGTCATCAAACTCATATCTCTTGTTATTTACTGATGTATCACAAAAGTTATTTGGCTGGTCTTCAGGCTTGGTGTCCGGGTCAGCATCTATCTCCAGCAATCCTTCACCAGCATTACCTCCGAACCAAGAAGTTGGGGCTATCTTATGCTCTGATAGCCACGATCCTTCAGATGTTTCTGCTGTTCCCCACCAGCTTCCGTCCCACACAGGGTACTCATGGTTACCATTTAGAAATTGAACATAGACCCATGACCTGATTGGTGGTATCTTAAAAGACCCACCTTTGCTCCAAGCATTATTCTTGGGGTAAGCCCATGGGAGTTGATCCACGTTGATTTCATCATTGTGTATGCCTATAATACGGACTTTCAAGCGTCCCTGACGGTTAGGGTCAACCCTCTTCTCAACTTTACCAACGTATAACCCTGTATATTCTGACGACATTATGGCTTCAAAGATAGCTACAACAATGCTACCAGCAAAGGAATTTAGGCGGAAGTACATGAAAAGGCTGATTGAGGATATAGCATCCATGTGTAATGTGGACGAAGATGTCGCTAAGGTTACTGCGGATACCCTTATCAGCTTCCTTTCAAAGAAGATTCATTCAGGTGAGCGTCTTAATTTTGGGTTTGTCTCTGTTATACCGAAAAAGAAAAAAGCCACTGTTGTAAAGTCTCACTTGAGAAGGCTTAAAAAAAGTGTTTTTTACATGGGTGATCAGGTGAGATGGGTTGTGGCTGTGTCAAAAGCATGGCAGAACGAAACCAAACCCGATTGGTCTAAGTATTCATAACACATTATGGTTGATCCTCTTATAACAAAAAGATTTCTGGATGTTGAAACTTCTGCCCGTATAGCAGCAGATGCTGCCGAAACTTCAGCTAGGCAGACCGGTGACAGCAACATTGCCACCTTTATCGGTCAAGGCGGCGGGTCATCACCTACTGGCACACCAAATTACACAGCACTTGGCAACACACACAAGTTGGTCAATGGTCAGTCTCTAGCCCAGAGCCTTGTCAACTTGGACAAGAAGTGGTTCACTTACTCTAGGACTCTTATCTTCTCTGCTGTATCCTCTACACCAAACTTTACTTTGTACTTTGGCTATCCCGGTATGCCAACTGGTGCCACACACATGTTGGTGAAGGCTCATGCTATATGTGGTAACGTAGATACAGGAAATGGCACTACCTATGCCATTGTTTTTGTCAACGGTGTCAGGGTTATGTACATTGGTGCCACCACATGGCAAGGTGATGTTGTTGCCGACAATGTCATGGACATCGTGCCTCTATGGGCCACAGGTTTTCTTCAGGTACACAGCCTTATACCAACAGGTGGAGTTACGGTTGAGATTGTCGGATACCTTACAGAATAAGCTATGATCAACTACTTTAAGAACAGCAAGACAGGGGGCTTTTTAGCCATCCTTGGTGACCTTCCAGAGAAGAGTGAGTTCTTCAATCCAAAGGATTTTAAGAAGGTGTCTGAAGCAGACTATGCTGCCGAATCAGACAGGGTGATGAAACTCTTGACAGGTATGGACATAAAAAAAGGAGGCCCGGTTTTATCCGAGCCTCCTAAATCTTGAGCGGGTAGTCTTAGACACCCAATTTCTGGAAAGCGATAGCTGCTGCCTTTGATGGGAAGTCCTTGGTTCCGATCCAGAACTTGCCATCCCGCTCTTCAGGTTCTTGAGGGCCACTGCTCTGTTCGGCTGCCGGTGGTGTTGATTCGGCTACAACCTTCCTTGGTCGTCCACCCTTGTTCTTCACCACTGACGGCTGTGTTTCTTCAGTGACGTTCTGGATTCCACGGCTGCTGGAAATGTCAACCCTGTTCATCTCACCATACTTCGCCACCTTTTCTTCCGGCACTGGAGGTGTTCGTGGAGTGTTCTTGACCTTCTGACGCTCATTCCAGCTACCATAAGCCTTGTCACCGATCAGGACGTGGCGGAGAATCCCTGATTTGACATACTTTTCGAGGGCTGGTTGATACCCGGTGAGATAACCCTCTGGATTGACTATCGGCCTGAGAGGTTCGATTGTGATAGGTCCACCGTGGGCTGACTGTGGGGGTAGGCTTACCATGCAATCTTTAGTGCTTGCATAGCCGAGGATTCTGTCGTTTGGGTTAGTTTCTGTTGTCATTTTGGAGATGATTGATTTAAGGTATCGAATGATGATCATACATGTCTTCGATCAGCATGGCAACAACAAGCTTGTCATAAGCTGGTTCTTCTGTTGCCATAGGTCTGGGTAAGTAGGTTCCCTCTTTTTTTGACATGAAGAGTATCTGAGTGAAGACTTCATCAAGGTATTTAAGGTACTGGTAAGGACCTACTTTTTTCTTGATGCTTTCGAGGTCCTTTTTTTCCTCAACTATTGTCTTGAAAAGCTTCGCCCTGTCAGCCCACCTAAACTTGTTGGCTAGGAAGGCTGATACCTGCTTTGATATAATGTTTCTCTCAAGGCAGTCAAGAAGGACCTTACCCCATTGCTCATCAGATAGCAGGGTAGCCTTAACTGAGGAGTAACTCTCTGACTTCGAGAAGCACTTTTGGACCTGTTTCTTTTGTTTCGTTGAGCTTAGTGGCTTGGTCACTGGCTTTTCTCCGTCCTTCGTCACCTTCAAAGGGTCCAGCGACTTGTCGGCCTGAGCCTGATTCAACAACAATCCATTTTCGGTTTGCATTCATACTGAATACCAATATACTTTGAATATCCCACAAATGTCAACACGAAAGAAGAGAGTTAAAAAAACAGCCATAGCTGTTACTCAGGAGCCTTTTTACAAGTCCATTGATGCTCTTGAAAAGGTTGTAGGTGTTGCTGTCGAAGGTAAGACACCTGATGCTAACTTGTTGAAACAGGTGGACTATTACTTGGCAACATTACAAAATGGTGCCGATTTGGTCAATGTTGTGTTATATCAGCATAACATGGCCAAGCTTCTCCAGATCATGCAGGGTATCGGTGAGCTTCACACCCTTCTTCTGGATAAAGAGAAGCTGAAAGAAGACGTAGAAAAAGACAAGGACTATGCTGTTAAGCTCCTTGCCACCCTTTACAAGGAGGGCCAAGCTACTTTGTCCTTCATGGACGCGAAAGGTTCTACCCTGTTTGACACAGACGGGCTGAAAAAGAGCCTGCTCAATCAAACCGAAGAGTCTGCTGATATGGGCAAAAAGCTGATGAAGCTGCCATCAGCAAAGAGGGAAGAACTCAGATCAATTGTACACAAACTGCTGAAAACAAATGGAACCAATCAATCTCCTAGCCCCAGTATCAAAAGAAGAAGCTCAAAACAGGCTCGAACAGTGGAGGTGTCTTCTTGAGAAGCAGCTTGCCCTGAAGGACGTGGTGAGCTTCATTGAGGCTTCGACAGTAGAGACACTTTCAGGCATCAAGGAGGAGCCTGTGTATGCCTATGACATGGGCAAGGCTGCTATCGTGCTGCTCATGAGGAGTCACGGTGAGGGCTTCTTTTCCCCAGTGCTGTTTGTGGCTGAAAAGGCCAACAGGGCACCGAATGGCGATAAACCTGTGAAGGAATATGCCCCTCTGAAAGTGAGTGGTTTGCCGAATTTTGACCGTGCCATAAGGTCCGCTCTTGATCTAAGCATCAAGTTGACCGACAGGCCAAGAAAACGTGATCTTCCCAGAGGCGTCATGGCTGCTCCTGACAAGGATCATTTCATCCTCCATATTGGCATGATCCGTGTGTCACAGGAACAGCTTGAAGCCATACTGACAATTTTGAATCATGAACCACAACCGTTATCTGGTGACCCCTCTTGCGAAGCTTCTCCACTTGAGGGAGGATTCTGTGGAGAAAGCTTGGAGGTTGTCAAAGAAGACAGCGACAATGGAGGGACGCAAGAAGGACTGGTTTTTGATCCTGCGCCTGACACTCAGGATGTTGAACAAGGGGAGCGTTCAGACAATACCGGACAGTTGCTTCAACCGGCCTAAAGTGAGTTGCCTTGGTATTGAAGGCACGGTGGTGGAATGTGGACCGGTGTGGTTCAAGATTGAGAGCGACGAAGCTACCCACCTTGTTCCTCTATTTGCTTTGGTTCTGTAGGGCGCAAGTCCTCTGTTTTATGTTCCATAAGTGGTGAGTGGTCGTCCCGCGCTCTTTGGCTGTACCGTTTAGATCGCTGACCGGGTGTTTAGTAGCAGCTTTCACCACTACCACGACCACTCAATTGTTACGCCGCAATTTGCTGGCGAAGTTTTTTCAAGACCTGACGTGCTTCCACGACTGGCGGGGTGGCTTCAAAGGAGACATCTCCATCAGCCTTCACTTCCCCACGACAGAATGGTATAGTGCCGTCTTGTTGAGTGCTGAAGGTGTAGAAGAAAGTGGCTCCACTGTTCTTCTTGAGAAAGGCTTTTGCTTCGACTGCTGATAGTTTGCTCATGGTGTGTTAATAGGCTACTGAGGTTGTCTTGATGTTGGGGTTGAAAGCGTAGCTGAAGATGTCATGCTTGCCATCTTTGAAGGCGCGGTAGGCTGTGTGGCGGTTGTTGAACCAGCACTCATAAATGGTGAGAGTGCCTTCTGGCTTGTTGTCGTCCCTGTAACAGATCACCCAAGGTGAACCCTTGTATGGGTGGCCTGACACTTTCGCCAGATAGTAGTGTTTCGTTCCAAGTGAAGAGAACACTTGAGCGATGTAGTTAACTTTGACGATTGGAAAGCTCATGGTGGTTGGGGTGTTAAGCTTGAACGACTCTGTCCGTGTGGAGACCATCTTCTTTGAGGATCAGTGCCACATCCTGCCCATGAATCCTGCTATATGCAGCGGCAGTTTGATGGGCAGGAACTTTGACTGCCCGGTGGAGAACTTTACCACCCATGGTGACAGGCAGCTTGTTGGAGCGTGACACCCTCGTTTCCAGAACAGCATATCTGCGTGCCTGACGATAGGGGTCAGGTGAGGATTGAACAGCGGAGGTGTAGTTTGTGGTGCTCATGGTGTTGTTTGGTGGTGGTGTTGATTGATTACCAGACCCAAGTGTTTTCTGGGTGTACGACGTGACCTTTCTTGATGAGTGCTCTGCCAGCGTTGATGTTGATCGGGTCAATCTGCGCGAATTTACTGTCAGGTGTGACCACCAGCCTCTTGATTCCGTAGCCGCCAAGGTAGCGAACAAGAACTCATGGCTTTGCAGCGGTTGACTTGCTGAGCGATTCGGTAGCTTGCGTGAGGTTCGTCATGGGGCTTACTATATCGAAAGTCAGTCATCTGTCAACGACAAAAGATGTTTTTTCTTTAATTTGTTCAAAAAAGTCAGTTTTATATTGTGACGATGGTGTCTTTTGGAGCCTCATGCTCACTCTGCCTCATTGCCAAGGTAGGTGACAGTGCTTGAAGCCTCTCCACTAGCTCTTCCATCGGTGGCAGGCTGTAGCACTCCTCACTTTGTTCAGCGGCATAGATGGCACCACACAAGGCATCAGCACAGTCCTTTGAGCCAACTCTTGGTTGCACTTTTTTCCCTGCTATATCCCATCTTTGTGTGAATTCTTGTGGGTGGTCAATCTTCTTTTCGTGGTCTTCGAGGTTGATCAACTCAAGGAAGAGGTAGTCATGGATGAAGGTTTTCACTCTTCGTTCTCCAAACACCTGACGCATTGTTTTGTAGGGTTCCTTGGTCCGGTCGATTGACTGGTACTCAGCTTCAAAACCAAGTTGCCTCATGATTGCCAGTGTCTCAGATGACATGCTGAGAAGGTCAGCCGTTATCATCTTGATTGGCACGTTTTGGAGCTTCAGCCAGTAGAGGAACATTCTTACCTCACCGATGTCTATCGGCTCTTTGATATGGCCGGAACGAATAATGCGGAGGACAAAATCGACTTCAAATGACGGCTTTAAGATGGCCTCTTTTCTCTGAGTCACCTTATGGCGTTCGTTGATCTGTATGGTCCCAACAGGGTGAATGCAGACAATGGCTAGAGCGTCACCAGCACCAGTTGACATGTCTATGTGAATAAATCTTGGAGCAGACGGATGCCTTTTTGGGAAAAGCTGTGTACCCCTTTGGCCGAAATATTTGTCCAGTATCATGAAGTCACGTATTTGAACGCCACATCCAACACCAAGAGGTATCTCATCAACCGTGAAGGGGTTTACAAGGTCGTCAGACAGGCTGTCAAGAAGTGGGCGTATGTTGCCGAAGAACTTCATCACTGACCCGGTTGATATACCAGCAATGTCACGTATTGAGTCTTCAAGGTTTGTTTCAAACTGGTCCCTGTATTCTTCTGGAACGTCAATAACTCTGGTTCCTTCGTGGGCAGCTTCATTAGGTTCCATCAATCTTGGTGGGTGAATGCTGTCACCCACACTTACCTTGAAGGTTTCACCGCTCAGGACAAATTTGACATTGTTCAACACTTCCCACTGAGCGAAGGTGAACACGGCTGTGGTTGGCACCTTCCTCTGTGTTTCAATGTGCTTTACAAGGAAGTCTGTTTCTTGATTGGCAGATGATATGAGTGTGAGAAGACCCGGATTTTTGTTACCACGTTTGAAACGGCTTTTGAGACGACGGTCGATGGCTGATATAAGCTTGTAGGCCGACAGGCTGGCATCAGCTTCAAGACGGAAGTTGATTTCGTCAATCAAAGCTATAAGTGTGTTTCTTCCGATAGCTTCATGCACCTTCGATCCAGCTTCTATCTGAAGCTCATTGTGCATAGGTATGACACGGTCTGAGAAAGCTTTGTCTTTGATCGGTGCCTTGGCCTTTTCCACAAAGAACGGTGACAGCCTCATGATATTGAGCATGTCCTGAAAGGCACCACGTTTGACCTGTGCCTGTGTGATGGAGAAGATGGAACAGGTGATGTGTGTTCCTCGTGCCAGACCATAATACATCAGAGGGTTTCTCAAACTCAGGCAATGGGCCAGCTTGTAGAGGGTACACACAACCCCAGTATAGGTTTTTCCAGTTCCGATTGACCCGCCTAAAATGATTTGATTTATTATACTGTCTGGTTGGAAGATTCCCTCCACTGATTCCTTCCACTTTGGGAACATGCCTTCATAGTCGTTGTCCTTGTCAGGTCGGCATACGGCACCAAGATAGTAGTCATCATTCAGGAAGTCTTCAATTGTCGGAGGTGGCTTGATATAATCAACCTCATATAGGGCATTGAGAATCTGACTGTCACCAGTCGCTCTTAGCTCATCAAGTATCTTGGCAATGAGTTCCAGATCACCGCTGGATAGTGAATCAGTTACTTCCACACCCTTGTCTATGAGTATATCCAGAAGTTTGTCAGGGTTGTTAAGTGCTGACTTGAGGTCTTTCTTCATAGCCTAAGCTTATGTTCATTTACTCCTTGTGCAACTTCAGACTGGCCGTAGTTATAAGCATGGCACTTTTGGACGAAGATTTCAGCCTTGCACAGCTAAGGAACCACATTCGCAAATCACTGGGGGGTTCTGTGTGGAGGCTTGAGGGTATGGGTGAGAGTGATAGCGATCTCATAGACCAAGCTATATCAGCAGCTTTGCTTGAGTATTCACGTCGTTGCCCAAGAGAGGGGTTCACCATACTCAACACCAATTCACGTAAGCACGCTTACCCTATGCGGGGCAAGAATCATGGTGAGCCAGAGGCTGGCTATGGCGTGTGGAGGGTTGATTTTATTGAGCCTGTCCCACTGGTAGCACCTATTACGTTTAACCTTCTTGGTGTCACACCAATCTCAAACTTTTCAGGAGATGAGATTGCTGAGTTCATCAACTGGAGGAAAACTTTTCGCCGTGTTATCTCATCAGAGCCTATGTGGAAGTGGCATGAGGACAGTAAAACGCTGTTCATCTATAACGTGGCTGACTTTGCAAAAGCTTGTGCCTATACCTTCCTCCCAAAAAAGTTTGAGGATATATCACTCATTCACAAAGACTTCATCCGAAGGTTCTCAATTGCTCAAACGAAGGAGAAGCTTGCCTTGATTCGTCGTAAGTTTGGTGATATTCCGGGACCCGGAGGCAACACGATAAAACTTGACGGTGATTCCTTGTCAAAGGAGGCTACTGAAGAGTTGAAGGCGTGCAGGGACGAACTCATGAGTTTCCAGCCAAGAGCCATACCACTATTTGATTGAGCGTAAATATAAGCATATGAAATTTGACATTGATTCAGTGGTGGAAGGGTATCTTAACTCCTCCCCCGTCAGGCAGGCCACTCCGACGCAGCCTCAGAGGTCTTTTGTTGAGCACAGTCATATCACGGAATCTACCGTGAGGCGTAAGGTTGCTGGTGCTAGGGGCAGTATCACTTTTACTGAGACTGAAGTGAGGTTGCTGCGCAATCTTCTTGAGCAGCTTGATTCTGACCCTTTCTCTGGTGAAGCCTTCATTACACCTGAAGACCTGAAAAGGCTTGGCCTGAAGACAGTCGATGCTGGTGCTGGTGTTACAGACGATGACGACGATGACGAGGGTGGTGAATCAGAAGCTTCAACTCTCTCTCACACCATTGAACCCATGGATAAGTTTCCTGTTACGGTTGCTTTGTGTGCCCCGGATAACACGGTGGGTTCCAGTGAACCAATTCCACCTGAAGTTCTTGCCACCCTTGAAGTTCTCAAGAGTGGTGGTGAAGAGAGGGAGTATAGGCCTGTTCAGCAACAGCCTGATGCTCAGCAATCTCAGCAACCTGCCCCACAACAGCAGCCGCAGCAGCAGAGTGGTCCGGTTAAGGACACTTTCAAGCAGAGTGATCCGGGTGACCAGACAAATGACATTCTCCAGACTTTTGAATCCAAGAAGCCAGACTATATGGCCTTGGCACAAGCTGCTTTGCTTGGTGAAACAGCACTTGAAGGTGGCGTTGATAACCTGACTGAGGATGGCAACATGAGTGCCACGGGTGCTATCAATATGGTGAAGCAATTTCGTGCCATCAAGAAGGCTGAACAGGGCACTCCTGCCGCTCCAAAGAGGTACTCAGCACCTGCCAAGCTCGAAGGTGTTAGTGAAAGCTTGGCTGCTGCTTATGCTTCCAAGCTTGGGGCTTTGGGCGGTGGCTCAGACTAAGCCTTTTTTACCTTGTAAGGGAGGGTGTGGCTTACTTTGTTGCCACCCCAGTTGATGACAAGGTACGGTCCATGCTCATTGGATGTCACCTCTACCACTGTGCCTCTTTCGGCTTCCATGTCCTTGTACCAACGCTCTGCGTTGCTTTTCGCTGGCTCTCTACCTTGCTGCATCCAGTAGTCACGAGCTTTGCGGATGTCATGGTCACACCTCATAACAGTATCACCTTTGGCAAAGTCCACTGGAGACAACGTCCCCGAGAGGGCTTCAGTGAGGTCTTCACTTTTTTTCTTTTTAGGTCGGGCCTGAGTGCAGGGGATGGACATCGTTGAGGTCATTTCTTCCACCTGTTTAAGCAGGCTTTTCCGTTTTTTGAAGCAGAGTGCGATGTTCATCGTTAATACCTACGCCTCAGTAATTTGAAAGAAATTGACATTGAACTGGATTAGGTATATCAATGCTTTTTTATGCTCCAAATTTCAGAAGAGCCTTGGAGGATTCGCATTGAAGGCCCAAAGCTAGAGGTTGACTTCGTACAGAACCGTTTTTCGTACGAGCATCCCAAGCTTGCCATGATGAAGCGCAGGCTCAAACGTCTCAGTGACTGGGACGGGATGATCAAGTTTTATCGGAGAATATCAGAACACTTTGTTGAAGGCAAACCATATTCTGTTATTTCAGTTGGTTGTGGCTTCAGGCAGCGGTTAAAGGAGACCATCGAGGGTGAGGACATCGAATATTCTTGGAAAGAGCCTCCTCCAGTAGAGCCTATCCCATACTGTGACGACCTCTTGAAGGGAATCACTCTGGATGATGTTCAAAAAGAGTGTCTGGCAGCCATGTTGAAGCACAAAGTGTGCTCCATCGAGCTTGGCACAGGATCGGGCAAGACTGAGATATTTTTCATGGCTATGGCCTGCTATCTCAAGAAGTATCCTAATGCGAAGATACTCGTGGTTACGTCTAAAAAGGTTCTTCTCCGTGAGCTTGAGAAGAGGTTCAAGAAAAGGCTGCCTCAGTATGTTGACAGGATGGGTCTTCTTGGTGATAGCAAGGCTGATTTGAGGCAGATTGTTGTTTCTACACCCAACTCATCAAGGGACAATGACAAGCTTCTTGCCTACGAGGCTATAGCCAAGTGGAAGGAGGGTGTTGACCTCCTTATTCTGGACGAAGCTCACCATAGTAGGGCAAAAGGCTGGCTTGAGGTGGTCCACACCTGTAAGCCAAGCCACCTGTGGGCTGTTTCTGGAAAAATGGTTTACCACACAAGTGAGATAAAAACTGCTGAGCTTGAAAGCACCTTTGGTAAGCCTGTTTATGTTGGTTTTTCCAAGGATAGGACTGTTCCTGTTATAGCCACATACCACTACCACCCAAAATGGCGTGGAAAGTTTGATGATGAAGGCCTTTACCCGGCTTTGGTAAATGGTGTGCCTGTTTTTCATCGGGCTAGTGAACTAGCAGAGTGGAAAGAGGGTGTTTGGTTGGGTCCTGACGACGAGGGGCAGTACCCTGAGTTTATGCTTGTGTCTTCGTGCTGTAAAAGTGGCTTTTCAGACACAGGCTCTCAATACATCTGCCAAACATGCGGCAAAGAGTGTTCTGTGAAGCCAGATAGAAGCCTTTGTGGCATATACAGTGACATAAACAGTGAGGTTAAGCTAGAACCTCAGCCGGATTCAAAGCACACCATTTACTGGATGCCTTATGACATAGGGGTCATGGAGTTCTCTGATTTCAACCTGTTCTATGCAGGTTTAGCCAACTCATTCTCCCAGAATATGGAGAAGTGGGTGATGTCTGTCAGGAGATCACGCCAAATATCAAAATTTCGCAATCTATTTGCCAAGCACTACCCCGATTTGAGGGTGGGTTTTGTCGATGGTAGCCTTTCAGGTAAAAAGCAGCTTGAGACCTTTGAAAAGTTGGAAAGGGGTGAGTTAGATGGTGTCGTTTCTCAGTATGTTATTTCTGCTGAGGGGCTTGATGTGCCGTCTCTTCTCCACTTCATCAAGCTGGACAATCTGTCAAGTGAGCAGGTTCTTGAGCAGCAAAAAGGCCGTGTTGAGCGTCTGGCTGTGGGTAAAACGTGTGGTTACATCCATGTACCATCCATGTCTCAGCACGAGTCTCTTGACAAAGCCTTCTTGAAGATCAAAAGGTACTACAGTGATATAAGGAAGTTGCAGACAGGTAAGAAGACTCATAAGCCATGACTATAACGACACGCTTCAGCCGTAGTGCGGCTGAATGGTATGACAAGTGGCTGAATGCTGAGATGTATCACATCGAACCTCCTGAAATAGAGGTGACACGTATTCCTATCATTGGTATGAAACACCAAGGTGTGTCAGAGGACCTTGTTCTGGATGACGTTTTGGTTTTGGAACACGATACCGAAAATAAGTTTGACCCGAAGGCCATAAAGGTGTTGTACCAAGATGTCCAGATTGGGTGGATTCCAAGAAAGCAGACCTGCTGCTTCCATGGTGTCAATTTTAATCAAGAGGGTGAAGACCTGTCCATGCTGCCCAAAGCTATCTCTGGAAAAGAACTCTTTGTCTATGTTGTAACGAAGTATGGCTGAATCATTCCCCTTTCATGATGAGTTTCAAACATTGGTGCTGGCATATCTGGCAAGGGCGAAGGGGGCTTTGGCTACCTATGAAAGCAGCCTGTCAGCAGCCTACTTTGAGTCCTCCATAAATGGCACTTTGTACTCCTACTATGTGGAGTATTACAAGAAGCATAAGAAGAACCCGTCACGGGAAGTTGTTCTTGAACTGATAAGTCAGGGATTCATTGAGGACACAGAGGATAACAAGAGGAAAAAGACAGCTTGTCAGGAAAGGCTTGAAAGTCTTCTTGAACTTGATATTTCCGATGCAGATTACATAGACAAGAGGATTCGTGAGTTCATCAGGTGGTGTTCCATGAAGGACTTCGTTTACATGGCCTATGAGGGCCTGAAAAAGAACGAGTTTGATACTGATCTTCCGAAGAAAGCTAGGCTTGCACTCTCCAAAGGTGACAAGGCTTTTTCACCCGGTCTTGCTTGGCATGAAGACGTGTACCCACGTATCTCTGAAGATGCCAATGAGTCGCAAACTTCACGTGTTCCAACCGGGCTGTACCACTTTGACAAGGAGATTGGTGGTGGTCTTAAAGGTGGTGAGCTTGGTATCATCCTAGCTGTCCCAAAAGGCTTCAAGAGTGGCACCATGCTCAACTTCGCCTATGGTGCTATGTCACCCTATCTATATCAGAATACACCGACAAAGGGTACCAATGTGATTTACTTCACTTTGGAGCTTTCTGAGCGTCTGGTAGGTTCTAGGTTTGACCGTAGGTGCTCTCTGATGACTCGTGATGAGATGATTCGTGACCCTGAAGCTTATGCCAACCGGCTTCAAACCATGATGGGTTCAGTTTGTGCCAACAGCAAACTCTTCATCAAGGGGTTCAAGTCAAAGCAGGCTACCTGTGATACCTTCAGGGCTTACCTCGACAGGATGTATGATGAGCATAACATCCAGTTTGGTGAGATGATCGTTGATTACCTCGATCTTACAAAGTCGTCCGAATCCAAGAATAAAAAAGACAGTTGGGACGACGCTGCTCTCATCTGTGAGGACCTCCGTGATGTTGCTATTGAGTATGACATACCTATCTGGACTGCCTGTCGTGCTACTAGGGAGGCTGTAGGCAAGCCCTACCTTTCCATGAATCACATGTCAAAGTCATTTGAGCGTGTGGGTGTAGCCGACCTTGTTATAGCTGCCTGTCAGACGGAAGAGGAGAAGGCTAATGGCAGGCTTAGGCTGGCCATGGTTGCCGCCCGTAATGACGCTGGTGATAAGCAGGTGGAGTGCAAGGTTGACTACCCGCTTATGAAGCTCACCAGTCTTGGTGTGTCCCAGATTGAGTTTGAAGAGGACATGAAGAAGATGAGAAAGAGCGGTGGAGGCAACAATAAGTTTCTTAGCAAGGTTCAGGCCGTTAAGGACGCCAAAGCTGCTGACGACGACGAATAACCATGCGCTTAGTTTTTACAGCAGATTTGCAGATTCACGAACACCAGAAATGGTCAAGAGTGTTGCCAAATGGTAGAAACTCAAGACTCCAGAATGGTCTTGATTGCCTTGAGCAGGCTTTTGTTTTGGCCAAAGGAGGAGTTCTTGTTATAAACGGTGACTTGTTCCATGACAGGAAACATCTGAGTATTGAAGTTATCCATGCTACCTGTGAGGTGTTTCAAAAACACTCTGATGTGCCTGTTATACTCAACATTGGTAACCACGACCAGTTCTTGCGTAGTGGGGCAATCCATAGTTTGAGCATGTTCAATGGTATGTCTAACGTAAGGGTTATTGATTCACCATGTGATATACCTCTTGGAGAGGACCTTCGCCTTTACATCCACCCATTCACCACCGACCTACAAGCCTTTCGCCAGTGGTCCTCTGCTCTTGAATTTAGGGCTGATGAGTTTTCTGTAATGGTGGTGCATCAAGGCGTGGAAGGCTCTACTTTGGCCCAAGGTGTTAAGTCGAAGGGTGGCTTGAGTCTTGGTGACTTGAGATTTGATGAGGTTGGTGCTGTTTTCCTCGGGCATTACCATAGACCACAAGCTTTGGCAAGAAATGTGTGGTATATCGGATCACCTTATGAGATAGACGAGGGTGAGGCAGGTGAGGACAAGAGGTTTATAACACTTTCTGACGAAAGTGGTAGCTGGGTTGTTGATACTGTTCCTGTAGTTGGTATGCCAAAGCACAAAAGGTGGGATAACGTCGATACCTTTACTCTTGATGCTAAGGAGGCAGACTTCAACACTGTTGAGTGTGACACACGTGAGGAGGCTGAGGCAATTGAGGAGACTGGCTGTAAGTCTATCATGAGGCGTGCCGATGTTGTGTCTTTGGGTGATGTAGAAATCGCGGATGTATCTATTGAAGAGGCCCTGAAGCTTTCCCTTACACGGAAGCATAACAGGCCAGACCTCTTTGAGAAGAAACTGAAACGACGACTACCTGCATGAGCACGCAACTCCGCATCGCATCCATTCAAAAGAAACTTGGATTGGTAGATGACGGGGTGATAGGTCCAAAGACTCTGGACAAGCTCGAAGGCATTGTTGACTTGTACGTTCAGTCTTTCCCTCCACCAGCAAAGACTGATGGAAAGGTGCTCAAAGGCGATGGAACATGGCCTTTTACCGCCCGTATTGATGGCGACGACATTGTAGTGGAGAATGTCAAAGCCACCTGTTTTGGTGGCAGCAGTGACCCACAGGACAATGGTGATACAGCCAGTGGTATGAGCACAAAAACCAACCCCCTCGTTCAGGCTGTCAGCCTGCCCATGGATGGCAGGCAGTTTCCGGGCATGTCAGCAGCGGAACACAGGGCACTTGATGGCTCACCTATTCCACGTCTCCCTTGGCATACCATGGTTGAAGTAACGGCTAATGGTAAGCTGATACGTCCAAATCAGGGTGTAATTGATCTCGGTCCCGGAAAACAGGCAACACGTACCGGAAGTCTGGCTCATGCCATTGACCTTACCGTGGCGGCAGCCAGACTCATTGACCCAAAAGCTTCAGCCACCAACTTTTCTGCCGTTGTCAGCTACAGAATTATTGATGGTGCCAAGTACATCAAATGATTCTCCCAAAACAGCCTGAAGATGCTCCTCTTGGATTCAAGGTGAGGCGAAAAAATGGCAACTGGTCTGTTACCAAGAAAGGTGGTCATAGTTTTGACGGCAGATTTCAGACTATAACAGAGTTACCACGAGGCCTATCCAAGGGTTCAGGTGGCATATCTGAATCACCACCCAAGTTTACCAGTCTTTTTGATTGATTGTGTAAAGCTGTAGCTTAGCATTTTGGATGCGTGTTCCTTCGGAGACAGATAATGCTAGGTTTTCAGCTATCCTAGACAGCAACCTACCAGACTCAGACAAGGTGAGTCTCTTGAGGGTGCTAATTACAAGTGAGAGAGACTCTATGATGAAGGACCTCACCTTGATGAGACATATCATATCATGCCTTTTAATCCAACAAGGGCATTCTGTTGTTAAGTTAAGCGGCGAAGCACTCAGGAGGTACTCCTCCAAAGTGAGGGAGTCTGGTCCGCCTGTCATTGAATACACAGAGGACGAAGGTGATAACTTGGTAAGTGTGGTGTGGCCCACCTGAGTATCTATTTTTATGCTTTTCAACTCATATCCATTCAGGGAGCACGTGTCTGTTACAAAAAGGGCATCTGATGACCCTTTTGAGTTCATCCAGATTTACTTCCCTTCCGGCAGAAGCACCAGCAGGCCATCTGTTATATTTGATGCCATTGTTAAGAACATGGGTGACAACTCTGTGTCATTCAAGCTTCAGAGTGGTGTTATTGACACAGACATCACCTCAGTAAGTGTCTTTTCAGATATAGATGGTCAAACCTACACTGTTGTTGCCGGTGGTGAGGTTTATGTCAAGCTAACTCTGAAAGACTACAACGCCCTTCAGTTTGTGGTGACATCTATCACTGAGGACAATCCAAAAGTAGTCGGAGGTAAATTGATGATCTCCGGTGTCGCCAGTAGTGACCCACAAGTGTTGCTCAAGCCACAAAAGGACTATACAAGGGAGACTCTCGGCCAATCACACTGGGATACCAGCATATCTACAGTGATGGGTAGCACTTCTGGTCTCATTGATCACAGTGGGACTACCTCTGTTAGTGGCCTTAGTCGCAGGGTTATTGATGTCAATCCTGATCGTAGCTACCTGTTCTTCCAGAATGTGTCAGACACTGACATGTGGCTCAATTTTTCATCATCTGCTGTGTCTGGTCAGCCGAGTATAAAAGTAGGTTCTGGTTTAGCCTATGAGCCAACTTTTGTTGATAAGCGTGCCCTCAATCTGATCTGCTCAGCTACGGGTAAAGGATACACCTGCAAGGAGGTTTAGTTATGTTCCGGTTTAGAAAGGCGTTTGGTGGTTTATACATTGGCACTCTCAGGTTTGCTTCCAACATAATTATAACTTATTTAAGACCTGATGGTAGTAGTCACTACTTCAGACCAGATGGCGTCAGTAGCTTCGTAAGACCATAATATGTCTAACCTCATAATATCTTCAGATATAGACGCTTTTTTGTGCTCTGCCAATAAGGCGGCAGCAAGGTCTGAGTTGGGTCTCGGGTCAGCAGCAGTAGCTTCGTCTGATTCTTTTGACGCTGCTGGTTCAGCAGCAGCGGTAGCTGCTATTAAGCAGCCACTGTCAGATATTCTTACATCCATATCTGGGTTATCAAACTCTGCCGGTGTATTAGTTAATAACGGGTCGGGAAGTTTTAGTTATAGTACTAACTACGCATCATTAGGGTCAAATACACTTACTGGTCTTCTTAGTTTTTCAGGTACTACTCATGCGGGTATCCGCATGAACAATCTGACCACGGCGCAAAAGGGCGCATTGACCGCTGCGGCAGGGATGATCGTCTTCGATACCGATCTTGGCCGCTTCCAGTCTTATAGTGGAGCGGCATGGGTGAGTCATGTTCGTCTGACTGGTGATACGATGACTGGGGCATTGGCAATAACTGCTGGTTCATCCGCTGTTTCCGCTCCGCCTTTATCAGTAACTCAAACATGGACTGGAGGCGCAGGCGTTTCTTACTCAGGTGTAAAATTTTCATTTACAGATACAAGTTCGGCTTTATCAGAGGAATATTTCGGCGTCTATGGCGGAGCAGCCGGAACAACAAGGATTTTCAGCGTGGAAAAGATAGGAGGGGCGAATATTATTTCGCTTGGTAAGTTGGCTTCAATATCAAACACTTTTTCCATCGACAATGACGTGGCTGGAATCGCTCTCGGCAGTGCTCGCCAACTAAGCTGGTCATCTACAGTCAACTCTTATGACACTGCTGATGTTATACTGAAAAGGGAGGCAGCCGGTCATCTGATTTCGAGAAATGGAACAACTGCACAAATACTGTCCATTGCAAATACATGGACATCGACAACCAATTTTGAGCGATTCAAGATTGATTGGGTAGGAACGTCAAATGTATGTCGAATTGGAACCAGCAAGGGTAGCGGCGGCGGATCAACACGCGCGATGCATCTCGAAGTAGGAGATTCTGCGGCAATCAAGATTTCCACTGCTGGAGGCATCGACTTTGCTATGCTTGCAACCACAACTGAGACTATCATACCGGACAAAACAATAACGGTTTCCATTGCTGGTGTTAGCGTGAAAATACCATGTTTATAATCCCATGACCATCATTCTAAATCTAAACTCCGAACAGGAAACTGTGCTCGCCGCAGTCGTTTCGGAACACAATGAAAATAGCGGTGACAAACTCTCCGCAGATCAATACCTGACTCGTAGCCTGAATGCACAAATAGAGTCCTATGTTAATGCAGCATTTGACGCCTCCGTAAAACGGCTCGCTGCTGCTGCCGTTTCGCTACCCTATGAGCAGCGACTTGCTGTGATTGCCACCATTGAATCTCAACTTAACCAACAATGAACGAAACCATCCCATCCAATGCAGAAGTCCTTCTAAGAGAGGAACTTAAAGTCAACAAGGAAAGCTTGTTCATGCTCCGTTTTCGGGCAAAAAATATGAGGATTGCTGGTTTTGATGAACAAGCCAAAGCTAATGCTGAAAACGCAGCTAAGGTGGAGGCATATATTACCCTAGTTGATGGGGAGTTGAAGGCACTAGAGTCGAAATGAGGCAGACACCGCAAGTGTCGGCTAGATAGTTGGTGCAAACGCCTTATCAGCTATTTCCTGTAGCCACCCTTTCTTTCGTGCTGCTATGTAGGAGCCGTCGCGGCAGAGGTATTGCCAGTCACTTCTATGGGTGAATTGTTTGGCACGTTCGAGGCAGGTAACTGGGTTCCATTTTAGTTTCATGCCCTGTTTAGTCACTGTAAAATGTTCTTTTTTGAGCTTAGGCATCCAGCCGTTAGACTGGGCAGCGTGGTAGGCTTGTTGGTCTGCTTCCAACCAGTCTGTAATATACTTGTGCTGTTTGGCACTTTCTAGGCACATGTTATAGGCCCACTTTCTGTTGGCGTTTTCAGGCCATTGAAGGTCTTTTTCGAGACGACGAAGGTAGCCATACTTTGAAGCTGCTTGAAATACTTCTGGTCGCGTCTTCAAGAAATTGAACTTGGTGCTACAGGGGCGGGCAATTTCCAGCACCCTGTCATAGGTGTACTTGCTTCGTATTTGCCCAAGACTGCCGCCTTTTTCTTTGTTGAGCAGGGTCCACCCATTAGACTTGTAATGCTGGATGGTTTCTTCTTCTTTTTTGGCTGCTTGGTTTGCTGGCAGGCCACTAGCAACTTCTAACAAGTTAGACGGGGTGGTCTTTCTTTTTTCAGCTACGGTGCCACGTTCTTGGTGCTGTTGGCGGCGTTTGTGCGGAGCACAGGTGATGCCTACATAGGCTGACTTGTCCTCAAATTCGTAGGCATAGACTTGGTAGCCATCTGAGAACGGGTTGATGGCTGCTGCCATGTGTGCCGTGCATTGTGGGAGAAGGTGGCGGCGATGGCTATGGACGTGTTGGTAGCTCCAACCTGATTTCTTTTTCCACTCGTGACGTTCTCGGTACTTTTGAGCTTCTTGAATGAAGTGGGAGTCTGGCAGACGAAGATACTTTGTTGGGTCCTGTTTAGGCACCCAGTTTTCAAACTCTGAGGGTATTTTATGCTCAAGAAGTCTTAGCAAGTTGATGGCGTGATTGCCACTTACTGTCAACTTTAGGCCCTGAACGCAGCCCTTCCTTATGCCCATCAAGTCCGTTAGCCTTTGATGGGTTGTCTGTAACTTGTCTATTGAGTTAAATGTGACGGCAGTTACTGGTCTTCTTTTTTGAGTACAGGTATGTATATTCACACACATACCTACTATGATACTAAGACCGAAGCAAGTAGTTTATATGCCCTTATTCAGCATCTGGCTCTCCAAAGGAACGACAGACCGAAGTCACCACTCTTGTTGATGGCGGGAAACACCTTCCTTGCAAACAGAGTATTGTTGGATGTCCAGAGGCCCATTTCACGGATGAGGTAACCGACTGCCTCATCAGCACCAAGAACTGCCTCAAATCTCACCAGAAATGGTGATGGCCAGTCAGTTGATGACAGGTTTTTCTTTTTGAACCCGTTGTCGATGTCATAGATGATCTCATTTTCACCTCCTGATGTCTCACCTGTTACAGCTTGGGGTGATAGTGACGTGTCAGTAAACCGTGGAGCTTCTTCACCGATACCCCACGATACTTTTGTCACAATCCAGTTGTTATTTGGTGTGACACTGCTGTAATCCCTTCCACCGATGAGGTAAGCTATAGTTTGCCTGCCAAGATTGACAACGAGGTTTCCTTTAAGCTCAAGGTACCCCTCAATACTCTCAACTTGGTTCTTAGCCTCAGATGGGTATTGAAATATGCTGAAAGGGTCCTTTAGGGGGCAGCCATTTCTATCAAAAGGCTTGACTGCTACTTCCCCATGGATAGGATCAATTTTGTCACTGAGAGAATTCAAATTCATAAGTGTAACTATAAATAGGCTTCTACCATGAGCAACAAAAGAAAGACATCAACAGAAGAGATAGCCGAGCAGGGGCCTGAGCCTGTTGAGAACGTGGTTGTTGACATAAAGCCACCAAAAAAAGTTTCAACCCCGGTTATTCGTCTGAAAAACAACCTGAACCAGATGATACCTCTCAACATACGGAAGGCAGATGGTTTGCTCGTAGGTATTGAGATACCAGCTAGATCAGAACTGGTGTGGCCAGATGTCAATCTTGGTCCTGACGTTGCTGTCAAGGTTGGTAAGAAGTATATCACTATTACACGCTGATGCCTCTCGAAATCATAGCTCTGGACACTGCTTACCCACCAATCTGGTTGCAGTCATACTCAACCTCCAAAACACTTGGAGGTGTGCCAGTTGCTGTCGGTGGTGAGCTAAACCCATCAATAACACCAGTTACTGATGACAACTCGTCCTTGCGAAAGACAGACGGTCACGACTATCAGAACTACCTTATTCGTCAGAGGATTGAAGGTGACTTGTTTCACCGTGACATGCTTATTGCGGATGCCCTCGACCGTATTATCAACTATCTTGGGCAGAGGACTGGTCTGGTTTTTAGCATCCCAGAAGTGCTCATTGCCCCTACCAAGACGGTCACCATAGGCTATCTTGATGACCGTGCCACGTCTCTTCTAGCGTACACAGGGTTGTTTATCACTGCCGCTAGATGTTACAAGACAACTGACAGTGGTAATTGTGGCATCAGGGTAGTTGGTACTGTCTCTGGTAATGAGACTGTGCTGTACACCACCCCTGCTTCAGGCACTATTTTCACTACGGGTGCTCTTTCAGTCTCTAACAGGGGAACTCAGATCACATCAACAGCAACCGCTGTACGAATTGAAGCTTTTAATGACCATGCATCCAGCAATGCCCAGCTAAATGGCTTCATAAGCGTTGCGGCAAACACTGTGTAGCGTGTGAGCGTTGAAAAGACATTCAAAGTGAGGGTTGAGGCTGTTGACATGGATGACATGCTGACAGCCTCCTGCCAGAGTCTTACCTTCACCCAGACTACAAGCAATGCTCTTTCTGAAGCTGAAATCGTTTTCCGAATAAAGAGCCTGTATGATGGGAAGCAGATTTATGATGTCTTGCCAAAGGAGACAGTTAAAGGCAAGACTGTAAAATTTCAGATTTTTGACATGGATGATCAGGCTATGACACGGAAGCACAGCCATGTCTATGTTGATCACAGGCTAAACTATAACAACCGTGGAGAAGCTTACAGCCTAACACTGTTTACTCGTGAGCAGTGTAAGAATGATATGAAGGTGGCTGAGAAGTGCAGGGCACATGAGTATGAAAAGCTCAGCGACATGGTAGAGTCAATCCTTGGTGAAAATGGCTTCTCAGTCAAAAGTGTTCAGAAGACAACTGCAATACCTGAGTTCAAGGTGTTGAGGCAGCCGTACATTTCTGACTATGACTTCATTGTTAATGAGGTCAACGCTAGAGCACAAAGTGAGGATGGGTCTTCAGGCTTCAGACTTTTCACCATTGATGGGGTTGAAGCTATATGGTCAGTTATAGGCGACGATGCTGAGGAGAAGACAGTGGATGATGACATGGTCGTTGAAGTGATCCCTTCCAGAAGAGCACAGTGGGTTGCTGAAAGTGGTAGTGCTGTCCATCAGGTTACAGGGTTTGACATGGATTCTAAGGTTCCTCTTCTCGCTAAGAAGGGTCCTGATGTGAGTAATAGCTATGGTGATATGGCTATACCTGAACCCTATGACAAGAGTGAGTCATACACACACTCAGCTTTCACATCACAGGATGCCATTGACAGTTTTGCTCTAAGGTGTCAGTACAAGGAAGTTTACGCTGCTTTTCCTTTTGTGGTTGTTGTTCGTGGCAGTGAGGGGTGGGATGAGGTCCCTTATAACTTGACGGTAAACGTAGTTCACGAACAAGGAGGTGGAAGCCTTCGTGGCTATGCCTCCACAATAAAGCACATTTACCGAGTTGGTGAGTATCGAGTACACATAACCTGCCTTCGTGACAAAGGAGGCTCTCTGTAACTATTGTTATGACCATTTCTCTGCTAAATCTTGACACAAGCTATCCGGCTGCTGACAGCTACCATGCTACTAACACGGCTGGTGTTATCCGGTATGTGAATGCCTCAGATGCTAATGCTTTGTCGGCAATGCAGAGGTACATGGGTGACTCATTTCATCGAATCAGGCTTGTTGAAGACAAGTTGAATGCTGTTATCACATCATTCAACACAAACCCCTACACATCAGGGTTTGATGACACAACCTTTGTGAAGACTGATGGGACACACCCGTTCACCAGCCCCATTCCCGGTGTCACCCCTACTCTTTCAAGCCACCTTGCCACGAAAGGTTACACTGATGGCTCTGTGGCTACAGTTCAGTCCTCAGTAGCAGCACTCAGCACTCAGGTTGATCACCTTGAATCTATACTTCCCTTAGTTAGGGTGTCAGACTGGGTTGACTACACATGGAGTGCCGGTGAAAAGACTCATCTCACTTTCACTTTAACTCCAACTAAAGCAGACATTACAGACGTAGTTCTCATGTCTATAACTGAAAGACTTAACCTTGGCACAGAAGAAAGTCCTCAGTATATCTACATGCAGTACGTAGCTGGTAATAGCACCAATTTTAAGATTGATGCCCTGTGGCTGGATGATACTAATACTGACACCCTGCATGTGCTTATTCCGAATGATGTCAACTACCCAGATGGCTACCCTGCTGTGTCTGGCTATGCTGATCTTCAGGCTTTCTCACAGAGGTCTCTGAAGGCTGTTGTCATTCATGCAACGGGTGCTTGCTAGAATCATTTTGTAGTTGCAAGCCCCTATAACACGTGCTACACTATACCCAGTGAAGTGAAGTTTTACAAAAAACTGAATTTTTGTAATTTATTTCGTCTTTACACTGAGCACCAAGTAACTAATATCAGATCATGTCAGAAGACAATAACACAATCGAAATCGGTAGGGGCCGGAAGCGCAAGCCTCAAATCTTGGCCCTCATGTCATTGGAAAAAGGTAACTCTTACATTCATGAGCATGTGGATGTAAAAACTGGGGAGCCTATGAAGACATCCTTTGCTGGATGGCTCGCTATTCAGCGTCAGAGGTTCAAGAAGAACTATCAGGGCAAAAAGATCGAAAGTGAGACTCCTGTTGTTTCACCGCTGGGTAAGCCTTGTGCGTCTTATGAGATCACTGTCATCGACTTTGACCCGAACAGGAAGCCACGCAAGCCTCGCACAAAGAAGGTGAAGGTTGAAGCTGAAGCACCTCCTGCTGAAGCATCTCCTGCTGAAGCACCTCCTGCTGAAGCACCTCCTGTCGAAACCACCCCTCCTCCCGCTGAAGTCTGATCTATTCTCAAGAGCAGCAGAACGGACTGATGGTAGCCCCATCAGTCCGTTTTTATTTTAGTCTGGCCCAGTTACGGCCAAGAGACGTAGCTTGAGGGTTACCACTAAGCTTGATAGTGACAAGACCAGTCTCTGCTAACCACCTTACATCTTCGTCCACTTCAGTTTGCTCACCATTGACGATCTGGACGAGTTTATCCCACTGGTAGGGGGTCACTTCACATATTTCACAAGCACCACTGTCTGATTCCTCACTGGTATCCTCACCAGTATCACTCTCATTGAGTGAGTTGAACCAAGACAAGGCCTGATCTCTTGAAAGTTTGGTGTACCCTACACCAACTGGGGGGTTGGTGTACCCGAAGAGCACAGTATCACCTTTTATCTTGTAAACTGGATTTCCACCCTCTATGAGAGCCGGTAGGATAAAGTCTGTTTTTGCCAAGGCAAAGCTGCACAGGTGTTCTTTCAGTGAGGTCCTGTTTATCTCCTCAATAAGTATTTCAGCGTTCATGATAGGATCAAAGGTGGGCTTACAAACCATGGGCCTTCAATGTTGTTAACCCATGTACGGTAGCGAAAGTAGTACTCCGGGGCTTCAGCACCTGCAAGGTTACTTTCAGATACTTTGTAATAGACTGTTTGTGATGCATAGGCCGAACCATTTATCCCGGCAGTTGGAAAAGCCCTGAAAGCCCCTGCCCCACTTGAAGCTGATGGGTCATAGTAGAACCACCTCTCAACTGAGGTTTGTGTCATCAGTGACGACAGCAAGTTACTGAAGTCACTTGTATCAGATATTTGAAGCTGAAAGTGTGTCGTCCCAGACAGGTTGTCAGGAACTGGGAAGGCAAAGTTGAACAAGAACAGCGTGGTGGTTGTTGATGTAGTCGATGTCGAGGACGGAGGGCTTTTGAACGGCAGCACCTTCCTCCTGATCATCTTGTTCACTTTGTAGTTGCCCTCATTAACGGCAATATCTGTGAATAGCTGTGACACTCTTGATTTCGAGTCCAGCCTTCTTTTGATTATGTCAACTGAGGGTATTCTCAGCTTCTGCCCTACTTCAAGAGTGTAGGGGTCGGTTATCTTGTTGTAGTGAAGAATCAGCCACCATAGCTGAACTGTGCCAAACAGCCTGTGGCTGATGAATCCGGGTCTGTCTATGTCACGAGCATCAACAGTATAAATGAACTCGGGTATTTCACCATAGAGGGGTGGTTTCCACTCAATGAATCTGGTCACGTTCTTGTCATCTGTAACAAGAGGTGTTGAGTGGTATCTTGAATTTTTAGAGAGCACTCTCATCAGGCTGTTAGTGACTGGTCTAGGTTAAAATCAACCGTGAATGTCTCCAAGTTGATTTTCAGCTTTATGTGGGCTGTTACTGTGTCATTCAAATTAACTATCTTAACATCAACAACATCCGCTCTTGGCTCCCATTTTTCAATGGCTGTTACAACATACCTTTGAATGAGGCCATTAGTAAACTTGTCATTTGGCTCAAAGGGTATCTCATGAAGTCTGCTGCCAAATTCAGGCAGCATCACCCGCTCATAGGGTGTTGTTGACAGGATATTTGCAATGGAGGCCTTTACCAAGTCATTGTCGTATGACACAGGGAAATACCAGCTTTTGTTAACCCTCTCCTTATGGAATGTCCTGCCTAGATTTGACCTGATTAGCTCAACTGTGGCCTTGTCTCTTTCATAAGAGTCAACAAGAGGGAATGACTCATCCAGTGTGATGACATTCAGGTTTATACCAACAACCTTGCTGGTGGTGATGAGCTTGTCCTCCTGAGATATGACAACACTGGCACCTAGCTCAAATTCAAGAGCTTCTCCAGCTACTACTATCACTGTATTTGGGGTATTATCCTCTGCCAGTTCTGGTGCATCTTGAGCAAGAGCGAACGTGATTGATACAGGCAGGTCCTCTATTGCTGCTATGTTGTCTGATATACTCTTGAAGGGCAGAGCAAGACCGCGCCACTTGAAAAGCTCCTTCTTGCTCTCGGCTAGAGGTGTTACTCTGACCCTGATGAGGTTGTTGCTGTTGTACAGGCACTCAGCACCACTCAAGTTTACAGCACCAAGCTTGATTGTGTACTCTCCTACTTCTGTGTAGGCATGATGTGACTGAAAAGGCCTTCCTACAGGAAGCTGTGACGATTCTACGACAGTTTCGTCACCCCAGTTTATCACCTGTTTGATATACTTCTGACCATCACCAGAGGAGTCAACAGCATAGTTTACTATGACGGGTGTGCCAATCTCAAACACCCACACGCCATTTATCAACGTGCCGTTTTTTGGCTCTAACTTCTTGAGGCTTACTACTGGTGCTGACATCTATTTATAGATAGCTAACCATGAGTCTATCGAAAACAATCAACCAGATGGGCAAATTCTCCGGGGAGGGGGGTTCTGTGCCTATTTATGGGGCTGATTCGATAAATATAACAAGGAATAATGACTGGAAGGTTAGTGGCATGAGCATTACCTCTGTTAGCTTGGCTATCTGGAAAGGTGACCAGCCTGTTGAATATGCCTTTGACTTCCAACTTGTCGCAGGTATTGGTGACATCAAGTCCAGAAGTACTTTGGTTGAGAAAATGCGTCTCATGCACTCATGGGCTGCTCATACACTGGAAGGCGAAAACTGTAACTCGCCTCTTGTTGTGACGCTAAGCTTGGGCGATTACATTGACTGTCCCGGTTCAATCAAGACTATAACAACATCTGCTTCAGGTCCTTGGGAGCCTGATACAAATTATCCAACTTCGTGCAAATTTTCTGGTGTTTTCCTTCTTATGCCGGGTTACACTAGCGGTGGTAACAATGTTGTTATCACATCAAAAAAACTTGATGCGTCTAGTGTACGTAGCTCCTTCTATAGAGGCTGATGAGAGAGGTTGATTATAACATTGCTACCTTGGGTCCTGACGATTTGTATCGTCTGCTCCCCTATATAGTAAGGGCTACGGACCCAAATGACTCAATCAGGGTTGTTTTTAATGCCCTCACTGAGTTTCACAATCATGCAGCGGAGAAGTTGCGTGAGATGCCAAGGCTTCAAGACCCCGGCCAGTGTGGCAAGTTCTCACCGGAAGACTTTGGTGAGTCTCAAGCAGACTATGACACCTACCTAGACTTGATTTACAAGCAGGAATCAGGTGCCCTTTCTTCTGGTGAGCTTGGCTACATGGAAACACTCAAAACGAGGCTTCCTCAGAGCTTGAATGCCAGAGAGATGGAACTGAAGTTCCTTGGTCTTCTTTCTGACACTGTTGGTGTGAAGCTTCTTGGCAGGTTTGTATCAGGAATCCTTCGTTCATGGGTTAAAACTGGAGTTCTTCGGTCACACATTTCAGGAACCCACTCAGCTATTTATGTTATAGGCAGGGTTCTTGGCTTCATCGACTTGAAGGTGTCTGAGCTTTGGAGCAGGTTTGCCATCAAGGACCCCGGAGAGCCTAAAGCTACCAGAAACGACTCTGATTTCGCCTACTACCCGGAAGAGTACCCCTATAACCCTCTCTCCGACACATATGGCAATGTTGAGGACCTTGTGAAGGCTTACACGAGGGAGGACGGTTTGGGTGACAGTTACAACAAGGAGGAGACACTCCAGCTTCCTTATGGCTCAATAACCTATAATCCAAATATTCTGGATGATGCCAACTTCATCTACACTGTGGAGTTTGAGAACGTCACACATGTCACCTCAAGCAGGCTGCACTACAACCTTATTGTCAACAATCACAACCCATTCGGTAACTTTACCAGTCTGGTTGATAAGAAGCTAAAGTACGGAACTTACAACTTAGCTTCTGGCAGTAACCACACACGTGCCAGTGTGTCTATCCCGTCAGATGACGGGACGACTTCATTTATTTTTGAAGCAGTAGCTCATGGGGACTGGGCTAATAGTGTCACTCTCACCATCAGCAATCTGATCTCTACAGCGAGCATCTGTGATGAGAGTGTGGACTATGACCTTCTTGAGGCTAAGCAGAAAATGTCGCTGTCAGGCCCTCAGAGTAAAATCAAGTTCAAGTCATCATTTTTTGACCTTATTACTGCCATTGACCCTATAGGGTTCATGCTGCACTATCCGGCTGTCAATGTAACCAAGAACAACAGTCTCAAGGATATTGGTGGATTCAGCTACAGTGTTGATATTGTGACCAACACACTTAGTGCTGTCGTGCCTTCAGATGTTACATCTTTTGTTAACAGTGGTGATAGCGTAGTCATTACCAACTCATCAAGTCAGTATGACGATGACTCTTTCTTGATTGATCGTAACAAGAACTACAAGGTTTTGTCAGTGTCCCTTACCAGTGGTGAGACACACATCACTCTTGGTATGCTGGAGGGTGAAAACGCTGCTTATGACTCCAATGCTTACGGCAGGTCAAAGCTTGATATAAACAGCATTGAGGACGATGGTTCAGGCAAGGCCTTGCTTAACTTCTCTGACGTTGTTTCAACCAGCAATACTGCCCCTGTAGTAATCAAGAACTCATTTAGTGGCCTCTATGATGGGGAGTACACTGTATCAGATTTTGATGGTCTAGGTAACTCACTGAAACTCTATGACTCAGGTATCTCAGGTCTTGTGCCTTTTGTATCCATTTCAACAGAGTATGGGTCAGCCTTTTTCCAAGGTAATGGCTATGATGATGGCGTTGTTCCGAGCGGTTCTGGTAGCCAGTCTCTAAGTGGCAAGCTAATAAAAGTGTACTCTGTAGGCCAGACGGCTGGTGCTTACCCAATTCTGGGTGACATAGTTGGTATGGAGTCTCAGGCTGACCCTTCTGTCAACTATCAGCTAAACATGAAGGCTTACTTTGAACTTGTTGCCGTGGTGAGGCAGCTTGTTGAAGATATGAAGCCCGTGTCACGTACAATGCGTCGTGACATCAACGGTATCTACTTCCGTGATAACATCAACTATGCTCCGTTGCTGGTTGAGTCTGCTGTGGTCATGGAAAGCCCTTCAGGTATAAGGTATCGTCTTTCTGTTGCAAAAGACTTCTCCATTAAATGGAAGGTCACTACTGACGCCACAACCATCCCAGTTGTTCAGAAGGACATAGACGGTAAGTTTTACCGGTGGGGTATAACTGATCTTGGCGTTGTTACATTCACCGTCACAACGTCATCAGAAACAACACTGGTTCTATTCAAGGCTGTTGAGGACGATGAGTACAACGCCTATGTGGTGATCTATGACAAAGGTCTCATAGCCTCATCCAGCACTCCTGAAGCTGCTGTTGAGACCATACACCTGCGTGATGGTTCTGAGAGTTACTTGAATGATGACATCCAGAATGTAGTGGAGTCAATCCCAGAAAAAGTTGCCCGGTACATGGGTGCTGCGGCTTTTTCAACAGATGTACCATCTGATAATTTCGTTTTTCAGGACGCACCAGAAGATGACCTTTCCCATGTTGTCATCAATCAGGATTTCTCATTTGGCCATGTCAATACGCCAATGCTGAATGATGTGAAGCTTGAATGGGTTGGAGGTAAACTTGTGTTTGCCACCCCAATTCAGCTTAATGCAGAGGGTTTCTCCGAGGGCTTGTGGCATCACTACTTCAATTCGGATGATGGTGAGTCATGGCATGGTGCTGAGTTTCGTGGTCAGGACCCAAGGTGGGATAACAGGGGCATCGAGTGTGGTATTATTGAGCCTGTGCCATCCAGTAGCTCAGCAGGCTATGGTCTTGACTACAACTACCCTGTCTGGTTCCTCGACCACCATAACCTGTATGCATGGCGTGACCGTGTCACTAACAGGCCTTATATCTCTTCTTACAGTCACTCGTCGGCTGCCTCAAACATGGGGCCTCAGCGTATTGATGTCGGCATAAGCTATCTGGATGGGCCTATTGAGCCTGTATCAGGTTCAGGTGCATTTTATCATGACATTGATATTGAGTACCCATGGAAGAAGATGAAGTCTAGGGTGTTTACCCCTCCACAGCTAAACTACACATCTCTCACTAACAGTGGAGGTAAGGTACGCATCAACTTTGCTTCAACAATAAACACCGATGATTTGTACATCGGGTTGAAGCTCTTCTTCTCAGATGAGTCTGGTTACACTGGCGTGTACCAGATTTTGACCATCGGTGATGTCTATATCACCATCTCGGCAGTTTATGTGGCTGGTAGCACTGCTTCAGACAAGAGCTTCTGGGTCAAGCTGATTGACTTTGACCTATGGCATAGTTCAGGTAACACCTGTTATACAAGTATTAGACCTTTCGACTCAGGTCAGCTTTCAGGCTCTGTTGGCTATAGGGTGTACGTTAATTCGACAAGCGATCTAAACTTGTCCAGTAGTGCTATTGTTCACTCAGGGAGCCTTCATTACTCAGAGGACAGAACTGAGTCATTTGACCCTACTGACTCAATCTTTGTGCCATCAACACAGCAGAAAAGAACACTGATGCTCTGTGTTAAGTGTGGCGACGGGTCATTCCCCGTTTTCGCAAAGTTGCATCAGGACGCATCTTCTGGTGTTCTCAAAAACTCTGAGTATGAGGGTGGCATGGCATGGCATAACTCAAGAGATTCACTTGAGGTTACACTTCTCACCGTCTCTTCAACAGCAAGTGTACTATTGGAAAGCCCTTTTGTTGATACAATCTCATCTTCACATATATCTCGACCAAGCAGCACTGACGAGAGCATGACAGTTGAGGTGGTTTCACCACCACGTAATATCTGGAGAGGTGGTGGTTTCAGTACAGCCTTTAAGGCTACCTTCTTCAATGGCGCGAGTGGTATAACGCTGCCTCTGGTTTCAACTGAGTCATATTATTTCACTGTTTACTGGGGTGATGGGTCACACAGCGTTGTAACATCTTGGGATGACTCAGGTGCCACTCACACTTATGCTACCAATGGCAACTATCAGGTTACCATAGTCGGAACTCTTCCAGCCCTGAAGTTTGATGGTAGCAGCAGTGCCACAAAGCTGAGGTCCATTGACCAGTGGGGTAGTGGTATCTGGAGAAGCATGTCGGGTGCATTCACTGGGTGCTCCAATCTTATTAGTATTGCATCTGGAGGTAACTTCTCTTCAGTCACAAACTTCGACCATGCTTGGGCTTCTTGTTCAAGCCTTACCTCATTCCCTGCTCTTGATCTATCATCAGGAACCAGCTTTGTTGAAACGTGGGGTTCATGTTCAAGTCTCACATCCCTGCCTGTCTTGAACCTGTCTTTGGGCACTGATTTTGACTACACGTGGTCCGGGTGCTCAAGCCTTACTTCATTCCCTGCTCTTGACCTCTCAAGTGGTGTTAATTTCTCAAATGCTTGGAATGGTTGCTCAGGTCTTACTTCATTCCCTGCCATCAACTTTGCTTCAGGTGTTGATTTTACATCCGCTTGGTACGGCTGCTCAGGTCTTGTTTCGTTCCTTTCAACCTCATTCCCTGTTGGTGAAGTGTTTAATGGTTCTTGGACTACTTGTACATCCCTCACTTCATTCCCTGCCATCAATTTCACTTCAGGTTCTGACTTTAGTGCAGCTTGGTTCCTTTGCTCAGGACTTACCTCATTCCCCGCTATAGTGACTCCTGTAGCAGTTAACTTCAACTCAGCTTGGTATGGTTGCTCAGGTCTCACTTCATTCCCAACTCTTGATATGTCATCAGCAGAGTTCTTCCAGAACGCTTGGACTGGTTGCACTTCTCTTATAACATTCTTAGACAATGACATGTCGTCTGGTGTTAACTTCGCAAGTGCTTGGGATGGCTGTTCAAGCCTTACGTCTATAGGCACCTGTAATGTATCTTCCGGGACTGACTTTACTTCTGCACTATTTGGTTGTTCAACTCTCACATCATGTGGTTTGTTTGGTATATCAGCAGACATAGACCTGTCTGATACAGCCCTTGATGCCACTGCTTTTGATGTTGTGTTCAACAACCTTGCTACCGTTTCTTCAAAGACCATCACAACACGTACATCAGGCATAGGGTCTTGTGACGCCACTATAGCTCTATCCAAGGGGTGGACTGTTATAGGCTACGCTCCATCGTGCTCAGTGGCACCTGTAGCTACTGCAAGTTCAGGTGAGCCAGCCAACAGTGGTGATATTATTTCAGTTAATACTGGCACATGGGACGCAGTACCTGCACCTGTTTTCACCTACTCAAATAACGGTTACTATGGTGGAGTTAGCTCTTCTGTTACAGTTGCCACATTTGATTCCGGGAACAGCATCCACTTTAACGTCACAGCAACAAACTCAATGGGGTACACATCAGTTGATAGCAACTCAGTCACCTGTGCCTAATTATTGTCATGGCTACTTCATTCCTTCAAGCAATCGACAACACCTTCCAGCCAGATGATCTGGCTCTGCTCCATGAGGAGGCTCTTGCTTCCATGGGAGAAGGTATGTTTCGTGACGCTGTCCAGACAGGTCTTGATGTCATGGGCTTGATCCCCGGAATAGGCGAGTTTGCTGATGCTGCCAACGCAGTCATCTATCTGTCAGATACTCCTCCAAATTACCTCTTTGCAGGTTTGTCGATCATTTCGTGCATTCCAGCTATTGGTGACTTGATTGGGAAGGGCGGAAAGCTTGCCATCTGGGCTGAAAAGGCCATGACAAGGTTGCCAAAGACATCGAGGGCTTTTGTTGAAGCTTCAAGGGTGATCAAAAGGCTGAAACATGCCCTTTACACCAACAGCAAGAAGATTGAGAAGGCATTTGAGGCTCTTTCCGCCCCTCCAAAGCAGGGTGAGGAAGACAGGTTCGCCTCAATCAGGCCCTACCTTCCACAGATCAAAGAGGCTATTTCGATCTTCTCCAGAAAGCAAAGATTTGCTTGATCCTTTGGCCTATTCTTGAGGATTTCTCCCTCAGCTTGTCAGTTGAGATAGTGCCGGTCACTTCCACCGTAACGGTGCCATCATCTTCCCGGCTTGCTGTCGGTTTTGCCCCCCAGTCAGGTGGTGGCAGGTTTGGGTTGCTCATGTAGCAGTCTCGCTTCAAAAGTGAAAAAAGAAAGAAAAAATGTCTTTTCTCTTTGACAGGTGACTTACTTTCGATATATTGGTGTCGAACAATAAACCACACCACACACCACTATGAAAACAGTCCCACTCGGTTCCGTCGCAAAGTCTTCCACCAAAAAGGGCAAGGATTACCCGGTTTTTGATGGCAATCGTTCGCTCGTCAACAAGATCGTTGACAAGGATCGTCAGATCAAGGTCTTGGAAGGCGAGGTGAAGCGTTACAAGGACGAATTGAAGGAGGAAGTTTTCCCCGTCGCCGCCCAGCATATCAAGGATGGCAGTGACGAACTCGGTGTGTCAGCCGTTGGCGACACGGGTTCTGTTCTCGTTGTTTATACCGCCGCCTACAAGAGCGGTGCCGACCTCAAACAAGTTGAGGAAGCCATCGGCAAGAAGAACACTGACAAGCTGTTCCGTCAGCGTTTTAACCTCAAGGTTGATGGTGATGTTCTCACTGAGAAAATCGGTGTGGCCAAGACTGGCAAGCTGGTCAATGACCTTGTCGAGCTTTTCACCAAGTATGGTGTTTCCGAAGCTCTCACTTCCAAGGAAGACTTCGTCCCTATCGGTGTGCGTGAGCTTTTCACTGCCCTTTCTGTTGAGGAGGCAACTGCCCTCAATGAGGTCTTCACATTCCCTGCTACGGCGGGAGTGAAGTAGTGGTGCCGGGGCTGGTCTCGTGGTGGGACCAGCCCCAATCTTTTTCAACATTCTTCCCCAACTTTTATGCCAACAACAGCCCCAGCTACAACCAACATCATCATCAACGGCAAGGCGTACAACGTCACCGTTGAGCCTGTCAAACCGGAGGATGCCGACTTGCAGGCACCTTATATCCTCACCCCTCAGAATGGTCGTGGCAAGACATGGCGGCTGTTGCGGAATGAGAAGGACAAGAGCCTCCTGTTTCCAATCAGTGGCATGTCTTGTGGCAATTTCTGGCTGAGAGAAGCCGGTGAAGGAGAACTCATCCCAGTCTGCTAATACCATGAGCACACCAACAAAGATCAAGTGGAATTCATACCTCGCCTGTGCTTACGCTGAAGGCTTCTGTGAAGGCGAAGGTGCCTCTGAGGAGGATCAACTGGAAGCATGGGCGTACCTGATCAAAACAGGTGAAGTGTGGAGCCTTCAGGGCTGGTATGGCCGCACTGCCCGAGACCTGATCAACTCAGGTAAAATCTCTGAGAAAGGGGAGGTGCTGTGAGTCCTGAAACAACACAGCTTGTTAGCAAGCTTCAGGAGTCTTTAACCTCTTTGAGCAGAGCTATGTCTGGAGAAGACCCAAAGCCGAAGCTCAAGATTGGTGACGCTCTGCGCAAGGCTACTGAGCACCCTGAAGTTCAGGCAAGAAGGCGAAAATTTCTCGCCCTGTCATACCTTGCCAAGGATAACCCTAATCTCAGACTATCCTTCAGCGGACGTGGTGGTTGGTGGTGCCAATTGCAAAAGCGTGGTGGATTTCGTTGGATTTTCACAGATGGCATGGACCACGAAACTGTTTCTCGTTATTTTTCATGAAGTACGACATCATATGGTCCTAGCCCCTTCAGAACCTTCCTTCTACCCTATGCGCCCCATTAACGGCGGTAGGTTTGAACTGTCTGACCCGAAAGGTGACGGCTGGACTAATGAGGTTAAGATCAATGGCTGGAGGGCACTTGTGTCACCTCACCATAGGACTTGCTGGAACAGGCATGGGGGAAGACTTTCAATCGAAAATGAAATGCTCCCGTTGATCAATAGTCTGCCAGATTTTGAATGGATCGACTGTGAGTTTCTTGAACGTCGTGGCACAGGCAAGGGCATCCTCATAGTGCTTGATGTGCCAACAGTCAAAGGAGTTTATCTGGAACGTCGTGAGGCATTCAATGACCTTCCCTACCTGCCACTTGTTGGAAGCATTCCACGCGGAGTGTATCGCCTCCAGTGCATGACTGAAGATGAGGCTAGGAGGTTCTGGGCTGAATGGGATGTGCCCGGTAACAAGCTTGTTGAGGGTCTTGTGTCAAAGAGACTTAGTGCTGGGTACATCCGCCAGCACTCGTCACCTTCAAAGGAAAATTCAAACTGGGTGAAACATAGATTTGTATGAAGAACACAACTAAAGAGCTAGATAACATCGCAGAGGAGTGGAGTGGAGCTTATAGTGCCGACAAGTGTGGCCGTGAGGTATCCATTGAAATCATCAAGGCACTCTTCGACTTCGGCTTTAACAAGGAGGATGCCAAGGAGGTGTACTTCTCGAAGAACTTGAGATGGTTTTTTGATTCCCAAGGTGATCAAGTTTCAAAGGCAGAAGCCAAGAAGAAGTTCACATCCTACCTCAAGAAGAACATCCAGAATATCAGGAGCATGTTCCTGACAGAACTTAATCGCAAGTGCTCAGCATAACATGTGGGACACATTATCAGAAGAGGACAAGCTGAAGGTGATCAAGGCTAACAATCCTGATAACGAAGCTACAGGTGACTTTACAGGGCGATGTGGTCGATGTGGTTCAAAAGACCTGTGGGATGACGTTTCCATGTATGGTTGCAACTGCTGTGGGGCCATGTTTAGCAATGATCATGCTGTTCAGGTGGTAGAGACAAAGCACGTGGTTCTGGCCACATCACTAACATGAAAGTTGCACATATTAGCATCAAGTACGACGAAGGTGATCCGGCCACTTACGCTGGAGTTGGGTACAGGGTTGATCGTGACAAGCGCATGTACTTCATCAATACAGGTAATCCGACTGTTGATTATGCTGCTGCGATGATGGTCCTCTACACAGTCAATGGTGAAGACGCCATTATCATGGGTTCAAGCTCAATTGATCATTTTGTCATGGATGGTGGTGACCTTGAAACCGAGAATTTCTCTGAAGAACAGCTTGTTTCAGCCAGAAAATCCCTCCAAACCGAACTGTCAGCCAATTTTGTCTATGTTCACGGCCCAGAAAAAACCTCTCAGGATCAACGATTTAAGGGTGATTGATGAAAAAAATCGACAAAATGTAAAAAAGATGTTGCGCAGACCCCATCTGCTATGTATCTTGAGCACATGTTAACGATGAAACAATCTTATAAACCGGCGAACGAAAGTCGCCACCCAGTCACCGATAGGGTGATCGGGTTTTCAGGAGCGGGCCTATGACGTAGAGTGTTCACTATAACACGAAACTCAGAGGCCCTGCAAACCGGAAGGTAGCAGGGTTTTTCATTTCCAAGACATATCCAAAAGGCCAAATGGAGGGTGGGCCACAATCACCCGAACGACTCCGCTGATAGGGCACTCGCAATGCACTGATGCGGCATCGACTCCGAAAAGGAGTGGATAGCATGGCTTTCTGTTATTCACTGATTGGCACTTCGGTTCCGTTAGTGAATAACAGATTTTTGGATGTCGCTGCGTCGGTCTTCGGACTCATTCAGCGGCATCTTCAAATCGACTCATCACTGCAAAATGATGCCATAGAGTGCTCCGGGGAAACTCGCAGCATGAGGGAAGTAAACAGGATGGTGATTCGATTTGAGGATGCAACATTTCCACCGTGTATGGCTGAGAAGAGAAGCGCACGCCCGATAAGCGTGTTTCAGGTTGGAGCGTTACCAACTACACGGACCATTTCCAGTTCTTCATGGACTTCACCATGGCAGTTAGCACAAAATGTAGTGAGAGCAAAGTTAGCTCTACCACATTCCATTTGCACAATAGGCATGGAGAAAGGGCTGCTCACCAGCCTGATTGATATGAATAAGTATGAAGGTGAAAAAGGGAACTACTGTTACCTGTAGTTGTGGCAGAAGCTATGTTTATGACCGTAAACAGGGCCACAAAAGGTGGCTCTGAGTGAGGACTCGCTCGTGTCCTGCTGAGGCACGGCAAAAGCAATTTTTTGGATGATTTAGTTGGGTGTGTTCCCAGCAGCCGCCTTGAAAGTGGAGTATGTCCGGGAGACCGGCATGGGGTTCGATTCCTCAGTCATCCGCCATTCAGAGGTAAAGCAAAGCTCAAGACAACTGTACAGCGAGTAGGGTGCTACGGCTACCGAAAGTAATTACTAGGTGCTTACCGGTGTGCTGACAGAGACCGGTGTGGAGGTGTAAATCCTTCCCCTTTGAAATCTTTCTTTGAGTATCTATTGATATGTCATCGTTCATCGACCTTTTTGAGGCTGGAACTGGGTTCTTTCGCAAAGCTGGGCAACTAGCTGGTGGACTTCGCCAAGGTATTGGTAGTGCAGCCTCCGCTGTAGGGAACGCTGTTTCTGGCGCATATCACGATGTTACAGGTGGGTACAACGATGTTGTTGACCCTAACGCCAACCAGCCTGCCCCACAAGCTCCGGCTGCCGCTCCGGCACCCCAAGCTCCGGCACCCCAAGCTCCGGCACCTGCTGCTCAAGCCCCTGCTGGTGGTCCAACGGCTGACGCCATCAATAATTTCATTGTTCAGAAGTGGGGTCCAAAATATCAGCAGCTAGGTCAAGAATTGGCCTCTGTTAAAAAAGAGGCGGAAGCATTTCTTGCTCTACCTCCTGCTGCCAAGCTTCAGGCTATGGGCACTCCAGCACCTGCTGCTCAAGCTCCTGCTGCCGCTCCGGCACCCCAAGTAGCCGCCGCTCCGACACCTGCCGCTCAAGCTCCTGCCCCTGTAGCCGCTCCCGCTCCTGCCAAGCCAACAGTCGGACCTTCCAACTGGACTCCAGAGCAGATCGCAGCGTCACAGGCAACTTTGAACACTCCGCAGGGACAAGCTTATCTCCAGTCTCAGAAGGACAAGGCCAACCCTTGGGGTGCCAAGTCTAACCAAGCTGTTCCTGCCACCCTTCAGCAGCCCAAGGCATCCACGTATGTGGACCCTGACAAGACCATTCGTGACGCTAGGGTGAAGAAAGGGTTTGCTGATATTGATGCCAAGTACGCCAAACAGCGTGCAGCCAAGGCTCAGGGCAACAAGGCGTATGCCGATGTTCAGAAAGAGCTTGCTGGCATGACACCGGCTCAAAAGCGTGAACGCTACAAGCAGTGGGATAATAGCAAAAAAGCTTGATCACATATGCTGATCGCGTAGTCAGTATGTATGACTATGAGAAAGCTGAAGTACGATGCTGAGTCTATCCGTGAAGCTGCTAAATCTTCAAAGTCTCTGAGGCAGTTAATTTCTGCTTTAGGTGGTAACCCCAATGGTAGTGAGATATACCGCTTCATAAAGCGTAAGATAGTCGAAAATAGCATAGACATATCTCATTTTTTAGGTCTCGCTTCAAATAGAGGTAAAACCTCTTGGAATAAGCTGCCACCAAGTGAGAGGCTCATTTACCGAACGTCAGGTGCAAGGGTCAGTACAAAGTATCTCAGAAATGCACTAAATGAGATTGGGCGAGAATACTCATGTAGTAAGTGCGGTTTGTCCGAGTGGATGGGTAAAGAACTCACACTTCAGATAGACCACTTAAACGGTAACCCCATTGATGATAGGGCTGAAAATTTGGCATATATCTGTCCGAATTGTCACTCTCAAACACCAACATGGGGTAACAAAAAAAGGAGCGTAGGGCAACTTAGAGGAGCCACCACCCTGTCAAGGTGGACATGACGGGTGCAAAACCCGTACGCTTCGCCATTTATGCTTAGTGTTAGGCATGGCCTTGCTAAGCCCCATTGAACATAGCGAAGCCGCACTAGAAACAAGATGTCACGAGATCGGCAGTGGTATCCTGCCACAGTAACGTGATTCCAGTTGGCGACTGGATGTTCATTCATTTCCATCAATAAGATGGTGTCTGTATTGTAGTAGTAGCATCCCTTCCTGTGAAGAAGGCAGTGCGGGAGCGTAACCCGTCAGACACCCCATTTAATGCGGTCATAGCTTAATAGAAAAGCACATCCTTGCCAAGGATGGGACTACGGGTGCAAGTCCCGTTGATCGCTCCAGAAGAACAGCGAGGAAAAGAGTTACTTCGATGAATACGAAAATGGCCTCGTGCCATTAATACCTCTCTCCGATTTTCTTTCTTCATCTAATGCTGGGGGTCACGTTGTGAACTGGAATAGCCGAAAGGCTTGCCATAATAACCGTGACCACCGGCTCCAGACAAGCAGCGAGAGCCAGAGTTACTTCGACGCCTACCAGTTGGGCATTTGACTACAAATCAGACATTAGTTGGTGCGACTCCAACCGAACAGCGAAAGCTGTCATACTCTACTCAACTTTCTCTTGTTAATTATGGGTGGTCATTTACTTGTGCAGGAGGTGTGAATCCTCTGCCATCCGCCATCAGGACAGCGAGAAACAGGGCTACTTCAACAACTGGTTCAACTCCAGTATCCTCTGCCCAAAATTAGAGAATACGCTCAACGGTCGAGCAGCACCCGTTACACGGTGTGATAACACTCCCTCTTCGATTTTCTTCCTGAGTCTTTATGGATGGTAAACCGGACAAGCGTGCCGGGACTGTTTGCTAAACAGATCGTGTCTCTTTAGTGGGGCACACGGTGCAAGTCCGTTGCCATCCGCCAGTAGGTGGAAATGTGGGTGCAACTCCGACACGGTCGAGAGACTGGTAGTTTAATAGACAGAACACCACCTTTTTTATGGGCGTGTGGCGTAATAGCAGCCGCACTGGTTTTAGGAACCAGCGAAGAAATTCATGCGAGTGCAAGTCTCGCCACGCCTACCAATCGGGTCGCGGTAAAACGCGCGATGCATAGTGATCAGAATTAACTGGTGACCCGGAGCTTTTACGGCTTGTGAACGAAAGCGAAATAGCAGAAGCGGTTGACTCAAAATCATCAGTTCTTGAGGGTGCAAGTCCCTCCAAGCCGACCAATTTTTGCCTCGGAAGCATAGACAGCGATGCACCTGTTTTGTAAGCAGGATACGTGGGGTGCAAGTCCTCAGCGAGGCTCCATTTGCAGGGCAGCAACCTAAACGCTAAACTAGCTCATGTGTAAACAGGAGCTTCTGGTTGCCGCTCTGCTTTCAATTGCTCACATAGCCCAACAGCAGGAGGCACATGGCTAAGGACCATGGCAGTGAGGGTGCAACTCCCTCTGTGAGCACCAAGCCGAAAACCCTTTACCGGGCTGTTGCCTTTACAGGCGGCTAGGCATTTTATGGGGGTGGCAACGTGATAACTGAAAGGTGAGAGTCCTTTTAGTGTTGTTGTCACCTCCACCACGGCAGGAAGGTTGATTAACCCAACGAGCCTCATAAGCTTGTTCATCGTGGTGAGACTCCACGTCCTGCTACCATATGAAAGCAATTTTAAGCATGTCACCTGACATTGACTATGCCATTGGTGCAGCTACTAAGGTGGCATGTCAGTGTGGCTTTGTTATTGAAGTGCCAAACTGCCATCTTGAAGAAGTTTCAGCCGGAGTGTGGGGAACTATTCCGTGCCCACAATGTGGCACCCGCCTGAATGACAAAATTTCAATGCATGGTTGATCCCGTGGGTCCAACAAGTAGGCTGACATTTGGACATCTAGCCCTGCACTCCGTGGAGTCTCCCAAGCAGGGGAATAACTGGAGAACTAGGCCGAAAACTCTGGCGGGGAAACTTGCTAGAGCCACGGGATCAGCCATGTAAAATTTCAATACTCCATTCATCTATGAGTTAGGATTCCGCCCTTTCAAGGCGGCAAAGTGAGTGCGAGCCTCGCATGGAGTGCCAATTTCAATGACCGTGAATTCAAAGACTGGAGAGGTCTGGCTTTCAACCAGACATGTATTGGGTGGGACTCCCAACACGGTTGCCAATTTTATGCCCTTTGTGGTAGCCTGCCAGAGGCACCTTACACAGTGAACCTTGTGCCAAGGATCGAAAGTGTAAAGCTGGTAGGTGGGTGATTCGACTTCACTCAAGGGCTTCCTTTTCAATGTCCCTGTCTTCTATGAGTAGGAACCCTGTCTCTCAAACAGGAAAAGCTGGTGCGAGTCCAGTCGGGGATGCCATCAGCAGAAGATATGTAGCTGCAAGTGATTACAGACCATGGGACGACAGTACCTTTATATGCTTACTTTTGCCTTCATGAGGGTGTTGTAAGTGTAGGGTCAAAGGTTCGCCTATTTGTACGGTTCCTTTGACATGCAGCCTGCTGAAATTTTATGCCCTATCAAGGGTTCCAGCGAAGGCGGCAGCAGATGCACGATGAGGGGACGCTCTTATCGCCGTGATTGGAGTTGCAACTCTTAGAAATCATGTGTCGGTGAAAGCCCGGCCCTTCACACATTTTATCGGTTATGTGGTGTAATAGTAACACGCGACGTTTGGGGCGTTGAGTCACGGTGCAAGTCCGGCATAGCCGACCATTTGGTTAAGTAGTCCTTGATTGTGCCATCTACCAAGTGTTTCAGTTTTTTACTGTGAACATAGGTGTGATGAGTTGGGCACAAGGGCACTAAGTTAGAGGGGGTGTTGTTTTTGTGGTTACCGTCCATGTGATGGACAGCTACAACATTAGTCTCTGGGCAGACACAGCACTTGTGCTGGTGATGCTCAAAGCAGATAGACCGATAGGTGGTTTTGACACCAGCTAGTCCTCTTAGCTTTGATTTGTTTGAGCAGGAATATGAGCAGCACTGTTTGTCTAGGTTGTCAGATTTCACCAAGAACTCTGAATTGCAGTGCTTGCACTTCCTGTACTCCTTTGGGCGGACCTTTTTTACTCCTAGTTCAGTAAAATGGCCTGTGTCAAGGTTAGCCTCTTCGATGAGGTTCTTGAGTTTCTTCATGTAACTACCGTTTACAGGCTTTTTGAGCAGTTTCAGCGCACTCGACAAGGACACTGAATTGCTTACTGCTTGTGTCAATTGAGTTAGTTCTATATTCATGTCAATACATACTGTTTTGCAATTGTAGCAAGTCAGGCATGTCTGACAACCAGACAGAGATGACAGATGATCACCGGGCACCGGACTGTCAAGAGAAGCTGATCAACTGTGCCGGATGCTTCTACTCAAATTTTCCCCTCCTAAGCTTTTTAGTGATAGCAGCGAGCTTTTAACTCGCAGAAGACGGAGCGTTACCGTCAGGAGGGACCATCCTTTTTGTTCGTCCCTTTCTAGGCACTAACATCTCTATAGGGGACAAGTCTATATCACGCCTTGAGTCTATGACCATGTTCCCAAAGTGGACCTTGCGGTGACAATTGCAGCAAACTACCTCACATTTGACTGCCTCTAGGGTTATTCTTTGGACAGATGGGTTTGTTGCACCATTTACCTGAAGCTCCTTTTGAGTTGGGTCAAGGTGGTGGAATACCAAGCATACAGGGTCACTTTCTGTGCATAGAGCACATCCAGCACGTCGCTTCACCTCTGATATAGCTGTGGTAATCCGCTTCTTCCGTTCTTTTGTGTTAGTGTAGCTCCGCTCCTTGAATTTTCTTGAGTAGTCCAGAGCAACAGCCCTATTACAAGGCTTACACCTACTTTGAAGACCATCTTTGGCAGAAGACATTTTGCCAAAATCAGTAACTGATTTCTCAATCTTACACCTACAACATTTTTTAGTCATACAAATATGTAGTCGGTTAAGAACTAAAATACAATTTTAACCGTTTATTCCCCGTAACGCACCGAGTGTGCGGCCAGCCTGTTAAGCTGTGTGAGTTTGGTGCGAGTCCAAAATGGGGAGCCACAAAGCTCCAATCGTATAGAAGCTATTACACCAGACTCTTAATCTGGGCAACGAGAGTGCAAGTCTCTCTTGGAGCACCATTTCATTGCGGGATCGACAAGCAGTTTAAGTCACCAGCCTCATAAGCTGGTATGCGTTGGTGCAAATCCAACTCCCGCAACCATTTACCTACCATGCCTCTCTATGATGCACAATTTTGGCCGGTTTTTTAATGTCCGTATAGTTCAGTAGATAGAATTCAGCTTTGCGAAGGCTGAGACACAGGTGCGACTCCTGTTACGGATACCATTCTATATTGGTGCGATTCGTTAATCCTTGACATCCTCAATATCATCAGCTAGCATTTCCACATGAAATCAATTTTCACTTCGCTAGTTGTTGCCGTCACCCTCGTTCAATGCACAACCACACCGGAGGGCAAGAAAGCTTTTGATCCTGTCAGGGCGGTTACAGTGGTGAACGCCACGGTGCCTTCAGCGGTTCGCATTGGTGTTTCAAAGCAGCCTGCTGCCACCAAGTACTTGAGGGACATCGCCCTCACCATCGACACCTTTGCTGACGGCAAGGACTTTGACCCAAAAGCCTTCACTGAAGCACTTTCATCCGTGAAACTGGACCTGCCTTCATCTGCTGAGGCACTGGCCGTTATCGACATAGTGACAGCTTTGTACAATGCTTCCTACGCCAACGTGGTGAAGGATAACCTCGACAAGCACGAGCTTGTTCCACTCCTGAAGGCAATTTCAGCTTCAATCAAGAAAGGTCTCACATGAAATTCTTCCTGCTCCTCTTCTGTGTCAGTGCCCCCCTTGGATGCACTCACAAAAACTGCAAGGTTGAGAAGCTCACCGAGAGGCAGAGCTTCATTGACATGAAGGCCATTCTGAGTCTTCCTGCTGACAAATGAACAAGAGGCTTCTCACTAAAGCTGTCAAATCTCTCCCTAACGTGGAGGTGGATGGTGTTCCCCAGATTACGAAGCAGATCACCTTCATAAGTGAAGATGCTTTTCTTGAGGACATCATATCAGGTAACAAGGTGTATATTGGTAGGAAACCACCACCTTACACTGGCCTTAAAGTGAAGTCTCTGGCTTTATGAACGAGGCACCCAACAAGAAGATAGACTGGGTGCTCATACCTCCTGAGAAAAGAGGAAACTTTCCTAATGTGTGGTACATGCCCGACATTGACATGAAGCCGGGTGAGACCCTTGATGAAGCCGTTCGACGGCACAACGAAAAAATTAATGCTCCTGTGGCTCGAACAGACTAGGCTGTGCCCATTTTATGTAGGTTTTGTCGGCTTGCTCATGAACCTCAAAATGGCAGTTAGCACACAGAAGGTCACACTTATCAGCTTCTTCTTGGGCAGCAGTAAAATTGTGTTCACGGATAAGCTGTGATACCATTTTAACTTTTGTACTTGGGTCTCTGTGATGGAACTGAAGGGCTGTAATGGCTTTGCTGTAACCACATTTTACACAGCAGCCACCGTGCAGCATTTTCAGTGACATCATCACCATAGCACGTCTTTCTTGTTGCCTAGTAGCGTAGGTTTTTCTGACAGTCGTCAGAAGGTGGTACTTTACTGTATTGTGGCTACAGCCTAATTTTTTTGCAATACGCTTGTAGCCCCATACCGGGTTTTGCTTTTTTAGTTCCAAAATTTTTTCTCTCATACAAATAGATACAGGGTGCAAAGTTTTCATTGAGTTGCACCCTGATCTCAGTTAAGCTCGTGTGGTGTAATAGACAGCATGGCTCCCTTCTAAGGAGTAAGGTACAAGTGCAACTCTTGTCACGAGTGCCAGTTAATGCCCTTATAGTGTAATAGACCGCACGGGATTCTCCTAAAGTCTAAGTTCAGGTGCGACTCCTGATAAGGGTACCACGACAGGTAACACTGTTACAGCCAGATCATCATTATGTGATGTGACAGCCGTAAGCTCTCCGCATGTGAGCTTGTAAAGAGGTGAGAACCCTCAACATGCACCCTTTCAATGAACCAGATCACGCCACAAATATGGATCGGTAACAGTCGTGATGCTTCACAACCACAAGACGGGATCACTCATATCCTCAACTGTGCCCATGACCTAGACCAGAGAGTTGGATGGGCACACAGGGTGAACCACTTTCATGTTGGCATGGTGGACGGTGCAAACCATCCAGCCCTTTATGCAGCAGCATTGAACATTCTCGATGCCATCTGTGCTGATCCGGGTGCCAAGGTGCTGGTTCATTGCCACGAAGGCCGTTCACGGTCTGTCTATGTCGTTGCTCTCTACCTTGTAAGCAAGCAAATCAAGCTGGACATGGGTCAAGCTCTGGAGTACATTCGCCAGTGCGGTCGTGACGTTAACGTGGCAGGTGGTCACTTTGATAGTTTTCGATTGTGAATTTTTTATGTCCTTGGTGTAACAGTAGCACGGAAGCCTCCAAAACTTCTTGCGTGGGTGCGAATCCTACAGGACATGCCATATGATAAAAGACGAGATAAAGCTCGGAGACGAAGTAGCTGTAGTGGTTACTTCAGACTCAGTTAGTGACAAGAACTTTGTTCTTCGCCGTGTGCTGACAGTTGATGTAAACATGGAGGTGATAACTGACTACATCAACAAAACAGGTCAGACAGAGGAGGTAGAAAAGCTTGAAGAGGATGTGGTGATGATGTTCTGCCGTCGTCTTGGCACCAAGCCCGGAGCATACAAGAAGGTATGTTAGTGGGAAAGTATCTCAGTAAAAATTTATGCGCAGTTAGACCACTAAAGATGTGGGGCGGACTGTAAACCCGTCGTTTCGGCCAAGTGGGAGCGTTACCCACACTGCGCACCAGTCAACGTGAATGTTCGCGCCTATCCTTGAGGTAGGCTGTCCAATTCGCCCGTTAGGGCTATCTTGTGGGTAGATAGGACGAAGAAATCCTCCACGTTGTACAAGTTCTGGCTTGTGGCCTTCGGGTCTGTGGGAGTTAAATACAAGCTTGGGTCGCCCATCACGACCATCCTTTGCCTGTAGTGAGTAGTTGGGTCACAACTATGAAACAATTCTACTTACTCTCAGTAAAGGGCTATGTCGGTTATGACTCTTATGACTCAAAGGTTGTGAGGGCAGAAAATGAATCGGAAGCAAGGAAACTTGCTAACGAGCAGTATGGTGACGAAGGAAAGGTGCGGGAAGACCCTCAGCATGTGGACTGCGAAGTTCTTGCATGTTCAGGCGATTCAGTGGTTATTCTTTCGTCATTCAATGCCGGTTAGGGGGCTGGTGAGGTGCCCGTGCCGAAAGGCTAATTCAACTCACCCCTGTGCTTCGGCATGGGTAATCAGGGTGTGTAACTCAAAAGTAGAGTGCTGCATTCACATTGCAGAAGTAGTTGGAGCATTACCAACCACACCCACCATGACTGTAGTGTACGGAACCAAGTGATGACGGCTGCGACGGTGGCGGGCTTGGTTGCAATCAACTCAGAAGAGCCTGCTCGGGTCGCGCGAACTTAGCTTGCCATCTGAGGGAAAGCTTGCACGGTAACCGTGGAGGTTGCTAGGTCTCGTTGAGGGACAGTCACCAATTTATGGGCGATTATATCAGCAGTAGATAGCCACATTGACATTGTGGAAGTGGCAGGGGCAGCACCTGCATCGCCTACCACACCACGTTGCGTAAAAGCAATATGTCGCCTACCACACCACGTTGCGTAAAAGCAATATGTCGCTCAGAAGTCGGGCAACCGAGCGTGGTGACATTTGCGGGATAGTTTAGACGAACGCCACCTTGCGGTGGAGGAGTGTGTGAAACTCACACTTCCCGTACCAAAACATGCACTGGCCTGTTGAGAAGACGAGGAGGAGGCTCAACGGTTCTGTGTGGTGCATGGGTCTGTGTCACCTTACAGCACAGCAAATTTAATGGCCTGTTGGTGAAACAGTATCACGTCTGGTTTACATCCAGAAATCGGGGGAGCAACACCCTCACGGGCTACCATTCAAAATCGGGGAGTATCCAATTGGAAAGGCTGCTTTGGCCCGCAGGGTGGCAACGTAAACCACTGCTAAGTCTGCGGTAACCCAGAGCATGACAGCATGGGTATGGTACTGGTGGTTCAAGAGAGTAACCATGTAGCTGGTTCGATTCCAGCCTCCCCTGACTTTTTTGTTGACATAGTTACTAGCTTATGTGGCATGTGTGGCATGTGTGACACACTTCCAGTTACAGTGAGATGGGACAAAACACCCCCATTCGCCCCTATGCCAGTTGGCTATAAGCATACATTGCCTCTAAATCTGTGGCCTAGAATCTCATTTCTTGAGCATAAGCTCTCGTTTGGAACCTTGCTAAGTCAACTTGAGGGCGATGAAATTACTGCTGGATCAGAAGTGTTTGCTATTTTGGAAACACTGCCAGATTACGACCCAGCCAAACGAGTGTTCAAGAGTAAGAGTGTAATTTTGGACGAGTCCATGCCAGAAGAGCGGTTTGCGATTAATGGGTACGCAGGCGAGTTTTATGGTGAGATAACCAACGGTCCTTTGTAATATGAGGAGAAGTCTTTGTTTGCTCCTTCTGATTTTATCAGGATGTTGTGGTCTGGACTATAAGCGGGCAGCCGACAGGCGGGCAGCTAGAGAGCAACAACAAATTATGGGTCATTAGCACAAAAGTAGTGCAACTGCCTTCCAAGCAGACTAAGTCGGAGCGTTACCGACATGGCCCTCCATTACAGCCACCATTTTCGCTTGATGACCTAGATAGATGGGTGCCTCCCTGAAAAGGAGAGAAGACTGGAGCGTTACCAGTTCAAGCGGCCATTTTGCAGATCGGGAGATATGCAGATAAAGACGACACATGTCCCGGAGCAGTTGTAGTGACGACCTCGATGGAGGCACCGAGCTATTTCTTGCGATGACGAAAGTTGTGTGACTTTCCGGTGTGAGAGAACCGGCTTTAAGGGGGATTGGTGCTAATAGTAACACATTGCGCTTGCAACGCGAAGTCAACGGGGCGGAACCGTTATTCTCCACCATTTTGGGTCAAGAACTGAACAAGCGAGTCAGCGTTGCTTGGAAAGCAATTGGAGCCACGAAAGTGGTTTGGGGTGCAAGTCCTCCTTGACCCGCCAGAAATGTAGCCTAGCTTGAGTTATGACTGATCAAGACTTTATGGTAAAGGTTCAGGAGCGATTTCCCGGTCACACAATCACCTTCCCAGATGCACCACTTGGGCCTGATGACATCGTGCTAAGGAGGGGTATTGCTGTGGATGGCCGTACCATCAAAGTTCGTTGGAATAATGACGTTGTTGATACCGTGTTTCAGCGTCATGGTCTTAGCATTGATGATGAGGTTGTTGAGATTCTTTGTGAGGCTATTCAGCAGAGCTTGTCAGACCCAAACTTCATTTCAGAGGATCGTCGCACGCTTCGTGTTGATGGGGAGTTCAAAATAGAGCCTCGTACAGAGGTGAAAGCCAGAATATGGCAGGCAGCAGATGAAGTTGCACAGAAAGATGACCTCGACTTTGGTGACACCAAACTCGGTCAACCTTCCTGTTCAGTTGATGGTCCTTGTGAATCATGCCAGTAGGGTATTACAGATTTATGAAACCCTATAGGGGGTTTCTCAGCATATCATTCTGGAATGGTAAATTTGAATGCTCTGAAGTAGCAGCATGTGGTGATGGCAGTGATGCTCTCACTATTTCATGCATTTCTGACGAGCCTGAATTTGACACGGCTGTTCACGTTAGATATGGCCCTCTCCTAGAGGTAACAAGAGAGGAGGCAAGGCGTCATGGATAGACGAACACTTTTCAAGTCTGCTGCCGCTTCGGCTGTAGTCTCAGTAGTGCCTGAAGGGGTCCTACCTGAAGACCTTCCAAGCTTTGATCTTGAGATTGTGTCAATGCCAATAGTCGCTCAGCGAAAGCTGAGCGTTGACTGCAAGTGCAAGTTTTTGGAAGATGGGACCCTTGAGATTACTTGGAAAGACCCAGATTCAGTTTTGGATGATCAACCGGACAAGCGAGCCGGTGCCGACTCGAAATCGGATTGAGCCACGAAAGTGAGCTTGGGGTGCAAGTCCTCGATTATCCGCCATAGCTTCAGGAAGATATTCCCAGCCTAGATAAGTTCGGATCGTTATTCGGGGCTTGTCAACGTGGTATGTCACTCCAAGAGTAAGAGAACGTGAGGGGTGATGAAGCTAAAATTTTGCAGACAGCGTGCTAGGCACGCACAGTAAACAGGCACCGAATGGCGTAGCTAAACCAAGCGGTGGGGAGGGGTAGGTACAACGCTCCATTAAGGACGGGGCTGCCCGAAAATAGAGGATGAGGCATCTACCCTCTTACTTGAAGTACCAGCCGGGTAAAACCGGCCTGCATTTATGGGCGCATGTTCATGAGAATCGGCTAAACGCCGAGTGCGTCCTCCAAAAACCCGTTACGCCTCTCAAAGAAGCGCACCAGAACGGGTACTTTATGGGATCGTAGTTCAAAACTAGAACGGGGGCATGGCATGTCTCAAACGACGGAGGGTTACCGTCCGGTTCCACCAGATCAACAGCGAGAAACAGGCTACTTCGTTGCCGAAAGGCAGCCTTCCCCACCATCAGCCATAACATTGGTATGGTTGATTAATGGGGAAGTAGCGAAAGCTATTTTGCCCTCTTCAGTTTCCTTTGATCATTTAACAGGCTATGGTGAAGCTTAGTATCACGCTTGCATGGGGTGCAAGAGACCGAGGGTGCGAATCCCTCTAGCCTGACCAATTATGGATGTTCCTTCAAGAGAAAGTGACGAGTTCTGGGGATGGATGGGCAGTCAGATGTCCACTCTCGATGTTCCTTCAGCCATAGCAGTTGTTTCTGCTGTTAGTAACTGGTTGTCAGACTTTGCTTCCAGTGCTGCATATGACACCTGCTCCATTTGTGGCAAGACACACTGTACCCATCTAGGTGGGGACGGGACGAAGGACTCTATAGACTCACTGTTTGGGCAGATGTACGCAGCAGCCCTTCCAGAGTACTTCAACAAGTTTGCCTACCCTAGTCTGGTTATAATTCCAGAAAGTAAAATCTTGAAGTGTCCACCTCTTGTGACATATTCTTGAATGGACAGGCGCGATTTTTTCAAGAGACTCATGGGCGTGGCAGTAGCTGCTGTCGTGCCTCTTCCGGCTGTAGCACCTGTTCCCAAGAAGATCATCATCACCGACTTCTCTGAGTGGCTTGCCCTTTTGCTCCAAACAGAGATCGACTGGGAGGTCATCCGTGACATCAGGCGAATTGCTGGAATGGGGACACCTTACAAGCCTGCTGAAGAGGTTCTCAGGGAGGCTGGTTATGTCCTTTCAGAAGACATTAGCTTTCCTCAGCTAAAACACCTTGGGCCATCTGTGAGTTTGCTCTCTCTTGAGCAAAAAGGTGCTTTGAGGCAGTCCTGTGAAAAGCACATCAGCCCGAGAGTTCTCGCTGCTGCGCCAGCCAGAATGCAAAGAATCAATGCCAGTGTCCTGAAGTAGGGGCGGGGTTTCATAAGCCTTTGCACTGTGGGGCGGGTCCACTCACTGGTACCAATGTTTTCCAAATACGAAGATGACTTTCCACCTTCAATACACGTCTGGCGTAGATGTCCGAAGTGTGGGGTGAGAATGCTCGAAAAGGAGTGGGAAGACCCTCGATTGACCGAAGACGATGTGAAACACCCAAAAAGCTCAATCAGTGGCAATCGGATGTGCTCGCCAACTTGCTCTTCATGGCTCATGGCGTACCGGGGTGAAGAAAAAATTAACTGAAAAACTCATTTTCTGGTTGACGAGTGACCGACTTTCGATATAGTGTCCACCATGAGCACGACACTTACCAATCCGAAGAACAACGAAGTCATCACCAGCCCGTTCAATTCCGATGCAGAAGCAAAGGAAGCTCTGGTTGCCAAAATCGCCAATGGGGAGTTCAATGACCCCTCCTTCGCCCGGTCTCTGGTCGAGGCATACCCAAACAACCTCACTCCAGCCCGTTTGTTCTGGTTTCACAAGCTGGCAACGCCCAAGGTGGCTCCAACTCCAGCCGCCCAGATCGACTTGAGTGGCATCAAGAACCTCTTCATCAAGGCTGCCTCAGCCCTCAAGCGTCCAGCCGTCATCCTCTCCGCCGCCTCCGGCAACAAGGTGAAGATTTCCTTTGCCGGTGAGCGGTCCAAGTATGTCGGCAACTTGATGGTTTCCAGCCCTACTTTCGGTGGTGCCTATTATGGCCGTGTCACTGAGTCAGGCGAGTTCTTCGCTGGCCGTGACAATGACTCCACTGTGGTTGACCTCCTGAAGAACTTCGCCGCTGATCCTGCCAAGGTTGCTGCTGAGTATGGTCACCGCACCGGTTGTTGCTGCTTTTGCAGCCGTGGCTTGGATGATGAGCGTTCCACTGATGTTGGCTACGGCCCCATCTGCGCCAAGCGGTTCGGTTTGCCTTGGGGTGCCAAGCCCAAGGCTGTGGTTGTTCCTGACCTCGAAGAAACCCGCGCCATGGCCGAAGCAATGGGGGCAGCAGCATGAGTGTGAGTTAAAGTGTTATAGCCATGTGGCAGAATAGATATGCGACACCCTCTGAAGGTGTTTTAAGTGGGTGCAAATCCTACCATGGCTGCCAAATCAAAGTGGCGGAATAAGACGCGAGGTGCCACCTATGGGAGAGTCAGTCCCCCTTGGTGAGCCTGCTGGATGTGAAGACTGTCCTACCCAGCGTGAGTGGTGCAACATGTGCTGTGCAAATGTGTGATTCCACTTCTTTGACTCCCATCTGATGAGTCCAAAAAGGACGAAACACACGAAGGTGTGTCATGGGTGTTATCGCTCTCCTTTTGCAAAGAGGGTTTCTCACCATACCGTCCGCAGGGAAGTTGCGGGGGCTGCTTGCCCAAAAGGAGTACTGTCCAGCCTGTAGCAAGCGGGTTCAGGGACGCCGGAATAGTAACCGGCTATTTACCTTTTTAGCCCATTAGCATAGAAGCAATGCATCCGGCTTTGACCCGGAGTAAGATTGGAGCGTTACCAACATGGGCTTCCATTTTCATTTGACCTCAAGTCAACTCTTGATATAGTCTCTGTATGTCAATAACACCATTCAATGTATATCTGTGGCAGATGGCCGACGAGGTACGTAGTACCTGTGGAGGGGTAGTCTTTGCCTCTGTGCTCCTAGCCATTCTCGGAGTTGTGTTTTTGTTCTTATCCAATGACAAAGGGGTGGATAAGGAACTCAAACCAGTATTTTCTTCTATCTCAAAGTGGTCGCTTCTATTTTCACTGCCTGCTATCCTTTTGCTGGGCACACTATCCTCTGTTCTTCCCTCCAGTAAGACCGTAGCTCTGATGTACGTTCTCCCTGAGATTGCCAATTCAGAGGTTGTAAAACGTGATGTTCCTGAGATTTACAATCTGGCTGTGGAAGCACTGAAGGAGCAACTGAAAACCTACGTTGCCAGTGGCACTAAGAAATGATCACTCTGATTTATGGCTCAATGGGGTCTGGTAAGACAGGCACAGCCAAGGCTCTAGGCTACTCACTGAATGAGATCGTGATTGAGGTGAGGTCACAGGAAGAGCTTGAAATGAAGAGCATGGGCAGGACAGATGGCATTTTTGTCTGTAACAGCTTCTACCCAGAAGAAAGATTTCTTCCAACGAGACCGGTCTATATGATCCATTGTGATAAAAGACCATAACAATTTGAGAGCCGGGGGCTATCCGGCGAGCATCACTGGAAGGTCTAAGGACTAACTTGGTGTCTGCTCAAACAGGAGTTCATGTGATGATATGAGAAGCGAAAGCTGACTTTGAAGGTAGGAAAGAGACCTCTCCCCACATGAACACTGAAATTTTTTTGATAGCTACATATCAGTATGTCAGCTAGTTTTGTCAGCCTGTTTGAAAGCTCAGTAACCTTGTACCACGGGACAAATAGCGAGTGGGTTTCTTCGATCAAAATTCATGGGCTGAAGAATCCTTGCTTATCAGACAAGTTTGAGCTTGCCTACTACTATGCTGAAGCAGCAGATGGTGGTGGGGAACCTGTAGTTCTTAGCTGCCTAGTTGATACAACTCTCCTCCGGGTTGACAGGCCATCATTGAGTGAACCTGTTGGGTATGGCAGTACCACTTCCAAAGAGTTGGAAGACAGGGTTGAAGAAATGTTTGCCAAACTTACCGAAAATCACCCCGAGTGGGTTGTTGATGGGTACCTATCAATACCCTCAAGCTACTACCAAGCCTCCCTCAGTAGTGTTGGCACAGTGCTCTATGACGGTGTCATCGAGCCGAGAAATATAACTTTTGCCGCCAAAGCATAGACAGCGATGTATCCGATTGGTATTCGGAAGAGATGGGCGCGAATCCCATTGGTGGCTCCATTTATAATCGCCAGTGACCGGGCTAGAGTGCGGAGTCGTCTGCAAAACGAACTAGAAGGGTGCGATCCCCTTACTGGCGTCCAAAATATTTGACATTCAAGGTGTACCTGATGTAATTACCCGATGTACGAGTTCAATGGCATCAAGTTCAATGTGGTGGGTGAGGTTTTCCCACTACTAAGCTTTTTCAAAGATAGGCCTGTTGATATTGTTCGACTGGCCGATTCTGATAAGGTGGTTGTGTGGGTTAATTGTCACATTGTCCATCCAGCTTACAAGTACTCAACTTTTTTACGTGACAGTCATTACATCCTTGAGCTAAGAGCACTTGATGGTGGCGGATTTAGCCAAAAAGATGCTGAAGTTTTGGCTGCTGAAATGAGGGCGTTCAGTCAGGTAACTCAACAAAGCTTGTTATTTGACAGGTATAAGCCTACTTATAGGTATTTGACAACACATGACCTTTCTCAACCTGTTTGAATCTGAAATGGAGAACGTCCCCAAGCCCGATGATCTGAAGGAGATCATGAAAGAGGTGAGCTTGGGCAAGGATGCCAACGGCTTCTTCGTCTATACACACCGTTTCAGGTCGGCTTCATACAAGACACCTCACGACATACCGAAGTCAAAAATCAAGTTTACTGCTTCAACAGGGTAGATATTGACATGAACAGTTTCATTAGCTCGATGAACGAGTCACCTCTAGGTATGGACCATGATGAAATGGTTAAAATTAGGCAGCAAAGAGGTCTTCCTGAGTTGCCTGATGACTTGCGTTATGGTAAGGTCAAACCTGAAAAACACGCTTTGAAGGTGACATTTGATGACGGTGACTACCTTTACACCACCATCAATGCCTCTCGGGATGAAGCATATGCCTATTACATGGGCAAGCCCTTTGAGAAAGCTGATGAGACCTCGCATACAGTGACAAAGATTGAATTTCTTGATGATGGTGATGACGAGCCTGAACCATACTCTCGTCACAGAGCATCTGCGGCTTTGTATCATTAAGCTCACGTAGCCCAATAGCAGGAGGCACACGTCTCAGAAGCGTGGCAGTGCTGGTGCAACTCCAGTCGTGAGCACCAGTTCCCATGATGTAATAGAGGCATGGCACTCTCCGAAGGTGCTCGAAGTGGTGCAATTCCACTTGGGAATACCATCACACACCTACCTATTTGGTATGCCTGCTGAGGAGCCGAGGATCAACATCTCAAACAACCAGATAATGCTTTTTCTGGGTATATGGGCTGTCTTCACTCAGTTCAAGGATGGTATATCATCTTGGGCAGTGGCCAAAGCTACTGAGTCTGCTACCATCGAAAGGGTGAAGCACCTCGTTGATGAGAGTGCTGTCTATGCCTCGTCTATCTCTAACATGAAGGCTGACATAGAGACAGTTAAAGGTGACATCAGGGCTGAGATAAACCGCTCCTACGGGGCTGATCAAGCCCATGACAAGACTCTCAGCTTCTTGACTGATATGTTGAAGGCAAAACCTCAGCCAGAGCCTACCACAAAGTAGTGGTTGACAATTTTCTCGGAGTGATATACACTCCTTTTATCGAACAGCGTGCCCATACGCGAGATGGAGACGGCTAGACAGATGACCAACAAGCAATGAGTGCAAAAAGGTTGGCTCTAATAGCTCCTCAGAGACGGTGGTGAAAATCCTCCTGTTCGACCAATTTCCCAGTCAGTGACGAATTAGGGACAGCAATGTACCCTTCGTTTGATTGATGCGCTTCACCCCCATATACCTATCAAATCCTATGAGAGGTTGTCTCCGTCAGAGAGTGACTAGGCCAGTCACAATCCGCCTGAAAGAGGTAATGACGTGAAGGTGAAAGCGGGTAACCAGACCCGCCGTAAAATCATTGGCATGGGAAACACTTTTTTTGAACCATGAGTGGGGGGAGCAGCGAATTGCCGTTGTCGGCCTGCACATGGGTTGGAGCTACAGGATGTGAAAGTGGCTCCCTCCCCTCATGGTTTTCCTTCGTGCTGAGATGCTACTTGTTTACAGATTTGTATGAATACTTCCTGTGGAAGGTCTGATTTCATATAATTAACATCTTTGTGAAGCCATTGAATATTGCCTTTAGTGTACCCTAGTGTGCTGTCAACTCTGTCTAAAGAGGCTGTTGATGCTCGGTCTAAAATGGTTTTTTGAAATGTGAGTTCTACTCCAGTTAGAGCACACTTTCGATTTTGTGCTAGAAATTGCTCCCAAAGGTCTTGAATAGTGACTTCAAAATTTAACCCCCTAAGTTTTGCATTTTTCTTGTACTCATATAATTTTGACCCACTGATTTCCTCATAACCTTTGAATCTTGGGTTACATTTTCCCCTCATTTTTTCACCGACTAAACATCCACACGATTTTGTGTTTCCTCTTTTTAGGTTGTAGCCTTGTACAGAGGTTAGCTTACCACACAAGCAGCGGCATTCCCAACGTCTGCCACGTTGTTTGTTAGCTTTGCTCGCTGGACCTATAACAGTAAGTAGTCCGAAGATGTTTCCCGTTAAGTCTTCCATAAGAAATACATACACTCAACGGACTTTTCAAAACAATTTGACAGGAGTTTTGTATTAGTTATAGTCAACTAATGTCAAAGCTTGAAAAAGAGTTCCAGAAGTTCCACAAAGAGAACCCAAAGGTCTATGAGCTTCTTGTTGGTTTTGCCCGTGACTGGGTGAAAGCCAAGGGTGGCAAGACCAAGCTTGGTATTAGCATGATCTATGAGCTTGTTAGATGGGAGGTAGGACTCAGCACAACTGATCCTGACTTCAAACTCTGCAATAACCATCGTGCCTTTTATGCTCGATTGATCATGGAACAGGAGTCTGACCTCAAAGGCTTGTTTGAACTGAGAACCCAGCGTTCTGTGCCTGAGAAGGTAGCCAACTGGGCTGATCCTGACGTGGACAGAATGGTGAGGCTTTCTGGCGGACAGTCATTCCGGTGTGACTGTGGCTGCAATGTTTTTCGTCATCCACCGAATGGCGATTCTTCAAAATATGTGTGTAACGCCTGTGGCGTGACATACGTCGGTGAAAGTTAATGTTCCTGTAGCTTAACAGACTAGAGCTTCGCGCATCGAACGCGAAAGATGGGGGTGCAATTCCTCTCAGGAACGCCAGTGTCAGCAGCGAGAAAAAGCGTTACTTCATTCAAGACGGGTGTAGGGTGTGCAATTCCCCTTGGTGGAATTGAAGTCTCATGATCGAGATTTCAATTCCACTATAGCTTAATAGTAGAGCACCGAAAAATACCGCTCTTCAATTTTCTCTGACATATTTAACAGGTTATAGTGAAGCCTAGTATCACGCTTCGTTCGGGACGAAGAGACCATGGGTGCGAATCCCATTAACCTGACCAGCATAGGCAGCGAGGAACAGAGTTACTTCGACTGATTATCGACCGGATGGGTTCGACTCCCAAAGGTGAAAGCCTTTAGTGTAACGGCAGCACGGTAATTACTCTCTCCGATTTTCTCCTTTTGCATTTGCGCTTGTAGCTCAATAGTAGAGCAGGGAACTCATAATTCCTTGGTAGTTGGGGCAGAACCAACCGGGCGTACCATATGTCATATGACTTAGCTTCAAATCACATACCACGTATTCAAACTCTCAGGGAAGAGGGTATGACGTGGAAGGAAGTTGTGGAATGGTTCCACAACTCAGGTATCGACTTCACTGTTTTGGCTGCTCAGGCTGCTTGGTTCAAGCACCAGAGGAGACTGAGGAGGCTAGCAGAGAATGAGATAGCACGTTGTAACAGGGCTGAGTGCAATGCCTTGTCAGATACAGACCGTGAGAATCTTTTGCGACAGGCTATGGCTATGATCTACGGTCAAAAACAACCAGTTATTTGGCGTGAGTATTACGCCTGACACACTATGAGATCAATTCATGAGCTAGTAAGTTACTCTCGAAAAGGTGCTACCCTTACAAAAGAGGAGCGTAGAAGGCTTGTAACACCGGACAAGTCTAGGGATTCTTACGGTCGCCCCAGAGCAAACTGCAAGCAGCTATCACCATCCGGTGCGAGCAGTTATGCAAAAAAGAAAAAGTAATGCCTCTTAAACATAGAAGCGATGTTCTGCCCTCGTAGCGCAGATAGAACGGTGCGAATCCGTTAAGAGGCTCCATTCTATGCACATGTCAAACTCCCCCCAAGCCAAGGTAGAGCTTGAGAAGGCCAAGACGGCTGTTCTTCAGGCTGCCACTGCTATCACCAAAGAAGCCCCAGATGATGAGGTATTCCAAATTCTTTGGAGACTCTGTTTTATCAATCTTCGCAGTTTGGAGAGTTACCGCTTGGTGGAATAACAAAATGTTTGACAGGTTGAAGCCATGCTGTCATAGTTTTCTGATATGAAAAAACCAGCATCACGCTATATCAATCAGATCATCTCTCTTCGTGAACAAAAGGTTTCTTGGGCTGACATTGCTAAGAAGCTAAGAATGAGCACTCATGTGACCTATAAGGTTCCATCAGGTGTGCAGAAGACACTGGGGCGCACGGTGGCCATCAAGATCCTGCCGCCGGATATGACCCAACTACCTGTTCGATCTACTTCCCGTCTGAAGACCAAATGAAGGCTGATTACAAGCCATCCCCTTCAGCAGATGAATTTCCACGTCTCAAGATCATATGGCCACTGTAAAGAAAGGACTGTTGACCAAACCCCCTCAATGGTGGAAACATCTTCGTGACTTCAAAAAGGTGTTTTGGAGCAAAGAGCGTATTGCCACCAAGAAAGACATCAAGAAGCAGGAAGATGAGCACTCTAAGCGCACATGACCTTGTAACCGTCCAGCCTATGGACGGTCCTACGGACCTAACCTTCAAGTTCAAGTTCCTCTCAAAGGAGGAATCAGATGAGCTTGACATGGCTAACCCTTACTCAATCTGTGACGGCAAGTGGGGAGGCATGGGTGGTGAGAGGCAATGGCATGTTTTCAGCCCTAGCAAAGACGTGTATGAGTGGGATTCCAAATTCGACACGGACAACCTCCCAGATGGCTACATTGGCAGAACTTCTTATTTTTGGAAAAGAGTGTGGGACCATGGGCAGCAGTGCTGGAGGGCTATAACACCAGAAGAACTTGAGGTGCTTCCTAAAATGGAGGACAAACTGCACATGCCAGTTGTGTTTGACAAGTTCTCCTTCCCTTTCATTAAAGACATCACATGACAGGTGACACGTATAAGATAAAGATAGGTGGGGTCATCGCAGACCCCTACCGGATAAATCATCAACACCTAGTGGCGGAACAACCAGACGCAGGACACTTAAAACGTCCCGGAGGTAAAATCTTCGTCTCAGTGGAAATCTGAGCTAGGTGACCATTTGAGCCATGCTATCGGTTTGACAGAAGCCTTAACTCACTTAGCTTTCAACCATGAAAGTGAAATTTCACACAACAGAGGCTCAGACCAAGCTGTTTGAGGGCCAGTGCGATTTGATGGAAAGTCTCTATGCGACTGGGCTGATGCAGCACTTCAACATTGAACTGACTGATGAGAATTTCACTATGGTCAAAGGGTGGCTGAAGTGTGCCCGTGACAGCGGGGTGGCAAACTTTGTCTTCTCCGGCATGAAGGCTGAGATCAACACCGACTGGGTTGATGCCGACTCTCCAGAAGGGAAGGAGAAGCTTGCCAAGTTCTTCAGGTACAGTGGGGATACTGGAACTGAGAAAACAGAATCACGAAAAGAACTAGACCTGTTAAAAACACTCCGGGTCGGTGGTGAAAAGAGGGTAAAGTATATCGGTGACCTCAAGATACCCCAGAATTGAATTGACAAAAGCCTCAATTTCAATATATTGGTAGGTATGACCGAACCTTTTTCAAATATGGGCCTTGTTTGCCCAAGCTGTGCTAAAAGCAGGCTACAGCCCAAGCCAGAATTTCAAGAAAAACCTCTGGAGTGGTTTGCGGGCAGGAACTGCAAAATTGCCTTCCACAAGGATGACCTTACCGAGCACATGTGGGTGAGCATCGTTGGTCCGAGTATTGAAGAGCTTTGTGGTTCCAAAGAACTTTGTGGTCGTCTTAACAATGACCCTATCTGGTGTACCGACTTGAAGGATGGTGATATTGTCCATCTTGACCGGAGTGAAATTGAGGAAGTTCTACCTATTTGAAATGAAACCATTTACCTTGCTTTTTGAAAATAACATCGAGTCCTACCTCAACCAGTGCCGTGTCAAAAACAGGCTGGTAGAGAGCGAGGAGGGCACCCATGTTCCGCCTACAGCGGAGGAGACAAAGTTCCTGATCAAGTACCTTCGTGACCTTGGCCTGAAGCCTGCCATTGTAGGCTCAGTTGGCATTCTACGTCATATCGGCAGTGCCGATGGGTTCCGTCCTACCGTTGACCTCGACGTGTGGGTGACCAAGGTTCCATCACCTCCGCAGGGCTGGTCTCGTGACCACGAGAGCGTTGGTGTTGAATCATGGATTTCCCCAAGTGGTGGGTATGTTGACTTCATGACTCCGGGACACGAGTTTCCCGGTGGCACACAAAACCCCAAGTCAATCACTTACGACCAAGCTTCAGCAGAGACAGATTACCCGGTTGCCCACTGGCTTGATCTTCTCAAAATGAAGCTCAACTCAATGAGGGCAAAAGACCTGTCAGACAGTATTGCGCTCATCAGGAAGATGAAGGCTGTGCCGAGTGCCAAGGAGCTTGGCAAGCTCACTCAGACTCAGAAGGAGAATCTCGATTTGGTGACCCAGTGGTTTAACATCAGGCCTATTGGCAAGTATGGCGAATGAGATAGCGAGTATCTATTCTCAAAGCCATGACACAATTCAGCTTGATCGAAAAATTTATTGCTGAGTTTGACATCAGCAGGGAAAACTGGAAACCTCTTCTTGAGGCTCTAACAGAAGGTGATGACCTTTTTGGTGACACTGAGTTCGAGCCAAAGCCCGCTGTAGCCACAGTGAGGGCTGACTTCGACATCATGAAGTACCCGATGTTTAAGAAGGACCAGCCTGAGATAGGCAGCTATGCCCAGTCATCACCTGAGAACATGGCCAAACTGCTCATTTTTGTCATTTGCTCACAGCAGACCGAGTGGCCTCGTTTCAATGCCCTGTTCCCTCCTTTCTGGGAAGCTCTTGTTGCTAGTGATGGCTTCCCTAAACAGGGGAAGAGTGAGTTTCCTCCGCTCAATGGTGATCCTGTTGCCCCAAGTGAGTTGAATGCAGGTGTTAGTTGGTGGGCCGGTAGAAGGAAGCAGATTGACATTATCTGGCACAACAGGAACCAGCTTTATTCCGGGCTGATGCGTGCTGTTGACCTCGACTCAAAGAACGGTGACACAGGCTTTCTGGTTTACCGGAAGATGATAATGGTGCCCGGTCTCGGAGTTCCGAAGGCTGGCTTTGCCGTTCAGCTTTTGATAGGCAAGGTTGGGTGCATTGACTCTGTGAACTTGAATGTTCTGGGTGTCAACAAGCCTACGGGCATCATGAACCCGTCTGGAGGTTTCCAGAATGCTTCTCAGGTTAGTGTGCCGACCAGTGGTCAGGGTGTTATCACCTCTCATGAGTATGCCATGCTATCCAAAGTCTTGAAGGACGACAAGAAGGAGTTGCTGAAGTTCCTGTATGGTGAGTTGACCAAAAAGAGCTATGAGGTGCTCCGTGGATATGCAGACTACTTGGCCGATCTTGAAGCCAAAGGTACTACAAGTGAGGTACTCTGGAACATTTGGTGCAGCATCATATATCAGAAGATCAAGCATTTTGGCGGCAAGCCTATTGATGTCCAGCTTCCAAGCCAATCAGGGGTTAGCCGTGTGAGGAGCTACAAAGGCTCATCACCACATCATCTCGCAGCTATAACAAAAAGGTTGCCGAAAGATGACGAAGCTGGTGGTGCTGAAATATCAGCGGACCACTCGCGTCTTATCAAGGGGGAGAGCAGTGACAGGGGCACTTTCACTAGCCTCTTTGAAGTCTGACTTTTTGGCGATCTTTTTCATCATCTGACTTCTGGCTCTTCTTGACAGCCCTGTCTTGCTGACATACCGGTCTATATCATCGTCGGTGTCACATTTTTTGAGAGCTTTCACTACCAACTTAGATATTTGAGAAGTCATGGCTGATAACATACATAAGCTGCTTGTAAAAGCAGTCAAGGCTAATAAGGCCACAATTGGTTTGCCAATCAAGAAGCCTGTAATCAGGAAGAAACTTGCAAAAAAGTGATTGAACCTTTTTGTAATAAGTGCGAAAGGTCTAAATGAATTTCACCATTGTAAGCCCTGACAAGGGTGGCACTGTTGAGGGTGCTATAAACTCCAACATACTCAGCTATCTTCCAAAAGGTGACGATGTTGTCATTGTGCCAATATCAAGGTTTGGGCATTTTCAATTCAATGAGGAGTTGTACAAGATACGAAAGCCCATTGTGATTGTTGACTTCGTTGAGTACGGTGCCAATGAGTGGGATCGTAAGGACACTCACATATGGGGCACGAATACCCTTGATAACTTCGGCACCTTTAAGGACTGGGGTATCAAAATTGACGAGTGGCGCAAGTTTGACAAGTGGGTGGCTGACTGCCCACCTGCTTTGGTCTTCAAAAGAGAACTTTTAGCCAAGGATGTATCTCCAACTTTGCAACCTATCGACTATGGTTGTTACATAGGACCCATACCAGCAGACAGCAGAGAGGCTTTTAATGGGAGACCTCTTGAGGTATTTTATAGCTGGGGTCATAGTCACGAGGGTCGCAGACGTGTTCATGGTGAGATATTCAAGCAGTCATCACACCTTGGGTATGATCTGATTTCAGCATGGGACCAGTTTGACCCTCATTTCAAGCACACAGACCCTAACAGTAAAAGTCATGTGTGGGCTGCCATATACTCACCTTTCTTCACCCGCATTGACATTAAGAAAGTGCTGCTCTGTCAGGGCAGAAGTAAACTTTCCTTGTCTCTGCCCGGTGCGGGTATCAAGTGTTTCAGGCACGCTGAGGCCCCTGTAAACGCTGTGATGGTGAAACAATCAGATGCTCTGGCATGGTCATTCCCTTGGATTCATGGTGTTAATAGCATCGTGGTTGAGAAGGACCAGACAGACTTTGACATAATCCGTGGCTTGAAAGGTGACGAGGAGGTTCCTGCTATGAATGAGGCTTTGAAGAGGGATGATCTGTATGACATCTACATCAGAGGTCTTGAGACTATTGACAGGTATCGTGGAGCACGGTATGCCAGAGAGTATCTTATTCCAAAAATTGAGGAGGCTATTTCATGAGTGTGTCTGTTGTCACTATTACAAACAGAAGACCAAGGGAACCTTATTACTGCTTTGACCAGTTCTTTGCCAGCCTGAAGAGGTTTGGGCATGAGGCAACCATACTTGGTTGGCAGCAAAGGTGGGGCGGGCTTATGACAAAGCCACAGCGATTGTTGGAGTGGCTGAAAGATGGCAATGCTCCTGAAAAGTTGATTGTGGCCGATTCATGGGACCTAGTCTTCGCCAAAAGCCCAGACTATATCTATGACACTTTTTTAGCAACTGGTGCAGACCTTGTGCTTAATGCTGAGAAGAACTGTTTCCCTTTGGGCCATCTGGCAGACAAGTTTCCTGAATGTGGCACCGAATTCAGGTACCTTAACTCAGGCTTTATTGTCGGTCATCGTGACGCCTTTGTCACCATGCTTGAGCACATGTATAAAGTGAACGTGCCGGAAGGCTTCAACTGTGATGACCATGTTGACTCAGAGGGCAGGGTTGTCCACCCTAATGACCAAGGGTACATAACGCTGGCCTATCTTGACCAGCCAGTTAAGATGATTCTGGATCATGAGTGTCACATGGCTCAAACCATGTGTGGGTGCAAAATGGACGAGTTTGATTTCACATCAGGAGAATATGTCCAGAACAAGGTTACAGGCTCATTCCCAGCAGCTTTCCACTTTAATGGTGGCAGCAAAACTGACGGGCTTCTTTCCACTGTGTTGAGTACACTGGGTCTATGATAAGCATTGTCATCAATACTGACACACGCCCCGGAGTGGAATCTGAGGTGACTAGGTTCACTGGGATGAACGATGGGTGTAGGAACTTTGATTTCCTCATTGAAGGTGTTGTAAACAAACAGAAGTTCTTTGCAGGTTTCGAGACCGAGACCATCCTCCATGTCGATGTGCATCAGGAGATTCCACCAAGCATCAGGACTGAGCTTGATCGTCTTGTTGACTGTCTTGTCATAAGGAAACACAGCCGCCACTTCATGGGTGCTGACCCTTTCACCATGTTCAACGACATCAACTACTTGAACGCTCTCTCCCTTGCCAGAGGTGAATACGTGGCTCATTTTGATTCTGATTGTGCCGCCTTTGCTAGGGACAAAGGTGTTGTTGATGGACTGATTGGCTTGCTTGATGGCTACAAGTATGTGTCATACCCGTCCGACTGCTCACCAACTCCAGTTGTTGATACGTCCTTTGATCACTGGTGGGTGAGCACAAGATTCTTTTTGTGCCGAAAAGAAAGTCTTGATATTACTGAGCTTGAAAAGTGCATTCGCAACTCTGACTACATGTGGGACAAGTACGGACACAAGAAGAGGAAGTGTCCTTGGCTTGAACATTGTCTTGGCATCATCTCAGACTCAAGTGTCATATACCCTCCAAGGGACCTGAGCAACCTAGCTATATTTTGCTGGGATAGGTACACCAAAGGTGTTCTGGGCAAGCTTAACACCATGGACTTTGAGTGGGTTTCAGCCTACATCAGCAGTTGTGGTGGAGTACATTATCCTTGTGACGTATCTGCCAAACCACTATGAACTTTTTCTCCCATGATGAGCTTATAGGCAAGGAGAGAAGGACCAACCAAGGGGTTCCAACTTCTGACATAGGCTGGGTTCCGGTGGCTTCTTACCCTGTGTATGGGTACATGAGCAGCGAGCCTCAGAAAGAGTTTTTCTACTGGCTTGGTTACCACACTCGTGGAGATGCTGTTGAGCTTGGAACTTGTCGCGGACTGTCAGCAGTTCTGGCTGGCTTGGGTATGAAGCACAGCCCTTGGCCAGCAAAGCTTAGATGTGTTGACACATTCGAGCCATTCTGTGATAGCAAGACATCCACTTTGCCCGAGTTTTTAGACAACAGGAGCAGGCACGGTTTGGACGAGGTCATAGAGCCTCTTATCGGGTCAAGTGACACCATGGCAGCATCCATCAGCGGACCAATAGAGTGGCTGTATGTTGATGCTGCCCACACCTGTGAGGCGGTTGTTGAGGACTGTCTGCTCTATGTCCCCAAAGTGAAGGCTGGTGGTCTTGTCATCTTCCACGATGTTGACCAGTCAGCGGTAAGGGCCGGGATTGAAGCTGCATCCGCCCAGTTGCCAATCAAGCACGTTTTTACACGTGATGACTTTGAGGTATGGATCAAAGTTTCCTGATGACAAAATCAAGTGTCATCTGATCTTGAGGCAGAGTGTCTTCTTGAACCACTTCCACCTTCCTGTCTTTGATCAAGTCATGCAATACGTCAAGCCCCATGCAGATACGGTGAGAGCAGTTGCCCTTCAAGTCACCTATGTTGCGTTCGCCTTTCTGAACCAGTTCATCAGCCTCACTCCACTTCTCCTCGATGCCGGGATAGCGATGGCGGGCAATGTCAGGCACCAGAAGAGCCATGTACCCTCCCGGTTTGATGATACGAAGCCATTCATCAAAAACACCCTGAATTTGATCCGGGGCGAAGTCTTCGATAACATGGGAGGCAAAGACGAAGTCAAAAGAACTGTCACGAAACGGGTATGGTGCCTTCAGGCAATCCCAGACCATGTCAGCATCAATGTGCGGGTGGGAATCCACCGTCATGACAGTGTCACTGAAGCGGTTTGTGCCACATCCAATGTCAATGCCAAGACCACGGCAGAAGTTAGCTACACTGTCAAACTCAAGAAAAGTGTTGTCCTCCCTGATGTATGGAGACAGGGCACTTTTGACATATGGGAGCGGGCTGGCTTTAAGGACGTGGCTGTGCATTGTTCAAGTTAGAACGTACTCTTTATTTTACAAGCATGAACATCGGAGTTTACACACAATATAATTCAGCCTTCAAGCCCATAGCTGACATCACTGTCCCTGTCTTGTCGGAATACTGCTCGAAACATGGCTATCATCTGTCAGCCATGTCAAACCAGCCAGTAAAACGAAGCATCATATGGGACAGGGTTTTGTGCCTTCTTGAGAACATGGAAAAACATGACTGGGTTGTCCATATGGATACAGATGTTCTTGTTACTGACCTCGAAGTGAAGCTGGAGGACCTGATACATCCCAAATGTCACCTGATGCTGTCAGCAGACCAGAATGGCATCAATGATGGCATCTTGTTCGTTCGCAACTCACCTGAAGCTAGGATGATCCTGTCAACTGTGTGGCAGGATTTTGGCAGAACTGGTGTCCATTGCGCCCAAGACGCCCTGAGAGACTTGATAGCCTCTTCCGAAGTTGTCAGGACGATGGTTTATGTTGCCCCACAAGCCCGATTCAACTCCTACCTGTACACCGAGTATGGGATGGGTGAGGATACCCCCGGACATTGGAGAAAAGGCGACTTCATTCTTCACCTGCCCGGTAGAAGCAATGAGCGTCGTGTTGAGCTACTCAACCAAGTGCTGCTAGAGCTTTCTAACGGCAGCTAAGAAGCAAGGAAGCTTAACTTGGCAGCAATGCCAGCTATCATTGCCTTCTTCAAGGTTGTTATCAGACACATATAGCTGTATCTCATTCCAAGGTATGGTGACATTCTCATAAAGGCCGCTTTCAACCAGTTCCTTATGTATTTGAACTGGTGCTGAGTAGTTGCCATAGTCATGAAAGCAGATGATTCCACCTTTCAACATATAAGGTTCCAAGAAGTCATCTTCTGACTTCATTAGCCCATAGTTGTGGTCATCAGAGTCAGAGAAGACATAGCTGAATCCCTTGAATCCATCCTCAGCCACTATCAAAGGCAGGGCATCAAGCGAGGCTTCACCAACCAGAACCGGTTCAATCAGGTGGTTGATTTCTTTAACCCGCCCTTTCACCAATTCATTGAAGTTTGGGTCGTTGACATAGGACCATGGCATCTGTTTTGCCTCTTTCTGGACTGCTTGAGACCACGCTCTGGCGTTCGAGAGATCATAGCAGGGGTCAATCAGGTAGTATTTTCCATTCCTCGTCATCCCAGAAACGGCAGCAATGGTGTCCTTGCCAGCGTGTGAACCCATTGAGCAGAAAACCCCATCATCGAGTGCCTGAGCCGTTATATTGTGGATTGCAATCATCTCACAAACAGACATTGCTCCGGGTGTCTTTTTGAACAAGTTTATGGCCTCTTCAGATGGTATCAACATTTGGTACTCTCAACTTTTAACCGGCACAGTCAATCATTATCAATTTGACAGGAGTTCTACTCTTGATATACTGTCTGCCTATGAGTTGGTACGACAGCAAAATTCACGAACGTGCCCCAAAAGGCGGCGAAATTGACCCGCTCAACGGCAAGTTTTACAAGGGTGGTGAGCGCGAGGCATTTTATGTCCCTCGCCCTGTCATGCCTCAAGTCGATGAGAAGTTCTACCCGGAGCTTTTCAAGTTTGCTTCTGATCGAGGCATCTGCATTCGCAGTGCCACCATTGACCCCGCTGAAAAGCTTCGCCCTCACCAGCATATCGACAAGCTGAAGGCCAAGCACATGGGTGACGTTGAACCGGCAGTTCTTGCCAAGCCGATCCTCACCTCACGTGACGACTTCATTCTGGACGGAAACCACCGCTGGCTCGCCCATGTGATGAACAAGCTCCCGGTGCCTGTCTATGAGCTTGCACTCGAATTTGAAGAAGCCATCCGCTTTCTGTTTGAATTCCCCCACACCTACTCGTGCCGCGTATGACAAGGCGTGGAGAGAGAAGAACCCTGAAAAGGGTGCCGAGTATAGCAAGAGGCATAACTCTAGCCCTGATCGAAAGTCATATCTCAAAGAGTGGAGAGAGAAGAACAGGCAAAAGTGTGTTAGCTATACGCTGAAGTGGCGTTCATCAAGCGAGGATAACAAGGAAGTAACACGGAAGCACGCACGCTCATACTACCAAAGAAACAAAGCTAAATGCAACAATGCACGAAGGGCTAATCTACAGTCAAATCTAGCAGCTAAAATAGGTAGTAATTTAAGGAGACGTGTAAATCATGCTCTGCGGTCTCAATCAGCTACAAGGTCAAATCGTGTTTTTGATTTAGTAGGTTGCTCCATTCAAGACCTTATAGACCATATCAAAAGCTTGTTTACAGAAGGCATGTCTTTGGAGAAATTTATGCAGGGTGAGATACACCTTGATCACGTGATTCCTTGCTGTGCTTTTGACCTGTCTCGTCCAGACCTTCAGATCAAATGCTTTAACTGGCGTAACCTTCAACCTATGTGGGCTAAAGACAATTGTAGAAAGCAGGCGTCCTTTGACCCTGAAAATCCAAAGCAGAAATCAGTTGCGTTTTTGTTGAATCTTGATATATTAAGTGATTTGAAATATGACAAGTTGCATCGACAAAAGAGTAGTTCTAGTCTTGACCAAGAGTTGGCAAGTCCATGACACTACCACACCTGAAGACGCACTGTCTCAGATGGCTACTGATCGCATGGTCGCTCTCGATATTGACGGGGATAGCATGAATCCAGTGCCATGGAACCAGTGGCTGAACCTTCCAGTGCGGGAGGGTGACATTGGTGTCAAGACTGTCAGGGGTGCCATTCGCTGCCCCACTGTCGTGGTATGCACGTCTTTCAACAAGGTGATCCTGAGCACTCCCAAGCTGTCAAAGAAGACCATCTATGAGCGTGACGGCGGCACCTGCCAATACACCGGTCGCAAAGTGGACTTCCACGAGGCCAATCTTGATCATGTGATACCTGCTTCCAGAGGAGGCAAGACATCCTTCGACAACTTGGTTTTGTCGCATGTGAAGGTGAACTCGAAGAAGGACAACCGCACCCCTGAAGAGGCCGGTTTGAAGCTGTTGAAGAAGCCTACGGCACCAAAGCCAAGACCTCGTTCGATCACTGTCAGGAACCCGTACAACATCAAGGACTGGGAAGTATTTCTTGCTCACCAGTCTTGACAAGTGACTGACTTTCGATATAGTGTCTGCCTGACCAAATCGGTCTCTACTCGAAATCTCGCCAACAACAAAGGAGGACAACGCCATGAAGTGCTAACACAAAACGCCAATGTGATTCGGTTATGGCCGGGAGAAAACACTCCCGGCCATTTTCTTTTTGACAGAAAGGTCCAGAGGCGTATCTTCAGGTGTCAATAATGGGGACGTACTGGTTTCGACTTTGTGTGTTCTTTGTTTGAGGCAAGCCGGAGTTGGGAAAACTCCTCCGTTATCAAGTCCACCCAAAACATAAACGCTAACGATAACATCGAAGCTCTCATTGCTGAGGCTGAGTCCATCAAGGACAACGCTGACGCAACGCTCGCAAAGTTCGCTACTGCTGATGAAGCAGTATTGGTCTAACCGAGGAGGGGTAGTAGTGGCTGTCCTGTCCTGACGCTGCCCCTTTGATCTCAATACAGAATCCCAATTGCTGGTAGAGGGATGCAGGCAAGCAACCAGAAACCAATTCCTGTGAGGTAATCAGGATAGCCGGTTCGAGGCGAAATAGTGAACAAGCTTGTAATTCCTCAAACCGGGAAAGCGCAAAACACAGCGGTTCAACTCCGCTCGTCTCCACCATAAATAAAACTTGAGTTTCTGCTTTACTTTTGGCTTCATCTTGATATAGTTGGAGCCATGAAACTCTTCTTTGCAAAGCTCACAACATGGTCGGGTCTGCCCTACGGGCTGTATCTGTATGGTGTTGAAAAGACAAGCCTTCTCGGGGTTCTCTTTTACACAGCGGTGTTTGCCGTCGCAGGTCTCATCTGGCAGCACAGGCTCGGTGTGAAGTTCATCGGCATGTGGCACTCACTTGTCAAAAAGTTCTGCTACAGCGGGCTTATCGCTCCCCTCCTTGGTCCAAGCATCGGTATGAGCTTTGGGGTTGGAGTTTTCATTCTGTTTGCTCCTTTCATCATCGGCTCATTCATCAGGCAGTTTGCCTTTGGTGAGAACATGGTTGTTATGAGCAAGGCGGCTATGTTCCGTCAAGCCCGTATTCGTGAGAGAGTTGCTCAGGAGTACGGCTATCAGGTTGACCGGAGAGACATATTTGACTCTGAGGGGAGAATTATCAATGGAAGCAGGGGTTGGGGACGTAGTGTCTCCAAGACAGATGAGTTTGGTGTCGAGGAGTATGGATCAAGCTACACCAACACTTCGGCTTCCTCCCCGCTTTCAACCCTTCCGCGTTACGCTCCAGCACCTCAAGATGACCACCCTACAGGTGGTAGCTCGAAGTTCTCAAGTTCAGCCCCAAACATTGCCACACTTCCTGTTTACCCCGGCAATGTCCGTGACCCGGCTGGTCGCCTTGTTCAGCAAACCTACGGCCAAGATGCCGTTGGCAACACCACGGTGAGGAATGCAGCAGGCAACATCATTGCTGTTCAGGAAGCCCAAACTTCAGCGGGAACTTCAGCAGTGCGTGACGGTGGCAACAGGCTTCTCGGTGTGATTGAGAGCCGCCCTGATGGAAGTGGCGTTGTCCGTGATGCAGCAGGTCACTATCAAACCTTCATCGAGAAGCCTCAAGACTTGGGTGACAGAACCATCACCACCTACAGGAACGCCAATGGCCTTCTGCTTGGTTCCAAGGAGGTCACCCGCTCCGGTCAGGTGTCATACCGCAGGGCTTCAGGTGTGCTTTGCGGACCAGATTTCAAATAAATGTACGAAGGTAACTACAGTGCCGCAGAGGATATAACGTGAAGACCACACACGAAAACTTTATTATGGAGGGAGACTGATGAAAAATGAGTGGGGAGAGAAATTACCTTGCCGAAGCTATAGGTGGCTTTATCGACAGGCTAAAAGCTGAGAATGCTAGCCATAGAAAAGCCTTGGAGTTTATCACATCAAAATCAACCTGTGAGTGCTGGGATCATGGTGTTTGGTGTGGTTGTTCAGCCCATAACAGTGAAGACCCAGAAGAGTGGTGCTTAACTTGCACTGCATATGAAGCACTTCAAACTACCAAAGATGCTAAGTAAACTCACAGAATTTCTATTTCCCAGATGGGAGGTGGTAGGCACCAAAAAAATCCGGTTGCTCGACCGTCAGCCAAGTGGGATGATCTCACGTGGCAAGGCTGGTGCTATAACCCTTGTACGGACCAAGAGTGGGAAAGAGAAGGCCTATGTCACCATCGGTGGCAAGGTCACACGAGTGAAACCAGAAGACTCTACAACATTAAAACTCAACCAAGGGTGCAGAGAAGCTGCTTACCTAAAATTTCCAAATGATTCCAACTAATATACCGGAAATGGCTACCATGCTTTACATGATGGAAGTCAACGAATGGGGTGCTGAAAACCTCAACGACAAACTTGCAAATGACCTTGCTGAAGCGTCTTTTGACGCTGCTGAAGTCTTCTTTGAAGTCAAAGGCACAAGGGCTGCTGACAGGCTTCAAGCTGTCAAAGACAAGGTGCCTGTAAAGAGGCTAAGAAGGGTGAACAAGGTCGAGGAGAAGACTATGCTCTCGGAAAGTCGGTTAAGCTGCAAACTACCGAAGATGGTGTTGACAAGTGACTGACTCTTGATATATTGGTGTTATGCTTGATGCAAATAACACTTTCTTCACTGCGGATAACCACTTCGGTCACGATGGTCTTTACCACCCTACTAAAGGGATGAGGAAGACCTTCAGGAACTCCAGAGATGGTGACGCTCACATGATTGAGCAGTGGAACTCAGTGGTGCCTCCCGGAGGCTTTGTTTGCCACATCGGTGACTTCACTTTCGGTCGTGCTGGCAAGGTCGATCTCGACTTCTGGAAGGAAATCTCTTCCCAGTTGAATGGGAACATCATCTTCATCATGGGCAACCACGACGACGGTTTGAAGATTCGTGATATTCTCACTCTTCCCAAGTTTGTCTGGGCTGGTGTTCGTCGTCGTGTTACGGTGATTGATCCTGAAGGCAATGTTCAGCGCAAGAATCAGTCTTCCTATCAGGAGATTGTTCTTGACCACTTCCCTCTGGAGGTGTGGGAGAAGAAGTCCTATGGGTCTTGGCACCTCCACGGTCACATGCACGGCACCCCTTTGAACTCTGTCGGTCTCAGGATGGACGTGGGTGTGGACACTCACAACTTCAAGCCCTACACCTATGCTGAAGTGAAAGCCAAGATGGCTTCACTGAAGGCTCGCCAACGCAAGGAAATCAGGTCATGAAGGCAAGATCACCAGCAACAAAGGCCAAGCGTAAAGCTCAAAGGCTTGCCAAGTCCCAGAGAGATTCAGGACGTTGGCAAGCTACCCACTACTCAAGGCACCCAGTTAAAGGGCCTCCAGAACTGACACGGGCAAAGTTCCCGGACAAGTACGACAAAAAATAAATTCATTTTTTTGTGCATTTTGATTGACAAGTGACTGACTCTCGATATAGTGGGCAACATGTCCAACAGCACCATGAAACTTGTCCATCAAAGCACGTTTAGCCGCACATGGGAACGGTCTGACGGCATTCTTAAAATCGAAGTATTCACTTTCGGCTCCGGTAAAAGGTTCAATGGAACTCCGGCAACTGGACACTGGAAAACCAGAGGATACAAAAACCCCATGACCGGAAGCATGAAACCAACTCTCGCAGAACTCCGTGGAATAAACCTTACTGAAAAATAAATTCATTTTTTTGTGCGTTTTGATTGACAAGTGACTGACTCTCGATATAGTAAGCAACATGTCCAACAGCACCACCAACACCACCACTACCACCCCTACCTGCATCATCATGATTGGCATGGGCGGAGCAGGCAAGAGCACTGTGGCCAAGACCAAGTTTGTCAACGCTGACATCCTTGACATGGACGAGATGAAAAAGACCATCCCCGGCTATGACCCAAAGGCTCCCCAGTTGGTGCATGAAGCCTCCAGCCAGTTGTTTGAGCGTGCCCGCTTTGCTCACCTCGCTACCGGTGTGACACACGTCCTCGACACCACGGGCAAGAACATCGAAAAGATCGCCCGCTGGATCGCTGACGCCAAGTCCGCTGGCTTCAACACTCACATCTGCTATGTCCGTGTTTCAGTGGCAACCGCCCTTACACGCAACGCCAAGCGTGATCGCACCGTGCCTGCTGAAGTGATCCTCGAAGCTGCTGGCATGGTCGAGGAAGCCTACAACATCCTTTCCAGTTACACCGACTCACACGAAGTCATCAACAACGACTGATATGATCAAAGGATTCACACGAAAGATAACTGTCCATGACTTTCACTGGAGAGACACCGATAAGCCATCAACTGTCAAGGCAGTTGAGGTACTCAACACTCTTACTCAAGAGCAGCTTGAGGCTGTTGAGCTTTATGCTACGAGCAAAAGGGACGAAGGCTATGATCAAGGAGCCGGTGAGGTACTAGAAGAAGATTGATATGGCTAAGAAACCAACATTGGCACCATGGGTTGCCCACAAAGGAACCTTTTACAGGATCGTCCCAGAAGACTGTAGAACTGAAGGGGGAGACATTATTGAGTTTATTGGTTGTTGTGATCAGGCTGAGCAAAAAGGTCTTTCTGAGACGGAGCAGCAGCAGGCTGAAGATAGGGACTATGCCAACGCTGAGCACGTAGTTGCTTGTGTTAATGGCTGTCACAACCTCAACCCTTCGGCTGTGCCTGATATGCTGAGGTGCCTTCGTCAGAGCCTCTTGCAACTGTCGTCTTTGAGAAGTTCTTTTGCTGAAGGGACAGTAGGCTATGTCGAGGCAGGAGCCACCATTGAAGAGATCAAGAAAACAATCGAGAAAGCAAAACAGTTTTGATATGCCAAACGTACTCAAAGGACCTTCCACTTGCACCATACCAATCGACAAAAGTCCCTTCCCTGTAGTGAGGCGTGATGCCCTGTCTGAACGACAACTCATGTTTCTGGATGCCCACATTAAGGACCTCGAAGAGGCCTATGACAGGCAGCCGTTCGCTTATCCTCGTGAGAAGATTCCAAACATCGCCTACAAGATGACAGCGGCCTTGTGTCGCAAGAGTGGCAGTGTCGGACCTCTAGTCAAGAAAACGCTTCAACGCTTTAACGCCCCAACAACCTACGAAGGAGCCGCACAATGGATGCAAGAACGATAACACTTACAGAGAGGCAGATTAGTACTGTTCTCACTGCACTCAATGAGTGGGAGACAACCAACATCAATAGCAAGGTAGTAGCATCAGGCCTTATGAGAAAAGGCTACGAAATTAGACTGGCAGACATTGCCGACGCACGCAAAGCACTCAAGACACATGAAACGTAAAATTATAGCATATCTAGCTGCCTCATCTGAGGTGGCTGAAAGTGCCCTAAAAGGTAAATGTCTCAGGGTTGTAGCCGTTTATGGCGATGGCTTGTGTGTGAGAACACAGCTTAACAGCCCCATCAGGACCTTAGTGATCATAGACGACGAGACTGTGAAAGTTACATTAGCTGAATCCCAAACGACAACAACCATCACTCTAATATGAGCAACCCAGTTACACCATCCAGCTACATTGCCCGCAAGGAAGACTTTCAAAAGTGTCTTGTCGATTGCTCAGCCCTCCCCGTTGTGGCTGTTTATCCAGATGGTAGGACAGTCAAGACACATTTCACCAGCTATATCAGGTCTGTCCAAAAAGCAGGTTGCTGCTTTGACGTGCTGATTGATGGCAGCAAACACTATGTGGAAGTGAACTTAATCTAACCAACAACATCAATAATCATGCAAGCCATTACAACATCAGTCATCAAACGGGGCGGCAAAAAGTACATTGTCGCCAAAACAGCCAGTGGTAAGACATCAACCCTTCAAGTTGATACGTCCACTCCTCCAGAGAGTGACCACCGCACGGTTGCTCAGAAGCTCGGCGTCAGGCTTGGCTTTGAAGGTGAGCTTATCGGGGGTGAAACCCACAACGGTTTTGCTTATGTTCCTTTCTCTGGCAAGGTTTCATTCGCTGACTTGGAAAAAGCAGTGACATGTTTGATCCGGGCTGCCGCCGCTTTTCCAAAAGGTGAGAAGGACCCTATCCGTCTGGCTTCCGGCATCATCGACCTTATGAAGAAAGGGGTGGTGCAATGAGCTTTGAAGACCGCATAAAAGCTGTTGCCAAAAAGATCAAGGACCCATGGAGTCTATGTGAGTTTATGGCTCCCTTTGGAGGTCGTGCTTCAGAGAGGGAGTACATGATCTGCGAGACTGTCCATGCTTGTGTCATTAACCTGACTAACCATGGTGAGGCCTTCTCCTTTGACAAGTGTGATCGTGGTTTTCATGGCAACGGTCTTGTTGATAATGGCACAGCTTATGACTTCCTGTTCAAAGAGGGGTTCTTTGAACACGGCACCTTCAAGGGTAAGCCAACTATCATACCAACTGAGAAGCTAATCTCAAAGCTCGAAGGGTTTTTGAAATGACTATCAACGACTTTCTAATACCCTCTTGTGAGCACATCTTTAACACAGCCCATGCGAAGAGGTGTTGAGTCAAATATCTTGAATTGATTTGACACGTGTCCGACATCAGTTAAAGTGTCACTCGCCCATTCACTACGGTTGGGCAATCAAACAATAGCAGCAATCCTCTATTACAATGAGCAAGTACGCAACAGGCAGAAAAGTGGCTTCAGGTTCAACCCTCGAAGCACAGAAGACAGTAAACCGTGCAGGTGGCGAGGCCTTCAAGTCCTCTCCTGAACTGGAACTGGTACAGCTACTGGCAGCTTCAAAGCTCCAGAATCAGGCTTACCGGAGTGGTGACGAAGCAGCTAAGAGACTGCTTGAATTGGTGAACAAGGTGAAGCCTGAGTTTGCAGCCAAGGCGGCAATTTACACCCGTATGAAGTTTGACATGCGTTCCACGAGTCATCTCGTGGCAGCAGAAGTGTCACAGCTTTGTCAGGGTAAGCCATGGGCAAAGAGCTTCTTCAGCAAGGTGGCATACCGCCCTGATGACGTGACGGAGATCACCTCCTGTGTTCTTGGTCGTTTCGGTAAGAAGCGCATCACAAACGCAATGCGCAAGGGTCTCGGTGAACGTCTGGCCCGCTTCGACAACTACCAGATCAGCAAGTACAAGGGTAACGGTGACTTCAAGCTGATTGATGCAGTGAACCTGCTTCACCCACCAGCTAGTGCTCCATTGTCAGCCCTTGTGAAGGGTACGCTTGCTCCTGCTGAAACGTGGGAAGTCAAGAGGACCCAGACCGGTCAGGCTGCCAAGGCTGAAAACTTGTCCGAAGAAGACAAGGTGGAAGCTCTTGCCAACAACTGGCGCGAACTTCTCAAGGAGAAGAAGCTTGGTTACTTTGCGGCTGTTCGCAACGTGCGTAACATCCTCAAGGAAGCTCCTGACATGGCTGATACCCTTGCTGAGTTCCTAACCAACGAGAAGGCTATTGCCAACTCGAAGCTGTTCCCATATCACTTCCTGCTCGCCGCAAAGGCCGTGGATGCCACGGACAAGAACGGCAGGACGATTGTGACGGCTTTGAACAAGGCCATGGAAATCTCTTGCAAGAACATCCCTGAACTCGAAGGCGAAACCCTCGTTGTTGTGGACCACTCTGGTTCAATGACAACCGGCGTAGCCTTTGCCAAGGGCAAGGACGGAAGCAAGGGTGAGCAGCAGGTGTCTCTTTCTGCTTTGGAGGCTGCGGACGTGTTCGCTGCCATCATGGTGAAGGCTTTCAACTGTGACGTGGTTCGCTTCGGTAGTGCCGCTGAGTATGTTTCTCTCAACCCAGATGACTCAATCTTCACGATTGCCCGTCTGTTGAAGAGCGACATGGGTGGCACCAACTTCAACACGATCTTCCCGATCTTGAAGAAGGCCTACAGCAGAATCATCATCCTGTCTGATAACATGCACTGGGAAGGCTACACCGCCCCAGTTCATGCAGTAAGGGAGTACCAGAGCAGGTTCAAGTGTGGCACCTTGGTGTACCTCTGGAACCTCGCTGGGTATGAAGCCCACCCTCTTCCAGAGGCTTGGTTCAAGCCACTTGCTGGTTTCTCTCCTAACATCTTCAGCATCCTGAAGAACTCAGAGGTGGACAGCAAGGCTCTTCTCAAGGAGATCGAGGCAGTCGAACTCTAACATCAACCTTAACCGATGGGGTGGCAGAAATGCCACCCCATTTTTTATGGAAGACAACCCATTACTTCTCAGCATTTTTCAAAGGGCAGCTTCTGATAGAAGAGTGTGGTCGATAAGCTGTGCTGCTTTGAAGGACTACGAGCCTAAACTGTTTGAACAAAGTATTGAGTTTTTCCTTTGTTCCATGATTGGGAAGATGCCATCCCCAGTGCAAAGGCTTCAAAAATGGTGTGAGTTGAACGGTTATACCTTGACTGATGACTTTCCTGTTCTAACTATAACACCACATGAGTAATTCCTCTTTTGGTTTTGTTATACGTCCTTTCCGGGGCTTAAAAGGCAGGCTTCTCTTTGCTGAGCTTTCCCCAGATGGTAAGGTAATCGGCACAGGTTTCACTGAAATTGAGGCTGCTGATGGCAGCCCACTCCTTAACCTCGAAAAGGACCAAGTAGTCTTGGTAAGTTACCAGCTAGACAAGGATCAGGTTAAGTATGCTGTTGTTAATAGCTGGTTTGTTACAAGCTCCTTTATCGTCGCTACAACGCATTGGATGAGATTCATGCGGAAGTGGAGTGCAGGGCAAGAACCATGCGAAGGACAAGCTCAAGAAATCGAACAATCACATCCATGAAAACGATTCTTCTGATATTTTATGTGCTGGCTTTAGATGCGATTGTCATATGGATGAATCTAAATGCGCTTGGAATAGCTCCGCCATGACCCTCACCTCTAACATGCACCTGAATCGTGGTGACACGACTATCGGAGTCAAGATCACCGGAACCTACCAGCCACGCGACTCTGCTGGCCCGCATAGAGTCATCAACATTGAGGCTTGTGACGATCATGGCACATCTTACCAAGCTCATTGAAGAGCACTTACCGCAGGGGTGAGATTGTTCCCTTGCTCAACTTTCTCTTTACTACAGTGGCAAAAGAAAACCTCCGCCCCTTTGAAGAGGCGGAGGTTAACAGGAACACACAACAAATGGGAGGTATTACGACCAGCCTACCACAGACCAGTTGAGATTAGTCGGTGATGATGGCGGCGGCGGTGGTGGTGGTGGCATTGTGGGCGGCGGTTGGTAAGGCGGCACGCTAAACTGCAATGAAGCAGGGCTTGAGCTTCCACCTGAGTTTACAGCAAATACCTCGACGGAGACATAGCTGGTTTCAGAGATTGTGAATTGATATGACGGACCACCTGTTGTCGAGTCATTACCGTTGATTCGCACAAGGTAGTAATCGACAGGTTCAGGGGGAGCGTCCCAAGTGAGTTGGATAGTTGCGTTCATACACAGATACATACATGCAAACAGATTTTGAGAGACTGCAATTGGTTAAAGCTGGGGAACTTACAGGCCGTGGGTCGGGCAAGACATTCGCCGCCTGCCATGACGTAGCAGGAACCATTTTTTCAGGTGACCGGAGCACCATTCTTCTTGAAGTGGTGAAGCATGACGACATCAGGTGGATCATTCCAATGCTCAGTAACATCCTTCTGGAATATGGCATCTCTTTGAGCCACGAGGCCCATGACAGGCTCTATGCCGGTGGCAAGAGACTCAGATTTGTTAAAGCTGGTGAGCCTCTGGATGGCTATGACGCCAACTTTGTCTCCTTTGTTGATTATAACGAAAATGAAAACTGATACTCATAGCTTTATACTTTGGAGTGGTGGCAAGGACTCCACCTATCTTGTTTGGGATCGCCTGAAAAGAGGTGGTAGTGTTACAGCAGCTTATGTCGAGGTGTCTAATAACGAAACAAAGACCTTGGCTGAGATAGGTGCCATAAACAAGATGGCCGATTTCTTCAGGAGAACCTTTCCGGGTAAGTTCACTTTTGAGAAGATCGCCAAGGTTTGTTTGGAAAGTGGTGGTGGTGAATTGATACTGAAGCAGCCTATCTTGTGGCTGCTTCCAGCAGCTTATGCCATTTCAGCCGAAAAATTTAACGAGGTGTCTATTGGTTATGTCATGAATGATGATGCAATATCATACCTTGATGATTTTAAGAGGATATGGAAGAGTTTGTCCCGTCTTTCAGCTAATGGCTTTCCACCTCTCACTTTTCCTCTGTATCGTCAAGGTTCTGAGATAAAACTTGATCTTCCAGATGAGATTAGGGAACTCTGTGTGTACTGTGAGGTGCCTACACCCAAGGCTGATGGTGATGGTTTTCAGCCTTGTGGTTATTGTGATAAATGCAAGAAAGTAGGGGCTGTAAAGTCCTCTGAGGGTAGCGTGGTGCTGCATTCAGAAGAAATTTCTTTCGATATTTGATATAGTGGTTGACAGAAGTCGCTAGATCGTTATATTCTAAGCCATGAAAGCACATAACCATTCACACCGTCGTGAGCCTTCCATCTGCAAGCTGTTTGCTGCTGCTGGGGCTGTTATTCTTGTGGCAGCCGCCATCTCGGTTATCTCTATCGGTGGCGTTGGTGGTGCTATCCTCGTCTGCGTGAAATTGTCCGAACTACTCTAAAACATGACATTCAAAAAACCTACAGGTGCTCTTGAAAACTACAGGTGCCTGATACCCCAAAGTCCCGGTGACAAAGCTCCTCTCACCGAAGAGGAAACGAAGATGTACCTTCAAATGTTCATGGCTGATGACACCAAGGTGTCCTCTGTCTGGGCTGAGGCTACCTCTGAAAGTGGCAAGCTGTTCCTAGCCAAGATACTCGAAAACAGACTTGCCAGCGTTGGCATGGCTGACTTTGTTGACCCAAAGCTGAAGTTTCTATGCACCTACCTGTCCACCTCTCCGGGTCAGATTGTGATGTGGGCTTTCACCCTCGCGCTCATGGCTGTCGAGGCTAAAGGCAAGGTGGGCCTTAAAGAATTCAGCGAGATCGACTATTTTGGGTTTGGCGTCCCCACTGAGGAGTTTTCCCTCTCACAATGGGACAAACAGAAGAGATCAAGTGAGGGGCACTCGTCAGACAACTGGCTTGACAGCCCAAGCCTCTGGCCGTGTGCTGTGTCCGAGCAGGGTCAGGGAGAAACAAAACAGGACGAAGAGAAACAATCATGAGCACCGAAACTGCTGTAGAAGTATTCAAGTGTGATCAGTGTGAAAAGTCATTCAAGACCCAAGCTGGCCTTTCCATCCATAAACTTCGTGCCCACGAAGGTCGCCATTGGAGCCGCAATTCATCCTCAAAGCCCACAGGCACCAAGCCAAAGGTCAAGAGGGTGGTGAGTGCTCCGGTCGCCCCTGTGGCAGAAGCACAAACGTCCCTGCCCACTAACGTGGTTGAGTTTTGCCCTCGGTGTGGTTGTCACATCGGTGAGGTCGAAAGAACTCTCCGAGCAGTGGCCGAGATCGACAAGGAAAACCCTCAAGTTTATCGCGTTGACGTAGGGTCGTGAGTCTCAGCGTTCTTTGCCAGAAGTGTGGTAACACCCTTAACGCTCCGGGAGGCCTTGTTTTTGGGCCTCCCGTAGATGACTACAAGGTGGAAAAGTTCCATCTGTGTGAGGACTGCTATGAACTGCTGAGTGAATGGCTTTACGCAGAAAAGAGTAGGTTCCCTCAACCTAAAGCTGAAGTTAGCGAAGCTGATATAAGCCTAGAGGAAGAGAGAAGGCTTTACGAGTTGGAGTCCAAGTTGAAGTGTCCTAAGTGTGGGTCACCCATGCGTTTGAGGCAGAACAAGACAAACAAAACCTACTTCTTTGGATGCTCGAAGTTCCCTTCATGCAAGGGGACGCGCCAGCCTGATGGTAGTTTGACGCTCAAAAAACCTGAAACTACCAAGTTCCATTCCTACAGTGGTCTCGATGATGACGATGATGGGTTTGAGCCTCCAGACGATGATGATATACCATTCTAGTTAGTGTAGAAAATAAATAACAGTCATTGTGTCAAATTGATTTGACACTCAATCTTGTCACACATTTAGTTCTCCCTGCCATGTCAAGAAACCATTACTATAACCCTTCCTCCCTGTGGGACGACACGGAGACCCTTATCTCAAGAAGAGACGAAGATGAGGAAGATGAGTTTGAAGAACAGCCAAGGTCCAAACGCAGCATTTATGCTAGCAGAGATGAAGATGGCGAAGATGAAGATGAGGAGGAAGATGATGATCCTGAACCCTCTGAGGATGACTTGAAGGAGACTGAGGCTGAAGTGAGCAAACTTGGGCCACTCAACCACGTTGCCGGTGAGGACGAGCCTATTTCTGCCCCTGTCATACCTGTCCCAACAATCCAAAAAGTTGATTTCAGTTCAAATGGGAATGGCTCTAAGCCAAGGGTGAAAGCTTATGTTCCACCTGTCTTTCGCCAGCTTAAAGCTAATGGTAGCTGTAACAAGGAAGCTGTTATGGCCGAACTGAAAGCTGCCACAGAAGCTTTAGCTGTTGCTGTTGAAAGACACCGCATTGCCAAGCTAAAAGCCATTCGCCACCTTATACGCTGATGTTATCCTTTCAGAAAGAAGTTGCTGCCTTCTCCAATGAGAAGTTTCCGGGTCAAACTGTCGATGCGAAGATAGCCCACTTGGCAGACGAGGTGGCAGAGCTTGCCTTATGCCCGACAGATGGGGAGGAAATGGCCGATTGCCTGCTCCTCCTCGCCCAGATCGCAGAAATGCAGGGTGTTGACTTGATGGATGAAGCACTGAAGAAGCTTGTAAAGAACAAGCAACGAGTATGGGGGGAGCCTGACCATCGTGGGGTTATCAAGCATATCGAATGAGCTAGAGCTAGCACTGGCTGGTGTTTTTCCTGAGAAAGAGCCACCACCAGTTTGTGTTGTCAGGTTGTCCACTGGAACGTGGCGTGATAAGCGCGGCCTACACCAGCGTAAGAGTCTCACTTTTATAAAGAGGCTTAGCAGTGGCTATCAGGTGCTGAGTGAAGATGCTGGGATGATTGGCGCAGAATTTGTGCTGAGCAAGATTATAAATTTTGATTCGTGTAAGGATGGACTTTACAGGGTGGTGACGGTGAACGAATCCCGAGATTAGGAATCCGGTTATGTGGACGATTATGATTATGAGTTGGTTCCTGTTGACAAGTGACTGACTCTCGATATAGTCTCTTCCATGAGCAAGATCATCCACAAGGCAATTGTTGTGACGGCTTCCGTCTTCTTCCCAGATGGTCTTGCCAACATCCATGCGGCCAGAAAGCAGGCTGAAGCCCTCAGTTTGTCACCTTCTGAAATTTGTCACTCTCCAATCAATGGCTTTGTGAGCTTTTTTGTGCCACCTGATGGTGGTAAGCAGGGCACGGATGTTGCCGAAAAGTCTGAAGGCTACCGGTCCCAGTTCAAGTCATGGCTGAACGCTGTTGGTGACAGCTTGGAGTGGGGTGAGTTGTCCTATGGCCTTGATGCAAAGGAGGTGGCATAATGGACGAACTTTCCAGTCTAAAGGCTGAGGTGGCAAACCTAAACTACCGGGTATTTCAGCTTACCAGTGCCCTTAACCGTCGTACCTATGAGCTTGAGTGTGCTACTGACGGGGTTATCCCAGAATCCAAGATGTCAGAAAGTGGTGTCTGTGTCGAGCCTTACTGTGGCTGGCCCTACCACACTCATGCTCTGATGGGCAAGAACAAGGACATCCCAGAAGTAAAAGCAGTGCCTGTTGAGACAGTGCGTAAGCTTGTTTCAGCCCTGAGTGACGCTCAAGAACAGCTTGCTCACTTCGGTTATCCGGGAGTTTTGGCCCATAAGATCGACACGGCCTTGAGAGAATTCCAGAACTATAACAACAACAATCTATGAAACCCATGCCCTATATTCGCTACACAGTGATCACTTTTTTGAGTGGAACGGCTTTTGCCCTCGTTGTCATTACATTCCTGACTGGCGATTTTCGCTGGCTTCTCGGGTCCCTTTTCACTGGCTTAGCAGCCTACATCCTTAACACTGGATGTCTTGGTGGAACCTCTATTGGTGATCGCATCAATGAGCGGATGACCGGCAAAGCCCAAAAGAAGTATGATGCCCTTTCTGAAGATCAGAAGGATGCCTTGGCCGACAATGTTGTTCGCCAAGTCGGTTCAGACACCCAGCCAATCAGCTTCAAGAAAATCAAACCTTACGACGACAATGGACGCGATTAAAAACCTCCTCAAAGGCTTGAGTTCAGAGCCTATATCAACACCAGAGAATGCTTGCCCATACTGTGGGTGTAAAGTTGACTGTGCCACTGGTGATGGTACCCCTGAACCCAATTCCATCGACTCCGTCTCCCTCTGTTTGAAGTGCCAGCATGTGCTGCTCTTCAACGATGATCTCACTGTCAGGAAGCCTACTGACAAGGAACTGGCAGACTTGAAGGCTGCCCCACATTGGGCAGAAATTGAAGCAGTAATCCAATCCATCAAAAAAGTAAATGAAAGCTTCGCACCCCGGAATTGACTACGGTCTTGGTCGGACCAACATCGACCATGCTACAGGCTACAGCTATGGGGTTATCTCCTGTAACTCCATCATGCCAGAGGCACTGGATGACGTTGATCCAGACTACGGAACACCACAGGATGCCTTCGAGTGCCCAGAGTGTGGCCATGAAGAGCACGCTGACAACTGGGGTGACACAATCACCTGCTCAGAATGTGGCGAGGAGTTTGATGCCGACATGCCAGACTTCATCGAATCAAACGGGTGGTCCTATAACAAGGATGGGTATGCCATAGCTGACTGTCTGGACAATGATGCCATTGTTACCAAGTCGCCTTACTACACGTACGCCCAGTTTTGCTCTCCGTGTGTCCCCGGAGCGGGAAACCTTGACAGTCCATTCGATTTTCAGCCTGTCAATGTTGCTGCCCCTAACCAGCAAAAGCGCGGCCTAATCATCAATTCCACACCGGAAACCAGTTTTGCACGAGATGCTGAAGCGGCTGGTTTCCCACGAGTGTACTGCCTTGGCCATGACTGGTTTGAAGGTGGCAAGGCACCCTACCCAGTTATCTCAGTTGAAACCAACCAACACGTTGCTGCCCCATGACATCGAAGTCAAAAGTCAAATCATTCAGCCTTGAACTTACCTGTGAGAACGCTGCTTTTCAGGGTGAAAGCGATGACCCAGAGGTGAGCCAGTTGACCGCACTCACCCACATAGCTTCCATTCTGCGTGATGCAGCCAAACATGTGACCAATTGTTGTGACCAGCGTTCTTTGCAGGACGCCAATGGCAATGTTGTTGGTCGTTACCGGGTGAAATACACCAAAAGATGAAGTTTGAGATAATACCTGTTGGTGATGATGCTGGTTTTATTTGTGACTTGGTGTGGCCTAAACGCCCCGGATCACCAACAGTAGGAACTGGTAGAACAGAACTGGAGGCAATGATGGCCTTCTTCGCCAGACTTACCACCGATGAGTTTTCGAGACTAAAGGAGGAGACAGGTAGTCTGCCTTGGTCAATTAATGGGGAAGTGTGGAAAGACTTTGGAGCACCAAGATGAGTAATAAAGCAGGAGTATTCACCAACTGGCCAGCAGCCGACATAGCGCGTTGTCACAATGACGAGTGCAGTGTCAGGGAAAGCTGCATTCGCTGGATCACCCGAGACCAGAAACATGCCCGTGTTTTCTTTTGTGGTGAGGGCGGTGAGACCTGTGCAGCATTTGTTAACGACGGATCACACACATCAAAACCATGAAATACATCGAACTAATCGCCCTCGTCACCATCCTAAGCTTGGCTGCTTGTGACCGTCAACCCGGCACAGGTGACTCAGTGTATGACCCAAAGTTTACCACTGTTGCTGATGTAACACAGCCTGAGTTTGTTTGTAACCTATCTGATGGGAGGAAGCTCTACCGGTTTCAAGTTGGTCATGTGTCACGTGGGCTTAGTGCTCATTTTGTTTATCTCTTCATCAATGATGGGAAGGTGGTGACAGATGATCCTGTGTCAGTTAACAGGAACATTCAAAGTGGTAAGACATCACATAACGAGACAACCATCATCATCCCACAGAAGTGAACTATTACTTGGTCAAAGACAAGCACGGTAACCCTACGGCTCTCATGTCAGCCGTGGGCAAGATGCCAATGGTGCCATTGCACGAACCAAAAACAATCAGCTACTTTGATGACAAGAGCGTGGTTACCATATCAAAGGATAAGTTTGACAAGTTTCATGGAGACATGATATATCCTACAGAAGGTCAGATCAAAGAAGCCTCCCGAGAACAGCTTTGTGCATGGTGGAGGTTTCTTCCTTCTCCCGGCTCTTCAGCCATAGGCACACCAGAGTTTAGCTCCAAGCTCGAAAGTGAGTGCAAAACACTTGATCACATCGCCTCTCGCCTTCACGCTTGTGGGGGCTTTACACCACAAATATCAAAAGAAATAGGTTGGGACCATGAATAAATCAGATGCACTCGAATTGATTGATGCTCTCCGTTCAGGTGAGTACATACAAGGCACAGGCAGGTTAGCCTCTACTTGGCAAGGTGAGGAAAGTAACTGTTGCCTTGGTGTTCTTTGCCGGATTAAAGGGCTAAAAGGGGTTTCAGCAATTGGCTCTATAAGGTACGGTGGCTGTCTGATTTACCCACCAAAAGGGATCGGTGGCTTGAAGAGTGAGTCTGGCTATCTTGGCTCCTGTGATGGTATAAACTACACTCTGGCCAAGCTCAATGATGAAGGCTATTCGTTTGACGAAATAGCTGATATACTCTACTGGTACGTCAGAAGTGGGCTAATTGAAGAAGTATGAAATATCCGACACCAATCACTACCCGGCGGTCACATCAGCGAATTGTTAGGAGTCCGCTGTGTGACCGAATCCGGGCGGCGTGGAAACCGAGAATCGGCTACCACGAACTCATTAACGCGGTCTTTCCATACGAAGAATATCCGCTGGCATGGCGATACTCCAATAATGGAGGCCCACCAGTCTGCGCGATGGCCTTCGGTAAGGCTCTGCGAAAGCTGGGGCTGATGCGATACGACAACCACATATCTGGGACTCCTAACGCCTTGCTCTCCGGCACGGCGGCAGATCAACCAGAAAGGAATCAACAGCATGAGTGACTCAGGAAAACTAATCAGCCCGCCGTGTCGGGAGCAGCAAATTGTTGGGCCTTGGCGGCGGATGAGTGAGGCACCGAAGGACGGAACACTGATCCAAGTGCTGATCTACCATCGTAGCAGACGCCACGCGCCAAAGGCCGAGAAAGCCGAATGGACATCCATCGTGCTCGCAAAATGGATCACCCACAATGGCGGCGGATGGACATGGAACGGCATGTGGGGGCAAATGCGCGGATGGAGGCCCAACATTGTATTATCACAACCGAGTCCGGTTAACCACGATGAAAACTGATGCCAATATCCGTGTTTTCAAGGTGGACGGGGCAAGGCATTTGTTTGTTCCATCTCTTGTGTCACGCTCTCTTGAGGCAAGGATAGCAGAGCTTGAAGCCAGCACGCCTCTCCCTCCAAACATGAAACTGATTCAATGTGACCAAGTGGGCTGCATGAACGGTGAGTTTGCCTACCCATCCAGCAAAGGCTGGTGCCCCAAATGCAGTGGAACCGGAAAACTACTCAGACTGAAATGACTGCCAAAGAGAGAGTTAGGATAGCCAAGTTTCACGGCTTCGAGGTTGCTGAATTTTCTGATTACTGGTGGATTGTCAGCCCCTCCGGTCGCCACATAAGCGGTCATGGAAGGCCTTGTGCTAAACCTGAGATCGGGGAGGAAATGTATTATATCCCGGTTTATGACGACGACCTCAATGCCATTAATGAGGTTGAAAAGGTGCTGAGGAGCAAGGGTGAGAACATCTGGAACACCTACCTCCATAACCTCTGTGAGGTCACTTACATGAGGGTGCGGACACAACGCAGCATTCCAGCAAGAGAGGTGGTATCAGCCACCGCCAAACAGAGAGTGAAAGCTTTAATCAAGACCCTCGATGAGCACCCCAAAATATGACAGGCGCAGACAGCAGTTCAAAGAAGGCCTTCTCGATGTAGAAGACCTTCTCAATGATCTGAGCACACTTGAAGAACGTCTGGCCGATGAGAAACGCCACTCGTCCACTCTTGACTTCACTCTAACAGAACTCAGGGAGAAGAATGTTCAATTTCTCCAGAAGGCACGGAACGAAGTTGCAGAATTGCACAAGGATGTGAGAACTGCCATGTCTAGCTTTTCAGAGGCACTCAACGAGAGGAGGAGGTATGCCACTGCACTTGTTGTTGTCCGTGATGCACTGAAGGACTTGCCCACAGCCAAAACATCTTCTATACAAGCCATGTTAGGCTTGATTAACAGTGTACTACAACTATGAAACAGCCACCACCACCACCTGAACCACCCTTTGTCTTTGATGCTAATGAGATCACCAAGGCTCTTCTTCAGATTTCAAATTCGATGAAGGCCCTCAATAACAGCCGTCTTTCCCGGAAGGCTCTTATAGCCCTCATCCATGATCACAGCAAGGTGTCAAAGAAGTCCATCAACATCGTTCTCAACAACCTCGCCAAACTCGAAGAAATCTGGTTAAACCCACATGCTTAACAACTTCTCCTTCCAGTCATTCGATACAGACACACGTGAAAGTGTGGTGTATTGCTTGATGTACAAAGAGACCATACTCTTTGCATGGGCCGTGTCATTTGAGTGCTTCTGTAGCAGGAGGTTCAAAAATAGTGATGATGCTATCCTGTTCTTCATGGGTAAGTCTGAAAGTGGCAAACTGCTCAATCTTGTCATACCTTACCTGATGTTTGTAATCCCAAACCCATTCTACAATGGCTAAGCTGGCAAAAGCCTCTGTCGGGGCAACCTTATCAGTCACTCTCGAACTCAGCGAAGTCGAAGCCTGCGCTCTTTATGAGATGTGCGGTTATAATGTGGATGACTTCCTGAAGGTGTTCTATGAGCACTTGGGCAAGCACTACCTCAAACCTTATGAGGCTGGTGTCAGGTCATTGCATGAAACCGTTCGTCCAGTCTTAACGGATGCCATGGAAAAACTGAAGGCAGCCAAGGAGGCAATTAAAGGAAACACATGAACATCTGCGCCTATTGTAACAACAAGGTCAAGGAGAATGAAAAGTGTCCCTATTGTGGTGCCCCCTCTTCACCATGCAAGAAGACACCCGTTCCTCCCCCTCCTGTTTTTCCTCCAAACCAAATAATTGAGGAAGGTGGCGGCTTGTGGCTTATGCCAATTGCTGTTATACTAGCCTTGGTGAGTGCCCTTATGTTTCTGAAGGGAGTTATTGAGTTTATATCAAGATGAGTAACCGAACCCCAACCCCTTTAGTGTGGTATGCCTGCCAGTGTGGCAAGAAGTATAACGATGCAGCCTTTCAGTGTTCCTGTGGCTTCAAGCGTGACCCTTACAAGAGGATCACCCTTACTGATAAGGAGAAGATCAGGGTGGCATGGAAGTGTGGGAGGACTGAGGAGTGGATTTGTGCCAAGTTTCAGTGTTCCAACAGGCTTGCCCGTCAGAACAAACCCCTTTCGATGAAGAAGAGATCACTGACAACATCATGACAGACAGTCAGATCATCATCAACATAGCCAAGCTTGAAGGCTGGACATCCGTTGAGCGATGTAATAACGCCTGTGCCTCTTACGCTGGAATACCTCCAGACGGCTCCATTTACGGCAAGCATAGGCAGCACCTTCGCAACTACCTAGAGGACCTCAACGCTATGCATGAGGCTGAGGCAACAATGAATCGTGGACAGCGTGCTACATTCAGACACTATATCGGAAGCATGTTCCAGCGTGATGAAGACGGGGACACAACTGGCTGGGAGGGTCGTTTTGGTCGTGCTATTCACGCCACCTCTTCACAAAGAGCAGAAGCCTTCCTCAGAACATTCAACCTTTGGGAAGATGAAGCCTGAACTACAGAGAGTCAAAATAGCTGAAGCTTGTGGGTGGACTAAAGGTACTCCTAAGTTAGGGAATGGGCTACTACACTGGAAAGAAGAAAAGAAGTGGGATAGAAACCCAGATGGATCAATTTGCTATTGGCTTCCAGACTACCTCTCTGACCTCAATGCCATGCATGAGGCAGAGAAGGTGCTTACTGAAGAGCAGCAACAAGACTATGTTAGCCTCCTTCTATCTGGAGACTCTCTGGGCTATTTTGCAGAAATACACACCACTGCCGCCCAACGCGCAGAAGCCTTCCTTCGCACCCTTGGCCTTTGGGAAGATGAAGATAGCAATAATTGAGTATGATCAGGAGAGCGGGCATGAGGGTATCCACGCACTTGCTGACAAGTTTGCTGAAGGCTGGGAGACCTTGACACCTCTTTGTTATCATGAGTGTTGCGGCATTTACCGGACAGTGTTATACTTTCCTGAACAACCTATTACACAAGAGCTATGACAAAGGACAAGCCAATAACACTTACCACAGAGGCAGGTAAGCTAAAGAGAGTGAGGTCCATGACACTGAACGAGATGGATTGCTTTGCATCCGGGTGGAACTTGCACAGAGCAAGGCAGCCAATGTTAAAAGAGGAAGGTTACGAGGGGAGCAGGGCAGGGTGGAAGGAGCGGGAAAGAGTGGTAAAGGAGCTTGGTGAGGAGCCAAATGTGTAACCATTTTGCGCTTTATGTCCACTGTCACTTGGTACTATCTTGAGGACGAATTTACCCGATTGCAGGTAGGAAATGGGTTTTTGGGTGCCTTTTTGTGGGAATCTGATATGAGCACCACAAATCCGCTTTACTGTGTGCCGGTTTCTGTCATTCAGTGGATCGAAGATAGCGAAGGCAACCGTATTCTCGATATGCGCGGTTGGGGCTTTCTTACTGGTCGCACATCTTTTTCACGCAATATGGACGAGACTGAGGCTGCCAAGATTCAGGACTCCATCGGCAGGAGAGTGGCAACCCTCATGAACAATGACGTGGCTAATGCAGCCTTCAGTGACCCCATTCCTTCAGGAGCCACTGTATCCTACTATGGCGTTCTCGACATGCAGGTGTGTGTTCCTGCTGACTGGACTGACGAGCAGGTGGTTGAATTTGCCAATGCCAGCAACCCTTGTGGTACTGAAGCTGGGTGGCATATCAGGCGCGAAGGCTCAGACCTTATTCTTGGTGATCCAGAACGTGGACCATGTAATGAGGTTGCTGGTAAAGTTCATATTATGCTTGACGCATGACCGACTGGAACAATTTATGGATAACACATATCAGCAACGAGCAGGTGAGACAATCTGCCAGCACGCTTTACGCTTGCTCTCAAACATTCCAGAGAAGAACTGGATTACAGGAGATTTTACTGATGGTAAGTCTAAGTGCTGTGCTATTGGGCACTACACAAGGCTTGTTTCAGACCCCAGCGACTTCTCATTTCATAACTGTTCTGACTTTAATAGCTCTGCCTTTACGAATACGTCAAAGCTTCGTGACGTGACAAATAAGGCCCTGTTAGCACTTGGTCTGATAAACCCTGTGCTGCCTACTGATATTGCCACTATCAACAATGGCACTGCTATCCCAAGGTATTCTGAACCATCCATTAAGAAGCGTGTTCTCCACTTCCTTAATGACGCAATCGAAAAAGGTTTCTAGTAAAAGCAAAGCTGAAATGTTTTAACAACCCCTTCAAATTTCAATGAATAAAAGCATCATCCTATCAGCCGTTTCTATCTTCGCTCTGGCATCTTGTTTGATCCCAGTGCCAGACCTTTCAAAGGTGCCCTTGCCTGATGTTTCAAAGCCATCATCTACCATCCAGTTGTTGGTGCCGCTCTATGACTTGAGCTATGCCAGTCAGGTAGTTGATGCGTCACGCAGCAAGAAAATCGGCGTCATCTTGAACGTGGTAGATGGTCCGGGCAAGTCCAAGGACAAAGGGTGGGACAAGGTGATCAATAGCTTGAAAGGGAACAATGCTGTTCTGTTTGGCTACATCGACATGGTGACATGGCAGGGTGACAAGAGCACTCAGAGACCATCATCTGATATACAGGACGACGCAAGCAAGTGGAAGAGTCTGTACGGTGTCAACCAGTTCTTCTTTGATGACTGGCAGAGGAACACGAGTGTCCCTGAAGCTGCCACAAGCATTGCCAATCCGGGCTATGACATGAAGACTACATGTAAGTACACACTGGTGTGGGAGACCAAAGGTTATCTCAAGAGCAAGCCAAGCAGTCAGGGTAACCAAGCTGTTTTTGCCATGAAAGAGTCTGACTTCAAACCAGCTTTGGACCTTGCCAAGAAACGTGGAGTCAAGTGGTTTTATGCTGTTGCTGCTGATGACACTTGGCAGGCGTATGACAAGCTTCCACCCTACTTTGAAGAGATGGTTTCCTCTCTATGAGGCCTGATGTCATAGTTGAGCCTTATGGTGGTAGTAGAGGCACCAGCACTTTTCTTGATGGTGGCACCCGTCATTTTGTGGACAAGCGGGGCAATCACTACTGGGTTGACAACAGGATAGGCGCAGTACGCAAAGGCTGGATTTATGACAGATACCCTGAAGAAGCTGGTGCCAGAGTGCTTAGTATTAGGCAGTTGCTAGTTGTATCCTGTGAGAAGAATTGTCGGATCACTTATCTATGAACTATATCAACAAACTCCTTTGCCTCCTCCTCGGTCACATTGATGTCAGGTGTGAGAGTGCGGATCATTCCGTCTATCATTGGTGCAACCGATGTGGACGGGAGACCAAGCCCATTCCACGGACAGATGGATGCACACCTGTTGATGACCCCCTCAACGCCTACAAGTGCCGGTTCAGTTCCAATCTCATCTCTGCCGGATACACGAGCTACCTTTGCCCAGCACACAGACGGCTTGGGGAGAGGGCGGCTGAAATCAAGGAGCTATGCAAGGACATCATTGAGCTGAGGAAGAGGGCAGCATTAGGTCCGTGGCATGTAGCTACTGATACTGATGACCCGAGCAGCACACCGATGTTGAAAGACCTTGAAGGCTCTGTTGTTGCATTTATACCGCTCCATGAGTACGGTCCTGAAACTGTTAAAGGCAATGCCCAATTCATTTCTGTTGCCAGCGGCCTGACTGATGTCTGTGCCAGTGCGGTGATCAACGCTATTGAAGTAGTAGAAACACAAGGTAATGCTGATGCTCTTGAGAATATCGTGTTACACTGGGAAAGGTACACCGGTAACGATACACTAAGCCACCTGAAAACAGAACTGACTAAATGATCACATATGGACAATCTATATCGTGGACCTCACGAAATGGCTCTTGGTCTGAGGTAACAGTGAATGGTCGATCTTCTTCGGAAGAGGCCTTGCGTGATGCCTTGGAACAGGCTAAATCATTTGGCTATACTCCGCCCAAGTGGTGGCAGTGGTGGAGGTGGAAAGACAAAAATTATGAGCACGCACGAAGCTAGTCGAATCATCATTTTTTCAGGTGACCAAATCATTGATGGGTGCCGGTGGACTCCAGCCTGTCTTGTTATCCGTGTCTTTCCTGAAGACAAAACATTCCGCGTACTCAAGAACAAGTATGGGCCTGAACATGATGGGCCACATGATTTGTCAACGCTCGGTCAGTTCATTGATGAATGGGAGAAGGGTAACAACAGGCTAGTTGATAACCCAGAAATCTTGTCTGAACTTGCTGATGTTGTCTTTAAGCAACTGGTTGCTAATGGCATGTCTCCGGCTAGAGCAGCTTCAAATATCTTGAGACAAATAACCAGTGATCGCTCACTGTTAAAGGGTATTCTTTACCCTTCTACCAAGTAATATGGCCTTCGTAAGAGATGAGTATTGCCGCATTTGTGAGTATGAAACATTACACACAAACTCCAAGTGTAACAAATGCAGTGAACGGGAGCACCGTGAAGCCATGGCAGCTTGGCAGGCCAAGACAGTGGACGAGAAGTTGCTCGACTTACTGAAGCGCATCCAGATACTTGAACGGGGTCCACCCAGATACTCATGAGCACAGACAACGAGGCATTTCTAAACCTCCCGTCAGCTTTGCAAGACCGAGTTCACTATGGGAGGTACGGAGGTGTAGAGCAGTATTATATCAGCGGTGTTGACGGCTCCCTTGCTCAGCTTGGGTCTAAGCTTCCCAGTCATGAACGCTTGAGGCATCTTGTAGCTAATGCAGACAAAGCAAATGAGCACCTACTACTACGTCATCAATAACAAACAGGAGACACGCAGTGAGCCTATCTATCTCTTTGAGTGGACCTATAACGGAGGTTCAGCATTGTTTGGTATGTACGGCACTGAGTCGGAGTATAATGCCAAGATGGTTCTTAAAGGCAATGCTGCTAGGCTGGTTACTCAAGAGAGGCTGTCCGAGTCGGTTGACACAGGGGATGGTGTTATAACAACCCTTAATATTGGGGGGACGTGTGATACCTGCTCTAAACCAGCTACTCGTGTGATGTGCAAGTACACATGCAAGGACTGTGCAGAGTGGTTCTATGGCCACTACTGTGACAAGTGCTTTGATTTGGTGAGTGAGGCAATGACTCTAAGCTTTACATCAGGGATAATCGACTATCCAAACTTCATCAGTCCAGAAAAGAAGTCTGAACTTGATCTAGTTAAGGGTGTCATGGAGAGGTTCAAAGCCCGGTTCAAGCTTCATGACACAATAACAGGAAGGCTCAAAAGCCCATGAGGTATCTCTTTCTCTGCCTAGCACTCGCGTCTTGTCATACTCCGAAGTTGACAAATGGTTATACTCCATGTGTAGTTGGGTCATGCAATTCTCAGAAGAGCGGGCCTTGCAGGTGTGTTCGATCAACACACGCTGCCTGCTTCTGCCCACAAGCTGAAAACTTGTTTCCCTGATGCCAAAGACTGTCTATAACAGAGGAAAACTATGGCCTACACGAGCACAGGCTCTTCGGGCTATGAGGTCGATGAAGCGTCGTGCTGTGAAATGTATCAGGAGACGTGGTGATGTCATTATTCAGGATAATAGTTTTGTCATGAACACTAATATCTGGGAGGACATCTATGCGATTGGAGGCACAGTAGCTGGTGCTAGAATGACAGACAAAGTTGCTTGGAAGGTGCATCTCAGCTTGTTCACAAGAAACTTTTACCGAGAGCTTATGACTATCCATGAAAAGATCAACCTTCCTTAAAACACTCACTGGACTGCTTGCCAGTCCTTTCATTCCTGCCTCTGCTGCTCCTATGGGAGACTTCAGGAACATTGGCCTCCCCTCGTACTGGAAGCTATGTGAGTCAATCCATGCTTTTGTTGAAGCAAAGCCGAAAGTGACCTTTGGTGGTCAAGACTCATGGTTCTTTTTCAGGAGAAAGATAGTTGAGGAAGATGGTATGACAACTGGGTATATGGAAGTATGCTCAACTAAGCGTCCATTTTTTGAAATTTTCAATAAGCCTGAGTTTGATGGCTTTGTCCTTCCTTCTTCAGAGAGTTTGGCTGCTAGGGTTGGCTCACCTAAAGAGATCGAGATGTGTATAACACCTCAGATACCGTACCTGAAAAGCATTGAGGAGGCTCTTAAAGCCTACTGCAATACGTGGATTGAATATGCGGCTGACCATGAAGTCAGTGAGGCTGAAGCGCAGGAGTTTGCCTCCTTTGCCAACTTCATCAGGTTCAATGGTAAGAGGGTTGACTTTGCAAAGATGGTCAAAGAATGGGAGGACAGGACCGGTTTGAAACCTACCCCATCACATGTGCTTCTGAACCTTCGCCTGATAAGGGTGGCAAACTACGAGGCATCATGCATAAAAGTGTGATTTCTGTTGACAGGTGATCGACTTTCGTTATATTGGTGGCCTATGAATACCGCCACACCACTTCGGATGATCCTCTGGGAAGATTCATTCAACCGGAAGCTCTCACTCGTCGCTTTTTCAGCCATCGTCCTCTTTATTGGGGGTGTGGTTGCCGTTGCGGTGAAGAGCGGCGTGGAGCCTGCCCCACACATCATCCAGCTTCCACCTCACACCAAGTTTGTCTCTGCCTCATTTCAAGGTGGCAAGCTGTGGTACTCCTACCGCCCTGCCAAGGAGGGTGAGAAGCCTGAAACAGTGATCTTCACCAACGATGCTCCGAGCACCAGTGAGAAAGACAACTACTACTTCAATGAAGAGTGAGACCCTATTCTTTTGGCGAGCGGGCTGGATGCGGGCTTGGCAGAAGCGTGAGTACCCAGCCAACATAAAACCCTTCGGAAAAGCATGGCAGGCTGGAATGCGAATCCTTGACTCTGGCCTGCCACTACCAACCAATGAAAAGTGAGGTTTTCAGGTTCAAGACGGAGGCTTCCCAATGGCTGAAGAAGCATGGGAAGCCGGTGGAAGTAGTAGGTCGTAAAGCCCTGCGTAACTTCCTCCGTAACCGGAAACTGAAATGTGAACCACCTCTAACTGTCCACCAAAATGCTTGACTCATTCGCACGTAACTATAACATTGTCTGGGAACGGATAAAAGACAACCAGCCGATTCCTCCTTGTGCATTCCACACTATGGGTGATGACATGACAATGAGACCCATAATTCACGATGACACTGTGGGTAAAACCCCAAGTGAGTTTGCTAAGGAACGGGTGTTCTGGAAGATGCGCCAGTTGACCGAGTTCCCTGAGAACTACCATTTCACTGTCCCGGATGAAGCAACCGAACGCTTCAAGCACAACAAGGCAAAAATCAAACCATTATAACACATGTCACTCATCACTCTACTCGCTCAAGCACCAGATGTAGGCTGGCCTCTTGCCTTCATGGTTACCGGTGTGGTATGGGCCGTAGCATGGTTACTACGCTCCATTATCTCATGAAAAATCTCAAAATCAAACTGATCAACATTAGCTACCACTTCGTGTACCTGTGGCTTTATGCTGTGTCACTCATGCAATGATTATGGAATCAATATCAATGATCCATGCTCCGAAAGACGGGACACGAATCCTTCTCCATTATAACACACGTCATTCTTCCTGCCAAATAACAGGGACAAAATGGGAAGAGTGTCGTTTCATCTCAGACAAGGAAACAACTGGTTCCGAGCCTCATTGGGAACCTTGGAACGGAAACGAGAAAATCAGAACAACACACCATATCAGTCCTGAAGACGCCATAGAATGGCGATGGCTGCCTCTTGGTGCATTTGCATCTTAATATCTTATGTTCTACTACAAATACATCGACCCCATTCTGGACTACCTCCAGCCCCTTCCCAAGATTCTAAGTGACTCAGTCGTACTTGGAACCGTTGGCCTGTTCATCGTGGCAACCGTTGTTACGCTTGCTCTTGCAGTCCGGGCCAAGTCGTGAGAACGCCACACACCCACTACACCAAAGGCAAGACTGTCTGGGTTAAGCTCAGGGACGGCACTGAGCATGTGGGGAGGTTTGTCGAGCGCAAGGCCACACATGTGGTGCTCGACTGTGGGAAGTTTGCCGTGTCCGATCTCAGAGCCATGTCATTCAGGAAACACTTATGCCAGCAGAACCAAAACTCACCATCGAAGTAACAGCCTCCGAAGCGGCAAGCATCGGCTACGCCCTCAAGGAGCTTTCCAGCCGGTATGCTGAGAAGTCGATTGACTTCCCCAGCCAGTCAAAAGACTTTGCAGCACGGTCCCGCGAATTCTATGAGTTGGCAGATCGAGTCTATAACATCAGAAGTAAGGCTGTTATTCACTCCCCGCCATCATTACCGCATGAACGCTTGTAAGATGAAACCAGAAGCCCGATTGAGCAACGTCAGGCGTTTCCATGCACGCTCAGGTCGGCTCATTGAGGTCAATAACACGAAGTGGAAATGGGCCTGTGGCAGTGGGGGTGGTGTAACACTCTATGCTGAGGATGGCAGGGTTATAAGAACCAAGGCGTGGACTATCAAAGGCATCACACCAGACGAGTTTGACCGTGGCAAGTGGAAGGGCACAAACATGTGTGCTCTCTATCCGGGTGAAATAGCAATGTTCTTGAAAGACGAATGAGCACTATCCTATCACCAGAACAGTTTGAACGCTTCAAGAAGGTGTCCCACTCCTTCCAGATGGACGACCGGCAGCAAGCCATGGATGAGTCCATTCGCGCTCAGTTCCACATCCCTGATAACCGGTACTACTCGGTAGTGATGTTTCCTCCTTCAATGCAGGGCAGGATCATCATCGACAAGAACCGGACCCGAGTGAAGGAGAACCCAAAAATCTCCAAAAGCAATCAGAGTGCTTGACAAGTGACTGACTGTTGATATAGTTTTCTGCATGAGCAGACTCGATGTCATTCGCAAAACAGGCGGCTACAAGTACCGCAACGGCACTCGCACAGTCGAGGAGTTCAAGAAAATCTTCGGCATCGACCCAACTCAGTATCCTGACTTGTGGCGCATCACCGACTCAGGTCTTGTCATCCAGCTTGAGCAGCACAACAAGGAGTATGACGAATACCTCTACAGGGTGGCTCGCAACTGGCAGGCCATTGGAATCAGAAGTGGTTATTTCTCAGCAGCGTCATGAACATCAAGCCTTCAGACATCAAGCTCCCTTCTAGCTACCGGCGTGTAGCTCAGATAGACATCCAACTCAAAATGCAGGAGTGGGTAACAGTGGCAGCATTTAACTCGTCCACACAAGGTCATTCTGCCGCCTATGCTCTGAGCTTCCATGGCAGCGGTGTTGTCATTGAAGTCACGAGGGAACGCTACGCAAAACTCGTCAAAGAATACGCTGATAGTCTATCATGAACATCGCAATCCCAGATAAAACAGGCGGCTTTCACCTTCTCACCAATGATGACCTTCAAGTGGGGGACAAGGTGTACCCAATCGGCAGAGGATACTGCAAGGACGACGTGTTCTACTTCTGTCAGATTGATCACAATCCTGTATCCAGTGGTTGGCCGGATAGCCCTCACCGCATTGAGAGTCTCAACCACAGTGAGAGCAAACCCTATCAGGTGAGGACCAGCCGTGGCTACGGACCATGTGAGTCCTACTTCAAACTGATCGGCCACAACTCAGTGAGCCTTGGTCTCAAACCAGCTATTACCCATGAGTGACCTCCATGACGTTGTGATCTTCGAGATTGCCACCAAGCGTGTCTGCGCCATTGCAGGCAGAGACTTGAAGCGGTGGGATGGTGAGGGCAATCCGCGTCACTCAGTTGAGCAAAGGTGTGAGACAGTGCTAGGCACCATCAACCAAGCTTGCTATGACGTGACAGTTGTTCCTCCCGGAAAGTATAACAAGGACGACACTCTTACAGAAGAGGACATTGCTGAAGAAACTCCAGACAAACCACACTCAACCGATAGCTAACATGGACAATATCCGAAACTCACTAGACATCGCTTTAACAGAGGCAAGAAACAGCGGCAGCAAAAAAGCTACTGTGGCTGTTTGGTGCTGCAATATCCTGATCACTGGCTTCCTTGAAGGGTGCAAGATCATTGCCGAGGCAATCAGGCCTGAACCAGAACCACCCAAACCAAAACTTGGACCAGACTACTCCGACCGCTGCTTTAACTTCGGTGCGTCATACAGCAAGAAGGCAAACTTTTTCAAGTGGTTCGTTACACCTAACAAAAAGCTGAAGTCTATCACGCCGAAGCAGGCAATAGAAAACGGTGACCTCACTCAGGTTGAAACTCTCGCAGCAGAAGAACTCCATGACTAACTTCAGTGATAACAGGCTTGTAAAGAAGACAAAAGGCACGCGAGGAACTTTCTTCGCTATAACCTTTATTGAGAATGATCTATTCATCTTCAGGTACACCGTGCCGGGAAGGTATGACCACTACTCCTTCAAATTACCTGCTTCATGCCGTGGTATCACCTTTTCCAGTGAGTGTCATTGAGAAACTTTTGTCCCATTCAGATTGTGACGGTAGCATAGAGTCTGCTGATTGTGGGCCTATCGCAGATCGACTTGAGGAGCTTCTACCCTTCTTCGGTGAGCACTCTGACGAACGAAGTGAAATGGCATTTTTCAGAGGAAAGACTGAGCGATTTATCATAGGTCTCAGGAAAGCTGCCGCCGCAGGCGAAGACGTTGAGTTTCATTGACATGCTCTATATCAACACAACTGAAGGAACGGTTGAGGCTCATATTGGTGAGGACCTCAATATCAAGGCAAGAGTAATATCAGTTCAAGCCGATGGTGATGAGCTTGAGCAAGCCTTGACAATACTTCAACCGACACCATTCAGGCAAAGGTGGACTGGTAACACCATGGTTTTCAGTGAGTTCCCCAGCCACCTCATTGTTCAGGGTTGGACGAAGTATAACGGCCCGATTGTGTTGAATGCTGCCACATGTACCATCTGCCAGTCACCGGCAGACAGGTACCGAAACTACTTCCAGTGCAAGAGCAACCCAAACCATCTTGGTGACCTCAATGTCGGAATTTTCAGTGATCTAACACCTCCATGACCACTACTCTCATAGCACGTGGTGACTACACTTCCTATTCAGTCTCCCAAGGTAATAACAAACCTGATGTCGCCTTTGGCATCTTCTGTGTAATCGCTTTTTTCGTTGCTCTCATCTTTAGAAAACACAACTCATGATAACACAACTCATCACTACGTACGAAGAAAACAACCTCCTCCGCCCCATGGTGCGGGGATTCTACGACCAGCAGAAACTGAGGATCGAAATGGGCAACCGGCTTTGCGCCCAGTTCAGGGCAAAGCTTGGTCTCAAACAAAGTGAGAAGGAGGACAAGGACAAAGAAGCTGCCATCGTCCTCGACACCATCCGCTCCAGTTACAAGAAGATGACTGACGGAATCAAACGTGAGCTTCCTACCTTGAAGGGCTTCAAAGGTGACGAGGTCATTTCCAACTACACCGAGCTTTGTCTCGTCGCCCAGTACATGGAAATGGAAGAGCGTGAGAACCGCAACGCAGCACGTATCGCCACGGTGGTGAAGCTGCATCCTTTGTGGGACGCCTTCTTTGACAAGGTGGACGGTTGTGGCCCTACCATGGCCAGTGTCATCCTGTCTGAGATCGACATTCATAAGGCACGCTACCCTTCCTCACTCTGGCAGTATGCCGGGTATGGTGTGGAGTCTGACGGCAAGGGCACAAGCAAGCGCAAGGAACACTTGCACCCCGTGAAGTATGTCAACAAGGAGGGCAAGGAGGACGTTCGTCAAGGCATCCGCTACAACCCTTGGCTCAAAACAAAACTCCATGTTCTGTGTACGTGCTTCATCAAGCAAGGTGGCAAGTACAAGGACATCTACAACGATTACAAGAATCGTCTGGAGAACAGTGCCAAGGTGTATGCTGACAAGGGTGCATGGTCTGAGGAGGCCAAGGGTCACCGTCACGCAGCAGCCATGAGGTACACGATCAAAATCTTCCTGATTGATCTTTACAACGTGTGGCGTCCGCTCGAAGGTTTGCCAGTTGCTCCGACCTATGCTGAAGCTAAGCTTGGCATTGTTCATAGCAAGCTGGACAAGGCAGCCTGAGAGTGCAAGACACCCAATAAAGAGTAGCGAGCCATTGAAGACTAAAACACCCATGATTTGTAAGCGAGTCAGTTAGTTTCAGGCAACCTAAATCCATGAGCGAGCCACCGTTCCACAGTCATCCATAACTGAGAAGCGAGTCCAAGGCACTAAAACACCCACGATATGTAAGCGAGTCATCCAAGCGAGCCTCACGAAACAATACACCCATGTCTTGTAAGCGAGTCAGTGAGTTTCAGGCAACCAAAACCCTCAAGCGAGTCATCCATACCAAGACACTCATAGTGTATGAGCGAGTCAAATCTGAGTATATCACCCAAAACTGGCGAGCGAGCCAAAATACATGATACACCCAAGTATCGGAGAGCGGACCTTATCCATAAAGTCACCCACACATTATAAGTGAGCCAAGCGGAGGAAGCCAGCCCAGTAAAAAGAGCGAGTCAGGATACTTCAGTCACCCAAAGGACCAAAAGCGAGCCTTCAAGAGATAGTTACCCGCAGATTGCAAGCGAGCCACCGTTCCACAGTCATCCAGACCAGACAAGCGAGTCAAAGAGGAGTATCATCACCATAGATCGAAAGTGACAGCTAGCAATTCACCCCTCGACCGCCAGCGAGCCAAAAAGAAAAGAGACACCCAACAAATGGGAGCGAGCCACCGGAGGTAAATACAACCAACGAAATAGAGCGGGTCTTAACCAAAAAGTCACCCACGGTATGTAAGCGAGCCACTGTTAGAAATACGCCCTCAGAAAGTAAGCGAGCCAAACCTTTCTAATCAACCAAGGAGAGCTAAGCGAGTCTCATAAAACAAGTTAACCAAGGGGTTCGAGCGAGTCACGAGGAGGAAATACACTCTGAGAACACGAGCGAGTCTAGCAAGCCAAGTCACCCGAGGAACTATAGCGAGTCATTAGGAGGAAGACACCCATAGCTATTAAGCGAGTCCGAGGCGAAAAACCACCCATCTAGGCAAAGCGAGTCACCATGGCAAAGACACCCTACATACATAAGCGAGCCATTTCCACAAAGACGACCATAGAAAACAAGCGTTTCAACTTTACAACAGGTCTTCTTTCGTTATAGTGTCACATGCCATCTAAAACCCGTCTTTCTGGACTTGAAGATTGCCCTCTAAGCAGGAAAGCACCTTTTGGTGTTACATCAGTGAGCACCTCACAGTTCAGCATTGCCAGACACTACGGTGGCATCAGGTTCAACGGGGAGGACTACACGTATTTCCCCGACACTGATGAGCTTGTCCGGGATGACGTTCTGAAGTGGCAAGGGAAAAACAAACCAAAAATCAAACACATGATCCTCAAATCAAAAAGTGATATTCCTTCTGACTGGAAGGTCCTTACGGCAAAAAAAGTTTCCACGGTCAAAATCAGGCCAAGCAATGGTGTTGAGAGGTTCAAGGTTGATTGGCAGGACTCTGAACTTGTGTCAAACCCTGACAGTGACATCATCATCCAGTCAGGCGGCTATGAGTACCCCTGCAAGAAGGACATCTTCGATCAGACCTACGAGCAGGTGGCTGAAGGTGAGTATGCCAAGAAAGAGACGTTTCAACTCGTCCAGATACCTGAAGGTGTGGAAGTTGACATTCACACGCTCGAAGGGGTCAACAAGGGTGCGAAGTTCCCTGACTATGTCATCATCGGCAAGAAGGACGAAGTGTGGGGCAACTCACAGGAATACGTGACCAAAAATCTCAAGTTTGTATGAACTGGCTCACCACTCTTGCAAAGCTGGCTGTCTCGAAGAGCATAACGATACTGAAGTATCAGAGGCTTTTGGACCTTGCTTCTAAGTGGCCTACTTGTGCCTGTGGTCAGCTATGCAAAAAGCTTCCAAGAGATGAAGACGGGAAACCTGAAGACACATTGTTGTCAGCACTTGGCCATGACTTTGTAAATAACATTTCGCGTAAAGAGTGGGTGAAAGCCCTAAAGACTTTCAAGAAAATCGAAAGACGTTCAACACTTCTTCTCAAAAAACAACATGGCAATAAACCCAAGAGACAGAAATAACACCACCTACAAGGTGGGTGACCCAGATCGCTGGAACAAGCCAGCTACACCTCAAGAAGTCAAGGAGGGTGAGAGGGCTAACAACTACAGACCAGTCATGCCCGGATGGGACGAAATCCCTGATGAGTTCAAGAACAACACCTTCAACGGCAAGTGGAACAAGATTCAATCCACATGGTTCTTCAAAGGGCTGAAGGGTGCTGAGTTTGAACCTAAAGCTGGGATTGAACTCGATCACGCTATAAACCACCTCACTTCAATTCAAAGTAGCTGGGACCCGGCACACGAACACAAGGAAGCCGCCGTAGCGTGGCTCATGAGCCTTTGGTTTGATGACATTATTCTCCCATCTCCTTAGTGCCCTCAACCTCTTCAAGAGCAGGGTAAAGCTTCATGGTGAGCTTTGTCTCATGACTGTCAAGCTTGTTAAAGCTGAGGCAGCTAAGAGCAAGCTTCAGAGCAAGTGTGACAAGCTCACGGATGAAAACTCTGACCTTCAAAGGAAGGTGAACAGAAGCCCTTGGGGCGAGTTGCTCAAAGTTCAGCTTGATTATCAAAAGGTTCTCACACAATGGAATGACCTTGTCAGGCAGATCAACGCCAAAGGTGGCATGGATTTTTTGAATGGTAGCAGCAACCAGTTCAGCAAAGCAGAAATCAAAATTCTGATCAAGCTCTGTCACCCTGACAAGCACGATGGTTCTCAAGAGGCAAATGACATCCTGCTCAAACTTTTGCAGATGAGGAAATAACAGTTGCCTGTCAATCAACCCTTGATATATTATCACCCGTGAGGAAATCTTTTTCACATCTCGAACAGTGGCGCAAACAGGAGCCATACCCATCTAAAGTGGGTGACCCTTTTGGGATATTCTATGTGCCTCACTTCGACAAGAGGGAGCGTGAACGCTACAACTCCTATTTTGTGATCATTGCCAGTGATGGCTCACTATCAGGGTGGGATCATGTTTCCGTCCATGCCAGAGCTATCAAGGACGGCAAGACACAAATGCGCTGTCCGACGTGGGAAGAGATGTGCTATCTGAAAGATTTGTTTTTTGAGAAGGATGAGTGTGTTATGCAGCTTCACCCCAAAGAAGCTGATTATGTTAACAACCACCCTTATGTCCTCCACCTTTGGAGGCCTGTAAACCAACCGATACCGACACCACCTAAACTCTTTGTATGACACTAAAACAAGTCGCTATAATCGTGGCTGTTGTCATTGCTGTAAACCTTATCACCTACACAATCAAATCAGCTATTCATGAAGCTCTGCACCCTAATCATCAATCAAGCTACCAGAGAGTCGATCAAGAAGCTGGTAGCATTCGCCACTGAACATCCTTTCAGCCTGAATGATCTCAAGAAAATGATGGCAGGAACCAAGCCACCACCCGGAGACATGGAAGGCTATCAACTGAGTGTTGGTGACTTCCGTTGTGTCCTTACCGTTGAGGAGCAGCCTTTCGGAATGTGTCGGCACCTGTCAGTCAGTGTGAATGATGACGGTGAAGCACCAGACCCTACCATTGTCCTTCTGTTTATGAAGGGTTTTGGCTTCAAGTCTGAGTCGCTTGATAAGGTCGAAGGCCTGTGGCTCGAACCTATCCCAACGAAAGATTGCCCAAAAAAGATAGCTGTGAACATCCTTGAGAAAATGGGGGAAGAAGACGTATGCCTACCGAGCTAACAATTGAAAACGTAACCAGAGTGTTCCTCGATTCCTTGTTCAAGGCGGATGAGGACAAATCGAAAGCTGTCATTGTGGATGGTATCCTTGGCCGATTCGGCTTCCACCCGGAGAGGCTTGCATCTCACAAGCAGGAGATCAAAGAAATGCTCGGTTGCCTGCCTGATAAATTCTTTGCCAACAAAGGCGGCGGATGGAGTTTCCTCAATGCCTGTTACACACGTGACGGTACACATTGGGGTGAACACAAGAACATGGATGAGCTTTTTGTTCTTGGGGCAGCTTCAGGTCAAGTTGAGTGCCTGATGCCTCGACCCATGTGGGGTTTGCTACCCGGTGGGATGCCTTACTACTCAATCAAAACTGATTCCTGATATGGGTTGCTCCTCATCATATCCCCTAAGTTCTGCTATCTCTGTAGCTAATGAACTGAAAGCTTCCAAGGAAGCTCAGAAAGCTGCCACCCCAGTAGTTGATGTTGGTGACTGCCCCTCTCGTGACAAGGATGAGTTTTGGGACTGGATGGGCAAGTGTGTCGATGCCGATGGGCACGACATAGGTGCAGATTTACCGGGAGTGTTTAGCAGTAGTAGCAGTGGGCCTAAACCTGTTATTACTACAGGCCCATTTACTAGCAAGTTACCAGTCGGGCCTTTGCTAGGTATCACTCAGTTTGTGTGGCTTTGTGATGAGTGTGACGAGAAGTACAGCGACGCAGCCAAAGTGGCCAATGAACTGACACATGATCCTGTGGTCAAGTCTAAGTCATTCAACCAGTTTGCTCACACTAAGCTTTATGACGCCGACCCCAACTGTGATCATGAGGCCGACCCGACTTGCTACAGTGGCGTGAGGTGCAAAAAGTGTGGAGGGTGGTTTTGTTACTGATGTGCTCAACCCCACTATGGAAGTTGGTTGATTGCCCTGACTGCGAAGGCAAAGGGTTTATTTTCCGGCCTACAGGTTTTGGCTGGAGCCAGTCTGCTAGATGCCCTACTTGCAAAACCATGAATGGTAAAAAAGTGGCGTGTGGTAACTGTGGACAGGACTTTAGACAACACAGTGAGGAAGTTCAGGAGGATCAAAGTTTTTGGGTTTCAAGCAGAAGAAAATTGACAACAAACTGATATAGCCTAGATTTCAAAATGCAAATACCCGACGAACTAAGGAACAAAATTGGGCGACTGAAGAAAGTTGCCATCGCCAAGATGCTACAGGAAATCCTGCCTGCGGTTCTGGTAGCAAGTGACCCCGGTCTCACCTTCGTGAACATGGTGAATGAGGCCTTTTCAGGAGACCCTACTGAAGGACTTCCAGTGCCTCCAGAGGTGAGAGAGAGCCTTAAAAAGCTCAGCGGGCTTATCGGTACGGAACAAAAAGTCTGCATCCAGCTTCAGTTTATCAATGTTGCCGTTGCTGCTGGATTGCTGCCACCTGATGTTGAACTGAAGCTCTACAGGGCAACTAACGAGTACCTTCGCGCTAACGTCTTCTAACATGAAGCCAGAAGCCCTCATTGACTCAGCACGCAAGACTATCAAGTCTTTCGACCGATGGTGCCACAAGACCTTTGAATTCCCTCCTGAGTATCACTCCCTCACTTCTCTGAGGCAGGTGTTCGCTGATGGCTTTGCTGTGCCACAAATCTTGAAGATTGATCCTTCACTGAAGGAGGAAGCACTGCCAGCCTATGTCTCCACTATGATGGCGGAGAAGTGTGACTACCCCTTCTATCTTGTCTCACCCAATATCCTCAAGGCACTGCTCAAGACAACCCCACCGAAGTATTGGGATCGCAATGAAGTAAAACTTGGTTTTCCATGTATTCATTTCGTTCTCCCTAAAGGTGTTTTGAAAGGTGATGATGGTGAAGATGTGGCGGTGATGTCCATCTCCATTGTATCACCCGGAGACCTGCTCAATCTTGGCATAGGCTTGCAGTCACACTCAAAGGAGGATCGTCTTCTCTGCACTGCCACATCAGTAACCAGCCAGACCAACTGGTATGCCTTCATCCCTATTGAGGATGGTGTTATTGACCTCGAATCGAAAATTGAAACACACAAGTCAAAATGGGATATTGGTGAAGACCCTGCCAAGGTGACTGTGTTCACTCAAGGACAGCTTATCCCCCTCCTATTACAACTGGTGATGTTGTTTCACCTGCGACCCGAGAATGTAGAGGAGGCGTCCTTCATCAAGAGGGTGAAGGGTAAACATGGTCAAAGGGAGTTCTGGACACCAAGGTTTTTGGGACGAAGGTACGCTCTTCAATCAGAAGTGACAGGCACCCATGCTTCTCCTGAAACCCACTGGCGCATTGGCCACTATCGAGAACAGCACTATGGTAAGGGCAACGTCAGTATCAAAACCATCTGGATTGATCCAGTCATGGTGAACGCACCTCGATGAATGTCAATGAGTGACTGTTCCAACGATAAAAACCAAGTTCCAGTTCCACCTATCAAGCTGGAGTTCTCAGGAACAACTTGTGACGGATCACCGTGGCACAAGGACTGGCTCGCCTTCACCGATTCAGAATACTACCACCGCTGCCGTAACATCATGCTCAATTATGGTATGGGCGGTGGTGATGTTGAAATGATACTGGCCAACTTTTGGGAAAGTGGCTGGATAGCTGGATCAAGAGGTGCTAACAAGAACAACTATGACGGAAGTTGAACAAAACATGGCTATTGCCGAGTGCTGTGGCTGGAGCAGTGTGGGCGTTAACCCAAACTTGTACAGCGGGCAGCCCTTTGGTATGTTTGACATCAAAGAGCACCCAGAATTATTTGATGGTCAGCCGTGGCATACAGAGGGTACGGGAATGGGTCCGATACCAAACTATGTCAGATCACTTGATGACATGCACGTTGCCGAAGGTTTCCTCACTGAAAATCAAATCAGACATTATAATGGCCCAAGATACACCTCAAGTCTTGATAGTATCTCCGAGGTTGAAAAACTTCTGTCTTCAGAGAGGCCCATTGTTACCTCTGAGTTTGATATTTACACTGGAGATCAACTGAGGGTTGGAGCTAGTGACAGAGACGTGTACTTCATACACCTCCGTAACATGACAGGGCTATACAACCACATTGATGTTTTCATTACTGCCACTGCCGCCCAAAAAGCCGAGGCTATCCTGAAGACATTTGGGTTGTGGGGTGACCTACCAAGCTATTTCCCAGACGCTAACCTTACACTTGCATGAAATACCTCGCTGTTATTGCTCTGCTTCTGTCGTTGCCTTCTTGTCAGTCAAAGAAGGCTGAACCTTCACCTCAGAAGGTCACTATAACATTACCTTCAGTGCCCTATTCAGATTAGTAGGTGAAGGCAGCTTTCTTTTTCCTTGTCGGAGAGGAAAAGCTCTTCTCCGGTCTGAGGTTCAAACACACGGATGGTTACCTCCGTCTTCCCCCTCACTTTGCCAAAGATGGCATTGACTGAATGACGTTCACCATCATCGCGGGTATAGCCAAGCACACCAACAGCGAGACCTGCCTTGCTGTTTGACTGAAGAGCATGAGCCATCATGGCTACAGCTTGAGTGAGACGGGAGAACTTGTCACAGTCCTTCCTCTCTTCGGTCCATAGCTTGAGAATAAACTGAGACTGGGCCGCACACTCAGCAGCAAACTTCATGGCCTCGCTGTCATCGACACAGGCGTATGCATTGTCTAGTGGGATGAAACAGTTTTTTGGAAAGACAAAGCCAGCGTAAAACGCTGCTGATTTTAGCACATCTGGTGAAAATGTTGTCATGTCGGTAGTTATTTTCGCTGACTTTATAACTTTGTCTTGGCACAGATTGAAATCAATGTAATTTAGCTCCGATGCCTGAAGAAAAAGATACTTTTTGGTGGAGATGTGAAGGTGCTCACTGGCGTGACGATGACACCTGCTCACATTGCGGAGGACTAAAGCCTTCCATAGCTCTTGAGAAAATCAAGGCCGGTTCTGAGATCATTCCAACTGACAAGAACTACAAGATGTACATCGACAGCACGACCAAGGTGTACTTCAACCATTTCAGCGAGAGTCAGGCTGTTGAGTTTATCACACTCGTGGAAACCAAGAAGGCCAAGATCGGATACCCCGGTCATTTCTACAGTGGTGTCATGTTCAAGCCTTACGCTGACGCTATAGAAAAATCACTCAAAACTCTGAAAATATGACATTAGTACTTGCTCAAGCATACTTTATAACAGGCCTTATCTGGCTTATCTGTCATTCAAAGGAGATTGTGAGCATCGCCCAGAAGACACGTATGCCAGCGTTTTTTGTTTCTCTAAACGCCATCGTCAACACTCTTTTCTGGCCTGTAGCTTTGGTGTGGTATAACTTTAAGTCTATTTCAGCAGAGAGGGTGTGATGTTTCAAGGTTATTTGAGGGCAAGAAATGGACAGCCATTGTTCTCGATGATGCCTCACAGCAGGCTTTGAAGGCATATGCCTCAAAGTGCTTCCCTCAAATGAAGGGGGAACTTGTCTGCCACCACTGCACACTTACCTTTGGAGACCACATAGGCACTGCCGGTCAGAGGAGAAGCCTCAATGTGTCAGCACGTTCCAGTAATGGCCTTGTGGCAGCTTTCAAAGTCGAGGGTGCTGATGATAGCACCAATAAAGTACCTCACGTCACAGCTATTGTAGATCGTGACAGCGGCGGAAGACCTGTCATGTCAAACAGCCTGTCCGATTGGGTTCCCTGTTTTTTTGGACCACTCCATGGAACTGTTCAACATCTGATAGAATGACAAGACGAAGATTCTTTGGTTCACTAATAGCCTCGAAGATTCTTTGGTTCACTAATAGCCTCGATAGCTATTGCCACATGCCCTGAAGTGGTTGCAACTAAACTTCGTAGAGGCTACTTTTCCTGCATTATCAGGGAAGTTTACCCGGAACTAATAGCAGCAGAACTGGTGAAGGTTCAACCATTGGATGGACCTACTGGAATGATATTCTATATGAACTTTAGTCATGAAAGCTAAACCAGTCAGGCGTGAAAATGGTGAGTGGGTTGAGTGCCCTCCAGAAGAGGCCTCCTTTGTGGAATTGAAGATGCCCGGTCCAATCCCTCAACGAATACTTCCTGTTATTCTCAAAGGTCAACGTGAAGGCACAAATAGCTGGACGTGGAATGGTGATATAGAGAAGCCAACACTTCGACCGAGCATCCTCACAAAGAAAGTGAGAGACATGACAAATGAAGAGTATGCCAAGGCAATGGCAGGCGAGACTCTGGACATCGACTGGATTATTTGCCATACATGGGTGAACGACGGGAAAGTTCAATTTCTTGATGATTGCTCCCATGAACTGGCTGGCAGTGTTGTAGATTTACTCGATATTTGATATTTCTGTTTGACAGATGACCGACTTTCGATATAGTCGGCTCCATGACCAAAATCACTATTCCACACGAAGATTGGCTCGAAGAGTACACTAAAGTTCTGGATAGCCGGAAGAGAAAGTTGGACCTTTTCGGTGAAGAGCCGAAGGTGAAAGACGAGGATGACATTTTCGGTGAAGACACACCGGAGGACAATCTCCCAGAGGTGGTTGAAGAAGAGGCTCCAGAAGAAGAGTTTGTCGGAGTCCACCCGAACCACCTGTCACAGATGCGTTCGATCTATGGTCGTCGCAGCTATATCAGCAGAAGCAGTTTCACAGGCCAACTTGCGGAGGTGGGAGAATGAGTCGCAATATACCAATTACCTGATACAAAGCCTAAGCCCCTTGATAATCCTGACTTTAGCTCTTTGCAGACAGTAGTTTTAGAATATATCGACTGCTTAGCTAAAAGAGGCCACACAGAGGACTTTGAGCATTGGATGTTTGAAGCAGCGGTAGAGGCCGTGTTTGGAAAAGAGATATGGGGGTGGATTAATGGGCGAAATAAGTAAAAAACATCTTTTCTCGTTGACAACTGGCTGGGTGCATAAGCCAGCAACATCGCCATTATTGCCGGAACGATGGGAATTAGTTAATGCCATCACCAAGCACATTGCAGCCGTGGCTTTCCCTGATACATGCCGCTGGCACACTTACAACAACAAGGGGAGCGAAGGTGAGCGCGGAACAGGCGAAGGCTTTAGCATTAAAGCTGCAAAGAGAGTCGCCGCACTGTCAGCACAGAGTCAGGGTTTCATTTGAGACAGAAAATTTATCCAAAAAACATCTTTTCTCTTTGACAACTGACTGACTCTCGATATAGTTACCTCCATGAGCACCACCAACACCACCACCGGTTCCACTCGCGCTAAAGTTCTTTGCCTCCTCGCCCACAAGGGTTCAACATATGAGGCTCTTGAAGGCGTCACTCTCACTTACGCTTTCCCTGACAACCTGATCGAAGGTCTGGCTCCAGAGCAAGCTCTTGATACCATCTTTCGTCAGTGCAATCATGTGGACGGCACGGAGTGGGCTTCCCACTGTGGCCTCAAGCTTCGCTCCCTCTCCTGTGGAGATGTGGTTTGTGTTGACGGTCGCTACTTCATCTGTGAGAGCTTCGGCTGGTACGAGGTGTCACAGGAAGTCGCCCTCTGGGTGGTCGAGAACATCACCTTCCGCGACTTCTTCGGCTCCCTCAAGAGGACCGTGGAGTTCTTCAAGAAGAACCCTGAGATTGTCGTCCCTGACGCCTACCTGAACAACGCGCCGGTCTTGGCTTAACAACTCGCACCACTACACCACCATGAACAACAACACCATCATCCTCCACCTCTCTGACGACGAAGTTCGCGCCCTGCGTGACGCTGTCTATGTCGCTCGTTACAACAGTGACAGTTCAAGTTCCAACACGCTGGAGAGCCTTGACGATAAGCTTCAGCTTGAGCTTGGGTTTCTCACCCCCGACTTCGTGGCTGACTTCAGCATGGAAACCCGCTTCGGCCAGTCTCTTGAAGAGTGGCAAATCGAACAGCAAGTTGCAGCCCTATGAATGATCTCAACAACCAAGGCTACCAGCCAAAGAGTGAATCAGCCGCTGCTGAGCGTGCTTCCTTCTCTGCCTACACGGCTGAGCTTTTGTCTCTGCCACCGGTCAACTCAAACGCAAACGCCAAGCTGTTGCGCAGTTTTCTGGTGAGGAACTACCCGTCCTTTGCAGTGACGTTTGATGAACTCAGGCTCGATTACTAACCATGAACCTTTTTGTTATCAGACGTGAAGATGGTAAGTTCATGACTCCATTAGGTAGCAAACGCTCTTATGATTCGAGCCTACAAAATGCTCGTGTGTTTACCAGTAGATCATCTGCTGAATCAGAGAAATGTTCAAATGAGTCAGTGGTGCCTCTGGAAACGATTCTACATATTGATTGATTGACAAAACACTGACTTTCGATATATTAATTACCATGGCCTACGACTTTCCAAATTCAAAATCTCCCTTCTACGCTGAACTTTCCAACCGTGGTTACACGGTCGTTCGTGAGAAGGAATTCAAAAAGTACCACACATTCTTCGACGGTCCCCCTAATGACTGGGCTGCTGATCGTGGTGCCACACACACGCTCTACTGCGGTGATGGACCCGGCCAAGGTACGCGTCCTGCCAAGCTCAGCAAAACGGTTGCTTATGTCGCCAACGATGAGGATGAGGACGGCAAGCTGGTGTGGTCCAAGTGGGAAATCTACACCTACAACGTGATCCGTGTCGAAGCAAAGCAACCAGTCGCTGCCGCCGCATGAAGTGGTCCAAGAAGACGCCTAAAACTGAAGGCTGGTACTGGGTGCGATACTCAGGCAAGAATGGTGTTGTCACCTGCCCTGCTGAAGTGGTCTTCTTCAAGCTGACAAAGAGCTTGGGAGGCAAGGAAGAGTTGGCTGTGAAGTCAGCCAGAAATGACTTTTTCACCCGTGGACACTCTCGGTGATCTCAAGTTCGGACCACCTATCCCTCTATTGGATACTCCAGACCTTACGAAGGAGTTTGGTAATCGCCTTTCCAAAATCAAGTTTTACGCCAAGGGCAGACTCGGGACGAGAATGCTATCAGCCATCAATGAAGGTGACATGCAAAACATAATTGACATGTGCTTTGGATGGAAGCCCGGAACTAACAAAACAGTGAAGCTTCCAATTGACAAGTAACCGACTTTCGATATAGTATAAGCCTTATGCCAAACCAAACCGCAAACCCAGCAAGCACCGAAGAACATCGCCAGCGTCATGTCGCTCTCGACAGAAGCCTGAACGAACTCTTCGCTGACTACATCGACACAACCGGCAAATCCGCCGAAACCACTTTTGATTTATGAAACGACTACACGACTACGATCAGTATATTGGAAAGACGGTCAAAGCGACATCCGCGAACGACTACTCAGAAATAAAAGGCAAATGCCTAAACGTGCGCGAATGCGTGGACGACTACACCAAAGGCGCGGCTGGTATCCGATACTTAGCGGACATCGAGCGCGGGGGAGATGTGAAGGTCGGAATGGCGTCAACGCTGGAATTTATTGAGGCTAACGCTGCTGGTCAGGCGACGGCGAAAGGAGATGTATGACTACACGACAGACGAGCCAGAGCCGTTGCCTGCACCAGCCTTGGTGAATTCTTTGACCTCGATGCCCACGGTGGCTTGTCTCTCGGAATTTCCAACGGCCCAAAGAGCATTTCAGCAGAAAGCCTCAACCGTTATGATCCGGGTGATAATGGCATCTTTGTTGTCTATCGTGGCGTCAGCAAAAAAGTGAGACGTTTTCGCACTCAACTGATAAACCGTGTTCGTGAGTTAACACCCAAAGAGGTGGAAACTGAGCGTGATCTTGCTTGGAAGCACAGGTATAACGTGCCTGTGGTGGGAAAGAGGCTTACCAAGCGAAACAAAACCCTCTCTCAACGTCTGAACGACGGGAAACCAATAAAACAATGAGTATAGTAGAATTCATTCAAAAGGTGGAAAAAGACCACTTCAGGACCGTTACTGATACTGGGGCTAACCCAAATGCACTTTTCATCTGGAATTTGGTGAGGGAAGAGGCCGGTCTTCCAAGACTTGATCCCAAAGACCTACCAGCATTTTGTGTTACTCACGGCAAATATCATATACTCAGGGAAGACTACGGCTGTGTGAGAAAAACTTACCCAGACAAGTGATATGTTTAGGTACTTCTCAAAACGAAACAGGGTCAAGCGTAGGCTTCGCAACCTCATGCTCAAGAAAACTGTTCTTCAGGTAGAACTGGATTACTGGAGTTCAATTTTTACTGAGACGAGCAAAGGAGGAGGCTCAATTCCGGCCTCCCCCCTCTATGAGCAAGCCGAAAGGTGGAAGCTCATGGCCAAGTTGAACTTTGAGATCGGAGAACTGAACTTTACCCTGAAGAGAATACCATGACCAGAGTGACCAATTTTTTCAACTACTGCTATCAACGTCTGGTTCTCTGGCATCAACTGAGAGTCTTGAAAAGAAACTTTCAAGCAGTTGCCTCCCTACCACATGACAAGGCTAAGGAGGTCATTACCAAGTGGAAATGGCATATAACCAAATCTGAAGCAAATGATGAGGTGAAGGACAACCTATATGCATCTGTGACAAGCCTTGAAAAATTGCTGGATGAAAATCCTGAGTTAGGGCCTCTGGCTGCTGAGCTAAAGCTGATACAGCGGATGTTCCTACTTAACCTTATCCCAACAAGTTTAGCCATTGTAGCTATGGTAATCACAAGAAACTATGTAGCAATAGGCTGGGTGCTTATGTCTATTGCTTGGTGCCATAGTTACTACCAAGCAAGGAAAATTTTAGCCCACATGAAAGCAAACGCATGTCAGAAGAAAAATTGAAACACCCCGTCGCAACGGTTGAGTGGGTGCGAGGAAAGCGACAACTGTCCAACCTCATGCGTAACGCTGGACTTGGCCTCACAGGAGCAGGGGTCAAAGAGCGTGTTAACATCGACTACAAACCCGGCTCAGTTGTTACTGAGGAAAGGGTGATGAAAGTGGTGCAAAGCATGATCGACCAGAGCAATGCAGAAAATGCAGAGTTTGAAATATCCTGCCCACGTTTTATCAAAATCACGAACGGAGAATAACCATGACAAAAACAGAAAAACAGAGATTTGTACGTGATCTGACAAGGTCTTTGCGTGACAAGGTTCTCAGTGACATTAAGTCTGGTCGCATCCCTAAAGACTGGAATGGCATCGAACTCCGCCAGCTATTGGCAGATAGGTTCAAGGCTGACACCTTTGAAATGTCACGACGATACAAAGACAAGTACAACAATGACGTTTTGATTAACTGTCTATGAAGCAAGAAAAAGACTGGCCGCAAGGCAGAACAAACAGGGGTTTTGAGATCGTCAACTTCGAGGATGAGTACAATCTTCCGTGCTCCATTCAGGAAAGCTCAAGGGCTGTCTGTGAGAATGCAGACGGCAGCGTGGACGATCCTCTTGGCTGGATATGGCTTGGCATAGATGACGGTAAACCAGAAATCCTTGGACGCGAGGCTCTCAAGCTAGGAATGAAGTTGCCGGAAGGGACCGAGTTTCTCAACGGACAGCCTACAGGGTGGGTGCCATACCCACTTCCGAAGGAGGTTCTGTTACACACCCGGATGCACCTGAACGAGAAGCAGGTCCGCAGGCTGGTCAAGCATCTTCAGCACTGGCTCGACACTGGCAGCATCTTGGCTGAACTCAGCCCTTCCGGTGAAGGGGACTCTCCATCAGCTTAGCATCAAGCTCCTCAGCTATCTTCAGGGCCTCCTCTTTTGTTATGAGGTCCCATGACTCCCGACCGTCTTCAAAACGGAAATGAGCGTGCCAGTTTAGGTCCCAGCCTTGTTTGCTGACAGCGTAGTATCTGCGTTCAGGGTTCATTCAAACATTTTGACAAAGCTAAGTGAAGGCAGGCCAGTGTTGGCAGCAATCCCAACAGCCTTGTCATCATAGAAGAAGTCCATTTTTGGTGTCTTCACGTTAGTTATCTCAAGCTCTGGGAGACCATGCTTCGACAACCACTTTTTGATATGGCTCTTGGCTGAATCCGTCTTTGCTCTGGCGGTGAAGATGACAACCCTGTCGCCCTGCTTCAGCCACGTCTTCACGTTATCGAGCATCTTGGGTACAGGCTCGCCTATGTGGTGCTCGCCTTTCCAGCCGTCATAATGAGCCAGTGTCCCGTCAAGATCGACCGCTCTGCAAACTTGTTCTGATTCGTTCACGTCCCTTGTCAAAATGTTGTTCACGTCATTCATCAAGTGCTGTGGTATTCTGGCTGGTCTTCCACCACCCGTGGCAGCTACCTTAACAAGCTCTTCATAACCTTTAAGGGCTGGCAGGTAAGCTCTACCTCCGGTTAAGACATCATCAAAGTCTTTTGATAGCATTCCCCTGTAAGTGGTGGTGATAGTGTCATTGTCAAGATTAGGCGGGATCAACGGCAAATTCAACCTTTTAGCCAGCATGTTGTACCTACCCATTATCTGGCTTGGCCATATCTCAATAATTCGCTGATCCTCTTTTATCCTTTCTTCGGCCCACCTAGCATCACGTTCTGCTTTCTCCTCCGCTTTCTGTCTTGCCAATGAGTAGCATTCCCCAGAGTCTTGCTCCGGGGAGTTTTTCCAGTTAATGGCAAATACTCCAAGGGCTGGCTTGATTTTATCATCTGAGAAAACGGTGAAGGCAAACTTGCCTCTCTCACTGTCAATGTTGACCTTGAAGCCGGTTTTTTCCGACTTCTTGAACATCTTGTGCTTCTTCTGCCCCATCTTCAGGTTCTGCATTCGCCATTGAAGGGACGAGTCGTAGTGCTCGATGTTTATCCTACGCTCCTTCGTGGTCCAATAGTCATTGCTGTTCTTCTCATGGTCCTTCAAACCATCACCCATGATACCTGCTACCAAGGCGGCTATTTTTCTCTTTATCCTGTCAGCATCGAGAATGACTTGTGACCGGTGAGTTTTGGGGTCTGACAGCCTGAATGTATCAAGTATTTCAAATGAAGTCGGCCTGAGCCACACAATCTGTTCAGGCTCACGGTCGTTGATGGATGCTTGGGACAAGCGTGAGGCCCTATCCTCAAGAGCATCAATGCCAAGGCTCAAAATACGTCTTGTCTGGTCCTCACTGCTCCGTATCACCGGAGCTTTGTAGCCATCTTTTCTTTTGCTTCTTGGTGGGTCAGCGTCATCGAAGTTCATCTGAACCGCTGACATGAATATCTTTCCCGGACCAGTTACACCCTTAGCCCTGTCAGGGTAGTATGTGGCTGCCTGTTCCAAGTCATTTTTGATGCTTGACCTGAAAAACAGGTTTTTCATTCTCCACCATTCAAGACTGCTGAGAAGCAGCTTGTTCTTGGCTTTGTTCCTGATAACCTTGATGAACTTGCTGTTATGTCCGTACCAGATGTCTCCGGGATGGTCGATAACATACTTCAAAGGGTAAGCGTAAGTTCCAATTGGATCACTGTGGCTTGGATTGCTGCTAGCACCTCTGGATAGAGAATCTGTGGTGTTGCCATTGTCAAACCTGACATAGAGGTTAGGATCGGACTTCTTGCCCTTCCATTTGGCATAAAACTCATTGAATGCTTTTGGGAAGGCATCACTATAGTGGACCTCAACTAGGCTTGTTGATTCGTCCATCTCTGTGCATCTACCAAGCAACCTCATCACACGCTTTGCCAGTGCTGACTTCAACACCAGTATGGAAGGCTCATATCCGCCGCCTTCGTCACAAGCTACAGCATACTTGCCAGCAGCTTTGGCCAACTCGATAACACCATCAACTTCATCAGGGTCACCACCGTAAGGAAGTGGGTCATGGTAATAGATTGCATCATCCTGAAGTTCAGCTTTCAGTATCTCATTGAATTGACCGCTCTGAGTGAATTGACGTGCAAACTCAATATCAGGATGATAGAACCACCCCGGTGCTGGTCTTTGATGTGCACTTACTCCTCTGTAGATGATCATGACTTCGTGCTCCTATGTTGTTCGTACCCAGTGAACATTTGACAAGGAGTCAAAATACTTTGTTATAGCTTCAAATGACGAGATGCCAGCAGCATCAAAAACATATTTGTGCCAGCGTGCCCACCAGTGATACCTATGTCAGTGACATACTCAACATTTGCTGGATTTTTGGCTTTTTGTTTCTCACTTGCAATCAGTTGATTCACCAGTTCAAAAGACATCACTAAGGGGAGACCGACATGGCTATCATCTAGCTCAAGTGTCTCCCACATTTCAGCATCGTCATGTTCAGCTATAAACGCTTCCACAAATTCAAAGCAACCACCATGACGGCAAGCTTGCAACCCACCATTCTCAGGCACATATCTTCTAATGAAAGACTTTATGACAGCAACGTCACTTGTTTCAAATAAGTTGAGAAAAGACCTAGCCATCAGTTTATAGGGTCAAAAATAACTAGCGATCCGTCTTTGCGCCTGCCCATGTTGTTAACATGAATATCATTCTTACCAAGGCTTGATACTTGTGTTATAAATGAGTCAAGGTCACTCTCGGTGAAGTGGAGACTTTGCATCAGCCCATCATACTCTACTGGAACCTCACTGCCGTCACTAAGGCAATCAACCAACTCTTCGACACTATAGGCATCCTTGAATTTGATTAGAGGCGTCACTCTCTCCATCCTGCAACAAAACGTGCCATCAGGCAGGGACACAAAGTCAAACACCTTTGGAAACAAGCTGTTATTTCCTCTATGGCACATCATGGCAAAGGCAGCGAAGGCTTTGTCTTCAGGACTCACTTTGATGATCTCATTCGGGCTGATATAGAAAGCAGTGCTATATCTGCCCCAAGCCTGCTCAAATTGTTTGAGACATGCCTCAGCCTCTTCAGCAGTTCTTGACTGCTTCACACTAAGCCAAGGGTTGCTCGACTCAAACAGACCGGTAAAACTACATGACATAAATTCGGCCAATTGCCCTCTTTAAGGTTTCAAAAGCATAGTTTTCAGCCTCCATCTCAAGGTCATCAATGATACCCTCAACAGCTATTTGCTGTTCTGGTGACATACTCCTTTTCCAAGGCCCTTGTGGTCTGCCCCATGCAAAGCTGGTGGCAAGAACACTGCTAAGGTTCCTGTTCAGTGATACTTTACCTGTGATCATATACTGGGCAAGCACCTCAAAAGCAAACTCTCCCCAGTTTCGTAGGTTGCCATCTCGGCAACTTTTCATGGTCCCAAGATTTTGACATATCTGTCTGAAGATTACCTCTTTTCTTGGGTAGTTTGATGATCCAGAATACCCACCATAGTAGTCCTTGAACTGGCTGATCCCATAAACAACCTGAGCTATCTTGGTAAGACTAGAGTCAAGCTGACGGGTGAAGTGCATGACAGGGTTTGACTCATCTTTTGTGTAGCTACTGTCTTTGAACATCCTCGAACTTGCATGACCAAATCTGTGAGCCAGTGTCCAAGGAGTCATCGGAACCTTTTCTGAACCCTTGTTGTTGGTGTAGATCATTGTGATCTTGTCATCGTCATATTCAAGGTTGATGCCAAGATTTTTCTGCACCCATTCCGGCGATACCTCACCCACCTCAACATGCTTGTAGCCTTTCGGTGATCTTACCAAGTAAATATCAAATGTTTCATTTACTTTCGCCCACTTCTGCCTGATCTTTTCCACACCAGCCTGACTGGTTACGATACCAATGGACGGCTTGTCATAACCACGTGGCTTTGCTCCCGGTGACCAATCACCAATAAGCTCAAATTTGCCAACAGGCATTTCAGCAAGAAGAGACTCAGCCACCGATTCATCAAGTGCCAATATGTGGAGGTCATGACACTTGACATAGTACCCCTGCGACTTGAACCATTTCTTTGCAGCCACGGCAGCCTCTATGTCAGTTCCCTTCTGGCCGGGTATGAGGTTAGTCTTGGCCTTGAACTGCTCGATTGTCGGTAGTGATTCAAAGCTGTGGCCACCTATGTTACCTTTGTCAGTTGTAGTAAAGACGGTGTAGAGCCTCTTGCCATCTCTCCTGATTGAGAAAGCTTTGTTGGTTCCTTTGGTAATACCATCAGTGTAACGTGGCATCCGCCCAATACAGTGTTTCATGGTGGAACCTTCGTCCTTCAGGTCATTAACTGTAAGTTCATATATTTCCACACCGTCACCCAACTCAGCAACCTTCTTCAGGTGCTTTGTGCCCTCGATGGCAATCCTCTCAGCGTCCTTCCGCGCCATTGCAGCGTGCCACCTGTGTGATCTGGCTGCCGCTTGAGATGGCTTCAGGCTCATGATGTTTGGCCGTGTAGCCATGAACCAGTCTGCTATTTCATTCTTGAACCTGATGAAGGTTTTGATCTCGTTCGTTGCTTCAACACCTTTCCTCATCCAGTTGTGTATCCAGCCGACAAGTTTTTCAACAGGACTTCTGTCTGGGATCACACTGTCATCATACCACTTGCCTGTGCTCAGCCATTCATCCAACATCTGTTTCAGCTTCTCAAGAACTTGAGCATCTGTAAGGGTGTTGGTCTCAGGAATACTTGGGTCGTAGTTGTCATTGGCAAGTGACCTCATATCAGATGCGACTTGCTCTGCACCTTTCCTAATATCACTAGCATAAGATGGCCTATTACTTATAACAGCATCAAGCGTTAGGAAGGCTGTTACAGGGTTTTTTTCATTATTAACCACCCACTTCAGCCTGTCTGTAAAATCTTCAGACAAGATGCTCTCTGCCTTTACAGGATTTTTGAGACCGTGAGCAAGTGATAGCTCGGACTCAACATTCTTTTGCCTCAGTGGTTCCGATCCTGTTTTTTTCCTGATATAAGCAATGACAGCAGTGGTGTATTCCTCATCTACTGGAGGTGTCCACCAGTAGAGTGTTCGTGTATCTGGACGGTATCTCCAGTTGAAATCATCATCAAGTCTCAAGTTTTCGTGCGTGTAACGACCAAACATGTCATCTCTTGAAAATGAACCTGCCGGTATTGTCCTCGACCTGCTGGAGAAATCTCGATTAGTGCAGCCAATGATAACACTATCAGACTCAATAAGCTCAGCTTCAGTCGCCTCAGTCTCAAAAAGTTCCAGAAAGGATAGGTTCATCTGTATGTATAAATACAAGTGACCTCAAAAAGTGATATGTCTAACGAAGAAGAACTGGCCCAACTTCGGCAAGAATACAGGAATCGTCTTGGGGATGATATTTCACACCTGAGAAAGGCAGTATCCAGTATTCAGGAAGACATCCATAACATCAAAGAAAATTTTTTTCGCCAAAGTCACGCGGAGGCTCTAAGCAGTCGCGTGACAAAACTCGAAAACTGGAAGTACATGCTCATCGGAGTATATGCGGCAGCACAGACAGTAGCGGTCTTAATAGCTTGGGTATTCTCACATGCCTCCAAATAATCTCAGGTATGTCAGATAATTTGAGAACACTTGAAGAGCTTAGTGAGCAGATAGGTCGTGCTGAAGAACGTCTCAGGCTAGCCCTCGATGTGGGCATGATAGGCGTATGGGATTGGGATATAGACACGAACAAACTTGTGTGGGACCGAAGGATGCACGAGCTTTTTAACCTTGACCAAGTCTTTGGAAGCACTTTTGAGGACTTTGCTAAGCTTGTCCATCCTGAAGACCTGCCAACTGTGAACAAGTGCATCAGTGACGTAATTGCCAAGGGCGGAAAGTTCAACTGCTGTTACAGACTTGCCTCTGATCCTCACAAAGTAATCAGGGGTATCGGGCGGTTTACATATAGCAAGAGCACAGGCAAGCCTGAAAGGTTTATCGGTGTCTGCGTAGAGAACCCGAGAACTGAGCAACGCTGTCTTCTTGACTGCCCTTTAGCTAAGAAGGCTCATGAGCAGCACCATCCGGGTCAGCTAAAGCTTGAGCTTGAGGCTTGTGCCAGCTAGACGGTGGCTTGTAATAGCAGGCCCATGTGTGGCTTGGCAAGTAGCCTTGCTTCTCGAAGAACTTCCTGAACCTCTCTTCGTGAACATTCTCAATGTACACAGGTAAGTTTAGTTCATCACAGAACTTTTCCACAGTGTTTAGCCAATTGGTGAAAAGCCCCTTTCCACGCCTTCCCTCTTTCACTTCAATTGTGGCCACATCGAAAGCTGAGTGCATTTCATTTTCAAAGATGCGCTTTGACTTTCTGACATAGATTTTTCCAAAGCCTACGTTGAGCCACTTGCGGTTTTCACAACTGCTCATGAACTCTTTCAGTTGGCGGCGAGGGCGAAGGGCTTCTCTCATGGTAAAATATAACAGAAGTAGGACTTGTGTCAACCTGATGTGACCACTGTTTGACGTATCTATCAGTGTGGGAAAATTTATCCATCTTTTTGAGAACGCCGAAGAAGTGATATTCAACACTGAGCGTCACACCTTTCAAAATAATTGTGTCACCTTTGGCTGGATAAATGGGGAGATTGTTTTTGCCGGTCAAGACGAAGTCACTGACGACGTTGAGCTAGTCTTTGGTGAGCCATTGCGCTACATGACCCATAACAAGCTGTCTGCTTTGAATTCAAGAAATTATGAGGAGCTTGTCAGTATTGGCAGGACCGGGCTGTTTAACACAATCAGTTATGACGAGATTGCAGCACATCCAAAAGAGTTTCAGATGAGGCGTGAAGCAAAACTGGCCTTGAAGACTCCCGGTCGAGGATGGGTTTCAGGAGACAATGTTCTCATCTCTTTTCATGGAAGTGTAATCAGGGTTGATCCTGACTGGAAAACCAAGGTGATTGAAGCTGCTACAGCTACAACGTCATACCTCAACAAGCCTGCCAGAAAAGTGTGGGTTCAAGATGACAACTTTCACGACAACGAGTGGCACGAGTTCAATGATAGTGGCAAGTTTGTCAGGCAGACTGATCCAGAAACAGCCAAACAGATTGCTGAGCTTACTGCTCTTCTTCACACAGCAACTCCAGAGGATCACAAGCGTATCTCAATGCAGATTGCCATGCTGAGGTCTAACAGCAGAAACGCAGCCGAAGCGGCAGAAGCAGCCGAAAAAGAAGCTGCTGAGAGAAAAGCTGGATGGGGTGCCAGCATGGCTGCCTCACAAGCTTCAAAGGCAGGTTTTGACAACACTGCCGCCTATAACTCAAGGCTGAGGCAGGAGAGTTTTGTCACAGCTTTTTAACATACTTGAGGTAAGTTTCTCCGGGAATCCAGATAGGTGCTGGATCACACCCATTAAAGCACCTCATCATGTGGTCAAAATAAACACCTGTTCTCCACTGACCTCTCTTGTTACATGCTGGACAGTGGTATCCAGCCACCCATTTTTCAAGAGTCTCACCACTTTTAATTGTGACCTTTGACCAGTAGGGGAGTAGTCTCAGAGAGTATATTTCTGGGTTGAACTCATGGACAAACACTTTCAAGCCAACACGCTTGGCAATATCAATCATGTGTTTGCTGCCCTTGCTCTTTCCGTCCCAGCAGCAAACAAGGGCATCAGCTTTTGATGCCATCTCTTCATTTCTCCTGTATCCGGCCCCTTTACCCTGTGACCAGTCTGCCGGGAATAGTTCTACAGGTATGTTATTTTCGGCAGCCCACTTTTCCCCGAAGCGGTCTGCACCTGTAGCTGTTCCACTGATAATGAGCGTTGGCTTGAAACCAGATAGCTCTATAGCCTCCTTGACGATGGGGTACTTTTTGCAAGTTCTGCTGCCAGCAACTATCACTCTCATTCAGTAGTCTTTAGTAGTTTGATGATGCCTAGTATTCAGTGTTCTTGAGAAATCGTTCCCATCGCCAGTCTTCCCAAGTGTTCTTGATTTCTTCCAAGTCTTCTTCGATGCTTGTTTCTCCGTCCTCAAAAGCAAAAGACTGTGCCATGATCCTATCGCCCTTCTTGAACCATATGGTGATGACCAATATACCATCCTGAAGAGTGATGCTGTGGTTACCCTTGAATGGTGGGTTGTCTCGAACAGGAAGAGGGAATAGCTCCTCAACTTTGTTCAGTACTGCTACTATCTGCGAAGGTTGTGTTTTCATTTTTTCTTCCACCTATTAGCTTGTGAAGTATAACATAAAGAAGGTCCCATGCACCACGATTCATGCGGTCAAAGTTTTTCACTTCACCTCTCTTCCAGATACCTGAGCCGCCAAATTTTGATAAAGTAACCTTGTAGTTGCCAGTGTCTTTGTCTCCTGTGCCATCATTGCATATCTCATCACCGTCGAGGAATAGGATTCTCGGTGTAGCTACTGCTGAAACCAATTCTACAGTTACCTTGATCATGGCCTTATGCTTTTCTTTAGCAGTTCTGTTGAGTTGAAAGAGACAGTTGTCTTTCCTATGTAGCCCGGTCCTTCAAACTTGAGGGCATAGTATGAGCTAAGGTGTGATGTTATGGTCCACTCCTTGTTGAACAGTTCAACTTTGGTTCCAACAGGGATAAGCTCAATCCCCTTCCATGTTATAGGGCCTTCTGTGATTGTCATTTTTTTACTGCTTCGATGATATTGCTGGCCAACTTGAGCGCGTCCTTTACACGTAAAACTGATATTCCAGACGGGCATCTCACTTCAATCACACCAGTTTTGCCAAAGGAATGCGCTCGTGCTTCGAGCAATTCGAGATCACGTGACACGCCCATTCCACGATCTTTTTTTGTCTTCATGAACACTGGAGTGACAGGTTATGGACAGAAGCTTCCAAGTGGTCTTCTTCAGCCGGTATAACCAAGTCATGGACATAGGTGCTGCCTTTCCACCCACGTCTTAACCATCCAGCCCCAAGTTGGAATCCAGCTTGTGGCCATGGTGCCGGTGGGGTTTCAATGTGTGCTATCTCGACAAGACCAAAGCCAGCTTCTTTGATGTCACGCTGTCTTGCCTTCATGTACCAAGCATTGGTAAGGCACAAGAAAACGATGTTGTCAGCCACCTCCATGCTATGCTGGAGGAATCGCCTAAACTTGCCCCAAGGTGGGTTTGTCACGATCCAGTCAACGGACGTGCCCCACTCAAAGAAGTCTCTCTCCAAGTCTATCTCGCACCATTCAACATAGCTTGATCTATGCCTTAGAGCATCATAGAAGGGCTGATAGTCTGCCCTACCTGCACAAGGCTCCAGCATATAACCTGAAGGTTTGAAGTGCTTTACCAGACCATTTGCGATGTATCTTGGTGTGTAGATTCGATCATTTCCACCGTCAGGTGCTAGGGGTCTGCTCATTGTTTTTCAAGCCACTTCATCAGTTTGTCATTGCCCCTGATTTTTGGGTACTCATGATCGCCGGTTCTTTCACCTGTATCAGCCCATAGGTCAACAAAACCTTGCCTTCCGCCATGGGCAGCTTCATCTTTTTTGAGGTTCCTGCTGATAATCGGCACCCATGTGTCACCACGTTTGCCCCACAAGTTACCATGTTCGTGCTCAAGCTGGGCAGTGATTGGTATGCTACTTGGCACTTTCTTTAGCTCCTCAAGAGGTAATACGGTGCCAAAGTTCTTGTCGGTGTCTTTGTGATATTCCTTGAAGAGGTACCTAGCTCCGAATTTTTCTCGGATGCCTATGAAGCCATTATCTCCATCAAAAACAGCCTTGTTAAGGTTCCTTGACGAAACCCTGTACAGGTAACCCTTTTTACACCCACCGGGTTTGATATACTCACTCATTTCTTACTGGCGTTTACTCTTGATTTAAGCTCCCGGTAGTGCATGACCAGTTCAAAGGAGCCGGGAACCTCACCGTTCCCGGAAGCCGCTAACCCATTGCAGAAATGAATCAAGGTGCATAAGCCATCAAGATGGTCCTGAAAAAGCGTCACAGGGATTTCCTGTGACGCCTTACCGAGATGGATCGGTGTGTCGTTAGTTGGCATGGCTAGTCAGAACCACTGGCACCGCCGCCTCCACAGTCTCCGCCACCGCTGTCAAACCCAGATGATCCAGAATCATAGGATGAGCTATCGGACGAGCTATAACCGGACGAGCTTGAGAACGAGCTTGAACGGAATGAGCTTTCACTGTCGTCATCTGACGAAGCCCTTGATGTAGAGGCACTGTCTTTGCGCCTCCAGTAGGTCAAATGTGACGGGGATATGCCAGCAGGGACATTTGTGGTCGCCTCATAGAGAAGCCCTTGGTAGTCAACTTCTGCCCCCCGTTTGTATTGCTTGGATAGTTCGTACTTCATTGTGTGTTAGACGTTAAAAGTTAGGTGTGTTTTGTTAGATGTCAATCAGAACCGCTGGCACCGCCGCCTCCACAGGAGCCTCCGCCACCAGAAAAGCCTCCGCCGCCACCGCTACTGCTACCCCAGCTTCCTCCACTGCTATAACCACCGCTACTGTAGCTACCTCCACCACCGAGGATGGCAATGATTACCATGAGAATGACGATGCAGACGATGATGATGAAAAACCGCCTGATAATTTTTTTCAGTGTCTCAACATCCGGTGAACTGGTCTCTGCTTTGTATTCACCTTGGGCAGCTTTGATGACTGAGTTTACCCCACTTGTTAGAGCAGCATTCCACTCTGACTGACTGCCGTTAGCTTTAGCGGCTCTGACATGGGGTCTGATGTCGTTGTCAATGATGGCTTTGCACGTAGCATCAGGAAGGGCACCTTCAAGGCCGTAGCCAGTTTGAATCACCGTGTCAGTTTTCCCTGCCTTGTTCTTCAGGAAGATAAACAGGGTGACACCGTTGTTTGTCTTCTTTTGGCCTACATGCCATGACTGCATGACCCGTTGGGCATAGTCTGTAACTTGTGAGTCAGATTCAAGAGTTGGGAAAGTTGCCACCACGAACTGAATCGTGGTCCGTTTTTCGAGATCAACAAGCTTGGCTTCGAGACTGTCGGCAGTAGATTTGCTGACGAGTCCAGCATAGTCGTTGAAGTAGTGCTCAGGGCTTGGGGGGAGTTTTTCAGCAGCAAAGGCTTGCAGCGAGAGTGCCGATAAGGCTAGGAGAAGAAATTTTTTCATGGTAGTGTTTGAGGTGGAAGAAATGCAGGGAGATAGCAGAGTGCTTTGTAAGCAATGGCTGTGGCCAAGATGACCACAGCCAAGGTGAGAACTTTTTTCATCAGTTCTTGCTGACGTTGAAGTCCACTTTCGGTGCCTTGTCAGCACCTTGGTCCGCTTCAAAGTAAGGCTTCGGTGCGAAACCGAATACACCGGCTAGAAACACACCGGGGAAGCCTTTGACCTTGTTGTTATAGGTTTGGACAGCCTCAGTGAAGCTTCTGCGTTCCACGCTAATCCGGTTCTCTGTGCCTTCAAGCTGAGCTTGCAGGGTGGCAAAGTTGGATGTAGCCCGAAGCTGCGGGTAGTTCTCAGAGACAACCAGAAGACGTGACAAAGCTGATCCAAGTTGACCTTGGGCTTGCTGAAACTTCTGGAGTTCATCTGCCGTTGTCGGAGCTTGTGAGGAACTGATGTTCAACTTGCCGACGCTGGCGCGAGCTTCTGTGATTGCAGTGAGGGTCGATTGCTCAAACTGTGCCGCCCCCTTGACGGTGGCAACGAGGTTTGGAACAAGGTCCGCACGCCGCTGATAGACGTTTTGAACCTGAGACCATGACTGATTGACTGCCTGTTCACCACCGACCATCCCGTTGTAGGTGCCGATGAGAGTGAGGCCGATGATTCCGCCCACGACGAGGACAATGCCTGCGAGGACGCCGATAATACCGAGTGCTGTTTTCATGTGTGTTGTGTGTGTTGTGTTGATTAAACTGTTGCTGGCTCTTCCACTACTCCGATGTCATCATAGCAGAATGTTATAGACGCTTTTTCTGTGTCAAAATTTGGTGGGGCAAGTTCCACAAAGAGGCAGTGTGGGTACAGTTCTTGAAGGGCTTTTTCGACACAGGTCTGCCAATCAGCAAGAGGGCTGGTGCCCTTGCAGTTAAGTTCCCTCGTCTTAGCGATCACCTTTTTAGCATCATTCATACATGACGCCACTATGGTTACGGCCTTTTTTTGTGACTTATTGTCCTTGTCAACCAGCAAAGCGTAGCCTCTCAGGACATAGATAAGCAGGCCCCAGTCAGTGATGTTGAAGTAATGGACATCACCCGGCGTAAACCCCTTCGGATCGGTGAAGTCATTGAAGTCCTTGGTTGCCGCCGCCGCCCTCTTCTTGTGATATTCGAGGGTTCCGACAGTTACGTCTTGTGTTGGTGTTGTGGGTATTGTGCTCATGAGATAGCTTCTACTCCTGTTCTTAGTCCTTTGGAGTCTGAGATAAAGCTGGGTGCCCATCCGGGACCATTGATGAAAGCCAACCACTGTTCACGAGTGGTGTTTTTTGTGATTGAAGTGTCATTTTCAACCAACCAGTCGGCCAGCTTTTCTGGGGTGTCAAATACTGGTGTTACAGGCGAACCTTCACTCACAGTTTCCCACACCTGATAGCCTTCGCCAGTTGGTGGTTCCTCCTTTTCCCAGTTGTCATAAGCCTTTTCAGCTTCGTCACTGGGCCAAATGGCACCCTTGCCCTTGCAGAACTTGCAGATGGAATCGACACCAAGGCGTTTGCACTCAGCCTCTATGACAACCCACGAGTTAAGGGAGTCATGCCCGAAGCCACAAATGCTCCATGCATTCACTTCTTCAGGTGTTGGGGTATAACCATTATTCTCTGGGAGCCACGAGTTTTCCCCTTTGGCCACTTTTTCCTTCACAATCTCACGCTGTTCATCAGTCCGTGGAGTGCGTGTGAAGTCCCAAAGCCTGTCTTTAGCTATCAAAGCTTTCACATCATCAGCATTGAGGTGGTGGCACCACTGATGGTTCCACAGGTCACAAAGCCTCTCAGCCTCACGTTGAATGGCTATACTCTCTGGCAGTAGGCCTCCACGGCAGAAGAAGTCTGGGTTTCGAGCTACCTGCCTCTTGGCAAACTCATACACGGGACCTTCCGTTGAAGAGAAAGGCTTGCTGCCACGATCTTCCGGTTTGAAAGGCGCATAGCCATACCACTGGTCACTGAGGTGCTTTGCTTTTGGCGATTCGCCTCTGCCTTTACAGTGGGTGCAGTCTTTGGCCACATAGAGCGGGTTGATAAAACCCTTCCAAGGCTTGTTCAAAGGCCAGTCAAAATCCAGCGGTACTCTTTTTAGTTCTCTTCCCATGATTTATTGTTTTGGATAAATTGCTTCGACAGTTGGGCAGCTATAACCCGTAGCCACGTTGTACCAGTGTACAACTCTGACATGTGTTGGGGTGCAGGGTAGGTTAAGAGCCACCTTGGCAAACCTCTTTAGCTCATCTTCAGGTAAGTAACTTTCGGTGTCCTTAAAAAAGCCAGCAGGAAAACCACTTGTCTCACAAATCAAGGCTCCCTGACTTCTCGGGTTTGAGTAATGGTAATACTCACATCTTGGCTTGATCTCAACAGGGTCATTCAAAGATGTCATGCCCGGTTCCAGCGGCGGCAGCAACCAAGGTTTGGTGTACTCACCACAATCCCAGAGGTCATTATTGGTGTAGGTTTTCATGCTCCGAAAATTTTGTCTTGGCAGTCTTGGCAGAGGCCGGAGATTGTGAACTCACGACGGGATGTCTCATCACGAAAAGCAGTGATCGGCTTTCCACAGCCAATTGGAGGGGCAACGCAGGTGTTTGCACGAATTGATTCCTGCCTATCTACCCCAAAAACATCCTTCAGGGCTTTTTCAATTTCAGGCGACTTTTCAGACGGTGTCATGCAGACACTATATCAAAAGTCAGACTTCCGTCAAATGTTTTAATCCCAACTCCAAACCTTTTTTGAAGGCTTCTTCTGGAGACGGAGCACCATTGGCTTCGATAGAGCCAAAGACTGGGTGTGAGCACTTGAACAGACGTTCAACCCGAGCACGGGTTTCATGGTCATAGTATCCGGCGTAATAGCCGAGGTTGCCTCTGATGATCTTTTCAATCTCAGACCTGACACGGAAAGCTGGGTTCTCATTGTCCTTGAACTTTACAAGGAGGTCACCCCTTCTTTTGATGCCATCTTGCACAAGAATTTCAAACCATGCGTCGGCCTGCTCTTGATTGGTGATCTTCATGGCAAAACCAAGTGTTTCACCGATTGTGGGGTTGTCTGACAGTTTTGGTATTTTCATTTAGCTCCTCAAAGTTCTGGGTAAAGCCACCTCATATTCAGCTTCCTCACACTCATCCTGACAGGGGGCGATGTCTTCGAGGTAAAACCACTTCTCAATTTCGTCACAGATGCGGACAAACTGTCCGTCCAAAATGCGGAAACGGGTTGGGTGACCAACTGGATAGACAGGTGAGAAAGCGAGAACTTTCCTGTCATGTTCAGGAACTTCTTCGCGAGTTTTCCATTCAATATCAGACATGCCACATTATAACAACAAGGTGCTTCCTGTCAACTTGATAGCTCTGCTAAAACGTCCCCGTGGCATGGCTTGGGTGAGCACCAACAGCCGAGAACCTTGCCTTTGAGTGATGGCAGCTTGCTCATCAACACTGGATTTGCTAGAAGATACTCACGGTATTTCTCTATCACCTCAGCCCGAGAGCCGTCACGCCCTTCTACAAAAGGGTTACCCCAGATACCACCACGACCAATGTACACGTCGTACTTGGACTTTTTGCAGTGAACTACTCGTCCCATGAATCAATCTCCCACTTCAGATTTGAAGGTGGTGACGGAGGTTTTTTACACTTGAATTTTTTCAGTATAAGCGCACAAAGTTTCTTCAGAAAATCCATTTCTCAGGTACCTCTTTTGATGTGTCACCCTTTTCTACCCATAGCCTAAACTGATCCACAGTCATTCCAACAACTGTCCCCATACCTGTCCAGCTTTTAGTGTAAGCGTTACGATAAAGCTCCTTTGCGTCCTTCTCAAGCACCACTCCAATCACACACTTGTGCTCATCAAAGCGTCCGTTGTCTGGGTTCATCTGATTCACAATCCACACCATGGGTGAGGACAAATCATCCCCAATGAAGACATCAATGTGATCACCATCCGCTTCCGATTCAGTTCTACGGATATAGCCATAATCAGCGGGCATCTTGGTCTCCCATTCGACACCCTTCTTGTCCTTCCCACGCCGCACTGAACCTTTTGGGTTCTCAATGGATATTTCCATCGCATTCCACCAGAACTTCCCTTTGGCATAGTTGCCTGCCATTTTCTGCTCTTCGGAAGGGTTTGTATCTGTAAGCTTTCGTGCCTCAGCACGGGCTTTCTCAGTTTCCTTCCAGCCCTCAAACAAGGCTACAAAATGTGTAGATGACAGATGCATCTTGATAGATACCTAAACGTCCATCTCAAATTTTGGCACCTCCTGAACTCGATGAAACACGAACCCACAGGAGTCTGGTTTGAACAAACCAATGATGAAGTTCAGGCCTTGCTGAAGGGCTGTCATGAGATCAAACAGCCACCACATTCTGCCTTTTGGGATAGGCACAATGTCAGGCTTGTCAAAATCTGCCAACCACACAGGGCAAAGGAGAAACCAACCCGAGTGGGTTACAACATATTTCTTTAGAGTCTTGTCGCTGGACATTTGGTGCAGTACTGTTCTCTCTTTTTGGGATTTTTCCACTTATTTCTCCAATTGTGCTTACATGGGGGGTCTTTTTTAGCCTGATGAAGTGTAATATCCTCATAATATGGACTGAGAATATACGTTGAAGTGGTATTTGAGGTACCACCACCTTCGGTAAACTCACTCGTCCACCAATACTTCTCCGCTGACAGGCCATTATCAGTGAATTTCATCTCGAAGGGTAAACTGATTTTTCAGAAACTTCTTTGCGCCTTTTGTGGCAAATAACCTGACACCGATGTCACTGCCATTCCACTTGCATGTTCGGTACCCTCCCTGAACTATCTTCAGCCGGGAAAGCGAAAATTGCCACCCACCTTGATCATACCCTTTTCTGTAATAACCGATTCTTTGGTCAACAGTTTGATCTCCAAACCACTTGAATTTCTTTGGCTTGATACCTCGTGTTATACTGAGAAGCTCATGCAGGCTGGTACAGATAAGCCTTGGTGTATTTTTGGCAAAGTGTTCAACAATCTCAGCCGTGTTGGTGATGGTGATAGGGCAGGTGTGCCTGACAAAGACATAGAAGTAGTCCTTCGGGTCAAAGCTCTCAGCCTCCTTGCTTAACCTCCACTGGTATAGCATAACTGAATTGCTCTTGCCTACTGACTTGATCTCCCCGCCTTCAAAATCCGGGCAGACTTTTTTGCTTCCGTCCACCGGAAGTATGTCAACATCAAGGGACCTCGACACAAAAACTTCAGCCACCCGTCCGATAGCATTACGGCAGGCAGCTTTGGTCCTTATCGGTTTGCCAAAGTGGCAAGTGGTATCAAATAGCTCAGTAGCACTTTTCATGGTTTTTGACTGATACACAACTCCATGTTTGAATCAAGCAGCAGCCCGGTTCAACCAGCTTCAAGGCCCTTCTCTTGCCCATGGGGTTGCTAGTTCCACCCCACTTGTTCTCAACCAACCACACCTTGTAGCGCAGGCCTTTAGCCAGTCTTGGTATGACCTTGATTTTACAAGTCTTTGTCTTCGACATGGGTGAAAAGCTTTGTGGGTTCAGCCGGTATCTCAAGGCTGTCTTTGACACCAAAATACTCATCCATCTTCATGGCCAGACAGGCAATGTTTAGTGATGATGTAGAGATGCCAACCCGGTCGCCCTTATTGGAAGCTACCAGCATTTTGCCATACTCAGAAGAGATGGCAGATAGCAGTTCTTCGCGTGTAACTCCAACGGGAAACTCTTGTCGAATAGTCATCTTGACGGGTAGGCCATCTGTTATTGCTTGTCAAGCTATAACAATTTGAAGTCACCTGTCGATATTCTGATACGCTCTTCAGGAAAAGAGTTACACAGGAAAGAGGCCTCCTTCAGTGCTTCGGCTAGTGTGGGAACATCTGTTGTCTCCATCCACACACCGCATTCTTTCACCTCAATGCAGAATGGCCCCTTTGGTTCTACGTCGGCCATATGTTTCCCATGGTCGGCAAGCTCTCTGGTGGCTGATACCTTGCTACCGCTGGATTCTCTCTTGCGTCATTCAGGCGTTTGAGCACGTGCTTGTCATACCCATGCCTGACATGCATCATAGGCTCAAAAGGTTCCAGCAATGGGGAGTAACGCTCACGAAGAGTTTTCGCTGATTTACTCTCACCCCTCCGCATTACCTCTTTGATGACACCTTCACCTATAGGCCTTCTTTTGGAGTGTTCGACAGTGACAGCAGGTTTTGACTTTATCAGACCATAGATGTCCTTCCATGAAAACTCATTTTTTCGTTCACGGATGTATCTTATAGCCCAATGAACAAGTCTGGCACCCCATATCAGGCTCTCATGATTCTTTTTGGCATTGTTGCACTGGTTACAGCACAGAACAATGTTGTGAAGCTCCGATGTGCCTCCTTTGGAAACTGGAATGACGTGATCTATAGTGCTCTTGAGTGTGTCCCTTAGCGGAACAGAGCACCAGTAGCACTCACCTACAACATCCACCATTGCTCTAACCCACTGACGGGCTAGTTCACGCTCCTTCTTACGTTTGTTCTGAACACAGGACGGAACTGAAGGTGGTGTGTAGCCTTTTAGAAGATCAGGTTCCATAGCTCTTTAAGGCCCCATGCACCAAGTACAGAAAGCCATATCGCTATCACGATAAGAGAGAGACAGCCAAGGCACCCACAACCGTCATTATCATTTTTTCCGTCTGGCATCTTTTAGCTCCTCCAAAGACTTGTTGAGATTTGCAAGCTGTACTAACAACTTGTCAGAGTTGATGACCTCACGCTTTCCACGCTCATCATTCAACAGGTCAGCATAGATGGCAAGAGCCGTGCGTAGTTCACGGCGATTCTCCTTGTTGTCGATGTCCTCTGCAATGTCATTGACAATGCATCTGGCACTTTCGATCTGCTCTGTGCTGATAACATGCTTGACTATGACATAAGTCATTCAGATGTCAAGGCCTTGTGCTCTACCATTGGAACCTCATTTGGATTCCATCCCCACCTAAAGGCGAAGGACTCAAGAAACTTTTGGGTCATCACCCCTTGATACTTGTTTTCCTGTATCAAGCTTCCTTCAAGCTTTTTGAGAAAGAGAAAGGCACTGGAGAAGTCAGAGTAGATACCCCTCATCTCGCTGAGAAGTACCTCGACTTCTTTTTGGTGGTGCTCTTCGAGTTCCTTGTATTGATCCTCAATCGGTTTTGAGGCATCCCTCTCATAGTCCGGCAGTTTTAGCCATTTTCTGCCGCTAGCAAAATTATCCTCAATCAGGGCATCGTTCTTCATAGCGGAAGATACTTACACCCGACAAAGTACAACTAGCGTCCTTTACACTTCTCCGGTTTTTTTCATTGAGATGGTCTTGATCTTCTTCCCCTCAAACATCGCTTTTGTGAATGACATCACCCAGTCACCCTTGCTGGTCTGGTTGAAACACAAACTTTGTTTTGTCTGTGGCAGCGTGTTGATCTCAATAGCCTTGGACAACGTCAGCACCGTCTGTGAGCCATCTTCAAAGTTGAGTGTGAGTGAAGCTTTCATTTGTTGGCAGCAAGGATCATATCGTCAAGTATGTCATTCACATTCTCACCTTCAAGCTTTCTCCGCTCAAGAATAGCATAGGTAGTCAGGTTGAATGTCAGCAACTGCTGGAATCTCAGATAGGCTAAGCCTAGTGCTGCGTTGTCATAGCCAGTGCCACTTGCCAGTGCTTCGAGCTTGGCAATGTCCTCTTTTTTTCTTTTCTTTGGAGTATTCATCGGCTTCCCCATGCTTCAGCCCCCTCAGCAGCCCATGCTTCATAGGCCTTGATGCCTTTTTGAAGCTTCATGGCAAGTTTTCTCCTACCAAAGTCAATGGCAAGTTGATGTGCTTCCGGCACGCCTTCCATAAGGGTGTCAATGATGTATTCGAGGGCTTTAAGGTTGTTCGGCCTGCTGCCCGGTTTGATTTGTTTGCTCATTTGTTTTCCTCCAAAATTCTTTCGTGGCTTCAGGGTTTAGGATTTTCACTTCATGCCAGAGTTCAGTCACCTTACCTTGCTGGCCGAGTTTTACTCTCACCCCGACATTTGTGCCGTTGGCCAAGAATCGAAGTGGTATGTCAAGATAACCCTTGAGACGTTCCCTCTCACCATCATGCCACTCCACTAAGGTCCCCCTGTTATCACGTGAAATGATGACAGCTTCCCAGTAGTAAGGGTAGTCTGACTCTATGCCGCCCATTTCTCAGATGCCCTCCAGTAGCGTTCCCTAATCTCTGACAGAGGTGCCACCTTTTCAAGTGCGAAGTCGCCTGCTTTGTTGCCTACCTCTCGGACAAATTTTTCATCAAGGAAGAAGGGTTTTACTTCCGAAGCTATAGGCAGGCCTTCAAATGGGTTACCCGTTGTGTCACGCTTCTCCAGAATGGCTTTCAGCATGGAGAAAAGACGTTCTACGTTTAGCTGGTTGTCACCTCCACACCAGTTTACTCGGGGTCCACAATCACCTTTACAATAACCAACCACCCTGTAGCCGAAGATGACGACAGAGATGCCCATGATCACCTTACCATCTTCAGAAGACAGGCAGTTAAAATAGCCATATTCAGGAATGTCCTTGGATGGGATGAGTTTCATTTTAGCCACGTTTAGAGGCACGACGACCAGCAGACCAAGCTTTGTGTTCTTTGGTGCCACGGGTGTACCTATGAAAACAATCTCTAAGAGGCTTTAACCCCTCTCTGTAGCCTTGCCCAAAGTAAATGTTATATGCCAACTCTGGTAAGCCAACTCTTTCGTGTGGAAGCTTTTTCATTTGAATTGATACAATGCGTTTTCAGGTAGTTCTCCGCTCTTCAGCCATTCCACCTGCCAAGGCTTGAGCATGTCACCAAAGACACCATAGTGGCCTGATTTGAGACTCTCCTCAAGGATGAACGGAGTGGTAAAGGTGACGCCGAAGTATTCCAGTGATTCACCTTTTTTGAATTTCAGCGTAGGCTCAAAACCATTGCCGTCCTTGTCCACCACCCACGCATGGTTGATTGGGATGCCCATGAAACTGACATAGCCCTCACAGTAAAACAGGTTCGAGTTCTCACAGGCAGCCCGATAAGCATTCTGGTAGCACAGCTTAGGTGTGTCACTGCTCAACTTGGTCTTTTTTGAAATGACCATCTGACGACCATACCTCAAGATAAGGGCATTAATGGATTTCAGCTTCCACTGGCAGTCGGCACGCATTGTGTCAACCATGGCTGAAACCTGTCTGAGTTGATCCTGAAAAGAGGTGGGTGTCATGCTAGTCTTTCACTCACTTTCTTAGTAGCGGACTCTCCAAGGATAAATTCGACATCAATCACACTACCTGACTCAAGATCATCAAAGTGTTCAGCAATGTACTTGTGGGCTGTAGTCATGGTTCTGCCCTCCCAAAGATGTGGGACAAAGTTCATGTGGCTTTCCTCACCGCTAAGCATGGCTAGGCCAACCAAGTTTGACCCTGTCTCACCCCAGAACCCGGAACGTCTGAGAAGATACTCTTCAGCCTTGCTCTCTTTCATGTAGAAGTATATTGGCACTTTTGCCTTCATTCTCACGGCCATAACCGGGATAAAGGTAGCCACGTCTCTTACTTCAAAAAGTTTTGTTATCATGCTGATGTGCTGGGCTGCTGTTCCTCCCTGACAAGCTCTTCATGGCAGTCAAAAATAACATCTTGAACTCTCTGAACTGAGCTAAAGAGCCGGTATGCAAGCACCTTGTTTTCAGCACAATACTCCTTCAGTTCACGCCGAAGTTCAAAAAGCTCTTCAGAGGAAGTAGCTGCTTTTGCCCTGTTGCTGATTGTGTCCATGAAGGACCAGAAGACCTCGTTCTCTTTTCTCTGACCTTTGATGTCATTGATAACGAAGAAGATAAGGGCTACACACACTAGGGCGAAGACGGCAATTACTGTGATTAGATGGAGATGGTCCATACAGTAACTATATCGAAAGTCAGTGTTTTGTCAATACAAATCACCTTCTCGAAGATCAGTCTTGCTGGCCTGCCAGTAATGACCAGTTTCAGGTTCAAGGCAGGTGATCCACCCGGTTTTGAAACCACCCGTGTCAATACAGGCAATGTTCCTTTCCTTGTCAAAGAAAGGACGACCATCAAATTGTGGCGTGTGACCACACACCATGAGCCGATTATTGGGCTTCATCCAGTGGTCTAAATGACACCACCGGGCTGTATTCCAGTCTTGATCATCCAAGCTCTTGTCTGGGTTAGCCCAAGCATGAACACAGAAGAAACTGCCACTATCATAGTAGTCTTTACACCCTTCCAGAAACTTCCAGTGATCATCCGGGATGTCCTTGAAAGAGGCAGCATGGTACGAGTCGAGTGTTTTACCACCCCCGTTAGCCATCCAGATTGGTAAAGCCTCTCGTGTACTTCGAGCAAGGAGCATCATCTCTTCATGGTTGCCTTTCAAAGCTTTCAACTTTCCCGGATAGTTTATCAGGTAGTTGATTACTTCACAAGAATCAGGCCCTCTGTCGATGTAGTCCCCTAAAGTGACCAGCAAATCGCTTTTTATAATGGGAGCGTAGTTGACTAAACGCTCAAGAATCTCAGCCTCGCCATGAACATCACCTATTGCAAACGTACGCATAATTTCATTAATTTCAGTGTATTACCCACACATGACAAAGGCGACAACTGCCCTTGAATTTGTCTGTCTTGATTTTTCTGAGGGAAAAGTGGTACTGTCTGGCATATTTTAGTGCTGTCACAAACTGCGCGTACGGTATTTCAAAACTGTCCCCATACTCAGCCTTGTCTCTGAAGTATGTTTTCCAAGGGCTTTCAGGTCTTGGGTCACGCACCATTCTACGCCTTCCATCACTTGAAGACAGAGGGTCTGGAGGTATCGGCAAGCCTTTGATGATTTCTGGGAATGGACGACTCACCCATCAATATAACGAAAGTAGCCCTCTTGTCAACAGCCCCAACATAACTTCCAATCAGCACTTCTTATGAGAAATTTAGGGTCCTTTATTATCTTGTTGAAGTCATCCTCTTTCAGATAGCCTTCAAACTCGTACGTTGAGATAGTCGGAACAGACACTCTAAGACCACCCACAGAAAGTGTTTGCGGTTTAGTTGATATGCTAAACCTCGGAGTACCTATAGCCATTTTAGGTATATCGGCAGCGTCATTACTAGCTACTCCACATATGGTAGCTTTTACGATCCAAGAAGTTGCCTTTAACGGATTGACAGGAGCACCACCTGAATGATGCTCTTTTTGAGCCTCCCCCATCCAGTCCCAAAAGGCTGGATCGTTCCTGTCTGGTATTTCAGTCACTTGGCTGCTACTACAGCACAATCTACTCCGTTCACTTCATGGTAGCTCACTTCCAGTGGCACGGCGATGCAATCACCCGGTGAATCGAATACAGGGGCAGCCAAAACCATGATGACATCAGGTCCATCCAAAAGTCTTTTTGCCACCTGATGTGTAGTTTCGTATCCTTCTGGGTTAGCTGCTGGAGCTACTTCCCCATGAACTTCTTGAGCAGGTGATGAATCAATTGAGATAGGTTGAGGTATTTCTGACATAGGCTTAAAGCTATACTTGGCTTTTAGTCATGTCAACTACCACAAGTCTTCAGTAGCAAGAACACCACCAACCAAGCCATCGAACGACTGAATTTGACCGCTCTTCAAGGCATCATGGGCCGCTTCCTCTCTGGTGAGAAAAGAACCATCTGTTGTGAGAAAACCTTGCTCCCCGCTTGCTCCGGCTCCACGCATGATCATGTGCATGACAATGTCTCTGTGCCTGTTTGGTGTGGGGAGTGAATAGACAGCACCATTTTCACTCTTGATGGCAGCACATTTGATCATATGGGGTAAAGGTGAATGCCAATTCCCCCAATAAGCAATGAGGTCCTATAGTCTTCTGCTGTTGACACAAAACCGTACTTTTTACCGGGTCCAGACACAAGTTCAAGAGCCATAGCTCTGTCGATCTTGACAGGCTTAAAGTGCTTGGGAGCCAGTTCCACTATTACATACACGTCAGCAACCCTGCAAAGATGGTCTTCAAACCACTCTTTGTCATGACCTTCAAATTCACCGGCACGTGTAGTGTCCATACCCATAACTACCACCTATCGGCTTCTTCTTCACGTGCCCAAACAAGACGACCAAAATTAACCTTCAAACCTTGAAGATTCACCTTTCGATGGGATAATTTTGATATTCTCTTGTCAGAAAAAGACACCTCAGCACCAGCTTGTTCGAGGAGCTTCGCAATCATTGCAGCTAAAGCTGGTGCCCCATTGGTTGCTTCAAGTGTGATATTTGCCTTGATCGGTTTAGACATAGTGGGATTGTTTACATGTTTGAGAAATGTGTAAAGAAAAAGCCGAAAAGTTTACATGTCAGCCTGCTGGAGCGGCTTGAGCGCGACCATGCCTGATCCCAAGCTGGTAGAGCGCAACCAGAACTTCAGTTTGTGACACAAAACCGGTAGTTGCAAGGGCAGGTCCCATGGTGACCAGCTTGGTAAAGTCGTCTGGCATGGCTCTTTTGTCCGCCGAGTCCGCCAGTTCTTTTACAAGCCTTATTGCCTCACTGAAAGCCTTGATAGGGTCATTTTGAACAAGTTCTTTGACCTTATCGACAGCCTTGATTGATTTGATATTTGGATGATCTGACATATGCTACTCCTTTGGAAAGACTTTGGCCCAGTTGCGTGGAATATTGTCGAGAGGGAATTCGCCAACAAGCTTGCACCCCCAATAGGTGCTACCATTTGGATACGTCTCCTTCAAGTGCCCGTACCTCCCAAAGTCATGTTTAGCCTCTTGAAACCCCCTGTAAAACTCAACTTTTCTGGTGTCGAGGTTGATGATATAGGCATACTCACAGAAGAGTGAGTCAGCGATGAACGGCCCGCTGTCAATAGCGATGCCAGTTTTGAGCGTCTGAATCAGGTCACCCTGATTGTCTCTCAAGAGACAGTACCAGTCATTTTCTGACTGATTACCGACGTTCAGGTTTGGTACAATGCCTGCCTTCTTTAGGCTTTCCAGTTGCTCCTGTGTTGGAGTGTCATTCTGGTCCACCATTTGCAGCTTGCGAACTTTGTCAGCAAGGTCTGGCACCTTCGCCAGTTTTCTGGCTTGTTTGACGAACGATTTACCCAGCCAGTCCGGGTAGCTGTCCGAGTGGTTGTATGAAATTTTGTCTTCTCCGTCGATGCGGAATCCGATTGCTCCTCGTGTGCTCATAATAACCCTAACAATATCAGCATTGAGACATTTGTCAAACGATGGGAGAACAATTTCTTTTTGCCCATGTTGTAATTATTCACATGGAAGTCATGCAAGGGGCGGATTTTTCGATCTCCGCTACATTCACCAACCGTTCAAATAGTGCCATTGACCTCACGGGATGCACCGCCCGTGTCATGGTAAAACGTGATATTTCAGATAGTGACGCCCTTGCCCTTGTCAGTCTGACCAGTAGCGTAAGCTCATCCTCTTTCGACCTCACAGATGCTGCCAATGGGAAAATTGCCGTGATTGTCAATGGCAACTACACCTCTGATGTCAGTATAGACAGAAAACTGAGAGCTTATGCTCAAGTTGAGGCTGCTCTTGAAGGTCACTATTACAGAACCAGCAATGTTCAAATTGACATTATTGGAGCCGTCTTTGATTCCTAATGGCCGCACCACTTACATCCGTTATCACTGCCAGTGGGGCCAACGTGATTGCCTACAATGAGGCTTATGTTGTCTATGCGGGTGATGTTGTTTTCCCAAGTCTTCCATCTTCTTCAAGTGTTATATCAAAAATAAAAGCAACTGTCCCCTTTATTGTATCTGAGGTTGCTTTTCAGTCGAGTCCAAAAACTCGTTTAGCTCAGACACACGTTTCACAAGTTTCTTAACATGCCAGACCCCATTCACCCATTCAAGATGACAGCAATCACTTCGGATCAGATTGCTGATGCCGCTTTGATCAAGCGTCTCATGGTTGACGTAGGTCCAGCCACACTTGGTGCTGCCCCTACAGACTCACTATCAGCCACACCGGCACAACTTGTGCAGATGGCCAGTAAGTCTGATATTGGACTTGGAAATGTTGATAATACTTCAGATGCTAACAAACCAATTTCAAGTGCTACTCAGAGTGCTCTTGATCTAAAGGCAAGCACATCAAGCCTGTCGTCACATACAGGAAATACTTCAAACCCACATTCAGTTACCAAGACTCAAGTTGGACTTGGAAATGTTGATAACACCTCAGACGCTAATAAACCTGTCTCAAGTGCCACCCAACTTGCGCTAAATGCAAAAGAGAACACTCAGACACCTGCAACTAGCTATGAGGCTGTAAGTGGTGTGGTCACGGAAGTGAGAAGCTGGAGTCCTCAGACTATACGTCAGTCTAGTGCGGCTACAAACATCATAGGGAGTGGCGGTAGAGCTTTTTATTTTGACCTGACAGACGAAGCAGATGTTGGTGGCTACGGTACTCTGCTACCAAACCCGAGCACTAATGTACAATCTGGTGTTACCCAGAGCAATACAGGAACTGACTTTAACCTCGCTGCCGCATTTATCACAAATACAGACGAGCCACAAGTTCAGGTCATACCTAGTGGTATGTGTGATTTGGTTATTTATGCTACTACAGGTAATGATAGAAGTAATCCTGTAGCTAAAATAAAAGTTGAGCTTTACAAAAGAGCACTTAATGCAACAGAGACACTGCTCAACACTTACACTTCACAAGATTTCTCTTATACCTCACTTACACCACTTACGTGGTCTTCAACAGACACAGACTCACATTTTTTGGCACTAACTGACAGACTTCTGGTCAAAGTTTACACAGCCAGAGTTTCTGGTCCTGCTACTGTGGATGTTACCTTGTCTTTTGAAGGTGATACACCTTCCAGAATACACTCTACCATTAAAGAGAGTAACAAGGCTCTCACAGCACTAGCCCTTCCCGGTCTTCCTTCTGCTGCCAATAAGATGTTGGTGAGCAGTGCTGGAGGCGTATGGGGTTTGATAGACTACAGCAATACCCCAATCGGGATAAACTATTCAGCTTGGGTTGAGTCTGATGGAAATGATAGCACAGCGGCCATAGGCAACCCTGCCAAACCATATGCTACAATGCAGGCAGCATTTGATGATGGTGCTAGGATGTTTTATCTTGGTTATGGAACCTTTTCTGGAATTCAACTCTCCAATGGGTCAATAGACATCTCTATTCTTGGCCAAGGTGCATCAAGAACAACAATTTCAGTCATACTAAGTGTAGCTCAAGGTGACATAATAGTGCGTGATATTGGGGTGTTTTCAGTTAACATTTCAATTATAGGTGTAGATGCCTCAACAGCAGACACCGGTGCCGGTAGTGGTAGCTCTTCTGGAGCTATCTACCTGTACGGAGTGTACGCTGCCACAATTCGGGGTAATGCGGGTAATGGCGGAGCTTCAGATGGCAATAACAATTCAGGTACGGGTGGTAACGCTGGTAATATAACACTCACCAACTGCATTGTTGCAACAATTAATAGCAACGGTGGTTCAGGTGGCTATTCTGAAGTTACCGGTTCAGCAGCAGGCAATGGGGGGACTGTACGCCTAATCAGGTCAAGTGTAACTAGCTCTATTAGTGTGAATGGTGGTACGGGCGGAAGCAGTGGTGATATGAACTCGACTGGTGGCAACGGTGGCCATGGTGGTCTTGTTGATCTTATCCACTCAGACGCAGTTTACATTTATGGTAACTCAGGTGCTGGAGGCTCTGGCCCTAATGGCAATGGCACATCTGGTATAGCAGCTTCATTTTCTGGCAGGCACTCAAGTGTTACAACAGCACTAAGTCTCGACCCAAATAGTGGAAGTGAAGGCTCTATTTCGGGGTCCCATCTATTTGTCGTTAGCACTGTTGGGGCACCTACTATAACAGCGGTCGTAAGTCACATAAGCGGAACACCATACTAATGAAAATGTTCATTCTCGGTATAGCACTAACAGTTGTCGGAGTACTTCTCATGTCGTGCTCCTTTGCCTCAAAACCTAAAGTAGTCGAGGTGGAAAAACCTCAAAAGGAGGAGGTTAAGTTTGCCATCCGGTCGATTGCCGACAGGGAAAATGGCAAGTTCAAAACACCTGAGCTTTCACCAGACGGTTCCCCCATCTTGTTCAAGTGGACCGCTTTTGAAGACGCAAACGGTCACGTGTGGTACGGCCAGAGGTATCTACACGTCAAAGAACTGAAAGCGAACTATCCAATCGAAAAGTAGTTATTACCATGAAGCTTAAAGAGGGTTTGAATCATCTTGGGGAGCGTGAGTACCAGACTTATGGTGCTTGGCGCAGGGCTTGCCTACAGGCTGGTGCTGTCAGATTTGAGGGCGACAGAGACATTGCCAATGCCTTTGGTGCAGATGGTAAAGGCGTCGGTGAATGGGGTGGTGACCTTGGCACTATTTATGCCCCACCAGAGCCTCCCCCACACAATAAAGCTGACGACGCGCAACGATCACGTCTTGATTATAGTGATGATGACAACGACCTTGATTGGGAGTGCGGTGGCTGTGGTGGTCCTGTGTATTCTCTTGGCAGGTTAGGCGGCACTCTTTATGGTCGGTGCCGCAACTGTGGCATGGACCAAAGAAAAGGCACCATGGGTGACTCTGTGGAGTCAGCAGTAGCCTACTTCCTGAATGAGAACTACTATGACTCAGATGTCACGGCCTACATGGGTGATGCTGACAGCGAAATGGTGTTTACCAATTCTCAGGTGAGTTTTCCAGCCTATATCAACGTCTATCGTGTTGAGCGGGTGGTCAAACCAGATGGCAGGGGCGAGTTCTATAACCGCTACCAGACACTGAAGTCCGAAGCAGTTAACAGTCGTGAGGAGGCTGAAACTATGGGACGTTCCCTTTGGGAGCAGTTCAAGGACATGCACGACACAACTGCCCTTGCCTCTCCAAAGTCTAAGGGTCAGATCGAAATTGAGCTTGAACAAGAATCCGGTCAGAGTGATAACAGCAAAAATATGAAATCAGTATCCGAAGCTTTCAGGCCATTCAGAACAAGTAGCCCTCAACGACCGTTCAAAATGCCGGACTGGGCGACTCCAGAAAAGTCATCCGAAGGGCGAAAGCTGCGGGAGGTATTTGCTGCCCCTTCTCCACCAAAGCCCAAGGGTGAGCCTGTTCAGCCTAAAGCTGTATAACAAAAAAGCTGGCGGATTTCTCCGCCAGCCTTGAGGTGTTATGTAGCTGTCAGGTTTCGTCGTCGTCAAGTTCTTCAAGGTTGAAGAACTTGCAGCCGATCTTCACAATCGGCAGAGCACCATACCCATGGAGACCATAGGCGATAGCGTCCCAGATGACGTGTGGAATGAAAGCTACTGGGTGAGCAGCCATGCCTGAACCAACAAGCATGATGACGATTCCGATGGTGACTTTAGATGCCTTCTTCGAGTGGACGATCTTTCCGATGTTTGCGTTGTGGAAATGATCCACAACGATGGTGATGGGGCGGATTGCGACGTGGGAGGCGTCATGGATGTGCTTGATGATGTGCTTCATATCAACGAGAGATTACTTTCACAGTTCTCACTATATCGAAAGTCAGTCACTCGTCAAATAGGAAATATCATTTTTTGCTCATTTTTTCTCCACCAAATCAACTGAAGAGGCCGTAGTAGTGGTTGTCAGGCCCGCTAGAGTTTCAGGCTTGACAGTGAAATCGGCTACCGTGTCACCTGCACTCATCATGCAGCACGTAGCAGCTAGATCACTGCTGTAGAAGGCAGAACGTCTTTCCTTCAGACCTCTGAAAGCAGCCTCAGCACCAACATTACTTCCAGTGGTGTAGCTTGCCATGCTACCGACAGGGACAGCGTAAGCTTTAGCCATACGCAGAGCATGGCTTTCAGAGCATCCAATCCAAGAAATCGTGAAATTCCCAGCCGCCCTGCCAGACTCAATGAACTCCTTGATGGTCTCAAAGGAGTACTTTCTGTCACAGTTGGTGTCACCATCAGTGATTACACTTATCTCATACCTCGTGTTTGGCGCATCTTCAGCTTTTTCATCAAGAAGCTTCTGACAGACATAGCCAATTGCATCATTCATGGCCGTACCACCTTCTGGAACGTAGTCTTCTTCAGTGATCTCATGAAGCTCGTCAGCACTGATATTCCAGAAGTTTTCAAAGACACTGCCATTGAATGTTATAAGGCTGGCTTTGATTTCCTTCCCCTCCTTTGAATCCAGCTTGATCTGCTGGATAAGTTCATTGAGGCCTTTGATGGTGCCAGCACGTGCTGACCCCATCGAGCCTGATTTGTCGAGAATGGTGATTGATTTTGTGATCATGATACTTTTTTTCCTCCTGAGAACAGACTAGTTGGTTTTTTGGTTAGTGGGTTGAGATATACCTGAAGGCTTGGTAGCTTGCCCTCCCTCTTGAGAGTGTTAAACTTGACAAGAGCTTCTGGGAAACGATCCCCAAGGCGTTTGAACCCATCTTTAGCTCCAGCTACTTCTACAATGTCGAGAATGGTGTTGGCTGTAACTCCTGCTTTTCTGGAGCTTTCACTACTCAAGTCAATCAGGCTAGCTAGTTGCTCAGTTTCAAGAGAGACACCCTTCCATGAACGATTTGTCATGTCACAAGTGCCGTCACTACGAAGTGGCCTGCCCGGAAAAAGTGGGTTCTCATTCACACAGAGGTGGACTCCAACATCGCCAACCTTACAAACCGGCTCACCATTGTAGTGTTGGCGCGGATTGTAGCCAGCCCTAACCTCCTCCAGAAGGAACAAGCTGTCATCAACATTCAGGCTCTTGGCGTCATAGTTGAAAACAAGGAATGGCTTGCCACCTGACAGGCTTTTAAGCCGCGATCCAACTGAGTTATCCGGGTCCAGAGGATCATAAGCTTCAAGTAGCTCACGAAGTGTCATGGCCTCGGCTTTTCGTGACGAGACATACCCTGACTTACACCCTGACTTGCTTTCACTACTCCTGAATACCCCGGCAACCTGCTTGGCTAGGACCTTTGGAACGGCATCAACTGATACCTGAGCTTTGACAAGAATGTCACCGATGTCTTCATGTGACAGAAGTGCTAGACCTTCTTCTGTTATAGCACCACTTTCCTTGACCCTGTACTCAAAAGCTTCCGCTTTTAGTTCAGTGTTTGTAGTGATGTTAGGTGCGTCTTCACCACTGAGAAAGGTTGGGATAATAGGTGCCGCATCGGCATTTGGATCAACAACCCGGACATAGTCCACAATGAGGCTTTTAGCTGCCTCCAGCTTTTCTTTGTATTTTTTATTCACTTTGTCTTCGCTGTTTCAGTAGCCGTTTCTAACTACCCGACGCACAGCAGGCGTCCGACGAAAGTTTGACACAAACTGAAAAGTGTGTCAAGAAATAATTCAAAAAGGGCAGTCTTCTTCAGTTAGACCACTCTCCTGAAGCTCTTTCTCCCTCTTCTTGCGAAGGTACTCCTGATACCTTGGTGAATGTCTTTCCCTGTTACCCTTGGCGATGTTTTCCGAGCCTATCAAGGCCTGAATGTTCCAGAGATGGTAGCCTTCGGTGGCGTCTATCCGGTCCACATGCATACCTTTTACACTAAGATAGCCTGTGTCATCACAGAACTGAAGAAACTCAGCCAAGGTTAGTGTAAACTCAACATCCCTCTTTCTGGCCCTGTCCTTGATGTTGTAATACACACACTTCTTCGGGTTATTAGCCCTCCACCGCTGCATTGCGTGCTTCCAGCATAGAATTCTACCTTTAGCATGACGATTGCGGCAGAACTTTACCTTGCAAAGATGGGGCTTTTTAGACTCGACCAGTTTGAACTCCATGTCTCCATGAAGTACATACCGAGAACCGAGAAGACGCAAACTGTATCAAGGGTGCTTCTCAAAAAGATCAAGAAATCTGGTCTTGATCACTGAGTCACCAATGGTTTTCCTGAAGTTCAACTCAGCCCTAGTGCTGTAACCACCATCTGTCCCCGGAACTGGAAGGCCTTTACCGTACCATTCGGCGGCAACTTCTCTTTCCAGAGCGTTCAGAGTCCAAGGAGCATTATGTGCTCTAGCAACAATGTCAAATATCTCCTCCTTACTCAGATGAGGTGCTATTGAGCTAGAGACTGGCCTCTTCTCGGCTGGCAAGAAGGTGTCTGATGGAGCGTTATACAGATCAGGCTTCGATGAGTCCAGTGTTTCCACATAGAGTGGTCCAGTCACCTTAAAGGCATTGGATAGGGCACTAATGACAGAGTTGGTGAGCTTTTCAGACGAAAGCCAAAATGACATGGCTGATACTACACCGATCTCAGGTATCTTCACATTTTTCCACAAGCGTCCAACAACAAGAACAGACCTCCAGAAGTCTCCTGCTTGCTGGTTACCTTTGTAATTCTTTTGAGCCTCAATTACACCATCAATGGCCTCTTCTGATAAAGGCAATCCCGGTGCTACCCATGACTCATAGTCCTTTAGCACCTTCAGTGCTTCTTTCCCAGACCTCTTTACTGTCTGGCCAAGGTAAGGCCTCTCACCTGTGCAGATACGTAGAGCATTATAAATGAACTGGTGTGGACGTTTTGAGGCAAGGACACATCCTCCGGGTAAAACGACAAAGGTGGTTGCTGCCGGGTTATCAAAGCTCAGTGACACGAGCTTGCTAAACCTAATTGTATCTGGTGTTTCTGTTAGGTTCATTGCTTTGTAAACGGTGCATCTTTGACACCGGCACTCTCAAGGACTTTCATTCCCCACAGGGCAACAACTGACTTTGCGTTGTTCTGCAAGATGCTTTTGGTCTCAAGGCTCTCTGTCCAGCCGAAGGGCCTGCCCCCAACTTTTGAGTAGCCCATATAGCTAGCTCTTGGTCTTCCGGGAATTTCTTTCCCATCAACCTTGGCTGGCTCCCTATCCCATCCGACTTTTAGGTTAGGAAGCGCAATCTTTTTCCACAAACCGGGCCACTCCTCATTGTTTGTTCCAAGAAGGTAAGGTGCATCACCTACAGGCTTGAGAAAGACAGAAGACTGGCAGTATTCGGCACCAAGCTTTGCTATGACGTGGGTAAATGAAAAATCGTTGTTCAGGTTAACAACAAAGAATGACTGCTCAGCACACTCTTTCTCATTCGAGGTTGAGTACTCTTCAATGTAGCTACCGTCGATTTTTGTTACACCATAGCCTCTTTGGAGCAGAGCAGCCTTCAGATGGGTATTCCTCTCGTTCTTCTGCTCACGTGTCAGGACCTCACCAGTGCAGTGATCCTTCTTAACACAGTTCATCATCCTGTTTCGCCACGCTGTCAGCATGGCTATATCAAACTTCTCTGAGGCTTGCCACACACGTGACAGCCCGGATTCAAAAAGGTTTATGAACTCACTTGGCATGTTAATAGTTACGGGGAGTGTCTTTCTTACAACTCCACCTACCAGTAACATGTAGGCTAATAACGGTTACTTGTCAACTAGCCTCAGTGAAAAAAGGTTCAGGCTTTTCCACGGCATGGACTGTGTTCTTGTCGATCCGTTCGAGGGTGTTGCCCTTGCTTGAATCACGGAAGTCAGCAAGCACAACAAATCCTGCCTGTTCAACAGCCTTGATTGCTGTTTGAACAAGAAAACTAGCTTCGTCTTTCGACATTCTTCTTTGCCCTCTCATGTAACACTCTATTACCACGTGTTAACCGGGGCACAACCTCTCTTTTCTCACCAGTGTAGATTCTTGCCCAGTCAGGGTCTTCTTCAAAAATCTTACTTGTGTTGCTGATGATGTCAGCAAGCTTCACAGTTTGTGCATCATCTGAAACTGATGCCAGTCTCTCACGTTCAAGCTCTTTTCGCTTGTTGCGATTAAGGACTGGGTGACGTTCAGGAGTGAATTCGTTGCTTAACTCAATGATAACATCATTGATTCTACGCACAGTGGCCCTTATTTCTGGGAAAAGCTCAAGAGATAGGAAGTGCTTCACCTCCTGCTCCATTTTACCCTTGAAGTCCTCATTAGACAGGAGGGGGAAGACATCCTCATACAGATCGTGCCCGTGGGCTGCTGCTCTAGCAACAACATTGTTAGGCTCTACAGAGGCAACGAGCAATTCAACCTCATCCGTGTGAGTTGTGTACGGCAAACCGTTATACTTGCGTACCTGTTTGTGAATTTTGTTGTGATATTTGTCCGCAATCTCCTTGTAAATTGGGATGAGTAGCACTGGATTAATGTAATATTCCATGTTTTGGACTATAGCACTAGGTCAGTCTGTTGTCAAACAGGCTTTTTTTCTGTTATTTGACGTGTTTTTCGCCACAATCTACCTTCTGCAAGCTTAGCCGCCATGTCAGACAGGCCAAAAGAGCCAAGCAACATCATGGTTTTAGTGATATTAGGCGTTGTGCCGAACAAATTTGGGAAGCTCTGGAGTCTTCTTGGTGTTAATTCGATCATCGCCCTGCGTTCTGCTATAAACGGCAATGAGTATGACATGTTATTTGCGTTTGTTTGTGTAAAAGATGGTACTGGGTTAAGCACAAGCTCACCACTCCTGAACTTTTCTATGAAATCGTCTGCTGAAAGGCCGGATGACTTGAGCAGCAAGTTCTGAATGGAGCCATACACTGTAAGGATGGCTGCTGCTGTTTTCTCACCTATCCCCTTCACTCCCGGAATGCCGTCTGTTGAATCACCAACCAATGTCAGATAATCAACTATTTGGTCTGGTCTCACCCCCCACTTGCTTAGCACCCTTGGCTCGTCATAAATCTTCCAGCTTTCATCCTCCCTTCTGACAAGACGTACGTTGAGTGAGCAATTACCAATCTTTTCGGTTGTAACAAGCTGAGCGAAATCCTTGTCTGATGATACAATATAGACGTTGAGTGTATGTTCCCCCCACATCCGCTCAAACTTCTCAAAAGGAAGGTTATAACAAATGTCCGCAACCAACTGGTCACCTTCTTCAAGAAGCTCAGAAGGGTTTATTGCCGGGATACCTACAGCCTCACAGATGCGCTGAATATCGGGCTGGTCTCGGGCTATTCTTTCCGGCGTTGGTTTTCTACCCGGTTTGGGTTCCTTCACCAATGGGTCGAAGACAGCAACAGCCCCATTCAAGTTAAGGTCCCTTATCAGAGACGAAAGCATTGACCCCCATGAGTAGCAGAGAGTTGCCTCTTCAGGCACCTTGTGATGATACTTGTGAAGGTGGTTATGAGCGTCTATGACAGCAAGGTTAATCTGCGGAGACGACGGTGAGTTGTTCATTGACATGATGGTTCATGATAGCCCAAGCTTCTTGCTTTGCGGCATACTTGGACGGAAACTTTGTTGCGTCCTTTATATCACTAACCCACTTCAGTTTAGATGACAACCAGTATTCACCGGTATCAGCCTTTTGGATCACTTTTTCACCCTGCATTCTGTTATTACTTTGTCTGCTGTGGCTGGGCCACATGAAATGATACTTACTGGAGCGTGACACCACTTGCCGACATAGCCAAGAAATTCGTCAGAACTTCCAGCTTCAGCAAGAAGTGGTGAGCAACTAGACACATCAGCACCCATCTTTTCTTGGGCATCCAAGTTTTTATCGAACCTTGGCTTCAGGTGATATGGCCAATCGTCCTTACTCACATAGCTGTCGCAGTATTTTCTACCAGCAGCTTCAAACAGGTCCATGTGAGTGACAGCCACACCTGTGAGAGGTGATATTTTGTTCACACACCCAGAGGTATATCGGGTAAGAACAGCATCAAAAGGTCCTGAACGAAATGACCCTTGATAGAGTCCTTTGCGATTGTGCTCTTTAGGTGATATGGATGACATTGATGCATCCTCTGTAACAAAAGGACCAGCACCGTGCCTTGTTGAGTAGGACCTTAGAATGCCAACTGTCTCAAAGTCTTTGATGCCAGCTTCCTCAAGAACCTTCAGGGCATTAAACTGAGTCGTAGTTGACCATGTTGTGTAGGGGTGGAAGCCATGCCACTCATCCAAGCCAACCCCCTGAGCACCCTCGAACAGAAGGCTATTCTTCTTCAGCAAGTCATTTACTTGGTCCTCATTCAGAATATTGAGTTCTTCACTTATACTTCTGAAGGACGAGTCTATTTCTGTTATAACTCTTGGATCGAGCAGAGTGGTTATTGAGTCCTTGATGGTTTCATCTACAGAACCTAGTTCAATAGAGCCAAAGAGGGCACGTTTTCTTGCCTGAATCTTCTTCAAAGTGTCAGAACAACCTCGTGCTAGGTCACCTACACGTATCACCTCCATTGGGTTATAGAGAAGGTCTTCAGCAAGTTCACCGATACCCATACCACATGAGCCATGCTTTGACTTTCTAAGCCACTCTTTAACCCTGTTGGCAGCCCCATGGAATGGTGTTATAACAGGGGCGCGAGCATCAACATAATGATGGCTAAGAGCGTGTAAGCTGAGCTTGGGTGAAAGCCTGATAGCTTCAATGGCAAGACTTATCGGGTCCACCATCATATAACGAGACAGGAGAGTTCCTGCCCCTTGAAAGGTGCCACTGCCAATCTGAGAGAAAGTGTGATGCCTACCATCATCAGTAACCACATTGTGGGCAGCTTGTGACCCGCCGTTATATCTCACCACCAGTGATCTACCCTCTGCCTTACAAAGATAATCAGCGACAGTGCCCTTGCCTTCGTCTCCATAACCTAATCCAACAATGATTTTTGCCTGTGACATAGATTAGCGTCCCTGACTACACAAGGAGCATCGGGTATAAAATGGTTTCTTGTTCTCATCAACCCCATCAGGCTTGAACACACTGTAGGAGTACAAAGCAAAGTCCCTCCCGCACTTCTGGCAGTAAACACCGGGAAAGTGTTGGAAGAAACTTCCATTCTCAGGAAGTTCAGGAATCAGGTCATATCTGCTTTGAGGAGGTTTCATTTTGGGAAGCGGAGGGAGCTTACACTCCTCTCCGCCGTAAGGGTTTGGTCAATTACGACCGGTCACGACCGGTGTCTTCGCCTTCCACCAGAGAACTGGAGGTGGCTCCAACTGAGACCAAGGCTTCACCCGGTCTGATAGCGAGAGTGGCAATGTCAGCCGAGTCAACGCCTGCCGCACCCTTGGCTTTGAGCACGTCCACAAGCTGTGAACGATCAATGCCAGCCAGACGACCGATGGTCATGGCCATGGTTGAAATGAGAGCTTCAGTCTCACCGACGTTGATCACACGTTCTGGGTCTTCACCGGCATCCCGGAAAAGCTTCTGCCAGAGCTTCTTGATCTCATTGTCCCTGCCGTGCGAAGTGTGTTCAGGACGGAGGCAGAAGACGTGGTACCGTTCAGCCAGCTTCTTGAGGCTGTCGAGCATGGACACTTCCTTCTCCAGTGTGTCACCGAACACTTCCTTGGCGATAGCTGGGCTGGTTCCATGAACCGATGGGTCGCCAGCGTAGTAGTAAGGCTCTTCGTCACAGATGAGGAAGAAAAAGCCCTTCTGACCATTCTGCTCAAAACACTCAAGTTTTGTGTGATTGGCTGCGGCGTAGATGGGGAGGTGATAAGCTTCCCCACTGTTACCACCACCATTGCCGGGGATGATCATCTCATTGAGAGAGGTGACAAGCTCTTTTGCCCCGATCTCGAATTGAGACATCTGGAACACGGCGTCTGGAGGGCAGGCGTGCTCGTCATCAAAGCACATGAACATCACGTTTGGATGGTCACTGACACCTTGCTCAACGAGCAGTTCGATCAACTTTGGAAGCTGGTCCTGAACGATTCCGGGAACAGCACCCATTGAGCCTGTGCCATCAAGGGCGATGATGATTGGTGTTGCATCATTGAATCCCTTGGCAAAGCACGATTCACGGAGACCGTTCTTGAGTTTGCGCGGATTCAGGATGTCAGCAATGTTGCTGTAGTTGCCAGTTGCTGCCGCTGTTGTAGAGCGGGCAAACGACTGACCTGACTGTTTGAGTTGAGCAGCAGCTTTGCTGTAGTCAACTGTGCTAGGAGGTGAATATCCCATATGTTGTGTGTGTTTGGTTAGACCTTTTGGGTCATTGTTAACTCGACAAACTTAGGGGCACCGAATGTGTCTCTGAGAGCCTGTCGAAATTTTTCATAAGCTTGCTCGGCTGTTGGCCGCAAAGCTCTGTTTGGTTGAAGGCAAAGGTTAAGAACCTTGCGAACTGGCTCCTCTTTAGGAGTCCAGACATGATCCTCACCGATCAAGTACACCATGCACTTGGCTGCCATGTAGATGTCACTGGAGGCAAAAGCCACCTTGGTATTGAGTGTTTCCGGGGCGAAAAAGTCTGTGTATCTTTTGTCCATGAATGGCACTGTTATTATACCACTATGGCAGGAAGATGTCCAGTCAATTAAGTTACCAACATGGGTTTCAGCATGAACTAGGATATGGTTTGGTGTAACAGCACCGTGTATAACACCACAGCTATGGGAAAGGGTAAGAGCTTCAAGCACTCTGTTGAAAATGAAGGCAGCGATCCTCATATCAACACCCTTCGGATACTGAGCGTGAATCTCTTCAAGTGAATACCACCCAGACTTATACTCATCAAGTCTGGAGAAGATGTTCACCACCTTGAGCTTGTCTGAGTGAGGCTCCTTTATTTTGACCGACTCAACAAAATAGGGGATTTTCCACGAGAAACGCTCAGCAGCTTTTTTTCCTTCTTCCCACTGGCTGATCTCCTTCAGCTTTTTGTTGATGATGTCAAAAGCCTTTGCCTCTCTCTCCATCAAGTCATTGTCTTTCGAGCTTTTAGCTGCCCTAGCAATGACATTCAGTGTGTTATTGAGCCTGTCCTTGGCTATGCCCTCAAAGATGCCACACGTGCCTCCATTTGCCAACCTTCTGAGCAGGCTGTAGGTGAGGTGTCGGCTTTTGAACTCAACTGGCTTAACTAGAACACCGTTGTTGTTGTACAACGGGTCCTTCTCACCTGTGCATTTCTTTTCAGCCTCGCCTCTGAGCTTGTTAAGCTTGTCAAAAAGCTCAGAAGCATCCTTGGCCTTGTAGATGTCAGGGTGAATCACCTTCGACATCTTCCAGAAGACTTGCTTGATCTTCTCCAGCGTCTCCTGTTGCTTGGATACGTCGGTTGAGATTGGACCAAACAAGTCCTCTGGCTTCTTAGCCTTTTTGATGTTGGATATAACAGAATGCTGGGTAGCCGTCATTAGTTTTTGTAGATGGCGATGGCATTCTGTTCGAGAACTGTTGCTTTGAACTGGCCTTTACGGTCCACACCAAGGTGCTTGCCCATGATGAGTGCCCGGATGCGAAGACTGCATGACTCCTTGGTGGTCGCTAAGACAGGGTCTTTCACCTTGTAACGCTTAGCTACCTCATCATCCTCAATAGAGGCAGGTGCGATGATAACCCTGTCACGTCCAGACCACACCTTGACGTTCTGTTTCGGGGAGAACCCTGCACGAGTCATCAGTGACCCGACAATGGTGATTGATTCAAGGAATGGAATCACGGTGTACTTCTTGGAAGTTGGCTTTTCAGGAGCCTTCTTGGTCACCTTTTTGGTTGTGGTTACCAAGCCGGTTTTGATACCAACACCCTTTTTGTCAGCCATACAGTTCGGCAGATACTCACAGCACCGAAGTTTCTGCTCATTGGCTGGCACAGAGGTGACATGCTCTGGATCGACAACCACCTCAATAATGATACCACTGCTGTAGTAGTTTTTGACATACTCAAACGGAGCACAATGAAGACCGAAACCACAAGCATCATGTGGGGTAGAAGCACACCTCTTACGGTCAACTTTGACCGGAACACCAAACGTGTGGAGTGTGGTCCCATCATAGTGGCTTTTCATGTCATTTCTGACACCCTTGTAGAGAAGGACACGCCCATCTGGCAAGATGGTTACCCCGTGTTTGCCGACAAAGTCATAGAATGACTGACGGCTGTACTCAGTTGGGTTCTTCTTGCAGCGTTCCCAGAAGGCTTTCAATGAGGCAATAGGCGTGCCTGTTTCGATAAACTGTCTTGCTTTGGTTGCGAGAGCAGGCGGCAGTTCTTCACCGTTGAACCAGACCACGTCCTTGTCCACCCTCACTCCAGCAGGTGCCTTCTTCGGTACGAGCAGTTCGACTAGCTTGTTCAGCTTCTTTTGACGGATGAATTCAATGCCCTTGGCATACTCATTTGAGGATGCCTCAAAAGTTTTCACCACGTCTTTTTTGCCATCAACGGCAACAATAGTGAGGCCGCGAGGAGTTTTGATATGCTGGACGTATTTCATAGATGTTGGGTTGTAATTAACTGAATTTTGTTATATGGTCAAGCTTTTTTTGACCTGACGTAGAGAATGATTTCCTTTTCGAGTGTGGACCTGTTCAGCGATGGGTGAGAGGCTCTCAGCAACGGGTAAGTTTTGAGAATGTCCTCCTTCAGCTTATATGCTGCTTCTTCAACTTCTGTTTGAGTGTATGACCGGTGATCTTTAACACGGTTTTCGTCGTTATAATCTACTTCCACCTTACCATGTATTTTGACATAAGGGGTATCCAACACTTCAAGAATGAAAGTTCTAAGCTTGCTCGGACCCAGTTTGTTGGCAAACACTCTCAAAGAATTGACTTTCAAGTCAAGTGACTGCATGAAATCCAGCTTCTCAAAGGCCATGACCTTTTCAATGCTTTGAGACTTTTTCCTGTCGTAGGCTTTCTTTCTGAAATCAGAAGGAGTGATCCAATCTTCACTGAGGAATTTCACACACTTCGGCAAGACACCATAAACAGGCACATCATCAGGCAGATTTTCAGCGTTATACTTATACCCTGAGTCTGGGGCATCTTTTAGCTTGTCCCTGCTTTCTGCAAAAGTTTTGTCATAGATATATCCATTTCCATAACGGCAAACAACCATCACTCCACCACGCTTGGTAGTGACTACACGTTCAGTGAGAGACATACCCCTCTTGGCATCCCGTAAAAATTCCTTTGGGGCAGCCTTGCTTCTCTTTTTCAGGTGAACAGGTGGTGAAGTCTTCTGAAAGGAGGACAGGAGATAGAGTTTCAGGTCCTTTAGGCCTGTAGTCTTACTGATAATGTCCTTTATCTTGGCCATGTCAGACGGCACCACAACTGGCTTACCGTCCACAATGCTACTTTTCTCTGGGGTAGTAGGAATCAAGACCACAGTCTTAAACTGGGTGAGTGCCCCACGGATATAGGTGTTGATCTTCGATCCACTCAGGTCTCGAAGCACCAAGGCTACATCATCAGAGACTACATTCTCAAGCTTGAAATTGCTTCTTGTGCATACCCTCATATCAACCGACAAAGCTTTGTTGCGGTAGCTCATGAGGGGAACAAGGGTGCTGTGTGACACAATCTTGAACTCATCAGAAAGTTCCAGATCATCCATTGTTATATTGGCATCCAGTGACGGCAGATTAAGCTCCTGCATCACTTCACTCGCCACAATCTTGAGTCTTCCGTCCATCTGTGACAGACACATGGCTGCGAGCAAAGGGGTGTCCTTAAATTCTTCGAGCTTTTTCATCACCTCAGCTTTGATCTCATCCTTAGCTTGGGTGACGCTAGAGTAGATGGCATCAAAAGTCTTGGCAGACTGGTAGTTGATGTCTTCGCGGGTAGGGTTGACATCAATCTCACCTGTATTGAAGAAATAAATGAGTTTGCTGGCAACCTTTTTCAAGTTGGTTGGAAACTCAAGAAACTTGTCCGTGTCGAAGTCATAATGGATTCCGTCAATGACAACACCTTCGCCTTCACAGTAATTGTGCCCTTCAACAACTTCAGGGTACACGGGCTTCAAAGCTGCCCAGTGAAGAATGGGCATGACAGAATCCTTCACCAAAGGGTGACCCCAAAATTTGGAAACACTTTCAGCATACCTGCGGAATAGTCTCACATCATCCTGCTGAATAGGGACATGAATTTCTGTGCCGGTCGGTGTTTTGTCAGAAACATCCTTTTTGCTCAGAGTTGATAGGGAACTCAAGCTGCTGTCATTGATGAACATCAGGTAGGTTGCTTGGTGCTTACCTTTTTCATCCGCCCAAACTGTGTTTACAGTGAACTGGTCAGAGACAGCGAATGGGCTTTTGCACCCAAGACCCCATCCGCCTGTCTGTGTGTTGTCATTGCGCTTGGTTGAACCCCCATATCTCGTGAAAAACTTCAGACGTTCAGGGCTGATCCCGATACCACTGTCCTTGATGATCAAGACAGGGTTTGATTCGTCAATGAAAACCTCAATTGGGACTTTTGCTTTGCCATTTTCTCGGTTAGCGTCACGAGCGTTGCTCATAACTTCACGAACAACTGCAAGCTGAGGCTGAACATAAATTTTGTCCCGAAGAACAAGCATGGCGAGTGCATTGTCCACTGTGTAATCAGAAGATTCAAATCCTTCACCGGCTTCAACGGAGGCCGAACCGAGCGTTTCGATAATCATTGCAACAACAATACCAAAAGTCAGTCATTTGTCAAACATATTGTTTGATCTCTAGGGAAAACGTAGGTATCAAGGATGACAAGAAATGAAGAAGCATACGCGATGAAGCTGAAGGGTCAGCTTCTTGCTCACACAACACGATCATCACCACAGGAAGTGTTTGATGAATTTTCACAGTTCATCAAACTCGGAGGTAAAATTGTTGAAGTGGACATCTCGGAAATAGACGAGAGGCCTTGCTTCAAGCCAACAGCCTACCTCTTCGTCACGCCAGAGGACGAATTTAGGTTTGGTGCCATCACTTTTGATGGCTCCGTGACATCACCTTCAACAATAGAGTCCTCTCACCCAGTGATTGACATCGTGCGTAGAGCTACGGGTGCCAAATTCACGTACGACTCCATTTTCCTGTTTGAGCTTGACAGTGATGATGTGACTGAGTCAGGAGTCGTGCGAATGGCCATCAGCTTTAATGTCACTGAAGACGGGGATACCACCACCGTAGCCAGACTGGTCCAGAAAAATGGCATTCAACCATTGATCCACAACTTTCTGGAGCCGTTTAACTTTTAGTCGCGCTTGCGGACAATAGTGGCTCGTGGAAGTTTGTTATAGATGATATTCTTGACAATACCCCAGTCACCACCACCGAGACCACAACCAATTTTGAATGGTAGGTATATCGGAACAGGCTCTTTAAGCCAGATAACATCACCTGTTTTTGTGGCCCATTCTTGAAGGTTTGCCAGACTTGTAGCCAAGGCACAGTATTCAGTGGCTCTCTCGCCTCCGATGTCATACTGCCCGAAAAGATTCACCACCCATTTGTTTTTTTCAACCGGGACAATTTGAATCTGCCCAAGAAGGTTAAATCTGTCTTCATCACCATAGGAGTAGCAAAGCTTTCTGTAGCTGTCGTACACTTCAGGATATTCCCTTCGGATAGAAGCTGCGAGACCAGCACCCATTACACCAAAGCAGTTGACTTGATGGCAGATAACGCCCTCAGCAATGTCAAGAATATCACCGTCTAAGCTCTCCATTGTTATACAATGTCAGAATTTAGCTTCATGTCAAACAGTCACATGGCTGATTGGTTGAAGACCTTCTGGTAGGCTAACCTCCATCCCATCAGGAACAAACAAAATCGGGTCCCCAAGATACTTGACTGAGATAAAATGTATCTTGCCGTTCTTTTCAAAAGGCTTACCTCCAAAAGCCTCAGTAAGTGTTTGAGGCGTAGGCTCAATACTCGGTATCTTTTTCTGAAGTTCCTCACCGTCTGGGTGGTCGCTGTTAACAACTAGATACCCAAGCTCCTCATTGAAGGTGACAGCCGTGGCATGAGGCTCCAGAACACCATCTTTTTGAAATCCTATGATCAGACCATGGAGAGTTATGGCACTTCCAAGGCCATACTCGGTCATTATAGAGTCAAGTTTTTCGATACTTGAGGTAAACTGGGCTTTAAGGCCCTCCAGAATATTTGTTGCTGGTTGACTTGTAATGCTGAAAGCTTTCATTCTTCCTCACTTAAAACAGCATCAATGCATTCGTCAAGTACATCCTGAATTGTTTCTGCTGATTGAAGTGCGCTATCTGGAACTGTAACAGAGTAGCCTGATTCACAAGCATTTTTGAATGCCTCGACAAGTTCGTCTCTTTGAGGGTATTCGTCTAGGAAATCCGAGAACTGAACATCATCCCCGAAGGCGATGCTAAGCTCGTACTCTACAAAATCGACAATTTCTTCTTTTAGCTCTTTGCGTTTCATATTACCAGAATCGAAAACCTATGCCAGCCCTTACTTCGGCTGATTGATCTTCACCCCAGTTATACCGACCTTCAACAAAAAAGTCAAAATCATGGTCGAGAGCCACCCTCAAACCGGCACCTGCTGCATAATTGTTGCTTCTAGCAGCAAAAACAAGGTAAGGTGCTAGGATCAACTTTTCGTCTGGGTATCGCAAGACAATCAAGCCACCGACATCAACCCCATCATGTGATCTTGCTTCAACCCCTACTCCGATGTACTTGCTGATGAAGTAGGTGGTTTGAATACCAAGGTCAGTTGAAGAACCATCCCAAAAGCCAAACACGTCAACCCATGCTGTGTTGCTGATATATGGGTTTTGAATGACGGGTGGCTCTATTTTTTCAACAGGCCCAGCTAGTGCAAAACAAGGAATGAGCGACAAAATTACAAGAACTCGTTTCATAACTACATATCTACATGCTCAGATTTTTGGAGTGCTTTGGATATAAAAAAGACAGTTTGAACGAGGCGTACAAGTACTCCTGTGTTATGGCCATGTTGCCGGAGGAGATTGATTCAGCTATTTCTCGCTTTCAGCAGCTTATCTACCCTGAAGACCTGTCACCAAATGAGAAAGGCCTTGAAGACGAGTTCCATGTCACCGTACTCTATGGCATTCTTGACAAGTCACCAGACAAGACTAAGGACCTGCTCAGAGACCAACGATGCTTTAGCCTGAAGCTTGGTAAAATAACACTCTTCGAGAACGAAGAGTATGATGTTTTGAAAGTGGACGTTGAGTCTGACTCCTTAATCAAACTGAACAACCTTTTGAAGTCAAGTCTTGAGCACCATAGCAGCCACCCCGAGTATCAGCCTCACCTCACCATAGCCTACCTTAAAAATGGTGCCGGTAAAAAGTACACAGGCAGGTTCTTGGAAGGTGTAGAACTACGTGTGAACACACTTCAATTTTCAAGTCCACTTGGAAAGACTGAGATAAAGCTGGTTGAGTAGCTGTTATCAATCTCGGTAAGAAACTCCTTAGCTTGTTTCATAGCTGGTTCCTCACCGCCGTGAGCATAGTCAGAAAAAAACTTCGCCAGCTTCTTCTTTTTTCGCTGCATTCTGACAAGCCACCCATGTGCCGTTTCAGAGTCTATTCTTGTTATGTTCTTTGGCATCTAACAGATATTGTTAGACATAACAGTGCATTATCAAGCTATTTTTAACTGAAGACTGGAGTTTGAAGCGAAAAGTGCCTGTTACCAAATGCTCGTCACTATCTATTTTTTGAGCAGGTGTTTCAAGTGCCAGACCTGCAAATCAAAATACAAAAGCTATGTCACAGTTTGTTTCACCCGGTGTGTATATCCTTGAGCGCGATTTCAGCGACTATGTGGCTGCTCTTGGTCAGACGGCAGTAGGCATGGTTGGCACTGCCAAGAAGGGTCCGCTTAATGAACCTACCCTCTGCACCACCCCAGAGGAGTTTCTCAACATCTTCGGTGAGCCTGATGTGAACCAGTATGGCCCTTATGCTGCCATCAACTACCTCCGCAGGGGAAATCAGCTTTACTATGTGAGGGTTGCCAAGGAGTACGCTCTTGAAGTGGGCGTATTCCTGTCATACTCATATGACAGCAACACTGACACCTACACAATCACGCTGACGAGCACTACCCATGGTATTTCTGTCGGTGACTGGATTCGTATCCGTGAAGCTGGTAAGCGCACCTCATACACTTTGAAAGTGTCGAGTGTTACTGGTGCCGTTCTTGAGCTTGACCCTACCAGCAATACCCGTCTTCTGAACATTGAGGACTACACCTCAACTGTAGCTGTTATCGACCTTGACGACAGCACAGTAGGTGCTGCTGCCAACAACGCCGAAGTGTTCGCTGTTGGCCGGTACGACTCAACCATCACCGACTTGGTCAAGTTCACCGCCCGTCATTCAGGCGCGTGGGCCAACTACGGCTCAAGTTCAGGTGTTGAGATCACTATCTCAGACGGTGGTGCTTTCAAGAACATCGACCCGGCTACCGGCAGCCCCTATGAGGATGATGACGGCACAGTTCTTGAGGGTGTTCTCCCAAGCTCCCCTTCAGTTGACTCCCCTCTCGACCTCTTTGCCATGACATCGGCTGAGACGGTGAGTCAGCAAATGCGTGGTGTTAACAAGGACTGGTTCAACACCCCTGTTGTCTCAATCAGCAACTCTTCAGGTGTTGCTCTCTTTGAAGTGGATGATGCTTCCTTCTTCTCAAAGGGTGACAATGTTGCCATCAACGGCACGGTGATCAATTCATCGAGCACATATGACGACACTGACTTGTATGTCTCCTCCACCAATACCACGACTGACAAGATCAGGCTGGCTAACCTAGCTGGAGCGATCAATATCACCAGCACTTCAAGCAATGCCGGGTACACCAAGCTGAATGTCAATGTCACGTCTGGCGTTATTGCTACTGACATTGTCCTCATCTCTGGAACTGACATCACTGGTCTTGACGGCATTCACACGGTCAACAGTGTTGCCACAGGTGTGATCAACATTGATCTTGCTTGGGATGTTGACTATGCATCAGCCACAGGCACACTGAAGTTTGGCCCTGAAGTCACCTATCTCACCACCCCCGGAACAAGTGACACGCTCGGTTATGCTCTCAACAAGAGCCGCCCAGCACCTGCCGGTGTTTACCTCTGCACTTCTGTGTCTTCCACTGACAGCAAGTGGAAGAAAATTGGTCTTCACACCAAACAGGTCCGTGTCTTCTATCAAGGCAGGCAGGTGGAAATGTACGAAGCTGTGTCAGGCCATGACAACACCTCAAACTACTTCTGGGATACGGTGATTGGCAACCCTTCAAACCCTGTCTCAGGCTACGTTTATGCTGAGTATCTGGGTTCTGGTGACAACCTTGGCGCACAGCCAATGAGCACCTACCAAAAGGTGAAGTTCCCCAACAACCCAAGGCTGCTTCTTGGCAACACAACCTACGCTAAGATTGCGAACACTGCCAATGCTGCCGCCCAGTCATTGTACAATGCTCGTGGTGTTGATGGTTCAAACCCGACTGCTGACGCCTACATTGGCACCATCACTGATGGTGGTGTTTACACAGGTATTCAGAACTTCCGCAGGGTTGAACTTTGGGACATCAACCTCCTGTGTGTTCCGGGTGTAACTCTGAGCAGTGTTATAACAGAGATCATTGATGTCTGTGATGACCGCAATGATTGTCTTGGCTTGATTGACACCCCTCTCGGTCTGTCAGTTCAGGAAGCCATTGACTGGCACAACGGTCAGGGCACTTACACAGGTGACCATGCTGCCTTTGCCACCAATCGTGCTGCCGCCTACTACCCTTGGGTGAAGCAGTATGACCCCTACACAAGGTCTGACATCTGGCTGCCGCCTACTGCCATCATCCCTGCTGTCATTGCCCACAGTGACTTCACAAGTGAGGTGTGGTATGCTCCTGCCGGTATCAACCGTGGTACGGTGCCAAATGCACGTGCTGTTGAAACAGTTGTTTCCAAAGGCCACATCGAGCAGATGTACGGTCCCGGAAATGGCAACGCCCTCAACCCCATCGCCCAGTTCCCGAAAGATGGCATTGTGGTGTTCGGTCAGAGGACCCTTCAGCGCACGCCTTCGTCTCTTGACAGGGTTAACGTCCGCCGCCTTCTTTTCTACATCGAGAAGACAGTGGCATCTGCCGCCCGCAAGCTGGTGTTTGAGCAGAATGACCCAATCCTCTGGGCGCAGTTCCGCAACCTTGTTGAACCATTCTTCAAGGACCTTCGTGGACGCAGGGCACTCGAATGGTACCGCGTCATCTGTGACGAATCGACCAACCCGGCTTCACGCAGGAATAATAATGAAATGGCTGCGAAAATCTACATCATCCCGGTGAAGACAGCGGAGAAGATCATCCTCGACTTCACTCTCCTCCCATCGGGCGCAAATGTCGAAGAGTTCATCGCCGCAGACCTTGGAGAAGCCTAATTCTAACCACATCACACTATGCCAGTTGTTTCATCATTTGCCGGAGACAGCCTCCTTCACCAGAGTGGTGGCTTTGAGCCACTACGTAAGAGCAACTTCGCTGTTGTATTCTACGGTGTCTCTGACTCAGACCTCCTTGTTCTGTCCTTGAGAAAGTCCAATGTTCCAGCTTGGAAGATTGTGAAGAAAGGTCTCAAGTACTTCAATGAGACGATGCACTATGCCGGTGCTATTGCTCCGTTTGAGCAGCACAACCTCACCTTCACCGACTTTGTTGACAGGAACGTCCTCAAAGTCCTGAATGAGTGGCGCAAGTATGTGTGGTGTGAAGATACCGGTTCCATCGGTCGTGCTTCATCATACAAGAGGAGTGGTGACATCTATCTGCTTCCTCCCGGAGCAGGTGGTGGAAGCTGCCCCGGAGCAGTGAGTCATTCTGACGGTGCCCGTGTCTGGCATCTTGAAGGTTGCTTCCCTGAAGCTCTGTCCTACAGTGAGTTCAGTCAGGATGACGACGGAAGTCCTGTTGAAATCAATCTCACCATCTCCATTGACAGGGCAATCCCTGCTTAACAATGTCATCCAAAGACATCAACAGCCTGTCAGCATCTCAGATAGTGAGTATGCTGAAAAGTGACAAGATCATTGGCTTCTCGCCAAGTGCTCTGAGAAGCCGTCTCAAAAAGCTCAACAAAGACGCTTTTGAGAAGGATAAGAAGAGCAGGAGTGAGAAGACTGAGTGCATAAGTGCTGAGTACTTTCTTGAAAACTCGACTAGACAGGGCAATCCCTGCTTAACAATGTCATCCAAAGACATCAACAGCCTGTCAGCATCTCAGATAGTGAGTATGCTGAAAAGTGACAAGATCATTGGCTTCTCGCCAAGTGCTCTGAGAAGCCGTCTCAAAAAGCTCAACAAAGACGCTTTTGAGAAGGATAAGAAGAGCAGGAGTGAGAAGACTGAGTGCATAAGTGCTGAGTACTTTCTTGAAAACTCGACTAGGTACTCAGTTGAGAGCTTGGAAGCATTTGCCAAAGGCCAGTCACCTGAGATAGTGGTTAAGATACAGGAGAGCTTGGCTCCCATGTTCAAGCGTGCCCGTACTCTAGCTGAGAGCAAGATAACCATAAGCTATGCTAGTGTTAACCGCATCTACGAGCAGGTTAAGGTCTGGCAAGATGCCGGAGTCCCAGCAGAGTTTATTGAAGAGGGTGTAGCTAGGGCAATCTGTGAGGGTTTTGGCGATGTAGCAATGCAAACTGCCGGTATAAACCCAACGGCTATTTCTGCCGGAAAAGGTTTGTTTGGGGTTCTAGGTAACCTGTTCTCAAAAGTAACCCATGGAGGGTTTCAGCTACTGAAGCAGATGGTTGCTACCAAGATTCTTGGAATGCTTGGCCTTGACCCATCACATGGCCTTGCCAAGTACATCGCCATAGCTCTTTCTGAAGTTGGTGTTTTTGAGCTACCAAAATTGTTTACAGATTGCCGATTCTTAGTTGGTGTTTTGGCAAAAGCACTGCCCAACTATCTCATGCAGGCTACTGAGATAGGCCAGACACTGGCAGGATCGGTAGTATCAATCATCTTCAGCAACTCACTGAAGAGCATAAAGTTCATTCAGAACCTTACAGATTCCCTCTCAGACGCAGTTTGCGGTAAACTAGCCTCCATGGGCAAGGCAATGGCCGATAATGCTGACGCTGTTGTGTCAAAGATAAATGCGAAAGCTCAAGCACCTCAAGCTCAGGCCCCACAAGCTCTCCCCCAAGCTCAAGCACCTCAAGCTCTCCCTCAAGCCCAGCCAGCACCAGCCCAGTAGTCTCTAATGGGATTTGCCACTTCCACGATACCCCTTGAGTCGAACACTGGGTATATCCATAGTGGGGTCTTCTCCTACCCAGTATTTTCGGAGTGGTTTGACAAGGTGAAACTTGCTTTTGCCAATGAGGACAACTTTTCTGAATTGAAGAGCGACAGGGTTGAGGCCATCTATGACACTGGTAACTCCTTTGCCTCTATAACATTCTCGGAAAAAGGTTTTGAATATGGGACAAGGCCATCTGTTTTGGTGAGAACAGACAATGGCACATCAACCTCCAGACAGACCTTTGTGCTGCCTGAGAAAGAAGAGGGTGAGACAGTTGATGAGCTTACTCAGAGGTGGGTTCAGGCCATACATGATGCCATACCTGCGATCTTGAGTTCAAACAGGATAAGGGCAAGATGGTTCCAGTTTGGCTATAGCACTCAGACCTCTGTGTCTGAGCCTCCAAAGTTGTTCCCTCCAACGACATAGAGCACTACATATCTATATGATCGTAGCCAAGTCTTTCAACAAGCAAGCTCCTGTTGCTGAAGCCTCCGTTCTCCGTATTTTCGGAGTAAATCCGGCAGGATATGCAATTTTCATCGAGAATCAGGATGAGAGTGGCGGTAACACCGTCCTTTACACCTTTCAGGAAAGCTCAAATGGTTCAACATGGACTGATATTGAGTTTACTGTTGGTGACAGCACTGAGACTGACTTTGCTATCACCCCGACAAACGTCCACATGCTCAAAGTTTCATCCTCCCAGCCTTATATCAGAATGACGGCTTATGGTGATGCTCCAATAGCTATCAGCGTGGCATACCACAAGACATCTGATGTGGACACCGCTGAAGTTCAACTCTTTGAAGCTGCCTAACCATGCGAAGGCTTTCTCTCCATGAAAAAATCGAGCTTCTCCTGAAGGAGGCTCATGTTTCTGTCGGTGATGCTGAGTCAAAGATCAGGAAGCTTAGGCAGGACGTATGGAACTACCCAGAAGGGTCGAGTGGGGAGCAGGTAATACAAGCTAAGATCGAGAGAGCTAAGAAGTCTTTGTTTAGGGCACGTAACAGGGCTGCTACCCAGCCTAAGACAGGTCCTTTTTCAGGTTTGACCAAAAGTGAGTTGAGAAAAAGTGGAACCTGTGAAACAGATTGGTACTAATGTTTAAGCCATTCCAAAAATTTCAATCTAAGCTTCTTGAGGAGATAATGGACTCAAGGTGGGCACACTTTGTTTCTCCAAATCTTACAGAAGAGGAGAAGACCAATGTTCTGTCCACAATCATCCGTACTGGCAATTCACGCAGAGGTGTTTCTGACCCTGCTGCCGCCGCTGAATGGGCTGACAAAACCAACCGGATCATTGAGTCAATAACTTGTCTTGCCAAGCACTGCTCAAGGACGACAAGCCCTCATCTGAGAAAGTGGATTTCGTTTTGTGAGAAAAGTGTTTCAGCTTTCAAGGCAAACCCGACCAAGAAACTTTCTGACCTTCTTGAGAGGCAGGCATTCCACTCAACAACTCTTCTTGAGAATGTAAAGCAGGGGAAGGCAGTTGGTGGTTTGGCTGAAGAGCTTCTTCGAGTCATGTCAGGGTCAGTACGTATGAGCTTGATTGAGAACATTGTCGATCACTCCAAGTTTATCAAGGGTCTCGAAAAAGAGTTTGGTATAGACGTTGTTAAGTACGAACCCATCAGGGATGGTGTGTTCATCTACCTCGACCTTGACAGCACTAATAAACTCAATGACGTGGTTGCAAACTCCAACTCGTACATCGAACGTATTGCCGATGAATTTGGCTACCTTCTTCTCAGGAAGGGTGCTGTGCCTAACATTGAGTACGGGAATTTTGGGGAAAACCTGTCCTGCTGGATGTTTGTCTATGCTCCTCTGACCAAAGAAAAGGAAGTGGGTGGCGATTGTGAAGTTCTAAGCAAGGGCTTCAAAACGCTAAAACTTTCTGAACGATGGGGGCACTAATACAGTATTACAGTCTGGCTGCTAAAAGGCGCAAGAAGCAGGAACTTCTTCGTCAGGCAGCCGAAGCTGCTTCCAAGGACAAGAACCTTGGTGAAGCACAAACTCTTGTTGAGGTGATTACGCCAATCACCCCTAATATGACCTTTCCTCTGAAGGGGTCACAGCCAGAGGCGCAGCCCGAGCCAGCACAGGCACCACAGACACCTCCACCCATACCTCAACAGACGGCACAGCAGGCCGAGGGTGAAAACGATGTTATTGGCACATGGATCATAACCATGGGTAACAGTTATGTCAAAATACCCATCAAGAGTGTCTATACACTTGTTGTCGGTAAGAAGAAAGAGAGTATAAGGTCTGGTGAGGAAAGAAACGAGAGGCCTTCACTTGCTATTATGGCATCTTGGGGAGTTCTGAAAAAGAACTCGTCCTTCAGGAAGAAGATGCCAAAAAATATGGCTTACATCCTCAAGAAGGGCGACCCAATAGAGCTTGATTCAGCACTGAGCGAGCTTGAAGACAACTTCCTTAAAATGGGGTCTGCCTACTACATGCAGGTTGGTAGTGAGGGTAGAATGCACCTCTATAGCAACAAGATACCTCCTTACTGGGACTCATTCATCAGTGAGCTTGACGGTAAAGGCCTGATACCTTCAGGATCAGTCAGGTTGAGGAAGCCTCAAACTTTGGTTATAAGTGTTGGTGGTAAGAACGTGCCACTCAAGTTTAGTGACGTAGCTGCATTAGTCAGAAACCACTCTATAACACACTTTGACATTCTACGCCGGTATATAACAACTGGCAGGAGGGAAGCTCATCATGACGACGGGAACGCCACTCATGCAACTGCCAACCATCACACCATTTTTGACGATCCAGCCAAGTTTGCTCAAGCTGACTTGCACTGGATGACCATTAATCTGGTGAATGAAATTCGCAGCCACATAAATGCCTCATGGGAAAGTGGGAGCTACACGAAAGAGGGTGAAATTCACCTGCGCAATCAGGTGGAGGAGTACTTGGCTGATAAGACACTTCAGATAAAAAATACTGCTGAAGGTATAGCCAAGAAAAGCAGGCCTGAAGCCTTCAAGTACATCCAGCAGCAAACCGCACTTGTTTCCAAGGTGAGGTCTGTTATTTCTGAATGGAATGACCTCTTCCACTCAGAAAAAACAAAAGGTTGGTCAAGCCCTAAGTATGCTATACCTGTCACTGAAGCTGTTCTTACCGAAGCACAACTCGATAAGCTTCTGATGGAGGTAACTTTCCGCAAGTTAATGGACCTCACCCAGAGGAACGGTAACTACAAAATTGGTGGTCTGGTGAAGATTGGTAACTCATGGGTTACAGACCCTAGAGTAAAAGGTCGTGTTCAGAACTCCATGTTTGTTGTTACAAAGCCACCAACTTGGAAGCAGGACACAGATGGCCTGACACGCATAGACTACAACTTCAAGTCGAGGCCTGACAGGAGCACGACAGGGATGAGGCAGAAGGGTTATATCAAGTTTATTCCTCCCGGTTTCCTCAAGAGGATGATCCAGAAGATCAAGGGGCTGATAAAGAAACAGCCAAAAGAAGGGCCAGACTCTGATGTCCATTGCTTTTGCACATGTCCTGACTTCAAGTACAGGTGGCATAAAGTTCTAGCTGACAAAGGGGCCAGCCACACACCAACAGGTCAGGGTGGTGAAGCTACAAATCAGCCTCCGAACATAACAAACCCTACAAGAAGCCTGTCACTTTGTAAGCACTTGGCAGCAATGGCTGGCTATCTCGCTACAACACAGAGGGATGTTACAGACTATGTCTCAAACAAGCAGAAAAATACTGTTCCAGTAGCTCCTAACGTGGCACCTAAAGTGGTGTCAGGAGCTTCCGTGGATTCATCAACCTAGTTATAATGAAATGAGCAAAGCTTTCGACGCCTATTACAGAAAAGCCATTCAACATGATTGGAATGCATCTCGTATGGTGCGGAAGCATCTTGTCGAAGCTGATGAGACAATCATCCGAAACTACAATGACATCTGGCAGCCAGCGGTTGACTTTGTTCAAGACAAGCTCTCAAACCTGTCCAGCGAAGATGGTGACAACAGTGATAAGTTCTTCTTGGAAGCCCTGCAAGGTGCCCTGCTAGGTAATCAAATCCGTGCTGAAGACGCTGAATCAACTGATAACAAGACAATGCGTCAGAAGATTGACGGTTTGACTTCAAAGATTGATTCGATGCTGAAGGACGCTCCTAGCGGTGAAGTTTCCACCTACATGGAAACCTTTTCGGCTGGCATGAAGTCATTCAAGAACCGTATTGACGTAGCCACTGAGCCGCCTCCAGCACCTGAAGGGGCAGAAGGGGCACCTCCAGAGGGTGGAGCGGCACCTACCCCAGAAGGTGGGGCACCTGAAGGGGCACCTCCAGAGGGTGGAGCACCCAAACAGGCAGCCCAGCCACCTCCAGACCAGCAATCATCATCGGCCCTACTCAAAGACCTCAAACTAGCATGAACTTCTTTTCTCAACTCAGAGCCATCTCCAAGCTAAACGGCCAGTTCACTGAGTCAGTGCTGATTCACCGTGGTATATCAAAAACTGCCATTGCTCGTTCACTTAGCAGTGGTCTTTTGCGGTCCAATAACACGGGTATTCTGAGCACAGTTCAGGTGAATACCCGCACAGCAAAACTCATTGAAGCACTTGCTGGTGACCTTGCACCCGGAAGGCAGATAGGCGTCCTGAATCCCGATACAAAGCAGATGATGCAGCGTCAGGTGATGAAGATTGATGGCAATGATGTCTATGTTGTTGACCCAGTCAACCCTCAAGCTGAACCAGAGAAGGTTCCCCTTGAAGCCATCTCCATTGGTGACGAGAGGGCTGATGACAACAAACCAATCGACCCCCGGCAACAGGCGCAGGAGAGGCCAGAAAGCCCATCAGGCCAGACTTCATCCGCACCGAAGCCAACCAGCAGCCTTCACACCTCTCCTACTGTATGAAATTCTTGAGTCTTTTTGAGGGTAGCCCTTGGTATAGCCCTTCACTGGTCAAAACTGACTGGGAAGATGAGTATCAAAACACTGTGTCAAAGTATGAGGAAATGGTGTTAAATGGGCCTGAATTCCAAAAAGGTCTTCAACGTCTCGCTACCATTGGAGCTACAACTGGTGATGTGTACGATCTTCTTGCCCCTCTAACGCCTGAAAGGTGTCCAGACCTTCATAAGCAGTACCCTTCTGGGAATGGCCCTATTACACCAATGACAGCCCTTATGTCCAGAATCCGGGACTCTCTGGAGGAGATGCCACATCAGGATGTCCACCATCATGAGCAGCCGGGAGCGGTTGAACGCGAGCACGAGAACACTTTTTGGGGGCCTAGTTACCCCGGTTATGTTGGCCCTTGGAAGGCTGAACCTTCAACATACTCTAAACTTAGCAACTCATAATGTCCCTTCCAATAACACCTACGTACATCGGTCAGAGTCCAAACTTCATGCGCCGGATGACCTCCATGGCTGAGGCTCTCCCAGCTATGTTTGCAAGGATTGACTCACTTGGTTTGAAAAAAAGCTATGTGGGTTTGAAGGGCATCCGTTTTGTCGAAAACTTTGAGCGTGGGTCAAGCACCATGTCACGCTATGACAGGTCAACTGACATTATTTCAATCTACCCAATGGCCTTTCGCGGTGGAAGCAGGATTGATGTAACCTTCTATACAGGTCTTGGTCTGCGTCATTGGGAATTGAACATACCAACCAACTTGATGATGGTATGGAAGCACAAGCTCATTCAGCCTAACATGGCTACAATGGACCGTCTCACGAAGTATCTGAGAGGCGGCATCAGCAGCTACAAGGAGCTTATTGACAAATTTCAAACTCCTATCGACAAACTTCAAGTTATACATGTTGTCAATGCCCTCATTGATAACAGTGTGAAACCACAGGAAGCCAAGACGCTTGATCTTTTTGGATACCCCCCAGTTGAGGATTTTTGCAAGGGTTTGACCCCTTACTCTCTTGTGCCACTTCTGTCAGCTTACCGTGGTGGAATCGGCACTGACATTGAAAAATATGAGAACGCTTTTGCTGAGTTTTGCTGTGAGAATGGCAAAGTGAGGGCGGCTGAGACCAGTGTCGAGTTCGAGCTATCTGAATTGTTCAGGTACTGTTCTGGATTGAACTAGATATTGATATGAAAGCATTCTTCCTCAAGATTCTCTTCAGTAAGATGGGTCAGCCTATCGCTGGTGCCATTTCAGTCATTGCCGGTGCCGTAGTGCATTTTGTCGTGTCAAACATGGCAACATACCTTCACTATGCCATGCCAGCAGAAGACCAAATCAAGCTTGCTGAGGGCACAGTTGCTCTCTGCTATGCGGGTATCAATGTGATCATTCACAAATACGCTGGAGACAAGGCGGAAGCCATCCAGAAAGCCGTTGGTGTGACTGATGACAGGTGGATCGGTGATGAAACCGTGGCTGCAATCAACAAACATGTTGAATTTGCCAAAAAGCCTGAGATCATCCCTGAATAATGACAGGACTTCTGCCTCCTCTTACAGCCGAAGAGTACCGTTGGCTGGCTGAGCTATTCAAGCCGGAGGAGGAGTACTACAAGGTTTACTCTGATAAACCTCACGCCCCTCCAAAAGGGGTGTTCCTGCTCATGCGTGAGCCTTATAGCAGCCAGTTGAAGGTTTGCTACCCGTCAGGCGACTGGCAGATATTCAACTACACCCGTCATATCATTACTGAACTTATCAGGACAGGTCTGCCAAAGGGTAAGATCGAACGGGCACTGGATTACGTTTGGAACTTTGGCAAGGTGTATGTCAAGTCTGACAACCCTGAGTTGTATGCTCCGGTGCTGAAGATGGTTGAATAAGGAGCTTGAGACCTTCGACGTGCCAGTCTATGCCCTTGAGAAATTCACTGTCTGGCATGAAGTTGTCACCTCCAAACCTTGCCCTGCTGTTATCTGAAAGGTAGGAGGCTAAAGAGCCTCTAAGAGCCTTCTCATCGAAGACACTGGTGTTACCACCATTTTTGAAAATGACCGTGTCGCCTACTCTGTTCCAGCCTGAAGTCATGCCTAGTCCTCCAAGTCCTCCTCGTCGTCATCACTCTCAAGACCGGAGATGGTAAAAACGAGAAAGCCATCTTCCACAGTGGCAAAAACACCGTGAAACTCCCCATCCTGCTCACTCCTAAGTTTCATGTCGTGAGGCAGGCCCTTCATAGCCTCAATCAGTTCACCAACTGTTTCAGCCCTTTGCGGCTTCATCTGTGTAGGTGGCTGGATCATAGTGTGGCGATGATGGGTTGAGGCTCTCTCTGAATAGGTCTGCCGTCCTTTTCAAGCCATGAGGGAGACCAAAGAGTGTTGGTGAGTTGTGAATGCTGCTGGGCTTTTCAGCCTCATTGTCATCATTCCTGACAATTGACACACCGACAGGTTCAGGCTCCTTCCATGAAAATCGACCTCTTGAAGTGTGGTTGAAGAACGCCACACCCTTTGGGGTGAGGGCATGACTGGTATCAAGCTTTGACCCCTCTGACAGGGTTAAAAATCCTTCACTAGCCAGTGCTTCAGCAGTAGCTCTGCGAATGCGGAAAATCCGCCCGTTTTCGATGGTGTAGTTTTGAGGCTTTTTCATGGGGACCCAGCTTTGGACACTGGGTTGTTTTTTACACCGTGGGTTTAATCGCAACCTTGCGGGCCTCTTTCGAGTCTCATAGCCATAACGGTTTCACCAAGTTGTTACACGAAGTTGGGTGGAAGTTGAAAAATCTGAAGTGCCTTTGCACCCGGCACAACCCCGGCACTGAGGAATGGGCAGTTGGTTTGTTCAAACCTGCCATTCCGGTAGATCATCACGAGCCAGCCGTAGCTTGACTCGACAAGATACTCACGTTCGTCCCTGACATCCTTGAGTTCGATCTTTTCCATGGTGCAAACTATATCAAAAGTCAGCCATCTGTCAACAGAAAAGTTGTTCTTCACATACTTTACAAAGACCTGATATGCAGAAACGCCCTTGAATTCAACACAATTCTGCTTTTTGAAGAGCAGCCATTAGTTATGATTAATGCCACAAGATTTGCCATTACTCACTGATGCGTTTCCCTTCAGGCTTTTGAGAAAGCCCAGACTGGTTGAAAGCAGCCACACTCCGGGAAAACAAGTGCTTGAAGTGACCGGTGTCTTTCAGAACTGGAAGCTCAAGAACGAAAATGGCCGTAAATATGGCAAGAAGATTTGGGAACGCCATTTTGCTGAAGGGTCTGATTTTTCCAACAGGCTGAAGAGGCGGAATGTGCTAGGCATGATGGAACACCCAAAGGATGGGGTCACTCTTGCTGAACTTGCCTCACATGTCATCACCGAAGTGCATATTGCCACCCCTGCTGAAATCTCTCAGAGCGGTGGTGAACTCGAAGAAGGTGACGTAGTTGGAACCTATGAAGTATTGCCCGGTGAATACTTCCCCAAGGCTAAGATTCTTGAAGGCTGCATACGGGCTAACATCGACTTCGGTGGTGTTTCTTCCCGTGGTAACGGCACCGTCACTGAAACCAGTGACGCCTTTGAAGTGAATGATGACTATATCCTTGAAACATGGGATGTCGTGTTCACTCCGTCAGTCAAGCGTGCCCGCCCAGTGGCCAAAGCTTTTGAATCTGCTCCGGTGAAAACCACCGCACCTTCCTTGAAGGAGGAAGCTGCAACATCAGCAGCATCTGAACCAACCCCTGCCAAAGAAGAAGAAGAAGACATGACTGAGTCGTCCTTTGTTTTGATAACAGGTCTTTACGGTCCCGGAAAGGCCGAAGAAGGCAAGAAAATGATTCCAATTGAACTTATTGCCGAATCCAAAGGCAAGAATGTTTCTTTCCGCTGGAGGGCTGTCAATGAATCCGACAAGGCTCCACCTCTTGGAACATTTCAGCAATTCACCGAGGCAACGAACGCAATGACAGCTTTGTGCAATAACACAGGCTTTATTTTTGAATCAGCCACGGCTTCAACCGCAGAAACAACCCAAACCACACCACCTAATACCATGAACGTGCAGGATCGCATCCGGCAGATTCAGTCAGAGGCCGTTTTGTTGGCTAACTCCAAGCGCACGGGTCTGAAGCTCTCCGAAGCTTCTGCCCTCTTGGAACGCGCAAAGTCCCTCCGCATTGAGCTTGCCCAACTTCAAGAACAGAACTCATTCCTCTCCTCAATCATCGCCCCAGTTGCTAAGAAGCTGGTCGAGTATGAAGAAGAGATGGACGCCCCACCACCTCCGCCTCCGGCCCCTGAAGGTGACGCCCCTCCGGCTCCCGGTGGTGACGAAGCCCCTCCTCCCGCTCCCGGTGGTGAAGAAGGTGACATGACAGCCGACGAAGCTGCCAGCATCATTGATCAGGCTGTTCAGGCCCTTCATGACGCCGGTAACGAAGAAGTCGCATCACAGCTTCAGTCAGTCGGTGACCAGATTGGTGCCGCTGAAGGCCCTCCCGGTGGTGAAGAAGGCATTGAAAACAATGTCGATCTTGACGACGTGCCTCCTATGGAGGACTCCGATGTGCCAAAGCTCGAAAGCAATGCTAAGGCTCGCAACAAGTTTGTTGAGTCCTATCGCAAGCTCCGCTCCCGCTATGTTCGTCTGCGCGAGAGCAGTGCCAAGCTGATGAAGGCATACAAAAATTTGAATGAAAGTAGCCATAACGGTGAAGGTTCAACCTCGCTTAAAGAAGCCGAGGAACGCGCCACAAAAAGTGAGGCTGCCGCTCGTGAGATCGCTGCCCGCTACAACACTGAGATGATTGAACTCGGTGAGTACATCTGGAAACTCAAGAAGCCCAAGCTTTTTGAAGCCAACAAGGAGGCTCTTTCAAAGTGCCCTACTTGGAAGGCCTATGATGAACTTTCCCGCAAGATCATCTCAGAAGCTGATGAACAGCAGAGTCCTCCTGCCCCGCAAGGTGCCGAGGATAAAGGTGCAATGACTGAAAGTGCTCCGAAAGGCGCGGCTCCAGTCAAGGAAGAGGCTCCTCCTCCTCCTGCCCCCCCAGTGGAAGAAAGTGTTCACCCTATGGTGGCATCTATCTCACGGGCACGTCAGCACATCCCCCTCTACAGCTAATACCTGAAAAGGGATTCAATAACAACAAACCTACCCTCAAAAAAACATCATGCATAACATGGATCAACTCGCAAAGGTCATTGCACGAGGTATGGAGTTGGCGCGTACGCCTCTTGGCATCACCGCTAAGCAACCCCTTACCGAAGCAAAAGGCTGGAAAGAAATCGTTAGTGACATCAAGTGCCCGATCAAGCAGGCTACCACTGCCATCATCCTTGAAAACTATCGGAACTATCGCAATGGTCTTGATGAAGCAACGTCAACGATGCAGATCGGCAACTTCGATAAGTTCGCCTTCCCCATCTTGACCATCGTGTCAGAAAACCTCGTCGCTCAGGACCTCGTCAGCGTTCAACCGCTCGACGGTCCAAGTGGTCTGATTTTCTACATGAACTTCACCACTGGCCAGCAGAAGGGCAACACCGCTCGTGGAGCCAAAATCTGGGACAGCCGCACAGGTCACGTTGACCGCAACACCGACTCCGACGCTATCGTGGAAAACGAGTTCGTCGGTACTGTCGCTGCCAATGCCCTTACCGGCACGCTCAGCTACAGCCCGGTGATGCCCGGTTCGATCACCCTGACGGACAGCGCGACGACAACCTTCACTGACAACGGCAACGGTGTCATTGAAAACTCCGCTGGAACCGATGTCGGTACCATCAACTACAACACTGGTGCCATCGTCATCAGCAGCACTGTGGCCAACGGTACCCTCGAAGCAACCTACTACTACAACGCGGAACTCAATCCCGATGCACAGCAGGTTGACTTTGAAATCGTGTCAGCCCCGATCTACACCAAGGAGCGTAAGCTTCGCGGTCGCTGGTCGATGGAAGCTGCGAAGGCTCTTGAAGCCCTCCACAAGGTCAACGCTGAAAGCACTGTCAGCAACGCCATCGCCAACCACCTCCAGTGGGAAGTTGACCGTGAGGTCATCGAAGACGTTCGCCGCATTGCCTCCGGTGGTGTCGTATCATGGGATGCAACGATTCCTACCGGATCGTACATCTCCTACACCGAGCACAAGCTCAGTTTTGTGGATGCTGTCGTTAACGCCAGCAACTTCATTCAGCGCGCAACCAACCGGGTCAAGGCCAACTGGATGCTTCTTGGTATCCAGCCCTCCGGTGTCGTTGAAACCCTCCCAATGTTTGAAGCTGCGGGCGGAGAGAAGGCTGAAATCGAAGGTGTGTCCGAGCTTGGTAAGCTTGGCCGCGTGAAGTGCTACACCGATCCTCACTATCGCATGAACGAGGCGTTGGTCGGTTACAAGGGCAAGGACTTCGTCCGCACAGGATATGTGCTTGCTCCGTGGTTGTTGCTCCTAACCACACCGCTGGTTACCTTGGATGACTTCATCGCAAGGAAAGGGTTTGCCTCGATATACGGAAAGAAAGTAATCAATTCTCGTATGTATGCAACCATCGAATGCAGTGGGTTCAATGCATCCTTTGGAGGTTAAACGAGACTGACAGATCACGAGGAATAGCCGGATTAACCCCGGCTATTCTTTTGCCAAAAAGGATTTGCTAAGAGTTATGGTGTATGCTATCGAACTATATGCCTTTTGCATCAAGAGAAGAACGCATTCAGTATCTCCGAAATTGGAGAAGAGAAAAGGGTCTCATAAAAGGATCAAGACCAAAACAGACCATTGAGGAGCGTAGAGCTTACCACAGGAAATACTGCAAGGAACACTCTGGTAGGGTTGCTGAGTTAGCAAGAGCCAAGCAGCAAAGGCTAAAGACAAAGGTGATGGCTGGATATGGTGGAAAGTGCCAGCATTGTCCTGAAACCATGCTGGAGATGCTTACTCTGGACCATGTAAATGACGATGGTGTGACTCATCGTGCTGAAGTAAAAAATAACATGTACAGGTGGGCAATCAAAAATAACTTTCCTCCTGTGTTACAGTGTTTATGCTTTAGCTGCAACGTCAAGAAGAGCTTGGAGGCTAGGTTAAAGGATGGCCTCAGCGGGGCAGCCCGCACCTTCAGAAAACAGCGATCCATCGTTCTTCAACACTATGGCAACAAGTGCTCTTGCTGTGGAGAAGATGATCCTTTTAAGTTAGCAATAGATCATGTGGCAGGTGGTGGCAGCAAAATGAGAAAAGTGAATCAGGTCACCAATATCCTTTACTCCCACATCATCAAAGCTGGTTTCCCTCCAGACTACCGGGTCCTCTGCCATAACTGCAATCATTCAGCCCGGATGGGTAATGGGGTTTGCACTCACCAGAGAAATATGCTATTATTTAACATGAAGACACTGAAAATTTCAGATAAAGAAAGACTGCATTGGGAGATGGCTGTCAGGGAGTTGACAGAGATGTGGGAGAGTGGGCAATTCCCGGAGATTAAACAACAACCTGTAATGTACCAAAATGGGGTTGGTATGTTCGAGAATAATAAGGACGTAATTGAAGCTATCTATTACACCCTTGGTGATGGGCTTGCTGAAGCAATTGTTCACGATAATATTCGCTCTGGGAAAGAAGCTACAGCCGCTGATTTTCTTGAGTTAAGCATAGGTGAAGTTATTTTAGCCAAAATGGAGGTTGCTATTACTTCCTAGAATCGAGTTACAGTTGGAGGGTGGCCTCTTTCTTTTGTATCAAACTCTCTTGAGCTTTTTAATGGTTGCCTCAATAGCACCACAAATTGATGCAAGCTCCACTAAACCGCTATAACGACGTTTCCACACTTCAATTTCTGAAAGGGCTGTGTTAAGAACTTGCTCTTTGTACTCCTTTTTATTGAGAGCAGCAGGTGTACTCAGGTACCCGTACCCCGAAAACTTGGATTCTTTCGAGGTAGCTTTTACACTTGTAAAGGCATGGACAACAATATCAGGAGCGTCTTCATGGATGATCCTGACACTCCTGATTATACTTCTAGCCTCCTCTAACCTACACTTTTTAGCTGCTTCTGTGTCATCCCATGTAAAATAGCTGTGCAACGGGGAAGATGGTGATGATGCTTCTTGAACTACTGTAGCAGGCTTGATAGCTCCATTTTTCTGCTCTATCCTCACAAGCACAGGACCTATCTCACGAGCTTGATCGTCTGTAAGTACACACCCCCTACCATGCATGGAGGCAAAAGACACTTTAGGTTTTTTAGGTTTTTTCATTTGGAAATTGTGGGAGACGCCGAACAATCGGCGTCTCCCTTTGATCAACTGCACATAGCTAATCTGCGTTTTGCTTCACTGCTCTTTGACCAAGGTGTTACCCTTGTAAGTTACTGAAAAATTTGGGACGCCGAACAATCGGCGTCCCGTTTCTGAGATCAACTGCACGCAGCTAAGCTTCACTCTGCTACCTTTGCATTGCTCTGTTTTGACCAAGGTTTTACCCTTGAAAATTGTTGGGCGCGTATCGTTCTCCCCCTCACGTTGGTTGGCTGCGCTACGCTGTTCTGCACTAGACATTACGCTGCTTTACCAAGCTATGACCAAGGTTATGCAACCTTGAAAAGACCCTTGTCTCCATTTTTTTCTGGACGCCAACAACCCACCCCAACAGCAAAGCCAGCAAGACTAAAAAGACTGGCAAGCTGTTCCGGGCTGATGACATTTGAGTTGTACCTGATGTCGAGGTCAACACTCCACTTGTTCCAAGATGGTCTGTAAGCTAGACCACCCGAACCGTTGGGGTATGTTATGGTGTCTTTTCTGGGAGACATTTCACCATTAATGGGGAGAATGTCCCCTATGACATGGAAAGCCTGACGAGCTTTGGTTTTTGGGAAGTCTCTTCCTAAACTTGTGCAAGCTGTAACTGCTGCATTTTTGAATGCTAGTGCAGGAATTCCCGGTTTGCCTTTGTGTGGTCCACTTTGGATAAAGTGAGTGGCTTCACGCACTTCCTCTTCAGGTACTCGAATGGCTTTGACCATTGATTTAGCAGTACGACCTTGTTTTTCCTCAATGGCTTTTATACTTTTTTCACTCCACTTGTTGAGAATCAGTGGACTTTCTCCCACTATCGTCAGCTTTAGTATGTGCTTGTCAAGCTTTGGGATAGTTATGGTGGAAGCGGTATCTGATGATTTTTGTTTTTTCATATTTTGAACTATATCATCAGCACAAAACAATATCAACAACTTTTTATATCAGAACGCATTTTACGCCCCATTGAGGCGTACAGCCGGGAGTACCTCCCCCGGCTGTTGACTTTTATTCTGCCCACCAAGTTTCCAGACGCTCCATGAGTGCCTTGTGGTTCAGGTCATTCTGCTTCCACTCAATATCTGGGTCAAACACCTTGCCATACTTGTCCACCATGGCCTTCACCTTGCTTTGCAGCGTCTTGTTGCCATAGGCTCCAAGTGGATGATGCTTGGCTTCGATCTGCTGGCGTGTCTTGCCACGGATGAATCCATAGGCGAGGTGTGTTGCTCTGGCTTCAAGCCTGACAACGCAAATCCTGTGGATTCTGAGTTCTTCACACACCCATGTGTGCTTCTTCTCTGCGTGCTTGATGATCCTTGCCTCCTCAGCAAGGCTCTTGATTTTGACTTTGAGGAAGAGACGACGGTCCCTAGCTCTGCTCTTTACTCTTTCGATTGTGTTCATATAATACTCCGTTTTTTTGTTTGTTTTCTTGGCACATTGTCATTTGAGGTGTGTGCCAATAACGGAGGACCACGGATCAGGTGGCTATGAACAAGGCTGCATTCAGCCGTATGTCGAAGGTGTCTTCATGCGAATCAATCTGACATGTAATTGAAATGAGTCAACACTATTTATACTCATGGAGCACAAACAGGTGAAATGCAAAAAGTGTGGGAAGATGTTCACACCCTCATACGGCGAGTTTTCAAGGTGCAAAAGCTGCCTAGCAGATGAGCACACTGCCGGTGAGAAGGCTACCCACACTGAGTCTTTTGTGAAGCTGTTTGAGTTTGGTCCTGACTCCACTCTGGTCAGCACTAGTGGATCAAAAGATTTCAAGGTTGTCGCAGTATCAAAAAATGCCAACAGCTTCGGCCTTTATGGGCATGTCCTCGTGGCTAAAGATGGAGAAGGCTGGGAGGTTGGTCGCTCAAGAGGGGCATGGAACAAGCCTTGGGATCAGGGTTCAACTGTCACAGTACTTACCGACGAAAAAGGCAGGCCAGACTGGTCGAGGATGAGTGTTGAGATACCACGCCAGCTTCCAGATGCACCACCTGATGTTGTGAGTGAAATTTGGAAGTAACTACTTCAGTTCCTCTTGTCGCCAAATTTGCTTGGAACCATTCGGTCTGCCACACTCACAATCAACTTCAGCGTGTTTTACTCCCGGAACAGCAGCAAGCCTGTCTTCGAGGCCAGATAAATCCCCTTCTTGACCGTCTCCGACATTATAGAGCACTTTGCCCTCTGCTTCATTCCAGTAAAGGTCCCCATAGTCTGGGTACGGGTTTGCTCGTTGAAACTCACTGACAATAGCTATAAGCTTGTCAGCTACTGACGATTCAAAAAGAGATAGGAAGTTCATGCCTATATCTACATTGGAAGGTACGGTGAGAATCGAACTCACTACGGCGACGGTTGAAATCGTGCCATTCTGCCATTGAATTACGTACCCTTTCTCACCCAAGAAGCTATCATTTTGTGGAGGTAACTATTGGGCAGATTAGATGGAAAGTATATATCTAACATGCCACTTATATATGCAATATCAAACGAATTAAACAGCAAGGAGTACATAGGTCAAACCAGACTGACAGAGCATGAAAGGTTTGCGAGACATTGTGGGGAAGCTAGGTGGAAGAACCGAAAAAAGATGCCAATCGTTCATGCTATATCAAAATATGGGGAGCTAAAATTCAAGATAAGGGTCCTTCAAACTCTGCCAGATTGCTGCACACAAGAGGAGCTTGATAATGCTGAAATTTTATGGGTAGGCCGATTAAACACGATGTCTCCAAATGGTTATAACCTTAGAGCCGGTCAGGGCAGAATGGTTCTCTCAGAGGAATCAAAAACAAAAATCAGGGCTAGGATGCTGGGGAGGAAAGCAACACCAGAGACCATTGAAAGACTGAAAAAATCCCACTTGGGCAAAAAAATGTCAGAGTCAGGTAGGGTTAAACTAAAAGAGCGTTATGCTGGGAGACAGGTTGCTGTACCTACACGTTATAAGGTTAAATCAGGCACTCTAGTATCCCCCAATGGACAGGTAATCCGAGTGACAAACTTCAGAAAATTTTGCCGTGAAAATGATTTATCACCGCCAAAGATATGCTTGGTGTTAAGGGGGGAACGGAATCATCACAAAGGATGGAGACGACCTATTGTTCAGACCTGATCTGCATAAGTATCTTTCCAAGTTTGTTTTCCCCAACCCATTCCTTACCATTCCAAACAGCCCCCCAAATTTTATCATAATGATTGTTGCCTTCGATGATTTCCCTGTCTCCCGTGGCTACAAGCTGGTTTCTCAGGTAGCCATCAGAGAACTTTTTCCGGTTAAGTTCCAACATTATGCCTTCTTTGACATTCTCCCAGTCTGACCGGTACTTGATGCTCTTTCCGAGACGCTTTGCCTGACCAGCAGATATAGAGATGAACTTCTCCCTCATGCTCAAGTCTTCCGACTTGGCTGCCTGATATGCATTTTCAGTTGATGGGTACAGCATTCCACCATACCAAACACCGTAGGGGAAAAAGTTGCTCAAAAAGAAGTTAGGCCCGGTGAAGGACACAATGGTGTCAGCAGGCGTCATGGTGTTTCGTCACTGATTGTTATGTCTGGTTTGTGAAGAGGGTCCTCGTCATAGTTGTCCACCTTCACAAATAGGTTGGTGGTAAAATCATACTCCTTCTGACCACACATCATCTCTGCCAAGGCTTGACCCTCTTCGTCCAAGACGTACTTGCCATCACCCTTGGGCTTGATCCAGCCCTTCTCTTCCATCTTGTCCACTGTCTTGTCAGAAAGTTCAATGTCAGTATCACCTGCAAACCAACCAAATTTCATCACCTTTGACTTGGGTGACTTTTTTGGCTTCTGCCTTTCAGCAATGACTGTGCCGGGAAACTTGAAGAGATACTTCAGAGCTTCAGCTTGTTTTGATGGTGCCAGTTTCTTCATGCTCTTTTCTGTTTCCGAGTTGGTGGTGTATCTTTACGGAAGGAAGTCTTGGTGTCAAACCCATGTGCAGCAGCTTTCTGCTTTGATGTTATAGGTCTAGGCTCTTTTGGTTTCGGAACCAGAAAATTGGATATAAAGCCAAAGATTAACTGATATGTCTGAAAGGGGTCGAGAACTTTTTCAAAGCCAAAGTCCTGAAGACGTGGATTCAAAGTTAGGTTACCATTCCTGTTCATGTGGCGATCAACATTTATACCGAGAACAGGAGCTTGGTACTTTAAGCACAGGTCACTGAAATCTTGCTTCCTCAAAAACTTGATCTGGTTGATAACAACCTCCTGCTCCTTTTTTCCCCATTGGGTCTCCTTGACGAATTTAGCAATAGTCTCATCATCATAACAAAACGAGTCGTGGTGACGGTTATCCAGCCACACAAATGGATAAAGTTTACCCGCTACAATCAATGCAGCCAAGTGGCCATACATTTTGTCATCATCTCTGAAGTGAAAACGTGAGTTTTGAAAGGGGAACCCTGTACTGAAGGGTATCTCCGATGGCAACACTCCATGCTTTTTATTGAATGTTACACTGTACGGGCTGAATGGGCTTATGGTCTTGTCACCCTGCATGTTCAGGCACGTAGTTTTGCGATCATAGACAAAGGACTTGTCCACGAAGTCAGGCCTTTTGGCTATGCAATCGTAGAAGTCTCTGAATTTTGATTCAATGATCATTTTACAAAAATACGCTTTATAACAGAAGTGTCAAGCGTCTTCCTGAATCAGCTTCCCTTCGTCAACTTTCCAAACCCGGTCACACTGCCCACCGATCTCAATTGCAGAGTGTGACAACATAAAAACTGAACTTTTGGTTAATGCGATGCTCTTCAGCACATTGAGCACACCTACCTCGTTCTCCTCATCAAGTGAATCAAAGACCTCGTCATAAAAAGCCTGATTGAAGGACTTCTTGCCACGGCTGCTAACCAAAGCCAGCAAGCTCAAAAGCAAAATCCAGTCAACACATGCCTGTTCGCCCTCTGAATCACCCTCATATTTCTTGGCACCCTTGGGGTTGAACACCTCAGTCACCAGATTTCCACCGTATGCCTCCTCGCTGCTCTTGAGCTTGAAATTGACAGACAGTCTTGTCCCCATGATCGACTGAACTTTAGCCGCCTCAGCATTCAACATCGGGATGGCTGCCTGAATCATGTAAAGTCTGGCACCCTTCGGGCCGAGAACATCTTCACAGATTTCCTCCTCCTCTATTTCAGTAATAACAGCCGAGTGCTCCTCCTCGCTCTCTTTCAACCTGATTCTTTCATCCCTCAAGGACTTCTTCAAGCCATCGAGCTTCAGACTATATGGGTTAAGAGCATCTTTCTCAGCTTCCAGCTTTGCCACATTCCGGCTTCTCTCAAGGACGGCATCATTGTGGGTTTCTGTAGCTATATCAAACTCATCACCAAGGGTGTTAACCAGAGTGCCCAGACCTTTTACCTCATTGTTGAACTCGGAAAGCTGTTTTTTAGCTTCATTAACAGCCTCTCTTCTGTCAGAAATATCTGACCCTGAACTTACATTAGCTTCAAGCTCTCTTGTTAGACCACTCAGTTTGCGCTCGCATTCATTAATTTCGGAGGAAAGCAACTCTCTCGACACGGCACCCTTGCACGTAGGGCACTTCTTGTTCTTGATGAGGTTCTCTATCTTTGTTCTCTCTGTCTTATTTGCAAAGATGGCATTTACCAAACTATTGTGCTCGCTTTCAAGCCTTGTCGAGTCCTTGGTGATCTCATTGGCTTCAGCATCAATCAAGTCACGCATTTTTTCATACTTGGACTTCTTCTTCTCAAGAGATGCCTTGGCACTTGATAGCTTGTTCTGAATGTCGTCCTTTTTGCCTTTCAGCTTGGCTATGCTGACACCCATCTCCTCGATTGAATCACCCAAGGCTTCTATCCTGCCTTTGCGCCCAGATTCCCACAATGCAGATTCAGCCTCTGATTCTGTTATACCTTTCTCTAGCCTGTCAATTGTCTCCTTGCAAAACTTCAACCTATCTGTCAGGGTCTTCTTCTTTTCCTTGAGCTTTTTTAGGGCAGCCTTTGTCTCCTCAAGAGCGACGTTCAACACCTCAAGCTGTAGAATCTCATCAAAAATCTCCTTCTTTTCCGAGTCCTTCAGCGTCGGGAACTTCAAAATCTTGGTGCTGAATACCACAGAATGAGTGAAGGCGGCTGGACCCATGCCAATCAGGCTGTTGATGAACTCCTGAGTTTCATCACCAGTCCCACGTGACAGGTCCTTGCCATCGGAGAACACAGACACACCCGGCTCATACTCTTTGGAGCGACGTGACCTGACAATGACATATTCGGTGCCATCAACTTCAAGCCACAGCTTGACATAGGAGTCTTCGCCTTCAGCTATATAGTCATTGACTACATTATCACCGGGCTTGTCACCCTTGTACTTGAAACTCTTGCCATATAAGGCGTAATAGGGTCCTTCAATGAACAGAGAACTCTTCCCGGCACCATTTTTACCTGTAACAAGAACAAGACCTTGATCTTTGAGAGGAACTTCCTGTTCCTTAATGTTCATGTAATTCTTGTAAAGAATCCGATCAAGTGTAACCATTGTTCAAGTTCAGCACTAAGGGTAGATATAGAGAATGACTTCCATCCAGACGATAGATTTCACCGGTCGTGACTATGACACCAACCTCCAGCTTCTCAAGGAGTATATTTCCTCGCGTGCTCCTGAAAGCTGGAACTCCTTTTTTGAGGGTGACCTTGGTGAAGTTCTTCTCGAAGTTATTGCGTATGACCACGCAATGCTCAGTTATATCATTGACGCCCAAACTCAGGAGTGTTTCATTGATACTCTTCGGTTGAGGGAAAGTCTCACCCACTTCTCCAAGCTCACAGGCTACACCATTCGCAGAAATAGTGCGGCCTCTCTGGATGTCTATGGCCAAGTATCAAACCCACCGACTGTAGGTAACTATATCATCAGGAAGGGTTCAAAGGTATCCAATATCAATGGCATTGTCTGGGAAGTGGCTGCTGATACGCGCATTGAGCGTGGAAAGTACACACCGGTAAAAGTTGTAAATGGCTATGGTGACATCAAAGCGACTGTGTATAACAGCGAAGGAACTTCTTTTGTTGTCGGTGCTTTGGTGAAAATTGAGCGAGGATCATCACAAGCAATTCTGGTGGACTACCTTGGCAACAGGCTTTCCTCTGAGTTTAGCTTCTCATCTACTGTCGGTGACGGAAACATACTCTGTCTTGAGAACATGCTGAACACCTCAGCAAGTACTCTCTCATCAGCTTCCTTTACCTCAGCACCTGACGCCACACGTAATGAATTTGCCATCACCTCCATCGGCAAGCTCTACTATGATGTGTATGACAGGTCAGTCCTGTTTCTTGACAGGCCATGGGATGGGGCTACTGACTTCATTGGGAAATGGAGGATTGAGAACCGCAATGTTTCACTTGTTCAAGGTGAGACAAAGACAGAAAACTTCACCTCACCATCAACTGACGCCGAGCGCAAAAACTGGAGTCTAAAGTCCGGGTTCTTCCCAGTTATTACATCAAGAAGTGAATCCTTCATCGTGTCAGGTGTAACTTCTTTGGTAAAAGGGGCTATCTCTACAGGTGTCATGGTGAAGGTGAACAGCATACCTTGGGAGGAGACAGCATCACTCCTGTTCAACTCATATGATGAGGAAGTGTTCGAGGTTGAATTTGACCACGATGACAAAATCACTGTCAAATTTGGCGACGGAATCTTCGGCAAACTTGTGCCTGAAAGTGCTTCAGTTGAGATAACCTACAGAGTAGGTGGTGGCAAGGAGGGTAACATACCTCAGAACACCTTCTCCTACTCACTTCAGGTATCTGAGTCCATAACCGGTGATGACTCTACTACACGCACGGGAACCTTGTTCCTGACAAACCCTTATACCACTGGTCGTGGTGGTCAAGACAGGGAAACAATCGAAGAGGCAAAACGTAACCTCGTTCAGTTTGTCAGAACCAACGACCGTGCTGTGAGTGCCACAGACTATGCCTACCTAGCCTCAAACTTCGTTTCTCCACAAGCAGGCAGGATCAAGTATGCCAAGGGTGTTCTACATAAAAACACTGTACCTCGTGAGCAAAACATCATCTGGGTTTATGTCTGGGTCGAAGGTGCTAACAGTCAGCTTTCAGCACCTACGATCACACTAAAAAGCTCACTTCTTGATTACCTCAATTTGAGGAAAATGATCACAGATGAGGTGGTTGTTCTTGATGGTGTGACAGCCAGCCTGCCTTTACGTTTCTTCTACAAGTATGACAATAGTGTAGCTGATGATATTGTCAGGGAGAAAGTTGCTTCTGCACTGAATGAGGCATTCAAAAATATTCTTCCGGGCGATATAATGCGAATCTCCCGACTCTATGAAGCTGTAGAGAGTGTGCCTGAAGTTGAGTATGCACTGTTTGACAGCCCTAACATTGACTACATGCCCAAGACAGAAATGGAGTTGTTGATCAATACACTTCAGACACCAAAGAAGACAAAACTCATAGCCAACGCCACTAAGGGCCAAACTTCAGTTGTTGTTGATGATGGCTCAATCTTCGATGTTGGTGGTATTATAACACTGTTCCAACTTGGTAAGGAGCCTACATCAGCACTTATTGAGGCCATATCTGACTCTGTTATAACACTTAGGCCAGAGACACCTCTGAAGGCTAATTACTCCATAGCTAACGCTGAAGTTATCAATAGTGACTATCTGGCCGTTGGCTGGCAGATTGACCGGCCTGTTGACATCTATATCAACTACGCTGCTACAAGCAGCACCTCAACAGTATCAATCACTCCAAACATCGTCAAGAAGTTCAAGGAATATTTCACCTATAAGGTGCTTCCTGCTCAAATCATGCTAAGGTCTGATTTGGAAGCTTTGGTTGCATCTGTAAATGGTGTTGGAAGCTATAGGGTTAACATAGGCTCTACTGACTCAGTGGTGGAGGTTATTAACCCGTCCTCACAGGAAAGAGTAGTCCTCAGAAACATCATCATCAACGGCAAGTCCTACTAACATGGCACAACCACAGCAAAGAGGCAGGCTTTACACACTTTGGAACTTGTTCGGGTGGTTTGAGGCTGCGCCTAACAACCTCACGAATGAGGAGCGCAAGCGCAATTTGGGTGATACCAATTGGAACTCGAACGCACTCGCCCAGTACTACTACTCATCAGTTGGAGCTTCCAATGACTATGCATCTCATCAACAGGAGCTTGATGATATGTGCCGGTATGAGATCATCAAACCGATCATCTCACTCTATGCCGAAGAATGCACACAGCCCGATATTAACAAGGGCAAGACAATCTGGTACAAGTGCTCTAATGTTGAACTTGAACGTGAGCTTAATGAGATGCTTGAGCGTATCAACGCTGAAGACCACATTTTCAGCATTGCCTCAAGTGTGGCAGGAACGGGTAACTGCTATCGCAGAATTCTGCGTAATGAAGAGGGTATTCAGCAGATTGTAGCTGTATCAAACAGGGAAGTTGAGCGGGTATGGGAACCTTCAACCAAGCGTCTTATTGGGTTCAAGTGGCAAGGTCAGACACCTTACAGCCCAGATGACTCTATCAGCTACATGGAAGACAGGACCCTGTTTTCACCATGGGAATTCATCCACTTTCGTCGCATTGAGGACAACACCTCCGAGTATGGTGTAGGTTTGATCGAACATCTTTTTGGCACCTACAGGAAGATCAAAATGGCCATTGATAACATGGTTGTTTACCGTCTTCACACCATGCCAACGAGGTTCATGCTCTGGATTGACTGTGGAAACATGACAATCTGGGAGATGATGAATCAGGCTAACCAGATGCGTAATCTGCTGAGGAATCAGGTATCAATTGATACCCAGAACAATGACATGCAGGAGCGTTATAACCCTCCTGCTACTGATAGCATCATGTTCTTCCCATTCCGCAAGGAGGAGGGACATAAGCTGGAAAAAATGGAAGGAACACGTGATGTTCCTGATGTTCATGACCTTGATCTTCTCTTCAAGATGCTCTTCGGTGGTGCCAGAATACCTAAAGCATACATTGGTTTTGAGGATGACACAGCAGGGCTGGCGAAATCTTCTCTCGTGTCTCAGGACATCCGGTTCGCCCGTATGATCCGTGTTCTAAGGCGTCCCATTGTTCAAGGATTCAAGAGGCTTGCTGAACTCCACCTTGCCTTCAAAGGCCTCAACCCGTCTGAGCACACCATCGAGGTGGAGATGAGCCGTATCTCTTCCATCGAGGAGGAAATGAATGCTGCTACAATGGAGAGTCAGGTTGCACTTGCCAGCAATCTTACTGGTCTCTGCCAGAGTTTGGACATACCAAACAAAGAGATCATTGATCTTGTCTTCAAAAACTATCTCCATGTTCCAAAGGAATTTGTTGAGATAGCCAAGCTTGCCGCAGCTATTGAGAAAGCCGTACGTGACAACCGTGAACAGGAGGAGCAAGACATGGCTGCTGCTGGAATGGGTGGTGGTGCCATGCCCGGTCCCGGAGGTGGAGTTGACCTTGGTGCTGACTTGATGGGTGGTGCTCCCATGGGTGCTGGTGCTCCCGGAGGAGGGATGCCCCCTATCGGTGGTGAGATCGGTGGAAGCCAGCCTATGGGTGGTGGTGCAGCCATGCCAGCCGCTCCAACCGGAGGTGGTGCTGAGTCTTTGTTTGGTCTCCCAGCAAATTTGCTGGAGTCAATATTTTCAAAGATCAGTGAAAAGTACCTCTCCAGCAAGAAGACACTCGAAGAATTCAAGTCTAACAAGAACAACCTTCTTGAAACAGCCAGCCCACAGGTAAAAGATGCTCATCGGTTTATCGAGAGTGTGTACAAGACAAAAATGCAGATTCGCACTCTCCTTGAGCTAAAGCAGGCTCGGAAGTGCTCTCTGGTTGAGTCCTTCTCCCGTGATAAAACTCCGTTCACTGACACAAGTTACCCACTCAATGAGTCAAAGAGGGCTGAGTTCATGGCGTTTGCCAGAAAGGTTGTTGAAAGTGGCAATTTGAACGAGACCAAGCAAGTTCATCCGGGAGTGGCTATGGTGAAACACATGAGGGAGTAAATCAGATGGTAACTATCTGAGATGACCTCGTTCACGTTTCGGAATAACCTAGACTCATTCCTCCCGGTATCTCTAATCACCACCACGAGTGGTGATATAGAGCAGATCATCCTTTCTGGGAAAGAAATCAGAACTCTCTCAGCCGAGGCTCTGACCTATGAGACTCAAAAGCTTGTCAACAAAGGTCACCTGTCCCTTCTTGATAACGCCGTTCCTACCCAGCCGAGCAAGCTGCCAAAGGACGGTCTCCCTCTCATCTACGGTTATTCTTGGTCACAAAACCTGTACTACCCACAAGGGTGGGTGCTTACCTATGAGGGCGTAAACTATCTCGTCCTTAAAAAGCATCTTTCCAGCACCATCCCTCCCAATGACACTACAAATTATGCAGTGTTCAGTGCGTCTTCTGCGGAATCGTTCTTTGGCATCAATATTACAGACTGGAATCAGTATGAGACTCTCATAAAAACAGCCAGTGGTTGGGAGGCAGGTCTCATAACAAGTGCCAATGTTGATTCAATATCAATAAGCAAGATAGCAAACCTTCAGGCTGCTCTTGATGCCAAACTTGATACAGGCAGTGGCGTAAGCTCACTTACAATCAGCAATCCCCCCTCTGTTGGAACTGATGCTGTTAACAAGGCCTTCGTTGATACAACATATGTGGCAAAAGCTGGTGGTACCATGACAGGGGCACTTACCCTGTACGGTAATCCGACAGCAGATTATCATGCTGCTCCAAGGCTCTGGATTGCCAACAATTTCCTGTCAAAAGCTGGTGGTGCAATGACAGGACCTATTACAGGTAGCCATGGCCTTATCTCAGAATCAGGCGGAACCATGACAGGAGCACTGTCGTTGGCATCAAACCCAACAGCAAACTCCCACGCTGCCAACAAGAGCTACGTTGATTCAAAAGCATTGGTTTGGAAGCAGGGTGGCACCATGACAGGTGCCTTGATTCTGTCAGAAACTCCAAGTGGTGGAGACGATGACCTTCAAGCTGCTACAAAAGCCTATGTTGACGACGCTATAGCTGGCACTGTTTCAACATCTGGGGACTCGAATATTGTCGGTGATGTCAGTATATCGGGCACACTCTGGGTGAACAGCCACTCAGCCCTTACGGACCTAATCGACGTGGAAATAAGGTCCACAACTTCAGTGCGTCTTGACGGTGACCTCACTGTGTCATCAACTGCTAGGTTTACTGGTGTTCAGGTGTTTGAGGGTACATCCACATTTGAGGGAACGGCAAGTTTTGACCAGCCGGTGACCTTTGGCAGTGTTATTGATGTAAGCAACAACATCATCGAAAATGTAGCTACCCCCGTGGCATCTACTGATGCTGCCACTAAAGGGTATGTTGATGCCAGTACCTTCTCAGTTGAAGCTGGACCTGCAAATCAGCTTGAAGGCCCCTTGGTCCTTCAGAGCACCAGTAGCAACACCGGGCTGTATGAAGATGACAGCACTGGTAATCTGGCCTACAGCGGTGGTCTGGTTGTAACCAGACGTTCAACAGTTCAGATCAGCCTAGACTACATTGTTCCAGATGATGTGTCAGTTATCTTGGTGGACACACAAGACTCAATAGTGGTGGTGACCATTCCTGAAAACGCCAACTACTCAGACATTGTTGTCGAGAAGATTTCAGGCTCTGGCAGTGTTATTGTTGTTGGTGAAAGCACTGTGAAGCCTGATGTTCTCACTGTGCTTGATGCTATCAATGAGTCAGTCACCATCTCCCCCATAAAAAATAGTGCAACTCGTGAGTGGCATGTTACTTCAAGGGTCATCAAAGAATCAAAAACTTTGGCTGTCAGGCTGTCCTTGAGCGGATCAGTAGTAACAAATGACTATGGTGGTGGTGCTACAAGTGTTAGCGGCAAGCTTGGCTTGAACATGCTTACAGGTGGAGCTTATTCATTTTACAAAACAGGCGATGTTGTAAAACTTGCTCATTGTACCCCTTCGACGTATGAGGGTAGCTTCTTTGAAGTACTTTCTACTGATTCAGTAAATAACAGGATAGTTTTGGACGCTGACTACATCAGCATGTCTTGCAGTGCCCAGTTAAAATACCAAGATATATCAGTTCAAACCTTCAAAAAAGAAGAGGTATATCTGGCTGTTAGCAGCATAGCCAACTCAAGCACGTCAGCAGTATTTACTGTTGACCCAATTACATCTGGCTTGATTTCACGTAACATAGACGGAGCAGCTTCATTCTATGGTGATGATAGTGTAGTTGACGGTCTTTCTGCCGGTGACAAAATTCAAGTTATAGGTAACGATGGCTACAGTGCCTATGGCCATATTCTGACCTTGTCATCTTCAGCAGGAACGATAACAACTGACATCACTTACACATCAAGCCCAACTGTAACCGACACAATCCTTAGTGTTACAAAGCTCACTCAACCGAAGTATGGTGATTCTACGGCTGTTAACCTAGTAGTGGGTGACTCTGTTGAGAACATTCTGAGCAACAAATTTGTAAATATAACAGGAGTCTCATCTGATACCAATGCTATTCTTGTTGTTGATTCATCAAGTGGTGTTTGGGCAGGAAGTAACATCCGAATTGTAGGCACATCAGCTTATGATGGATTCAAGTCTGTCATCAGTGTTCCAAGCAGCAGTGAGATTGAAATTGACGCCCCTTATGTCTCAGACTCCACTGGCAAGTTTATAAGCACATCACAGCACGGTGGTGAGCCTAACCTTTCAGCATCAGTTGGCAACATTATGCGAAAGGCTGACACCAAGGACATCATTACCTTGAGGACAGGCAAGAACGGTGTTGGAACGGTCAGGGTATCAGGCTGGAATGACTACTTCCTTGGAGCTTTTTCGGCTGGTTGGAGACACAAAGACGTAACTCCAGTTATTGATACAACCGGAACCGCTACACCATTTTCAGCTTCTTTTGTTGGAACTGGATTTCTTACATCAAACGGTGGTAAGGCACAGCTTGGCTTTACTGTGCTGAATATGTCACAAGGTGTCATAGCAAATGACTATATCACTATAGGTACAGTTGTTCATGGTGGAGGTTCCATCACTGGCGGAATCTATAAGGTTCTTAGTGTCAACGAGTCAAGTAACAAGGTAACTCTTGATATAACGTACGGTGGGTCCACACAAAATGTAACATCTGGATCGGCTACTTCACTTCAAAGGGCTGTTCCGGGAATAACTGACTTGGTGTCACATATTGAGGACAACGGTAGCTCAAAAGCTAAGATTACACTGTATAAGTCGTACACTACTATCAAAGCTGGTGACTCGCTACTTGTTGATACAATCACATTTAGTGGCGGCACAATTATAGCCGGGTACTACACAGTTCTTAGTGCAAGTGGTATGACAGTGACACTGGACACACCATACACACTCTCGTCTCAAGTTGCTTCAGGTTCAGTTATCGGACACTACAAGGATGTCATCCTTGTGACATCAAAAGCAGACCTCTACATTGAAGACGCAACCAGCAATGGTGTTGGTGTGATCATTGAAAGCTCCACTGAACTTGTTAAAGGCGAAGGAACGTCTTTCGGCTGTGTGATCGAAGACAGGATACCAAAAATTGGTTTTACCATCCTCGGCACATTGGCAAACTCAAATGTGACGTGCAATAGGGTGAGGTCAGTCTCTTCAGCCAAGATAGCCCTTCTCTAAATGAGCATCAAGAATCCATCGGGGACTGTCTGTATGTCCTCAACACCTATTCAGCGTGCCCACTTTCAACTTAGCTTTCAGTCTCCTTCTGGCAGCTTTGGTGACAGTGAGAATCTCGAAATATTGACATTCCCATCACTGAGGCAGCTTATTGAAGCGAGGGACTTTGTTGCCTTCAACTCCCAGATACCCTTTGCTGGGATAAAGCAAAAGATGGTCGAGACAGCCAAGTTCAGATTCTTCGATAACACAAAAGGTATAACATTCTGGACTGACTGGTTCAAGAAGGTTTATGACCTCGAATCAGACAAGGTTGGCATCATCTCAGAGTACGCTGGTACCGGTGAAGTAATCATCTACAAAGCAGCAGGGAGTGCTGAGGATGATATGACTGAGTGGGGTAAGATCAAAATAACAGACTGTTGGCCCTCGGCAGTTGGTGCTGATGAGTTAGACATGAACTCAGACGAGCCTCTAAGCTACTCTGTTACACTTCAGATAACAGATGCTGTGTTTGAGTTATCCTGAGCCATTCTGGGCCTCCTTGACCTCCTTCAAGTCATCCCACATTAGGTAAACCAAGTTAAAAGGTTCCTTTTTTGTAGCATCAAAAGAATACCCACCAATAATCTGAAGTTGGTTAAGTATTTTAAGATGATTTCTGTGTCTCGTTAGTACATGGGGGAGCGGTGAACGATCATCCGCTGGGTCCGTCTCAACGAAAAAAGCTGCTAAGTATTGGGATAAAGGTTTTGTAAGCTTCAGAGCACTTATTGCACTGAATATCCCAGTTTTGAATGATGCCACACGAGTTGTCATCAATCTTCTTTTTCAGTTCAACCATGTCAGGTCCACGCAGCTTGAGTATGAACTCATTTTCAAGTTGATCGAGGTCATTAGGTCCAACCTCTTCACCGTTGACACTCTTGATGTGTATGGCCAGTCGCCTGATGTAGGAAGGCTCATAGCTTGTTATAATCTTTTTCTTCTCTTCGCCATATTTATTGGCCCGCTCGTTGTCTTTGATGGTTGGGAACTTCAGTTCCACGGTATCCTTGCACTCAGTAAGCCTGAAAGTGAAATTTTTTGTGTGAACGTAACCGGGTGTCTTCGCTTGTTCAGCATTGTCGGTCCAAATTTTGACAGGTATCTCGTCAGGCACCTTCAGGCTATGTTTTTCCTCAAAACCGCAGGAAGGGCAGGTAGATGAGAAGGAATAACGCTCGCCGTAGGTGAGTGAGCGGGCAATGGCGAGAATCATGTGTTGATCCGCCACGAACATATCAAAAGGATCAAAACCTTCAGGCAATTCAGCCACGTCCTTGATGATGCCAACCATCTTCTCACTGGAAGTGAGTGTTGTCACGAGGATTGCCTCTGTGATAAAGCCATAAGGCTTCACCTTGATGGTAGGGGGGAAAATCTTGCCGTCTCCAAGTTTGTAAAACAAGCCACTTGATGGCAACTTATACTCACCAACTGGTGGTGCTGTTTTTTCGAGATTGGTTTTAAGCTTCATAGTCAGTTAACGAAAACACTCCTTGATCCTGTGCTTTTATGCCCACAGTTGGCTTTATCATCCTTCCTCACTGCCTTGAGGCCGCAGACAAAAACAGAATCAGAGAATGTCTCAAACTTCTGAACCTTGGTGTGACTGAGTGATACCAACCCATGTGGTCTTACCTGCCCATCAGAACCAACCATAAAACCATTGTCAGCAGTTACCGATTTGTTGGAGGTAAAAAAGATGGTACCTCCAGCTTTGTCTATGTTAAGTCTTGCTGCCCCTCGTGCCATTAAGCTGCTTTGAGTTGTTTGGGGGTTAGAGTATAGACATTAGGCCAGCCACGTGACTTGTTGAGTGTATAGGAGATACCCATCTTGTCCAGTTTTCGTTTGATGAGTCTAAACTGAGGCAAAGCCATTTCAAGCCTGATGTTACTTCCCTTTCTGAGACCGTCAACAATTGACTTCATCATGTTGTACTCCTTTACAACATCTGGTTCTGACACAATGCGCTCTAGCTCCTTCCAGACCTGATAGGCAAAGTCACTTCTAGCTGACAATTCATCGTCATAACTAAACAGGACATTGTGAACAGTTTGACGGGTACACCCAATGTTTTTTGCTATTCTTGATTGTGTGCCATTCGGCAAAAAGTCCAGCCTGTCACGCAATTCACAGAGTTTTTTCTTCCGCTCTTCATTGAAGAGGATGGCTCTTTTGAATGTGTTCATTTTACAGTGTGTTCCTTTTTGTTATCAGATAGCCACGTATGTTATCATTGTATTTCATAAAGTCCACAAGAACAAAAGGCTTGCCGTCTTCCAGCACTGTATCACCACTCACATGTATAGCTTCAGCCACATCAACAGGGACCTTCAGGAGCATCCGTGTCTCACCTGTCTTCAAGGAAGGCTCTGTATGGACAACAAAAGTGTCCTTGGCGTTAAGCCCTATCTCACATTCGCCAATGATCGGAATATCAATCCATGATGCATCATAGTCTGGCAGAAGTTCGTGCAACCAGTCCTGTGTGTAGTCCATTGTATCCTTCAGGACTCTGTCAGCCAGATAGGCATCTTCCACGTTCTTGGCGTCAGCCCAGATTGAATCATGGACCAGATTGCACAGCTTCACATCACTGGCCACTTCACGCAGCCCAAACATGGCTTTTGTAGCAGCAAAGATGCACAGATCAGCCGCAGTTCCTTGGATGGGTGTGTTTTGAGCCTTTCGCATGTCACCCTGAATGTCATTCCCTAGAAGCTTGGTTCTGGCACTGTCTGGGTTGCTGCGTTTTAGCTCAATCCATCTGGCATAGCTGGCCAAGTTAGCTAGTGGCCTGACAAAGCCAAAAGCCGTGCTCACACCACCTTCAATACCCTGTAGCTGAGCCTCTTCAACCCACCTCTTCATTCCGGGGTAGGACTCATCAAGAAGCTGGTTGAAGTTGTGACACTCCTCCATGGTGATTGGCTCACCTGTAGTGGGTGATTTGACATCATTACTGCTCAGGTTTTCAAACAAACCCTTGTCACCCTGCCCATAGATGCGACCAAACAGGGCACCCTTGCATATGACACGCTGAGGTTTGTTATTCTTGTCAGCCGCACTACCGAAGAAGAACTTCTGTGTCTTCAGGTGAACGTCCTCATTGTTCAAGAAGGCATTGATCAGAGTGACATCCCTGCTCATCAATGCAAGCACCCTCACTTCAAGCTGGGAGTAGTCTCGTTGAAGAAGCCAGCCCTCCTCATACCGCGAGCAATAGACACGCTTCACGTGCCCACCAACAGGTATCTGCTGCATGTTTGGCTTACTACAGGTAAGCCTGCCCGTTCCAGCATCGCTGATATTAAATGATGCATGAACCCTTCCATCCCAAGTAGAAATGAGGTTTTCTGTAGGCTCATCCGTGGTGAGCTTTGAAATGAAGCCATCAACAAATTTGCTCGACTCACGGTATTTCAAAAGAAGCTTCGCCACTTCTGACTTTTCATGAGTTGAAAGCTTCCTCAGTGAAGCTTCATCAGTGGACGGATTACCGGCATCCGTCTCGTAATAAACAGGGTAGCCGCAGAAGTTGTAAAACAAAGCTGCCACCTGAGTGGGTGAACCCCAGTTAATGGTGGTCCTCTTTACCTTCTTTGGCTTGCCAGCCTTTGTCTTGGAAAGGAATTCAGGGAGAAACTCACTTTGAAAGCTTACAACTGTCTTGTGCGAGTTTAACTCATCACTTATGCCTTTAAGTTCATCCTTGTAGTGCTTCTCAATCCTTGTCAGCATCTCCCTGTCGAGGGCTACACCGTTCTTCTCCAGTTCAGTGGTGAAAAGCAGGTGGCATCTCCGGCAGTAGGAAACATAGTCACTTATGGAGTAGGTTGGAAACGCTGTTATCTTCCCATCAAGGCGAACGAAGTATGGGTCACCCTTCGACTCACGCTTCTCAATCTCCTCGCTGAGGAACTGAAGGATGGGGAACAGCACCTTCGTGTCCAGAGCGGCATAGGGAAACAGGATGTGGTGAGGGATAAGTGAGTACTCACTATTTAGCTCAGGATGCTCATCAAAAAACATCTGCAAGGTGAGAGAGTAGTCAGCCAGATGGGGGAGGTACTTCCTGATAAGGTCATCAAGTTTGTTCAGTCTCTTAACATCAGGGTGCAAGGCATAGTTGAGCAAAAGAGTGTCCTGAAACACGCCTTTCAGGATGATATTGAAAACCCGGTAAACAGCCTCAATATCAAACTTGATATTGTGACCTATCTTTTTGATCCTTGGATTCTCAAGCTTCTCTTTGAGCTTAGCTATGAGTCCCTTTAGTCTTGCTGGCCATGAGTTGTAAGGCACACCGGCCTCATCCAGCACGGCATTGATCAAAGGGTAGTTGAGCGGGATGATGAGCGGTTTTTCACGATCTGGGTGTGCAAATGACGCACATGTTATGTCAAAATTCTTGTCCCACGTGTTGAGATGGGTGAGGGAAGTTGTTTCAACGTCAAAACCAAATGGCAGGTTCAGATCAAGACCCTCAAACCATTCATCCACTGCGGCAGCATCAAGGGCAGTGATATAGTTAATCTCAGCTTTAATTTCAGCTAGGTCTTCTGTGCTGTCGATCAGATCAATAGCTTTGCGCCACTGCTTAACGTAGGGCTTTTGAAACCTACCGGCGTCACGGTTAACATAGTTCCATCCCCACACAGGAATCACGGTGTAGGTGGCAGACTCATCGTCTTTTTTCATCTCCCAGTGATACACCCTCCCAGCAAGATTGAAGTCATCACCCCGCTTCGTCAATGCTCGACAGGCATCAAAACCAACTGCAAAAATCGCTTTTGGCTTGATCTCCTTGATCACTTCATAGTTGATCTTCATGCAGTGCCCAAGCTGAGCATGGGTGATCTTGGGCCTGCCATCCTCATGGGGTGGGTAGCAGCGAACTACAGGGACGAATATAACACGATCAAGAATATCAAGATCGTACCAGAGAAGCATGGATTTTTGCAAACTTTTCCATTCTCCGGCATCTCCGGTGTCGTTGTATCCGCTGGAAGGTGGCTCACCGAGCACCACAAGCCAGTCAGAGCGTTTCTCCACTTCGAGGGGTGGAACCCCAGTCATGAGCTTCTGCCCCAAAAACCAGTATGTGGAGGCAAATGGGTGGTCAGCGTGGTCGTGGAGCTTGCACTTCAAGCACGAGGCTGAAGTGACGCTTCCGGTGATCTTTACATTTTGACATACCTTCTGGGACACAGGGGAGGCTCAACCAACTTGAGGCATTTGTCAAATACTCTTTACTCTTCTGGGAATATGACAGAAATGGAACTTTTGTTTAATGTACTGTACAGCATTAGTGATGGTACGCGGTACAGCATTATTGATGTGTAGTAACATCATTGATGATGTTATTTATATAGTAACATCAGTAGTACTTAATGTACTAGTACAGGAGCACTGGGGGGTGGAGGGGGTCTCCCCCTCCAGAATGAGCGTAAGCGAAAAAACCCCGACGACGCATTGCGTCGTCTCAGGGGGTCTGGGGGGCCGAGGCCCCCAGTAGCGTACTGGAATGATAAGTACTACTGATGTACTAATGATGTACGTCACTTTTCACAACTGACGGTAGAAGTCATAACTTTCCCCACTCCTTCACAACTCCCAGATTTACCAAGTGTGGCCCCCTTTGCGCCCCCGCCATTTTACAAAAGGTCGAATTTCGTCATATCACCTAAACATTCTTCTTGCTATGGCTCGGCTGGTGTTTTACACTCGGCCAGTGACAGAATTTCCTGAACAAAAAGTTGATACAGCTACCCTTGTCGAGGATGTCCTGAAGAGCACTTACTTCAAGCTCGTCGGACGTGACCCAGACGAGGGTAACTTCTACCCTAACCAGAATGTGGTTGATCAGCTTGATCTTATTTTTACTGACAAACAGGAGTTGATTGATTTTCTCAAGCTGTCGATTGCTCTTCACATCTGGATGCGTGAGCAGCCTAACGCTGAGCAGGTGCCTTTTTTTGTTAACAAGCTGTTGCTAGCAGAAAAAAGGGTGAGCTTGCTCGACAAGTATGCTCATCTCCTTCGTGAGCGTTATGGCTCAAAGATCGAAAATGTGAAGTCTTTTTCCACCGAAGTGTACGCTGACGTTGCTTCTGTGGAGAGTGACTACTGGTATCTGGCTGCCGCCAACTTTATGCACGGTGAAACTGTGCAGCTTGAATTTTTGAAGCCTACCGTCGCATGGGTGCTGGCTTCTGCTTTGCTCAGGAGGTTCAAAGGTCTGGAAAAGCGTAATGGTTGCCCAGTGATATTTGCCAATAGGGCAGTTGTTTATGATGGTAGGAAGATTGAATTTGAGGCTGCGTGGGCGTTGGAAATGAAAGCCTGTGGATCAAGCAAAAAGCGTGAAGATTTGCTTGTTGAACGTGCCTGTGAGGCTATCAACGACATCCGCACTGACTGGGCTATCAAGACCGGCTTGATTACACCCTACAAGGATGAGTTTGATGTTCAGCACTACAAGAACCTTTCCGGGCTGGACATGGAGTTGCTGGAGATTTCTGACGGAGACAACCTATTCGACAAGGACAGGGGTCTCCTGTCGTTTGCAAAGGGCTGGCTGACTGATGTGAGGGGGATCACCTTCGAGCGTTCAAACAGCCCCAGAACGGTCAAAATGAGCGAGGCTCTTGAAGACGAGGTGGAAGAGCCTGCCTATTCAGATGATTTCAAACTTTTGTCGAAGAAGAAACTCGATCCGTTTTTGAAATCCCTAGTAGAGTCATGAGTGAAAATGTTCCACGTGTAGAACATTGTGAGACGTACCTCTGCGGTTCACCAGCCGTTGCCATGGTAGCTTACAATGGAGGTGTTTTGAGAGGCAGGAAGTGTTTCAACTGTATCCGCATAAACCACTACCAAAAAGTGTCATATTTTACGTCACAATGTTGTGGCAGTAATGTTATCCTGCTCAAGGAGCCTGAAGCTTACTACAAGTGTTCATCATGTAACTCTGTCTGTGATGTGGAATTCAAAGACAATAACGGGTAGCCCGTATTTATCCATGTGTTGAAGAACTTTACCAGACTTTTTGAATCTCCTACCGGGGCTGAAGACACAGCCTTTCAAGCTCTCAAGGAACTTGGGAAAGAGGACCTCGGCGTTCTCAAGCAGGTAACTTTCCTGAACAAGCAGTACCACGGTGACGATCCAAGACTTACTTCAAAGGAGTCACAGATTGCCATGGCTTCAGTTTTGTCGAAGCTATTCTACAAGGACGACCGTACAGCTTACTTCATGGGTCAGATGGAGTGGAAACCAAACCTGTCCGTTTGGATGAGGTTTTTTGATATTGTTGGTGATGCTCCACTTGGTCAATTTTTTGGCATCAACAGTCAGTCGGACCTACCAAGCTTTCAAGGTGGTGGTCTTGGGCCTTCTGGTTCTGATACGCTCGGTGACATCTTCTCAGCAGCGGCTAATTCAAGCGGTTCTACAGAGCCTGCACCACTTCCACAGGCTCAAGCCCAACCACAGCCTGAAATGGCCTCTCAGGGGCCTGCAAACGAGATTAATGCGGCTGAGCTTGTATGACCCTCCTCAGCCACATTCGCGTAGCTTGGTCATGGATCAGGCCTTTGATTGAGACAAACAAAATTTCGATTTTGTCTTTGATCGTTTCGGTAGCTAGGCAGGCCATCTTGGATCAAGTCAACAAGGCTATAACAAACCCAGAGAAGAAAAGTGCTGCTATATCGGTTATTTCAGATGCCGTTTCTTCAAATACGGAAGCCAGTTCCAGCTTGATTGAACTTGGCTTTAACCTTGCATTTCAAGCCCTGAAAGCGGAGGGTAAGGTATGAACCCAAAAGACGAAGAGACACAGGGGCAGGATCGTAGCACAAGTGCTCCTAAGACGATAACAGTTGACCGTGATGCACTTGCTCAGGCAGTCAAGATCATGGTCCTCGCACATCAGCAAGGTTTGTTTTCCAAGTTCACTCCAGATGAAGCAATGAGGCACCTATCTGTGATAGTGTACCTCCAAGACAGTTTGAAATAACACCATGGCAGTAGAATCAAATCAGAACTACTTTCTTGATACGATCCTTGGCAAATTTGCTACCAAGGTCGGCATCATGGATGCTATTGTCAGCGTCTCATGGGATGACAAAAAGAAAGAAGCTCTGATTCACTTCAGACCACCAGACCCAGAGATTTTTGATGAGGTCAAGGAGCTTATCTCAAACTCACTGAAGGAGATCAATTCAATCAAGTTCAAAGCTCGTGGGCAGTTCCTACAATATCGTGGAAGCCCTTCGATGGTAATCAAGATCAAGCAGGAAGACTAGACTGTCTTCAAAAAAGCTTCTTCAAGCTTCTCCATGATCTGTTCAGGTGTGATCGACTTCAGTGCATTGCACCACTTTTGAGCACCCTCTGATGAATTGGTAGCATCCTTGCATAGGTGCTGGGGCAAAACAAACTGATGGTTGTGACAAGGTGCGTGTGGGCAGATGTCTTTGTTAAACAAGGGGGTGTGGTTTTTGTAATACTTTACCCTGTCATTCGGGTCGAACAGGCCCCACAGTGACACTACTGGAACGTCCTTGAATGCTGCTGCTAAGTGACCAACACTTGAATCAGGGCAGACAATAGCCTTGGCGTGCCTCACCAGTGGTATGACAGACCTGAAGTCTTCTAACTTGCTTACCAAGTTGATAAACCTTTTTCGTGTGCCTGTGAGTAAGTTGATACCATCCTGAAGTTTGTTATCTGCATCAAGCCCGATAAGTATAACATGAATGTCAGGCCATTTGTCCAAGATTTTACGTATCAACTCCCCTGTTTGTTTTGGCGGGTATGTCCTGTTTGGGTTGCTTGCTTGTAGCTGTATCAACACATACGGTGCATAAGGCCCTGTCAGGTCGATTCTTAGCTTCTTTAGCTCCTCATAGTCCTGCTCTTTGACACTTACAACAGGCACTTTCAGGTCATCTGGAACCTCAATTGGATTGATTCCAAGAAACTGGATCATGTCATCAATTGCGTTGTTTTGATCAGACTCCCAGTTATTTTCCAGCATCCCCTCATAGAAGACATGGTAGTCATATGCCTTTACAGCATCAAATAGCATAGGTGACGGAAAGGCTCTTGTTACACCGTCCCACATGGTTAGAACATTTGGTGAGCAGTACACATCAACTCGAAGATCAGGCCTCAGTGTTTGCAGGCAGTTAACAACTGCGGTTGCCATCAATTGATCACCCCAAGCACTATGGCGGAAGAAGGCTAGCTTTTTACCTCTGGCTTCCTGCCCCCCGTACCTCTTCTCATAAGGGTTAAAAGCTGAACAGGTGAAGTCTATCTTTGATTCAGTGAGCTTTATTGCAATGTTCCTCGCAACGTCATCCGGCACCACATAACGTGCAAACGGGGTCATCATGATCTTGTCAACTCTTACGAGTTCAGGGCAGGAAAGGACTTTCATGCAGGATTCTTTTGAATTTCAAAGCTATTTGGTTTTTGTGCGGATGCTTGATAATTATTCTTGAAGACGAATCTTCAAGTTAACATCTAACACCTACACCCTATGTCAACCATCGCAATCAATCAACTGGCAGTTTCTGGAACGAAGCCTGCTGACGTTCAAGTCTTGAAGGTTTACCCGAAGACTGGAAAAATCAATCTTCTGTTTGTTTCCGAAGGGGAACGCAAGAATGACGGAACCACCAAGACCGGGAGTGATCTCAACTTCGCTTTCCTTGAGTCCAACACTGGTGACGCTGACGACTGGAACCTGATTTCGGTCAAGTCCGGTGGTGCTAGCACTACTGGAACTGTCGCCGCTGCTGGTGCTGTCTCAGGAACCAAGATCACTGTAGCCTCAACCGTTGGGTTGAATGCCGGTGACGTTGTCGCTATCAAAGGTGCCATCCGTGATAAACTCAACGGTGTGTTTACCATCTCTGCTTCAAATCAGGGTGGAACAAACATCACCATCGACAACGTCTATGACTCAAGCTTGGCTGCTACCAGTAGCCTCAATGCTACCATCGTGGAAGTGGGTCCTACCACCATCACCCCCGGTGGTCAGGAAAACGCCAGCGTGATCACACAGAAGAAGCTTCTCAAGATCGTCGGCTGGGGCACCACAGGGGGCGGTTACTGCCGTCTTGACCTTCAGTTCAATGGCCTCATGGGCTTTGGACAGGTGGACATCGAAGTCAACGCTCAGAAGACCGGCTATGGCTTCTTCGGCAACGGTGCTGCTGGTGTCGGTGGCATGGGCCGCGATACAAGCTGGCCTGAAACGCCTTAATCCTGTCGAAACAGACTAGGACACGAAGAGGAGGGTGGAAACACCCTCCTCTTTTTTTGTTAGTCGTACATCTTCACCACTTCACCGAACGGTGGAGGTGGCAGGTTGAGATTGTACTTGTAAGGGTTTGAATGCAACCACAGGACTGGATAGTCAGGCTCATTGCCCCAGTCGGTGTTGGCAAGGTCTGTGAAGAAGATCAGGCCTTCACATTCAATGTCATTTTCCTCAATATAACGGAAGACACAGCCAAGTGACGTACCTCCACGACCATAGGCTTGAAACTCAATTGGTGAGTCAGAGCTACTGAATTCATCAACATGACGGACAGCGACATCAACATGGAGCACTGTCAGAGTCATTTCATTGAGGCGGAGGATTTCACTGATTTCAGCGGAGAATGCTGCAAGCTGCTTCTCATTCACCGAGCCTGATGTATCAATGGCAACAACGAAGTTACGGATGGACAGATTGTGGAGGCTTGGAGTGATAAAGCCATCCTGCGAGCGGCGGCTTGGGCGCATCCAGTTATAGTCACTCTTTGCTGTCGAGTTAACGAAGTCGGCCAGCACGTCTTCCCAACGTAGCTCAGTGCGGCGTTCGCTGTTAAGCAGGTCAGTCACATTCTTGCCGAGGCTCTTTCCGATTTTAGGGAATTGAGCCAGAGCTTGTGCCGTGGAGACCTTCCACTCGTCTTCCAAGGCGGCTGCTTCAGCAGCATCACCAGCACCATCACGGACTTCACCAAAGGTGTCTTCATCACTATAATCAGGTTCAGGTTTACCCGCTCCTGCTGCCTCATCTCCACCTTCTGCTTCACCCTCACTTGCTTTGCCCTTGCCCTTGCCCTTGCCTTCGCTAGGTGATCCTTCACCCTCACCCTCTTCTTCACCTTCACCCTCACCTTCACCTCCTTCTTCTTCACCCTCTTCTTCACCACCTTCACCACCCTCACCTTCACCCTCACCCTCACCTTCGCTGGATTCATCACCCTTGCTACTTTCAGGCTTCTCATCCTGTTTTTCATCCTGCTTGCCATCTTGCTTGCCATCTTGCTTGCCAGAAGAATCTTCGCTCTTGTTGCCCTTGTCGTCGCCCTTCTGCTGCTGCGTCTGCTGCTGCTTTTGCTTCTCTTCCTCCTTCTTTTTCGAGAGGAGTTCATAGGCTTCTTCGCTGGACAGACTGGCCCACTCCATTTTCATGAGGGCCTTTGGTGGAAGCTGGAATCCTTGCTTCACGACGATGGCGTTGATGATATAATCGGTGGCGTAATTCCACAGGCGATTTTGGCGACCGTTACGGCGGGCAAAATGAGCGAACATGCAGTGAAGAACCTCATGCACTAGAAGGCCTACCACTTGTTCACTAGAGAGGTTGGCAACGAATAGCGGGTTGTAGCCGATGACTTTGCCATCTGTCCATGCAGTATTGCACTTCGGGTCGATGATGATCTTGAGCTTCATGGAGAGTCCACCAAAAAGGATATTCTTCTGAAGCAGAGTGATCCGAGCTTGTTCGAGAGCGTTAAGAGTGGCCATGGCAATGAATATATCGAAAGTCGGTCACACGTCAAATTAAAAAACGGTTTTTCACAAAAAAGCCGCAGTGGTTTCCCACTGCGGCCTCGAATCACTTGCCACTAGGCAGCAGCCTTGGTGTCTTCTTCATCATCTGCCCCGAAACCGCCGAGTGCCATGGCGTCCAGACCTCCTTTGGTGGCGTTCAGGACGGAGGTGGCTTTTTCAATCACGTCATTGCGGTAGGTTTCATCTTCGCGGATTTTGTCCACGTCAACTTTGCCGAGGGCGGTTTGCAGATCGTCAGCCAGCTTTTTGACCGCAGGGTCATCAAGGATGTTGAGTTCATGCAGCAGTGGCACCATGTCCAGAGCGTTCTGGATCAGGCTGTCACGGAACACGGCGTACCCCTTGTCGATGGTGCCATCCTTTTTCTGCTTGTCCTTCTTGTCCTTGAGCTTTTCGATGATCTTTTCAATCACCTTGGCCACACGGGTCTGGCATTCGATGACGATGTTCTTGGTCGATTCCTCAACCAGACCATTGACCGACTCCTGAGCCGCCTTCATGCCTTCGGCTGAGAGTTCAACACGAATGTCACGCTTGTCAGGCACCGGCAGGAGGCCGAAGCTGAACTTGAACTTTGCCATCACTTCGTCAGCGGTTGGGTAGTCCTCATCCTTGCCGAGACCACCAAGTGCCTTCTTGCCTTCTTCGAGCTTGTCAGCGATGATGCCCTTCAGGGAGATGAGTGCTTTTTCCCACTCGGAACGGAATTCGCGCAGTTTTGCACAGTGTTCATCCACCGTGATGCTCTTGATCAGGCGGAGACCACCATCCATCCATGGCAGGCTGTGCTTGTAGTGCCACACACGGGCTTTCTGACCGGCGTTGCGAACGTCTTCAAGAATCTTTGGATCGACCAAGCACTTCTTGGCATCAATGCGGGTGGCATCACTACCGAAAGCTTGCACTACGACGTTTTTAGCGTCTTCATCAGCGATCTTGGCAGCCCATCCGCCAATGCTGAGGTGAAGAAGGACAGCGCGTTCAGACAGCACCTTGGTGGTGATGTGATTGCTGGTGAGGGGACTTGGGATTGCCGGAGTGGAAGCAACGGCGGAAACTTCCGCATGTTTGACTTCGCCCCAGTTATTTTCTTCTTTCAGTTTTGTTGTGCTCATGGTGATCAATATATCAATCGTTGGTCAAATGTAAAGTCGTTTTTTCAGTTAAATGCTCTTTTTTTCGATTTTGGTATCCCAGACGTGCTGGGCAGCTTCGTTGACGCCTGAGTCCCCATACAAGGTCTCAATGAAGTTTTCCTGCTCATTTTTGGTGAGGATATAAGCAGCCAGCAAAGCAGATAGCTGGTTGTGATCCCACTCCTCGACAGGCTTGCACCATTCATCATCTTCAGAGTCGTTTGAGTAGAAGGACATGAAGCCATCACGGCTGGTGAACCACTTTTTCAGGATGTCCTTGAAAGCCGGGGTGTTCGACATTGGCAGTGTTTCTGTACGAGCCTCTTTGATCTTGTCCAGTTCAGCTTGTGTGATGGTGACAAACACACGGTCAGTGGTGAAATTGTATTCCTTTGGGGAACTGATTTCATCAAATTCCATGGCCACACCGGATTCTTTGGCAAAGGCCTTCACCCATGCCTTGCAGATTGCCACACGGGCTGCTTGGTAGTTGGCCCGCTTGTCCACCTCGTCCCATTCGTCCCCGGTATTCTCAATCTCCTCTTCAATCTCACGGTCAATGAGGTTGTCGAGTTGGCTGTCATAGAAGCCGGGGAACCAAGGGAGGTTTACACTGTAAGTTTTCATGTTATTTGGCTGCTTGACCGAGCAAGACAGTTGGGTTTTTCTTCGCCCAGTCGGTGTAGGCCTTTGTTTCCATCACCGTGGCTGTTTTGTTGATGCAGTCCTGAAGGCACGTCACCTCATACTCCTTTGTCATCCGGCTGAGGTACTTCATCAAGCCATCCATGGCCTTGTCCTTGTTGGTTGAATTTTTGACGACGTTGCTCAGAGCAGTGCAGAGGCACAGGATGGCACCGATGTCAGTAGGCACCATCGTGGTTTCCGGGTGGGAGATACAGGCACGAGGGTCTGGCAGTTCTGAGAACACACGGGTGAAACCAACGAACAGGTTAGCGGCAACCGGGCCGACATCACCTTGATACCATTCGGTTACCAGTTCAGGTGGAAGAGTGTTGCCCTTGGCCTGCTCTTCAGCGACGATCTTCACCTTGCGGCTCAGGAACTCCCATGTGCGTGGCAGAGGATTAACCTTGCTCTTTGGGTCAAACTTCCAGAGGTGTTCACCATGGTAGAAGCGGTGGAAGGCGACCACTTCAGCAGCGATGTCATTCTTAACAGCCCATGCAATCCAGTCCTCATAGCTCACATCGGCGTTGATGCGGTTGACACGGGAGTCTAGGGCGGTGAGGGTGCGTGAGGCACCTGCTTTGTCTTCAACACGGTTGCCCGTGAGCACAAAATGCACCTTGTCAGGGACGACGTAGTTTCCAATTTTGCGGTCTAGCAGAAGCTGGAAGAGTGCCGCTTGAACTGATGGGAGGGCCGTTGGAACGTCATCAATGACAACGAGGGTGATCTTGTCAACGGAACGTGGAAGGAAATCAGGTGGGAAGGCGACAGTGGTGCCAACAGCCGACTCAGGAAGACCGAAAGCTTTGATGTCATCCTTGGTGATAGCTTTCAGTGCGCCACGAATATCAACCGGTTCGATGGTCGAAGCCGATGGAAGCAAGAGGCAGTCCCAACCTTCGTTGTCTGCTGCTGCTTTTGGAAAGCTTGATTTACCAAGTCCGGGAGGGCCTTCAATGTAGGTGGGGATTCCAGCACGGACGTTGAGGGCGATTGTTTTGATGATTTGTGATGGTTTCATGGCAAGGGGAATATATCGAAAGTCCGTCTTCCGTCAAATGAAAAACGAATATTTTCTTTATTTTCCTCTTTTTTCTTCGGCCACTAGCAGTTTGGCTCTTGTGCCACCCTTGGGTTTCTGAGATTCGACGCCACCTCCATAAGCGCATCAATCATCTCTTGAAGCTTGTCAGTTACCGGCTTGTTTTCGGTGTGTTGTGCCACGGATGTTCTTGTTACACTCTGATTTTGCCTTGAATCAGTGTCAATTTTAGGCGAGGTCATGGCTCTGGCAGTTGGCATGATCTCAAGTTTGCCACTAGCACCTCTTAGCTTGAGCAGTTCATCAACACTGTGAGCTTTGAGTTTATACATCTCGTCAATGCTTGATCCATGGCCACTGTGCCCAGTTCTCAGAAGCTCATCCAAATCACGACTTCCTGCTTTTTTGTCTAGTGGCACCCTCTTCTCCATGGTGCCTGTATTCCTGTTCAGGAGGTCATC